TTACAGCTTTGTCTGTAGCTGATGGTTTGGAAGCGGTTAGAACCATGAATGAGACCCACTGGCGTATGCCAACTGGTTCTCGCATTGGTGATATCTCTGATGTTGACATTTCTAGTGCTTCTCCGGGTGACGTTCTGCGCTTGGGTAGTAGTGGTGGTTGGGAAAACACAGATCCAACCACTATCGGTTCTGCCCTTGTTCTTGAAGAAGAGGGTGTAACGGTTGGTGGTGGGCCACACAGCATATTGAACTTTGTTGGTGCATCCGTAACAGTAACGGATGCTGGTGGTGGTGAAGCCACTATTACGGTTACCGCTAGCACGCAGAATATTTACGAGACATTTGCTGGTGACTCTGGAACTCCTACTACTGCATCGTCACCCACTGACACCCTGACTATTACCGGTGGCACGAACGTTTCCACGATTGCCAGTCCCGATACGATTACTGTTAATGGTGTCAATATCTGGAACACGGTGGCTGGTGATTCGGGTTCTACTAATCCTGATACCGCTCTGGACACACTGACGGTTGCTGGTGGTACTGGAATTAGCACGGCTGTGTCCGGTGATACACTTACTATCACGAATGATTCTCCGAATGTAGACCAGAATCTCTTTGAGACTGTTTCTTCGGATTCCGGTTCTACGACTGCCGATACCACCACGGACACTCTGACCATATCGGGCGGAACAGGTATTAGCACGGCCATAGTTGGTGATGTTCTTACCATTACAAACGATGATCCCAATGTAAACCAAAATCTCTTTGATACCATCGTTACCCCTGCTGGTGGTCCAGTGGTAGCTGATAGTGCCACAGATACTCTCACATTGACCCAGAGCGCCGGTATCAGTATTACTGGTACGGCGGGCACCGATACTATTAACATTGCCCCTGCGAACGATCTAGCGGCTCTGGAGGCTCTTGCTACGACTGGATTCCCCGCACGTACTGGTGCTGAGACATGGGCATTACGTTCCTTGATCCAGCCTGCTGCTGGACTAACGATCACAAACCCTGCTGGTATTGCGGGCAACCCCACATTCTCTCTAGCGAACGACCTAGCGGCTCTGGAGGCTTTGGGTAGCACAGGGGTTGCTGTTCGTACTGGTGCTAACACCTGGGTACAGAGGACGGTTGTTGCTTCTGCTGCTGAGGATTTCACTGGCATTAACGTTGTCAATGGTGATGGCGTATCTGGTAACCCAACCATCGGATTGGATATTGATGGTCTGACTTCATCCCCTACCGAGATGGCAGCAACAGATGAGTTTGCAGTTCACGACAAATCCGAAGGAACTGGTGGTGCTAACCGAAGCATGACCGGTACCCAAATTGCTAACGGTGTTTCTACTATCCTGGGATTGAACGCTGATAGCGATTTGGCTGGTGTTACGGTTGCTAATTCTGCTACTACTGCAATCCCATTGACCTGGACTGATGTAACTTGGGATACAACTCATTTTGAGAATGATCCTTCCATAATTGAACACAATAACTCACTCACCGACCGCATCGAAATCAAGGAAACCGGTACCTACTTTGTATTCTTTAATATATCATTTGATGCTGATAGTGGAGAGGAAACTATTGAGGCACGAGTGCGTGTCAATGACACTACCGTTCTTCCGGGTAGTATTAGACTAGCTAGCGAGGACGATGAAACCAATGATTTGAGTAACGCCTTTATGGCATCACTCACGTCTGGTGATTTCTTAACATTCCAAACTCAAGCAAGTGGTAGTGGTAATACTCAGCAATCATCGTCCAACTTCAGTGTTGTACGTGCACGTGGGGCACGAGGAGCACAGGGTCCATCTGGTGCTGGTTCTACCGTCGTTGTTCAAGAGGAAGGTGCAACGGTCACTGGTGGACCGCATAGCACATTGAACTTCATTGGTTCCAGCATCACTGCTACCGATTCTGGTGGTGGTGTGGCAGATATTACGGTTACCGCTAGTTCTGAAAAGACCAATTTCCATTATAATGCATGTGAGCTTGACAGTCCGGTTAACGACGATTGGGCTGTTAACGGATTAGCTCCAGCATCCCCAGATACAGTCAACGCTGCCGTTATCGTTCGTAGATTTGATGACACGACTGAGGAGGGTGTGGGTTGGATCCATCGTATTCCAACTGGCGTTACCAATATGACGATTAATTTCGTGAGCCGTCGTCAGACTGCTGGTTCTACACAGACTGTAATCCCACGGTTGTATCGTCGTCAGTTTCCTGATAACGCTGCTCCAACAGCATGGAGTTCACAATTGTCCTTGACTGCTTTGTCATTTCCTAACAACGTGAATTATCAGTACGACTCCCAAACTATTACTTTGGCTACTCTTGGTCTTACTGCTGGTCAAACCACTCAATTCGAATTGACTCGTTTAGGAACCGTGAGTGGTGACACCTTGTCTGGTGACTGGAACCTTCTTGAATTGCGTATCGTGTACACATGAGGGTAACATGATGGGTATGTTATTCACTGGTAACAACGATATGACATCCGGTGGTTCGTACAGTCGTACGATGTCGAATCACACGGTCATGTATTGGCTTCGTTGCGATAGCGATGCTACAGTTCGTCGTCCGTTTGGTAACACTGGTCTATGGGAGGCACGTACTACTGGTAGCGGTGGTGGAACTGCCACGCTGATCAGTGACTACTTGCAATCTGGAATATTGGGTCACGTTATCTTAACGATTGGTACTATGCACCACGTGGCGTTCGTTCAAAATGTCAGCGGTTCCCAACGATTGGCATATCTGGATGGGGTATTGGTTAACATTGTTAACAACGCATTCTTCTCTGGTACTCAAAACGGATTAGTTAGAATCGGTACTTCACCGGGTAATATTAATCAGGAATGGTTTGGTGTCATTGATGACATCCGAGTGTATGACCGAGTTGTTCCAGCCGATGAAATCCAAACGATCCATGCGTGTCGTGGGCGTGACTGCATAATGGACTCTTTGGCGTTGTGGTATCCGATGAATGAGGGTGCAGTAGGAACGATTCCGGGTACAGCCGTTGAACGTGTTCAGGGTGGTGGATTGAATGCCACGGTCAGTGGAGGATCTCCTGTATACAACTACGACGCCGGTCTAACATATAGACGTGCGGAGCTATAAGAATGGCAATTAGATTTATAGGGAATGGTGACAATGTGGCTAACAATTCAACCACGTTAACAAACGGATTGAGTGCACTATCCATGGTTGCTTGGATAAAAAGCGATGTAACCGGTACCGACAAGGGTTGGTTAATCATGGGTGACCCTTCAGATCAAGATCGTTTAAACTCTATGCGCTACGACAATATCGGAGCGGTCACTGGTAACAACAACTGTCTTAAAGGAGGCATACTCCTTAGTCCGGGTAATATTGAGCATTCAGCGGAAACCATCGCCAACATTCAAACCACCAACTGGCAGCATTGTGTGTTTCGTTGGAAAAGTGGTACTGATATCAATTGGATTATAGATGGAGTTGCAGTCAATGATGCTGGTGGAATCACTGGTGGCAACACGGGGACCATTACCGGACAGACAAAAATCATCGTTGGTCTAGGGCCAAAAGATAACTCTGGTAGCAATTCCTGGAATGGAATAGTTGGTGAGATTCGTGTGTATAACAAGTACCTGAGTCTGAGTGAAGCACAGACCATGCACGCTTGTCCGGGAACAGACGGAATTCTTGATGGTTTGATTTACCACTATCAATTTGAAGAAGGTGGAGAAGGGGAGAATGTTCCAGCAACATCTGGGATCATCAAGGGTGAAAGCGCTAACAAAGTTGATTTGACAAGAATCGTCGTGGGACCAACGTGGGATGGCAGTATCATTGGGTCTAGAGCAATCAGGTAAATACGAGCATGGCTAACGCAATTAAGAAAACTGCTGATTCCAATGGACTCTTCGAGTACGTAGAAAGCATCAACACGCCTGATTTCCCTGACACGGATTGGGAATTCGATCCAGATGTTTCTGGCGTTGACGGAGTTGCACGAAAGTATTGGAAATACGATGGCACTAACGTTGTCGTTGAGATGTCCACGGAAGAGAAGAATGCTGTAGACGCAGCGTTGGCGGAAGCATCAGCCACGACCAACACCGAGGGACACTACAGCTTCCTGCATTGGGGAGCAGCCAAGAAGACGTGGTTGCGCATGGGACTCGTAATGCCATCGAATATGATGCCGGTCATCATGACGAATGATTGTGTTGTAACGGGATTTACATATGTCTGCTACACCGATAATTCGGATTGTGATATTGAAATTTACAAGAACGCAGTGTTGGAATACACTTGGGAAATTCGTAACAAGCGGCTTGCATACAAGTCCGATGAACTTTCCGCAGTGACATTTACTGCTGGGGATAGAATTTCAGTTCGATTGGTTTCTGCTGGAAAATCTCCCTATTACCCATTGTTTACCTTTTTTTATCGTTACACAACACATGCTACAGGTGAGGGCGGATTAGCCTCGATGTAAGAGAGAACAAATATGTCTATTTTCAGAGTTAGAAATGCATCAGGATCAGAAGGCACATGGGCTGGAGAAACGCTAGCTGATGGTGAGACTTTTGATATTATCGGTGAAAATAATTTACAGGTATGGAGGGGAGATGGGGATGTCATGCTCTCCGTGGCTCAAGGCAACCTGATTGTCAACAATGGTTCCGAGGATATCTTAAATGTCACTGATGCTTGGCGTTACTTGAGTGGTGACACTTTACCTAAGTCCAAACTTGACAACACTAAGGTGGCTGTTCACTCTTCACCTAAGCCAGATATCTCTGGCATTACCACATACGCTGTATGGACAGGTGCTGGTGACGATCCAGCAACCGGTGACATAGGTGAGGGAGACTTACTCCACTTCGAGTCTGAAGTTGGTGTTGCTGAAAAAATAATCGATGTGCATTTTAGCCCCGTACACGGTCGTATTTGGTTGCACGAGGGATATGTTAAGTTCAATGGTGCTGGTATTGGGGACAACATGTCTGCTGAAGTTATCGCAACAGCTACTCCATTACAGCAATCTGTAGCGCTGGATTTGGTAGTCACAGACAATTGGATCACTTTCGCTCCCGGTGGACCAGGAACAGGAACACACGGTTTTGCAGACCCAACCAAGATTTCTTTGGTGGGACGTACATTCTCCAAGGATGGGGATTGGGATTACGATGGTGTGGATCTGACACCCAATTTCGCTGGTAATGGTGAATACAAGATTTCTGACATCGATAGAATCGCTCACCGTTTCATCAATAAAATTCCTTGTTATGATACGGCTAGCAACTACTTCACGATGTCATCAGATGAGACCTCAGAGTTGCCAGCGAACTACTTCCTACGAGTGAAGCAAAATAACGTATCAAATACGGTATGGCATGCCTCGATTATCATAGAGATTTATCGTCAAAGGACGATGGTTCCGTAATCAGAAGTGGTCGAATTTTTTCGCTTCATGAACCTCTGAACTAATATCACGCACATCGAACTCTAGCAGGGTCTTGAACTCTGCTACGGTGATCAATTCTATGCACCACAAACCATAAGGCGAGCGACCAAGAAGTTGTTTGAATATTCCACCGTCCGAAAGGAAGTATCCGTGCCTATACAGAAACACGCTTGTGTTGTTGCCAAATAATAGATGCTCGGCAGACATTATAGCGACTGCTTCCCCTTGTGGCTTGGTTCTGATCACGAACGGAACAAGATCGGTGTCGGGGATGAATTCAATCGTCCTGGTTGACATGGATCACTCCCATCTTAGTGCTTGGTAACTGCTACCACTTCACCGTGTGTGCGGATGGTGACATACACGACCTTGGAGGGATCCTTGAGAAGCTTCCGCAGTTTCTGGTTTCGTTGTTGTGTGTTCATGTCCACTCCATGGTAAACAGGAACTCGTGGTCATCCTTTACGAATGGGGACTCTTCATCCGTCATGACCTTGAATAGTGGGGAATACTGAAGCATCCATGACATGATCTTGGTGTCTGGATCTATTCGGGTGCGGGTCTGGTACATGTAACTGAAGTCAGCCCACACCAGTTTGTGCTTTCGAAGCATGATCGGATTGAACTCCAACACTTCCATGCAGGGCATAAAACTTGCATAATTACCCCGCCCCCAACGGCTCTTGTATTTGGTATGCCATTTGGAGGCAAGACGAATTGGACGACGCCAGTATCGCTTGAAAATTCTGTATGGAACTTGACAGAACTGCACTTGAAATCCATCGTGTGGATTAGGAAACAATGTTTCGTAGAATCGCTGTCCTGCCACGAGAGATCCATTGCCATACTTTCGCCTTTTGAGTCCGGGCATCATGTGGGCGTTGTTGGTGACCAACCATTCTGTACCTTCACCGGGGCTCTCCGTGTGATCGAAGATCGAGTGATCGTATCCCAGGATGCTGTTTATTGCCCTGCTTCTTCCTTGGCGGGTTGTCACAGAGAACTTTCCGTTCGCAGCCTTCTGTCTCAAGGCAAGGGCTTCCTCTTCTCTCAGAAATCGATAAGCCACCAAGCGGTACTTGGCATTGAACTTCTCTGTGATATCCACAGAGAGGACGTGATTGTCCGATAAACGCCATAGTGGGTAGGACTCCTTGGTCTCCCATTCAATGGCGTACATCCGGTCCCGATCTAATAAGTGTCCAATCACGTCAGTTGTATCTCCATCACCAATAGGATTTAATCGATATTCTCTTTACAAATATTTTATTACGAAACCATAACTAATGTCAACCACCATATCTGAGTGTTTAACAAGCTTTCATAATCTGGGAGAAAACATGAAATCACCCATACCTTTAATTCCTGGTGGTAGGATTATTCCGTTAATAAAATTGGGGTGTCCCGCATTAGGTGATCGAATGGACATTTCGGAATTACGAGCCACTCTCATTCAGTTTCTGATTGATGAACTCGATTGCCTTGTAATGGTGCTTCTCGGCGATTCCTAGTTTATCGAGAGCACGAAATACTTCACGAAGGAAGTTGAGTTCTACATCCTTCCAGTCTCTCAAGTAGTGTTCTACGGGGGAGTTTCCATGTTTCAATTCATATTCTATAAACACCATGTATATGCGATAGTCATCTACTTCCACACAATACGGTGGAAGCAAAGAAGATCTAAACAGTCTCCCAAGTAGACTACGGTGAAATACGTGTGGAACAGTTTCCATGGTCAGTTTGTCGGTGAACTGAAATTCTGGCATCATCAACGAACGATTAGCAGTCCAAACGTGAGTGGAATGGGCTAGCATCACATTTTTAGCTTTCAAATATTTGATTTCATTCGACAAACTGTGCTTGTACGATTTTTGTTTCATACAGATATCACGGTTCTTGCCCTTGTGGCGTTGCTGACGCTGTACTTTAGTCTTGCGGGGATAGTTTCTTTTAACACGGGTTCTGTTTGATACACCGGGCGTGATGAGCTTGCCAAGATCTAGTGTACCCAGACTTTCATTCAGGTCTTCCATGGCCTTGTCTACATCTCGTTCCATTTGTTCAATTGATTTTTCTAGCTTCTTCATGTTCTTTTCCATGGTTTGGTCGAACATCCTCATTACTTCTTCGTCAAAATCGTTGGACATGATTAGTTCAGAGGGAGAAGATCCCGTCGCTCCATAAGTAGCTTTCCAAGCATGTTGAGACCTTCCTTATTGGCGTCAACACCCCAATAGGTGTCACCCCAAGGTGCATACTCCACTAGGTAGTCCATGTGTGTATCTAGGAGTAATTGTGCAGCACGAGTTCCAGGGGCAAACTTGTATGCCAATGCTCGTCGCATAACGTCGTCCTTGCGACGATCCCAATCCCTATAACATGTAATCTGACGACCACGCTTCTTCGCTATGCCTGGGGTTGGTGCCTCTCGTACGTAATCTTGTTCTGATTCCAAGGGGCTCTTCATTGCTTGATAGTAATGTTCGGTGGTAGACCACGTGATACCGTCATCGTCCGTGAACTGATACCCGGTAGCAAAGTTAGACAGGAACCGTGATTGAGGGTTATCTTTTTTCTCGAAGAACAGCCAATTGGATACCCAGACTTCTGGTAGCTTCTTTTCGGCTTGTTCGATCATATTGGCGGTGCCTTTGCCACCCGGGAAAGCGAACAGGGCATCTGGTCTAGATTCGTTAAGCATTTGATGGTTGCGGATGTGTCCAGCACCACGACCATGGGTTTTCCAATCTGCCGGAAAGACACGCACAGGAATTCCCATTTCTTCGGCCCATAGACCAGAAATGGTATCTGCGCCCTTGGCTGCTCCGTGGATAAGCTCGGTGATTGGGCGATTTTTGTAAAGACGGTTCAGGCGGGAAACGATAAATTCCACGTCATCAAAATCCCTTCCGCCACAGACTAATAACTTCATGATCGGAAGATAACTCAGAATGGGTCGGTTGTCCAGACTATCCAAGTGGTGTAAATACTCAAGTGCACCGTACTTACGTATTGCATAGGATGAATTCATGCCGATTTGGAAAATAACAGCGTTGGTGGCCGTGTCTCTTTTGTTAGAAGGTTGCGTTCCGTTTTCGACTTTGGATAAAAGCACATTGCCTTTAATCTTTTCACTTGCTGCTGCTATTGGAGCAGGGTATGGGGCTTTGCGAGATCACTGTGAGGATAGGTGTGCTAGGAAGGCAGAAAATCTTGAGCGGCAAGTAAAAACACATGTTGCGATGTATCACCCGGAATAAGATGGTAGGAGACAGGATGACTGAAATATCGTTTAGCATAGAATGGTCGGTTTGGGTTCCTATTTTGATTTCTGTGGTCTCTCTGTACTTGACTGTAAGAAGCATGCAAAAACGTGCTAACAGAGAAAAGGCTGAAGACGTTGAAGCAAAAATCGATAAGGCTCATACGGCACTAAAAGAATGTGAAGAAAATTTGCGTGCGTGTGGCCGTGAGAAGGATGAACTACGTCGTGATAAACTTGTACTGTTGGAACATATCGCTCGCTTAACTAAATCGAATAGTAATAGTGGGAACCCTAGTGGCTCTGAAACTCCAGCCTAAATACTGGTTAAATATTAAACGAGGTATACCATGCCATTCTTTCTACTAAAGGGTCTGTCTTTTCTTCCTTTTGGTGGGATTTTAAAAAACCCCAAGATCCTGTTTGCTCTTATTCTGGTGGTTGTTTTGGCCGTGGTGTACTTCAAATGGAAGGGTGCCATCGAGGATCGCATTGCTAATGAGATTTTCACTGAGCAAGCACAGCAGCACATTGAGAATCAGAAGAAAGAGTTGGAGAGAATTCAGAAACTATCCGTCGAAAGTCAACGTGCTGTGAGGGAAGCTCAAGAGCGTAGAGAAAAGCTACTACGTGAAGTAGAGCAAGCTCGTAGTGCCACCAGGAATGTAGATCCCGACCGTGATGGTGAAGTATCTCCGGTACTAAGAGATACCCTGGATTTTATTCATTCCAGACATCACGCACAAAGCCCTCAGCCACCAGCACAGCGCTCGTTGACCCAGAGGGCTGGTGCTGCCCTTGAGTCGGGTACGAAAGCCGTACAGGGCGCTGTGAAGGCGACTGGCAATGCTGCCATCGACGCTTGGAAGAAAGCGAGGGGACAATGAGAATACTAGCGGTTGTTTTTATGGCATTGGTTTTGAGTGCTTGTGGTAGTAACAAGGTTCTGGTTACTGAGAAGACGCATATTGTGGTCATGCCAGATGAAGGTTTGTGGCAGTGCCCGGATGTACCAAAGCCTCCGGTCGGTGAGTATACCCAAGCTGAAGTTGCTGACTATATTCTACAGTTGTATTCGGCTCATCAGCAATGCTGGAAGTCTATCGAGGATGTGAAGAGATATCTGGAACAGGCGGCTGAAATTACGGAGCGAGTACAGAAATGACTTCATTGCATTGGGTAATATTACTGATTTTGCTATTGACTGCATGCAAGCCGGTACCAGAAATCAAAGAACCGGACAAAAAACCGGCCATTGAACAGCCTGTTGTTCCAGAAAAGATTGAAAATTCAACATCTTCTGTAAAGGAAGAACCGGTCAAACAACCGGCTATAGATTGGGATTGTAGTGCCACCGATAACGATGTTATCAACACATGGAAGCGTATTTTCAAGTGTAATGGTAAACTGGATGGAGAATGACGATGGATAGTTTAATTCTTGTGCTGTTAATTCTAATTTTTTTCTTCATTGCTACTGCGTATTTTGTATCGAACAATCGTGATGAACGTATTGAATATAAGATCAAAGCGTTGGAGAAAAAAATTAAAGAGTTAGGTGATATCGTAGAAGGGATTTCCCCGGGAGGGAAACTGATACCTGAAGGCAACGTTTCTTTTTGGAAAAGGGTGTCTCACTGTATCAAGCGTCTTTTCTTTTAATTTGTTTTTAAAGAATGGTGCAACCCATTTACTCGGATAAGTCGTCTTTAGACATTTATTCTAGTCTTAGAATCGAAATGGCTCACAACGCCTTCTTCAATCTCTTTTTATGTGTGATTGTTCGACCCATGCCAGCACGTCGTGTGATAGCACGTGCTTTACGCTGTCTCTTGCGTTGTGCTCGACGTTCCGAGCGGGACAGATGCGAGGGACCAGTACGACAGAAATATCCACGAGAGAGCTGCTGACGAGCATTAGCCATCAACTGCTGAATCATCTCAGGTGTGATTTCTTCTGGGTTCAGAAGATCTTGACCAATTGTGAAATTCTGTGTGGTGTCTTCCGCAAGCTCGTCAGCCTGTTGTTCCATGGCTCGGCGCATCTTTTCCAGGTCTTTTGGATTTGGTAGATTATGCTTTGGCTCTTCCATTATCGTTGTGCCTTGTAAAACCATATCATCGAATGCAAACCGTAGCTCTTCAATCTTTGGTAAATTGAATAGTCGATTTGATTAATCATGCTCAAAAGATATGTTGACTGGATTGCAAAATCAAGTCACTAAATTGAGCATAGAGTGCGGTGAATACAAACCCGTAGACCACGAGTCGTTCGAAGATCAAGATAGCGACGTAGGTCCAGTCAATCTTCATATCTTTGTGCGATATTAACGAATGGTTAGGAAAACTACTCAAGTTGTATATTCGGTGCGGGTGAGAGGACTCGAACCTCCACGGGATTTCTCCCAATAGCTTCTAAGGCTATCGTGGCTACCAAATTACACCACACCCGCAAAGATGACGCTCTCAAAATCCGGTTCAATAGGAATTTATGGCTTATGTCATCAAAAATCATGCCAGTCCCTGACTGTAGCAGCGTCGTGTACCAAGGATACTGGCGGAACCATGATACCACTTTGACGGTGATACAGCGGCAACAAAGTTGCCTTTGTAGCGGGGGAAGGGATTCGAACCCTCGAAGCCTTTCGGCACAGGGTTATGAACCCTGCTACTTTATCCTCTTGTATACCCCGCATAGAGTACAAGTGTTTGGTAGCGGGGGCAGGATTCGAACCTGCGTTCTTCTGCTTATGAGGCAGACGAGTTTCCACTTCTCCACCCCGCAATTGAGTGGTGGCTATGGAAGGAGTCGAACCTTCTACACGGACCTTATGAGGATCCTGCGTCACCACTTCCGCCTCATAGCCAAATCGTAGTTCTATTTATAGTGCTTCTGACTCGACAAGTCAAGGTTTACTAGGAACGTCATCCAATTCCCGAAGCAATCTTCTCGCACGACGGATCGCTTCTGGTGAAGATTTGAACGTTATACCAAGCTGCGCAATCTCTTCTCTCAGATCCTCAAGGGTACGCATCGTTCTCAAATATTGTCTCTTTTTGTAACGAATAACTTCGGCTCTCTCCATCAATCGTTGTGATACAGAGAGGTTTTGAGCTAAATCATGGAAAGCTCTTCTTCGCTGCGTTGGTGTTATGTATGGTTCTCCGTTCATCTCACACCATACCCGGTCGATAACTCTTTCCGGTACTATGTGACCATTGCGGTCGTGGTCTATGATGTGATCCCACAAACCCTTGATGGTATTGAAATGAACCGATTCGTATGGACTTTCCAATAGATCACAGCACAGACATTCCCAGCCGTCGCCGGTGCCTATGATATACAAGTCCGAATCTTTTCCCTTTCGGCAATAGCTCACGATTTGTTAAAACGCAAGTACATCTGTGGTGTCCGCCTGTTCAACTCCACCAGCGCCTTGCGACCCTCCGGTGACATGTCTTCCAGTTCTTCACGGGTCATGGGCTTAGGGATTGCATCCCCCTCGTTCAGTTTTTCGAGCACCCAATGACCGATTGCCATCGCCAGTTCATCAGTTGGATTGATGCAGGATAAGGCATTGATCCACATGTGATTGGAATTCAGTTGTTCCATCACGTCCTCTACAGTAGTTACCTCGAACTTCTGATTGTCGCTCTCGAATTTGATTATGGTTGGCATCAATGTTTTCCCGTATGGAGCCTCAGTGGGCCTTACAAGCCCACTGAAGCATTCTCCAATAGCTTTTCACGGCTTGCCTTGCAACCACTACGCTCCCACAGGATACGTAGCGTACGCATGGTTTCGCCGACCTTTGGACCCGGTTTCATGCCCAGGTCGAGTAGATCCTGTCCACGCACCGGGAATACCGGAGCTTCCCACATCTTCAGTGCTGCCACCAAATCGAAGTCTCCGAAGAACCGGGCGAATTCCTCGACGTGCTCACGCACGACGTGCTCCTTGACAATCTGACGCTGGCACCAATTTAGGTCAAGGTTCACGAAGTCCTCACCATGCTCCTTGATCATCTGGGTCAAAGCAAGAAGCATGGTGGACTCCACCTTCGACAGCTTCCAGTTGGTGACCACATCCTGAGCATGCTTGATGTTTCCGTCCAGCAGACCAGCCAGAATCGTTACCGGCTTGGCACCCATGGAGTTAGCGATCCTGGAAAGTTCCTCGCCATCTCCCGTGATCATCAACGGAAGACCAACGGCGAACAGTACACCAGTCTGTTTCATGTCTTCCATCAGGAAGAGAAACGTTGGCGGCGGGACAACCAGGATTTTCTGCATCTCCATCCAGATACGCTCGCCAGAGATGCCCCTGAGACCTTCCACGTTCCGTTTGATGGCTTCCATGGTGAACGGATCACCATCGACATGCAGGCGACCACAGAACCGAAAGTACCGCAGGATACGCAGGTAGTCTTCCTTGATGCGCTCGTCGGCATCACCCACGAACCGGACATGATTGTCATCCAGATCGCTCTGACCGTTAAAGAAGTCATGCACGTTGCCATCCATGTCCAAGAACATGGCATTGATGGTCAAGTCACGTCGCTCCGCATCCTTCTGCCAGTCGTCAGTGAACACGACCTTGGTATGACGACCATCGGTCTCGGTATCGATGCGCAGGGTAGTGATCTCGAACGGCTCACCGTCCAGCACAGCGGTTACGGTGCCATGTTGAAGACCAGTCTCCACGACCGTGACACCAGCAGCACGCAAGATGTCCATGACATCAACCGGTAGCAAGGTAGTCGCAAGGTCGAAGTCCTTGGGGGTCTCTCCCAGCAGGAGGTCACGCACAGCGCCGCCAGCGACCCGGACATTGTTCTTACCCAGAATATCGGCCAGCGTGTGGACTTGACTTGGAATGTGTTGCTTGAGGTTCATAATACGTCCATTATACCATTGGGTGGGTTCATGAGCAAGTCCATTTCGTATATCAATTCTTCCTGGTTTTCGGGATTTGGAAACCTGCCCTCGGACAGCCTCATGATGTAGTCATTTCGAAGTCGGGCGTTGAACTTACCTGCCTGCTCGTACAGATACAGACCCATGCAAAGCTGAACTCGGTCTGCGCCTAACAGAAGTACCTGCTTACGATGCCGGGTCTCATAGATGGCGTATGGAACGTCATATTGCTCGAAGTTATTGCGGTAGCCTCTCTTGGAAGCCGCTGGAATATGTGCCCATGGTTCTTTTCCCATGAAAAGGTCGATGGACATCTTTCCTTTCATCCCGAGATCACACACGAGGAGATGAACTGCTTCCTCGTATGTGGTTACACCATCTCCGACGAAGTGATGACGAATCATGGTCTTTCCTTTTAGAGAGTGGGCCATCCTTGGCCCTACCGGAGTTTCTTATGAAATCTTCGCCTTCATGGTCACCAGAATGTCCTTCCAGTCACCGCCCAGCTTGTAAATCTGGCTGGCATGCTTCATCATGCGAAGCGAAAGCTCCTGCCACTCGGTGGCCTTAGACTCGACGAACTCCATCAGTTCGGCAGCCTGGACCGGAGTCAAACCCTCGGCCTCGTGCATCGGACCCAGAAAAACCTGCTTGATGCGGACCAGCCGATCACGGATGGTCTTGAGCGTAAGGTCCAGGTACAGGGACCGGGACATCAGAGCCTTGAAGTGCGGGCTCATCTTCGATTCGGCGGCGATCTTCTCCTGGAAGTCAATGTTGGTGATGAAGATCACGGAGCCACTGAACTCGAACTTGTTCGGCACCTGATCATCCTTCACGTCGTCCTCGCTGGTGATGTCCGGGTCGTACACCCAGGACGACATCTTGCGCCAGGAGATGATGCGCTCGTCGGTGCTGTCCAGAGCGGACTTCAGCAGGTTCAGAGCGTCCTCGTCCCGGAAGATACCGTCGCAGTCATCCAGGACCACCACACCACCGTCCTTCATCTTGTACAGAGCGTTATAAAGACCCGGAGCCGTGCAGGCACCCTTCACCATGTCGTATGCCAGACCATTGGAAGCGTGAGCACGCTTCAAAGCCTTGTCGATGTCCCAGGTCTTGCCGATGCCCGGAGCGCCGAAGATAATCATGCTGGGCACGAAGCCACTGATGACACCCTCGACCATGCGGTTCATGATGGAGAAACGCTTGGCAATGCGAGTGGAGATCTGCTCCTCGGTCTCGATCTTGCCGCCGATGCTTCCAACCAGACCCGCCTCGACCTTGGCAGCCGGGTACAGGCGACCCGACACCCGGTCACGAACGAAGTTCTCGGTGACGAACGGGCGGGTGCCGTCGTCCTCGGTCTCGACCTTGGGCACAGAGCCGTTGGCCAGGAACGCATCGTAGACGCTACGGACCTTGCTGGTCACCTTGGGGGAAAAGGTCTTGTCCTCGCCCTCGCCCTTCTGAACGGCACCGAAAGCGTGGGAGACAAAAGCCTGCGACACGTCGAACATCTGAGCAAGCTCAGCCTGGACACCACGGCGGGTGTGATAGTCCTCGGCACCTTTGATGTGATTGACGATGTTGACAAACTCGTTGGCGTTCATGCGGGTCATTTGGTTTCTCCGGTTCAGTTCCTAACTGATGGCGAGTATTTTACTAGTTTTGTGATAATTCGTCAAGTGAACTACGTCACACTTTGTCTCAACTACTAAGCGGCTGAGCACGCATTTCAACTAGAGCCAGATTCTGCTACCCATGTGCTTCCGTTACGTCTCAACTACTAAGCGGCTGAGCACGCATTTCAACGTGATTCCCTGAACAGGCTGCTTGTTGGTAATTGTTGTCTCAACTACTAAGCGGCTGAGCACGCATTTCAACGCCAATAGAAGAATAGGCTCTCCCTCCTCATGTACGTCTCAACTACTAAGCGGCTGAGCACGCATTTCAACGAATAGTTGCGATCATCGAATCCATCACAAAGCGATGTCTCAACTACTAAGCGGCTGAGCACGCATTTCAACTCGTATGCTGGTCTTTCGCCTGGGCAACGTCGTCAAGTCTCAACTACTAAGCGGCTGAGCACGCATTTCAACCCTGGTTAGCTTAGATGTTGCCCCACCTGTAAATGTGTCTCAACTACTAAGCGGCTGAGCACGCATTTCAACGGCCAGGGTTACCGGCCCTTTTAATTCAATCACTTACGCAACCTTTTGCGAGAGGTCACCAGAACCACGCTTCTTCTTGGTGGCCACCGACTCCTCCGACGAGCCTAACCCCTTGTTTTTTCTAGTGCGAGCACTGCCCGGGGTTTCTTTCACCACCGGAGCGCTCGCATCCTTTCGGCTGACTTTTTCCTCGATGAACTGTAGCCCTTCCCGGTCTGCATAATTTTTCAACCATTTGACCAGTTCGGAAGGAGAGACCGTTTTCTGAAGGTCTGTCATTCTTCGGGTTCGGTAATCAACCTTTGGCACGATGATGGTTGACACTTGTTTACCGATCTTTACAGCTATATTTCGATAGATATCCGTACGCTGGCGTAGCTTCTTGGCATTGAGGTTGACTGCCCATGGATAGAGATGCGAGTACCGCTCATCGAATGCGAGTAGAACCGAGAAAGCCATTGCATCCTTCGTATTCATACGAAGTTTGCTCTGAGCTTTCTCAGCGAGCAGAGCAATGGTCATGCCGTAGCTGCTGCCATAGCTTCCACTGTCTTCCTCGGAGTTTTGTCCCTTGAACTTCCCATGGCGATTCCTGGTAAAAGCACGCATTTCACGAAGGGTCGCCTGAAACACTTTCTTCTCGTCCTCCGTAGCGGTATCCGGGCACAAAATTTGGCACCAAGCTCGATACGAGTGCCGCATCGCACTTCTAGTGCCAGCGGGTAAACCCTTCGGAAGAGCATCACTCGGATCGTCAGTTCCACCAAGCTCGATTAGCATCTGTCGGGCTCCGTCCACATGCGCCTTGATGTATCCCATTATCCGAACAGACTGCTCCATACCATTCTGGATATTGGAGGGAATCTCTTCGTATCCAGTATTGCCATTGATATTCCACTCGCAACACTTGATATTACCTGAAGGAAGCACTTCCCAGGTAGGAGTGATATGCGCAGTGTTTCCGTTAGCGCACTTGTTCTTGAAAATAAGACGCTTCATGGTGACATACAGATTTCCTTCTTTCTTTAGCCCCATCTTGCGTCGAACGTAGTTGACTTCTCGAACCTCGTCGTCCAAATCATCAGGAGCTAATGAGCGATGCATAACGAACGGAACTTCGTACCATCCATTCTTGCCATTGCGAATGCTTGCGATGAAGATGTCATCCAATCTCTTCCAATTTGGAAGACCAAATCGCTCCAAATCTTTTGGTGTAATTGGACGGATTCTAAATCGGGGGTTTGATCCATTGAGGATGGTTCCCACGCTTTTCGGGACATCGTTTTGGCTGAGAATAGTGGTTAAGCTTCCCTCACCATTCCAAGTCTGGAGAGAACAAATGTTTCCGGGTCGGCTTCCGTCACGGTTTCTGTAGCGAAACCGCATTTCGATATCGCTGTAGTAGGGAGCCATCTGAGCAGCTTTCCTCGACTGCTTAAACTCTTCTTCGACACGCAGATAATTTCCGAACCATAGACCGCCGCCTTTTTTCTTGCCAGCAAATCCCGGACGGCGATTGCGGACATTCTTGATGGTAGCATTAATGAGATTATCAATTTCCTTGAGCCTGTCTGTGTTCTGCTCTCGAAGATCGGACGCTTCTGCCATCGCCTCTTTGGACAAAGCGTCACGCTCCACCTTTAGAGCTTGGATCTTCTCCTTGATCTGGTCGATTAGGGGTTGGGCTTGCTCCACAGCGTCCGGATTGATCTTCTTGATGCGCTCGAAGTTCGCAGTCTGATTGATGGTGCGAATCTCATCGTAGTGCTCGGAGATCTTGCGATTCTGTTCCTTGACCCTTCGCTGAATCGGACCCTCGGTGATTTCTCGATACCTAATCACCAGCGGCTTCACGGCATCACACAGCATGTTGAAGTATTCGTGTGCCGCTCGCATCTCGTCGTCCGGTGAGTTGTTGGGGACACCGACAGAAATAGGATCTGAGAGGCACCCATACTTAACTACTTCGTTACGGAATCGGGGGAAATCTTCCAATCGAAGTCCAGCAGCGACGAACTCATCGGGATGACTATGAGCGAGCTTGGCAAGAGCCTTCCGAGCAGAATTGACCGATTTCTTATTATCACTGGTCAATTTCTCAGCGGTCTTCTGAATAGTTTCTACCTTCTTCTTGTCCATTTTAGTCTCCCGTATCTTAGTAGGTATCCGGCGTGTGTAAGTGTATACTATTTCCGAAAGAAGTCAAAATCTTTCAGTACCACTAGGCGAAACAAATCGTTCGTCGGAATTCCTGTTCTGTTTCCCTTTCAGCTTCTTAGCTTTTCTCTTAGCGGATGGATCTTTCACATTTGTGGTTCGAGTTCTCATCATCCTTCGAATGATCTCATCTCCTCGTTGTTGAAGGGGACGAACAATTTTGTCGAGTTGGTTCAGGCTTCCCTGATTAGTTCTCGACTCGAATAGTAAGAGGCCACTATCAAGTTTTTCAGTAACAGAAAAACCAGCCAGTCGTATCTCGCTCGGGTCCAAGCCGCCATGTGTCCATTCGGGTTGAATAGGAGGACTAATAGGCTTCTTTTTCATTTCTCGATTTGCTTTCATAGTCCGGACTGCGAATTCTCGAAGCCACTTTATGGCCTTTGGCATTTGAAGAAGACCACCAGACAATCCACCACCCAACGCATGTTGAGCACACTGATTGAAGACTTTCTCATCGATGAACTCATCATCAGAGTCGATGATGCCGCTCTTCATCGCACTGTCTAAAGCTGCCAGGAAGCTTTCTTTAATTGCCTTCTTATCACTTCCGAACAATTCATCTTCTGCTTGGGTCAAAGTTCGATCAGTTCCGTCGCCAAAATCAAGCTTAACCGGTCTAAACAAATCCTCTGCCGCCAAGAGTCCGGACAATGCCACATTAACACGATCTGCCACGTGTTCACGAACCTGTTCATCATCAGCATGCTCTTGGAGATTCTGAAAATACGTCACATATGCGATGTCATGCTTTTGTTCGTCCCTTCGGAGCATACGACCAATCGTTTGGATCGTTCTGGTGGTACTAGGACTAGGTGCGTGGTCATGTACCCGGCTTGCCGGGGGCCAATCCGTCCCCTCTCGCATCAAATTACAGGCAATGATTACATCAAAATCTGTTTCCCCGTCCTGCTCATACTTCTCCTTGTCAGCACGAAGCATAGCCTTGTTTTCGATCTTAGTTTCCTCCGTAACCAAGTCCAAACAACGAATACCGTGCTTCCCTAGTTCAGAGATCAAATTGGAGACCCACGAATCGTTCCTCTTTCTGAATCTCTTATTCCTAGCGGGTACGCAAACGATGTGTTTCTGCTTCGCTTCGGAAAGGATGATGTCGATTAGGATATCGAACGGATCTTCATCGTAACCAGTGCAATCATAACGAAATTCAGAAATGTTCAGCCATTCCCAATGATCCTCGAACTCACGTTCATAGGTTTCAAACTTCCTGGATGCTTTTTCCAAGAACATCGGTCGTCCATCACCACGAAAATGGGTTGCTGAAATGACAGATAATCCACTGTCGTCTAGTTTGAGTAAATCTTCACATACATCACCTAGCTGTGTACCTTCCTTCTCTAAGCGAGCTAGTTCTTTTTCATCCAGTTCCTCATCTTCACCAACAACACAAGATATATGATGAGCTTCATCGACTGCTAGCCATAAATTAGTTAAGGCGTTGCGCTTCTCTTCATTGGTCATATTGCGATAGGCTAGAACTAGAGAAGAATATGTGGAAATGGCAATTCTGCCGTCCATGGTGTTCGTAATGGGCTGTAGCAACCATCTCTTCAGACCATCAACTACAGAATTCCTATGGTAACTGTCCTCTACACCACGGAAGTCGAATTCCGGAACAATACGAAATTTACAAATCGAACCGTCCTTTCGTTGAATATCAGCTATCTTGAATCCTTCTCCGATATGCTGTTGTGGTACCACAATCAGACTTTTCTTACCGACCTGAGCATAATGAAAGGCACTAGCCTTGATGATTTCAGTTTTTCCAGATCCGGTGGGTGAAATCAGTTTGGAAAATCTGTTCCCTGTAAGGCAAACCACCGCATCATCCTGCCATGCAAAATCCCTGTTAAAGATCTTGGTTTTCGACTGTTTGACTGATGCCGTGTCTGATAATTCTCTGATCTTATGACCACGATCACCAACCAAAGCTGGTGGCAAAATCCTACCGGGAATAGATAGTCTAGCTATGGTGCTCATCGAGATCTCCAGAAGAAAAAGGTAATCATCTGTGTCTGGTTGACTTTCCCTGGGAGGTATGCATCGTATTGACCGAACTTTATATGTTCCCAAGACCGTGTTGCGGTACTGAATTCGAAACGATCCAAGATCCTACTTACGAATACATCATAGGGAATTTTTTTGGTTGGACTTCTCGGATTATCCATGCAGTAATTTGCACACACTAGGGTGTTCGGCCCAACCGAATCCAACGTCGCTGTTAACAGTGTAGAAGCAACTGGACTAATTTGGTCAAGCTGACTCATAGTGTCTAGATAGACAAGACCACCATTGGTACACGGATTATACCGTCGTACAATATCTGTCCATTCTCCTAAGTACGTTTCGATTCCAGGAAACAAAGTTTTACAAGCCTGAACTTTTTCAGCGTCTCGATTGACTCCATGAAATTGTGCCTTCTTTAGAAACCCTTGTTCTTCTAGAGTTTGTAATTCGAACGAATTGTCATCCATCAGAGTCCAATATTGCTCTTCGGGAGATAGTACCCGCCGTCCCGTCAAATGGCTCCATACCTCAATGTTTTTGAGATGAGCCTTTTGCTTCCTATCATTTCGATAGTCGGGTTTCACGGATTTCCTGCGTAGTAAAGTCAATATACTAGTAATGTAACGTTCGTCTATTATCGTTGTCAAGAGAAAGAACAGAAATTTCCTCAAAATGTGGGGAGGGGCCACCACCCCTCCCCACATTTGTTATGCAGCCTGTCGCTGGGCGATCATCTGCTCCCTGGCAGCTTCCTTCGCTTGCATACGCATCTGCATCATCATGCGTGCCTGCTCCTGAAGATTCATAAGCATACTCAGGTTCTTCCAACCATAACTATTATTCCATTCTTCCGGACGAAGACTAGGCTTTCTCCAAAGCTTGTGCTGACGAATGCGCTTGCTGAGTTCCTTGTACTCCTTGCGCCAGCCATCACGTTGCTCCAGATACTGTTCCTTGCCTTCGAAATCGAAGATGAAGTGATACTTGGTCTTAGGGCCGTCATCGGTCCAATCGGTCGTCTTAGTCATTTCATAGATAAACATGGTAATTCTCCTTAACTGATGTTGCCCATAGTGGGCATAATTAAACTCAAATTGGGTATGTTGAGTTACAATTAAGGACCACGAATGTAATACCACTACGTCATGGTTCAATCCTCCTCGTATTTGGCTTTCAATTCGGGGTGAGACCGTAATCATCCAGGGTTTGATCATAAACATTCTACGTCATCTGATTACCCTCTTTATTGAGACGTGCGAATTTCCACGATAAGAGATCTTATCGTGCGTGAAAATAAAACGGGAGGGTTTGTGGTTCTATATACCGAACTTAATGAAGCCGTAGTCGCCTTCAGCCATCCACTCTTTGATACCCAGAACCCAAGAAGAATCACGGGTGATAATCTCATTATCCCCACCAGAGATGTCGGACCATCCTTCATTGCAAATTGGCTTAATTGGATTCGTCATTTTTATCTTCCCGTGGATAGTTATCACATGTATTTATCAGAAGTATACCTTCGAGGAACTTACCTTTGCTGGCTTGTTTGTTGAATACTTCTTGTTCAACACCTTTCCAGTCTATGTCTAGGAAAAAACACAAGCATTTTAACACTTCAATTACATCAGCGTATTCTTCTATGCTCTTGTAATCCGAAGCACGTAGTTCATCAATCTCTTCCTGTAACTTAGCTTTTAGGTACCGAAGATGTTGCTTTCCTCCCCGTGGTAACCTAACCCAATCGTCGGGTGTAATTCTACTTTGGTACTGATCTCGAATGAGTTTCTTCTTTCGGACTTTCTTGCGATGCTTTACCACGGTGTTCCCCGACTGATGAACTGTCCTCTAAATCTAGTTACCTCATCAGTCAGAAACAAGACCAAAATGTTACACACCGTTCGATTAGTAGCAGGACCGCTGCTCCTAATACAAACAGTGTGCCCTAGCGGCTTTGCTAAGGAACACCTTAGTCACTACCATGTCCGGAACGGAATGCACAATTGCCTACGCATTCGATCCACTGTCATACACCAACACAGTCCATTTAATTTTCAGCCTTCCATTCATACACGAAGGTTATAAGAGGAATACAGCACCCACAATAAGTGCAATCAGAATTGCAAGGGCAACTCCCTGTCTTGGTTTCATTGTAAAATCTTCCAGCTACCATCGGCCTGACGACATGCGGTACCGTATGTCTGCTCTCGTTTTCCACCGATTGTCACAGTGTGAGAGAACTCACGGCACGGAGTACCATCATTACGGTATGTGGGAGCACGTGGCTCTACAACATGATATCCAGTGTCCGGGTTGGTCCAGGCGACCGGATGATTGCTTGGAGTGGTCTCAAGAACTCGTGTGGTGCGTAGGCGATCCTGATGGTCCATGTTGGCCCCGATGCTATTACCGATAGCGGCACCAGCCAGAGCACCGATGGCGACGGCTGCGAGCTTGCCAGAGCCTCCACCAATCTGGGATCCAAGGAGAGCACCACCGGCTGCACCGATGAGTGTGCCACCAGCCTGATTGGGACCGTTACCCAGGGTTTGGCATCCAGCGACAGAACCAGAAATGAGTAGCACTGCTACGATACGAGTCAAGATATTCATGTTGTTTCAATCCTCATGTTGAGTTGGTGCCCCTGGAGGGATTCGAACCCCCGACGCAGGAATTTAGAGTTCCCCGCTCTGACCAGACTGAGCTACAGGAGCTTTCATGGGCTTAGGAGGCACACGGCCTCCCTTCACCCTCAGTTGCCGACGAAAGTAGTTATCGCTGAGCGGTTTTCTCGATATCAGTCTTCTTCGGAATGACAGGCTCATTGGCCTTGGTCTGAAGCACACCACCGCCCGTCAAGACTGCTGCCAGTCCCTCCAGGGAGCCGATGCCACCCATACCAGCCTCGCTACCGCCATTCACGACCACGATGCCGGGGACCGTCTTCTGGATGTGATCCAGCGCAGCCGGATTGTCCAGAACCAGTTCCAGCATCTTCAGACGTGCCACGATATCCTTACCGAGTACGGTAGCCTGAACCTCCTGACCCTTGGCCACTTCCTCCAGATACTTTCGGTCAGCACGACCACGAGCGTCACGCTCCTGTTCGTACTGAAGAGCACGTTCCACAGCGATCTGAGCCTTCACAAGCTCGGGCTGCTGGTCAGCCGTTGCTGCTGCGTTCTCCTTGGCGATACGCTCCTGCTGAGCCAGACGCTCCTGCTCCATGGTCTTCACCATGGCAAAGGCAAGCTGCGTGCGCTTGGAAGGAAGCAGAACTTCAGGAGGAAGATCAGGCTTCAGGAAACGAACCTCACGGATCGTCACACCAGCTTTCTCACCTTCCGGACGGATCTTCTCTTCTGCCAAAGACTGAAGCTTCTCACGATTGGTGATCAGATCCATTGGCTCGATAGGACGACGAACCTGACGGGTGATAGCCTTACCAGTATCGTCATCGATTACTGGTTTACCAGTCTTGTCGTCCATGACGGCTTCTGTCACGTTGATGAACGTACCGGCAAGGTCACGAAGCGTTGACTGAGTAGCGGGCGTCACGATGCGGTCCTCAACCTCTTGCAAACCACCGACCGACGCCACAATGAACGGAGCATTCGATGGGTCCACCTGAACGAGAATACGAGCACCCTGCCAAATGGTGTAACCGTTGATCTTGATATCGATGGCTGGTGCAGCGGACGACTCAGGATCGAACGGAACTTCCTTCTTTGAAGAATTCTGACTGATGTCACCCTTTTGGTCCACTGACAGTGAAACCGTTCGACTGGTGAAACCACCCTCGTATTCCCATGCTTGCACACGGACGGGAACCAGGGTCACGCTGTATACATCCTCGTTGATGTAATATTGACCCTGACCCAGAGCTGTGTCCCAGATACCGACACAGCCCACTGGAACTAGCGGAGTGGACAGAGACTCACCACCACGCTCGGAAGCGGTAGGAGCACAGTTCTCAGGATATGCGGCGGTCATTTCCGAACCGAAGTTCACAGACGAAACCGTGTTCGCCTTGATGACAGCCACCGTACCCTCGGGAACGTTGGTTAGCTTGCGAGGCTTGCTGACGTTCCACAGATAGGTGTTGAGTCGGTACTTACCAGGAGGCAGGACCGTTGCTTGCGGACCCTTGTAGCCGACCTTCATGTCATCACCTGCGGAAAGGAACGCAACGGCATCCAAGTACGTATTCAGTTCGCCCTGGAAAGAAGGTGCGTAGGTGACGCCGGGAGGCAGCGGCTTACCGTCACGTGCAGACAGTGTTGCATAGCTACCCGGTGGTACCTCGATAATCTGAATAATCTCCACGTCATGCAGGATGTTCAGACCCGGAATGAAGTGGAAGCCAGGACCGATGATCTCGGCACGTGGACCCTTGGTATTGCCGACAGCGATAATCTTCCCTGACTCCAGGTCGGAAGCGAAATAGATGCGCTTCATCAGCGCTGCCTCATTGTCACCCACTGTCACGAACGAAGTTGCCAACACCAGAAAACCGCCAAGAGCCAGAAGCCCGAAGCGAAGTCCATGACTGATCATCTTCACGAGACCAGGGGTTTCGATGACCCGCTCTTTCGTATCACGGTCGTAACGAGTCTGTGCCAACGCACGGTTCAGCAGAATAGGGATTAGCAGTGCACCAATGATGCACAGTAGGATTGCGATAATCATACCCATGTGTAGTTTCTCCCCTTATAGAATTTATGGAATTGAGACTGCAAATATATCCCTCCAATCAAGGTATGTCAAACTTACTTTTCTTTAAGAAGGTTTCCACTGAGTTCGACGGTGTTTCTTCCAGTTTTTGCAGTTGAAGTCGGAACGAACGTAATCATCCCAAGCGTTGGGTAGGCTGTGTGACTTACGACGACCACGAATATTCACACCGTAGTAAATTTCATCTTCGGTGAGGTAAGAGGCTCGGCGTTCTTGTGTGGTGCGTGGATTTCGTAGAATGGAACCGTAACCACCGCCACGCCAACAGTGGGTATGTGGAACGGGATCGTAACGATATTCAAAGGGTAGCCAGCGAAGACCGCCCTTCCAGGTACGAGTGTAATGTTTCATTGATCATCTCCTTTAGGTGATTAACCTAAAAGAAATGATCGATGTCCTCTCTGTAGTGATTCATGTCTTGTGTTCATCAAATGAAACCCAAATCCCACCGTCACACATATCTCGCTCGTATGTTGCGAAGGGACGCATTGCTTCAAACTCAGTTTCAGTAATTTCCTCATAAATTGCTAGTGGATGAGGAAATGGCCGTTCGCTTTTCATCATAGCCCACATATGTCCGTGAACATCTCGAAGGCGATGATATTTAACTCGTGTATTCATCAATGTTGAACTGCTTTGCCCGTTCCGGCAAAATCGGCAGCATGTCACGCTTGTACCATTTAACCAGTTCAGGCATATTGGGTATCAACTTGCGTTTCTGATGTTCCGTTCTTGGCTTTTTGAGTCTCGGCAACTGAGTATCATCCGTACCCCTACTTAGTCCCGTGGCTTGCATAATTTCACCACGAGTCTTTAATTTGGACAAATCTTCATAGTAGAGAACCTTTCGAATGGCTCGCACTGGACCTCGGTCTACGAATTCATAATAGATGCGGTATGATTCCCGCATGTAATTACCCATAGCAATAGTGAAAGGAATAGCTTTGTCAACAGGCTCAATGTTATCTTCTTGACGAACAGTCCATACTTCAGTTTCATATGCAATCACCGCCGAAATCACTGCATCGATTGGCCGTTTTCTTTCCACTGCGATGAATTCATAACCCTCTCTCATCAACCATTCGAAAATAGGACGATGAGCAACGTCATGAGGGAAAACCTTAGTGAAATAATCGTGATGCTGATATTTCATCATCAGCAATAGACGCTCATCACGGCTTTGCTCTAGGCTTTTAAGAGCTTTGTCACTGGTATAATGATTGACTAACTGACCACCCTCCTCAACCAAAATGTTTTCAGACTTCGGTGGGAAGGGCTCGTTGATAGAGTATCGAAAGTGGGGTCGAATGGTAGTATACAGAAGTGATGTTCCGTTTCTTGGTACACCGAAGATCGCTAGTCTCATTCAACTATCCTGTATGGTGGGTCCGGTAGGAATCGAACCTACGACTTCTACCATGTCACGGTAGCACTCTGCCTCTGAGTTACGGACCCTGCTGTACGTTTTGATCTGGTTCCTGTTGTGGACAGCCTTCGTGGCGAAGTCTCCAGGTCTGGTAGATATCGCCTATCAGTATGTATCTAATTGCAGTCAGGACTGGCCGATTTTTGATACGAACCACCGGCCATCCCAATTTGTCCCGGATGATCATCGACGCTGGCTGAATCCGAAGCTAAAGCCATGGTGACCATGACCACCCACCGAGAAACCGAACTGCACGCTGGAACCACGGTGATGTCCATACTTACGGTGCTTGTAATGTCCATACTTACGGTGCTTGTAATGTCCATACCCATGACCGTAGCGGGGCTGATGGAAGCACTCTCGGTAGCACGTATTCGGGCCGTAGTGACCACCGTGATGGTAATGGCGGCTGCCATGTCGCCCACTATGACGAGTCACACCGTACGGGTAGTGATGCTCCACGATAACACGACCGACGTGGTGTGCGCTGGCATCTTTCATAACAACGGCGTAGAGAGAGATGGCGATGAAAATGCCCATCAGCACTCGGAAAGCTATCTTGAAATAGGTGATATTCATGTTCATGCCCTCTAATGTGATTATTTACTTGATGATAGCGGTTTTCTTGAGAGAAGTCAAGAAGTCAATCGAAGAGTTAGACCAAGGGTCACTTCTTGGTAAAATTTGGGGGGACACGACTGCTTTTTAAGGAAGCAAGAAACCTTTTGTGGACCGGGACGGGATCGAACCGACGACCTCTACAATGCCATTGTAGCGCTCTCCCAACTGAGCTACCAGCCCAAATTTGGTGGAGAGTGCGGGATTTGAACCCGCATGACTGCCGTGCAAAGGCAGCATAATCCCAGGTTATATGAACTCCCCAATTACCGAAACCGACCCGCCTCCACACACGCTGCACTAAGGTACTATTCTATGTTGAGGCTACGGAGCGTCTCTATAATATATTTATAGTTCTTTTATCTTTTGTTGTCAAGGTTTCCACGGAATTCTTTCCAGAACCTCTTAGCTACCTGCCACGGGGTTTTCCAGTTCCGGAACCAAAACCAAGGCAATGCCGAATGACCACATCAAAATTAGAATGGTTGCTTCCATCAGAAAATGACCTTGATTTCCACGACTTCCAGGTTCATAGGATTGACTCCCTCAAAGTCGATTGCCACCAAAACCTCATTGGATGAAGCCACTGGCATATTCTCTCCCCGTGGATTTTGCTGTAGTAACTTCAAGAATTCTACGATGTGCTGTTGATTGCCACTGGTCATTGGTGAAAAGCTCATCTCACTTCCACCATCACGAAGAACGAAGGTGCCATCGTCTTGCTTGCTGACGCCGAGAGAAACAAGGTTCCCCGTGGTTGTATTCTTGACACCCCACAGTTTGTGCATCGTCACCCGACTCCAATTGATTGGAGTGAACAAGTGGTTTACAGTCCATGTGAAGACCTCCGAGTCTTCCTGGTGCACCATGGAGAGGAAAGAATCTTTACTCAGCATCGCATCGGAGATATGCTTCTCGTATGCGACCTCAATGGCTCGATGGATATCATCCTTAATCTCATCGTCTGCGGTCTCGTCAAAAAGATTGAGCTTCGGACGAACTGCATCAATGAACTTCTGTACTTCCGGATAGATCATACCATAATTTCCTTAATTCCGTCTTCGATTTTGTGCCGTCATGATACCCTCCTTACGGGAGCAGGTTCAACTGGCCTAGAAGGATCTTCAGATCGTCCTTGTCACCGAAAACGTAACCACAGGTATCCAGCGGAATCAGGTGAGTGACCAGACCATCGGTGATGGGGTAGCTCGGATCATGTGTCACACCAGCCGGGAAGCCCATCTTCTTGGCAGCCTTGTACACCAGCGGAAGCTTGTTGCCGTCGATGTCCAGGGTGATGGTCACACCGAAACCTTGTGGAGTGGAAGTCTGCCACTGCTCGAACATCATGATCATGCGATTGGGATAGTTTGGTTTTTCGGTATCCCGCATGAACTCGAACACGAACTGGTTGGCAGCATGTGCGCCCTGAGCAACCTTCTTGCCAGGGTTCATGCTGTCCAGGTCCGACCGCATCAGGATGTACAGATACGGGTTTGGCTCTTTCATCAAATCCATGGCCGGTCTCCGATGATTTCCTTCATGCGCTCGTACGTGCGAGGAGCTTTGTTGCCCGTTGCCATCTCCTCACGCAGAAGTGTCTCCAGTTCCTGCCAGTTGTCGATGAGGTCGTTCCACACGGGACCGAGTTTTCGCACCTTGTTGAGATGCCGACGAGCCTGGGGTACAGCCTCCAAAAACCAAACACAACGGCGAAGGTCAGCGGGATCCAGCGGAAACAACGGACGCTTAGGGGTGATACCTGCCACTGCGGCAGCCATAGCCGAAGATGATAGACCGGTCTCGCCGTTTGCGAACCAATCGATGATGTCTTTACGCACGGGGAACTCCCTCGTTGAATTACAGAAGCAATGTATAAGGATGGATTACAATTGTCAAGAAGAAAAGTCAGAGATGAACATAAATTCTTCATCCTTCTCTCGAAACAAATTCTTCGATAATGGGAAAAAGCCCCCTTTGCAGTGATCAGAGATCCACTTGGTGGCTTTTTCCTTTATCTTCGGTCTGTTCAAAGCAGAATCAGAAAACACGAATTCCATGTCGTAGGTTTCGGTTCTCTTCCATTTTCCATCTTCCCAAGTCTCGGAGAATTTCTTGAAGATGATAGCAGTGACGAAATCTTTCAAATCTTCGTCTTGTATACTAAGCATGAGTCGATTGGCTTCCAAAGAGGGGTTCTGGTCGTCACGAGAGATGACACCGTTTTCGTACCACATCTTCACCGACATGTTGAAATTGTCCAAAGATACAGCAGGCATGATGCGACTGTATTTCACGTGAGACTGAATCTCACCATCAACGTTCAGAGAAATGTAGGATGGCGCACCCGACATAATAGAAGGAAACCAAATTTCTTCACGACCGGTTTCTAATTCGACCATTCGGATTGGATTTCCTTCGTTCTTGGCCCAGGCTTCTTTGTCATGGTGACTAAGATTATGAATTCCACCAACCGTACGGACGATGAAATTCTCTCTTCCTTCAATCCATTTTATTGGATTATCGAAGAGTTGTGTAACGCTGTCGTCTACATAGACGTTTTTCAGGACTTCTATGGTGCTCATGTCAGCAATAGTAATCACACAACGCTTGATTTACAAGCTCCTAGTATTTACATTGGTCATGGTCATTGTTCTTGTCTCCTGACAAGATTCGGCGGATTTCGCCATAAGCCCCGCTGGGTTCATCCCTTCGGGGCTTAATTTTGTAAATACGTTGTGTAATGACCACAGGAAAACATTACATGGGCGCAACCAAGAAGTTTGAATCAGCGAAGTTTCTGAATCACAAGGTTCAGGTGCGGTGTGACGTTGATCGTCATATCGTTCGTATCATTTGTTCAAAACAAGAGATCGCATCCAGATACTTGGCTAGATTGATTGTCGAAAAGAAGATTGGCTCAGTGGATACTGTCATCTACAGCGCAGCAAAAAATTCCAGGGTTGTGGCTCTTCTTCGTGGGGAAAGCCTCAACCGCTTCCTACGTGCTGGACAAAAGCACCCTCTTCCGAAGCCAAAGAAAAAGTTTTCAGAACTGGCAGACGGTTCTGCTTAAACCATCTTATCCAAATCTATAACTTCTCGCTCGTTAGGATCTCTCTTTTCAGGAGGTTTGGGCCATGGAAGCTCATATACTTCTGGATGCTCTCGTCCTTCCAAAGAATTCTGAAACGGGAATTTCAACATCATACCCTGTATATCACCCAGCGCAGTAGCACGTTGACCACGTTGCAACTTCTCAGCCATCTCTTGATTCCAAGGAAACTGATAGTACCTCGGTACAATGATGCCTTCATACATCAACAGAAGATAGATAGCTTTACCTTCTTGTAGAAATTGTGCCAAGATTGTAGCGTCCTCAACGTCGGGACGCTCCCAGGTTAGAATGTCCACCGGTTTTGGTCTACTTAATAGTTCTCCCATGGCGACATACCCGACACCTAGTGCCACCATGAAGAAAACCGAAATGATTGAACGTCGGAGTGGAAACTTATCGAATATTCCAAGTATCGACACCAAGAACACTGCAATGCCTAATGATGCAAACAGTGTGTATAGCGTCATATCGGTTCGTTCGCTGAATAACGTTAATGTTTCAATTTCCATATTTATCACCAGTTCTGATAGACTTGAATACGGTTGAGAAACTATCCTTCACAAGATTTCTGTTATCATCAATCTTGAACCGTATTGCTGTAACTTCTTCGGTTACATGATTTAGTGTAACGATCTTACTTAACACCTTGATCGAAGAAGATGTAGATGATTCGGTGTCATCCTTCCTCATAGTGATCAAAACCTTCACAGGCACCGATGTTGCGCCATGAGCGTTACTAAACCAATGGAGATTGATAATGTATTCTCCCGGCGGAATGCCACGAGAGAATGAAACCTCGTAGTTCATTTCAGATAGGTCGGCGTAATTACCCAGGTCATCACGAACTAGGTTGAACACTACACCCGTGAGGTTTGAATATCCTACTGGAGTATCACCAGGAGCTTTGGACCATAGATCAATGTCTACGTTTAGGTCTTGTGGCCAAATGATCTCAACTCGAATATTACCACGAGACCGCTCTTTCTCAGCGTCGTTCTCTTTTGGTGGGTTGATGTGGAAGATCAGAATGAGCAATGCCACCATGACACCACCCAAAGCGCCCAAAATCAAATCTCGAAATAGGGTATTGGTGGTGCGTTCGTCACCAAAAGATCCGCTGAACCAGGAATTGTCCAGCATGATGTTATCCTCCGAGTACCTTGGAGTACAAGTATGCGTTGCCTTGCATTAAAATGTAATGATTGGTTCGAAGCCACAAGTTCACTACGCCACCAACCAGAGTAGTATGGAATGCTACGGATAGTCCTTTCAGGAGACCACCCACTACCGCACCAGCATTCGCTGCGTTGGAGATGTCTTCCGGATTGACATGCGAAAATCCGAAAATCAGTCCCACAACCGTGCCCATGACACCTACTGCCAAAGCAGCGGTTGCGAAGAAGTCGATGAAAGATGCGTTGCTTATGAGTTCGGTCTTGAGAGCATCACGAGATTCTGAACGGTCGGAACCTTCTCGGTTTGACGCTTTGAGATATGCTTCTCGGATACTATCCGAAATCCTGAAGAAATTACGAAGCTGAACTGCTCGGTAAGCGCTTACAGCTAGAACAAGAAGAAAACTAACTGCAATACCATGGGAGATATAGGTGATGTCCTTCTCGAAGATATACGGGATCCACCCTTGGTGCCAAGCCGCTGCCACCAGCGAAGTCCAAAGTGTGTTAACGATAACCCATTTCGAGAGAATGGCGTCATTACCACGGGTTGATAACATGCTGAGTTACCTCTTTTAGCGTTTCGTATCCTAATATATAGGTAGTGGCAACATAAACGTCAACAGGCAATTTCCTCAATTCATGCCACTGAACCATTTTTTCCACAGTGGGTATTCGTATCCGTACCCCCATCTCCATCCGAACGGGTAGAATGGGCTCCCACCAAATCGAACACCGTGATACATCAAGTACGCCCAAATTGGATAACCATTGTCCTTCACGCACTTATAGAGATCTAGATCTGCTTGAACCCGATCTGCCCAAGTTCCTCCTCTCCAGTATTTACGGTCGTGCTCAACACAACAACCATGCCAGGGAAGATCGGTCTTTGTAAAAGGCTTGACGAATGTCTGCCAGAACCAAGACATACCACCTGAGCATCCATCCGTAGTGAACGAAATCGGTGGGGTTCTGTTGTCTCGGGGCTTGTAATACTCTCTCATGAAGGTATTCACTGAAATAGATTGGAGCGGGATGCGGGACTCGAACCCGCCTCTTCAGCTTGGAAGGCTGAGGCACAACCTCTATACCAATCCCGCATTTGGGGGCAACTGATGCCCCCGACTCGCTTAGTTGAGCGATCCTGGTGCCTCGCCACCAAGGCTATCTGGTCCCGGTAGGAATCCAGAAAAACCTAGTACGGCTAGAAGCACAACAACGGCTAGTGCGCCGTATAGAATCCACTTTTTGTCAAAACCCATGATTTTTTCCTCCATTATTGGGAACGATTTCCCCTATATTTATAGGGGATAAAACATGAGTCAAGACAATGTAACAAATTTGGTGCTACCGGTGAGATTCGAACTCACGACCTCTTCATTACCAATGAAGTACTCTGCCAACTGAGCTACGGCAGCATTTTGCGCCCTTGACAGGAGTCGAACCTGTAACCTTTCGGGTAGGAGCCGAGTGCTCTGTCCAGTTGAGCTACAAGGGCATAAAACCTTATTTATAGAACCATCACTTGGATTTGTCAAGTATTACCAAACGTCTCTTATGCATCGGGTCAGGGCAAACATAACTCAGTTCTACTAATGCTTTGAACCCCTGGGCAGTGAGATCGTTTTCCAATCTTCTGTTGCTCTCTATGGATTTCCCCTTGCGATACTCGAAAACAACTCTAGTGCTTTGCAACGCCATATCAAGTAAGACATCGTATCCGGTACGAATGGAGCATCCCAGGATGACTAACCCGATTGTTTCGCCTTGTCCCTTGCAACGTGCCAGTTCTTCTAGACCGACATCATCATGCCTACCACAAACCGCTCGTTGTTCATCACCCATTTTAGGGAAAGGTATTAACGTGTATTCTCCTTTCATTCCAGGTAGCTTAGAATCATCACGGTATCGTAAGTCTACCGTAACATAGCTCATGGGTCTTTTAGAAAACTCTAAAAGATAAGGGGCAATTGGCAAATCACCACCACCAATCTCTATTACATGATCACAATCATGTACGTACCTGGATGCTAACACTTGACGAAGAAGTAGGGTGGAGCTTTTCAGGTGACTAGTTGAAATATAACTGCTAAGAGCTTGGGGATTCTGATTCATGGATTGCCATCAAGGTTGCGTTAACTTGATCTATGAGACTGGCTGTGCAACGAGCAATGTCATCGCCCTCCTCCAGTTCCACGGTGATTTCGGCGTGCGGACGGTCACTCTCGTAGTTGCCGAGATTGATCGTCATCGTTCGTCCTACTGTTAGAGTCTTCGGTTTCATCTTCCAAATATAGGTAGTTTCGAAATTTCAGTCAAGGTATTGCACTCGAAGACATTCTTTTCATGCCATTCCGACCGTTTCTCAAACCATTCCTTTGCCTTTTCACAAGACTGAAGCTCAGTGAATAGATGAACTCCACATCGGGTCTCCTGCGTCTCCTCATAGTAAACACAGATACGCCAAATATGTGGGTTTGGATCTCTTGCGACTGCCGGAAATGACAGACTAGCGGTCACTATAAACCCAACGATGGAACGCTTGAACGATTTCAACTTGATTTACCGCATCGTCAACTGGATGGTGAACTGTACCCTTAAATGTTTTCTTCTTAGCTTCCGGCATCAAATTCTTGATTGTTCTCACATCCATTTCAACCCATGGAGAAAAAGGCCATTTGGAGCCAACTTCCTTACAGGCGTTTCTCAGTATGATGACATCAAATGATGGACTGTTTGCCCACACCCTCTTTGCCTTCATCTGCTTGCACCACTTATAGAAGTCGTCAAGAGCAGCCTTCAATTCTACTGGCTCTGGATCAAACAACGATGCTTTAGCATCATCCCCTTGCTTCTCCCACCACGATACTGTGGACTCTGAGAAGGTGCCATAGGTCAAGGCAGACTCGAATGTAATGTTCTGATGGAAGGGAGCATCAATCGTTCCCTCTTCATCAATATTGAATAACACCGAACCGATACTAAGCACCGCTGAAGTGGGCTCAGTATCGAGTGTTTCGATGTCTACCATGCAATCCATCAGTCCGAATCCGGATGCCCGAATGAATGACGCCATCCTTCAGTGCCGAAGATATCCTCCATCTCGTATTCGTCCAGTTTCATTTCCAAAGCATCCAGGTGTCCAAAAACACTCATGATTTCATCGGTAGTGGCATGACCCACCGATGCCTTGCCACGGATGATGTTGAGTTCCTTGTCGCTTAGAAGTTTCATATGATGTTGTCTTATAGTAGTTAAAGGTGCTTTACGATATCTATAGCCGGGATTCTGTCAAGAGCTATCATTCATCTTGGGGTATGCTTTTCAGCACCCCTCTTCGCCCCCTACCCGCCCCTCGTCGTGCCGAGTCATCAGAGCTGTCTGGAGTTGCACCGACCAGAGTTTGCTTCCGCAACATGTCGCCATGCTACGTGTGGTCTCTTACACCACCGTTCCACCTATTGCCTGTGCTCAACCTACCCGAAGGGTGAGCCATCGGCTGTCTGTCTCTATGGCACTTGTCCTCAGCATTACGCCGGGTGGGATTTCCCCACTGGTCTGCACTATGGTGTCCCGAACTTCCTCTCTCCCAATAAAATGGGCCGAGCGATAGCTTGAATACCTGCACATACTTAATATAGCTTACTTCGGCATGTAAGGCAAGATGCTTAGAAACATTATGCCAGCCAACATACCAATCATTACGATCAACGCAATAATTGGCGGTAGGATCTTCATGAAAATCACGTCCTTGATTTGTGCAATACTAGTCATTTCTATTACCTCGATTGTTTAGATTACCGCAATATATATTGCACTGCACCATTCGTCAAGGATACCTGTATTACAGTGATTTTACCGTGAGATTTCCTCAAGTTCATATGAGAAAATTTCATCAGCGATACGATCCTTATGGGTAGGAATCCCGAGTAGTTTTTCGCCATGGCATATATAGCAGCGGGGCTTACCACAGCCTCCACGTTTTTGACCCTTACGAAACCGATTAGGCTGCTGTTCGCAGACGCAACCAGTATCCTCGTTTCCATGTATGATATGATTATGTTCACGCCATGTGCGGAGCGCACGGGCACGTTCGAGAGATGCTCGACGCATGATACTTCTCCTTTGTTGGCGGCTACCGCCCCGAAGAGTGGTAGCCTAACTAGTCTTTCGTATCATGGTTCTGGATGTCCTCTGTTGTAGGTTGGATTACGTTGCCCAGCACGTCCAAGGTCTACCTCTGGATCGTATCTTGGGCTCTCTTCGCCACCCGGCATGAATTCCGGATGATCTACTTCTTTCAAGTCGTCATCATCCTCCAAATCGGATAGCGATAACTCGTCATCATCAATTGTATCAGACAAATCGTCCATATTTAACATCGTTGGATCTTCACCAACGTGGTCAACCTCAGATGGGGAACCGTTATTGTCAAGTTCCATGCGATGTAGAAGCTCACCGAATTCCTCTGGCTTGAACTCTTTATCCTCTTCCTCTTGCGGAACTCCCTCGTGACCACCTACAGTTAGGTAGTCTGGCATGGTGTCTGCCTGTTGGGCGTTCGGATCGCCAACAGGGCGACCACCCCAATCCTCCAATACGTCATCCAGGCTTTCCCAAGAGTCTCTGTACGGGTTGGGGTCAATGGATGGACCGGTATCCTCAATCATCTCTCTGAAGCTTCTACGGTTCTTCTGAGTACGTACACGGGCTTGTGCCTTGTCAGCGGAGTTCAGCACTTCCATAGGAATACCGGGCTCACCGGTATACGGAAAATAGTGTTGAGCCTTGGGGTCTTTCTCCGATGCAGAAACTACATCACCAAACCCTTCTTCACCAAAGGCATCCTGCCACGGGTCCACGATGGTCATATCTGGCATCACTAGCCAGATATGACCATCCTCAATTCGACCGTTACGTGTTACAAAGAACCCGGAAGTTACTGTCGAGTCCTGAAAATCAGGAAGTCGAGACAGAGTTTGCACAAGATCCTTGCATGTGCCATCTTCTGCACGAACGCAGTCACGGAGCAATTCAATTAAGCGACGGGTCTTGGATGCTAGTTTCATGCATGTATTTAGATACCCATGACTGGCACAGTCTCCTTAAAGGACACCATCCTTTCGATTGGTGTCCTCGCACGTTCTGCTTGCTCATCGGTAATGTAGTCAATTGGAACACCAGACTTTCCGTTGATGGCATCCTGAACCTTCTGCATCGTGTTGAGCTTCATGTACGGACACGTTACACAACGACATCCTAAGAACTCTGGTACCTGGGAAATCTTCAGGTCTGGACGCTCTTCCTTCATGATTTCCAGAAGCTCGTATTCCGTTGCCACAAAGATCGTTGCATCGGATGGACCATCATACATTTTGACCCATTCAAGCATGCCCTTGGTGGATGCGATGAAGTCCGACTCGTCCAAGATAGCCATTGGACTTTCTGGGTGAGCAATCAAGAATCGATTTGGATGTTGCTCGAATCGTTCTTGTAACATCTCGATATCAAATCGGTCATGGACCTCACAGACAGCAAACCAGATAGGCATATCGATATCAAGTTTACGTCTGTAGTATGCTCCCATGTTTCGGTCAGGTGAAAACATCACCTTTTTACCCTCGTTGAGTAAGCTTGTAATAATTGGTTCCACGTTACGTGAGGTCACGATCCAGTCCGCCATAGCCTTCTGAGCTACGCTGGAATTGATGTACATCACATGGGTGTGGTCCGAATGTTCATCCCTCCATCTCTGGAGATCGTTGGTATCGGTCTGTTCGACCAAGGAACAGGTAGATCCCCAATCTGGTAGGATGACTTCGGATTCCGGGTTGAGCACCTTAGCTGTTTCAGCCATGAAGCGAACACCAGCAAACACAATGCGGTCTGCTTTCTCTTCTTGTGCTACTCGGGCTAGTTCCAGGCTATCGCCCGTGTGGTCAGCGATACGCTGTACTTCGATGGGAGCGTAATAATGGGCTAAGATTAATGTACCCATTGGAAATCCTCCAATGTTGTGATTGCCAAAGGTCTATCCCTTGGTCTTACACTATATTTAGGGATCTCGGGGTAAATGTCAAGAAGTGGCGGAAGGGGTGGGATTCGAACCCACAAAGCCATTGCTGGCTCAAACTGCTTTCGAGGCAGCGCCGGTCGCCAATCCGGTAGCCTTTCCTTATAGACTACTTACAGTGTGGTAACCCCTGCCCATAGAAGAATGCACACGACTAGTAGGGCGAGTTCTGCTACCAATCTAGGATGAATGTTCATGTTTCGATTCCTTCGTAGTCTGCATGTTGATCGTCATAGTCGATGATAACCTGGATCTTGGCTTTTCTGTACTTAGCAACGACTGTACCATCGACCGATGGCTCATTATTCGTGATGATAAACATGTAAGCGTCGTCATCGCCACGGAATCGATAGGATACTCTACCATTACACAAGATCTCGTGCAAGGTTCCTTCGGAGGTAATTTCGAATGAGGATTTCATTCAACCAATGTAGGTCTTACATTGGCATAGGTCCAGGGTAGTAATCGTCATCCTCCCTAACTTCACGCCAGAACTTCTTGTGATAAATGGGATTGGATTCTGTTCTTCGAGGACGATTGGACAGAGTCGTTAGAACAACGACAAATATGAAAAAGGCGAGGACTAGTACTAATTCCATTTTGAGGCCGGAGTCGGATTTGAACCGACGTTGACATGGCTTTGCAGGCCACCGCATAACCAGACTCTGCCACCCGGCCCAAGAGTCTTCCTATGTATATATAGCAACTGGACATTAAGAAGTCAAGGACGGAAACCAAATGAGGGCTTCACCCCTGATGACAACATCACCATCGCTGTTCTTGCATACAGTAAAGAAATCCACGGTGGCTTTCTTCTTTCCATATCCCTGAACGATTGCGGTTGCCGTGATAATATCACCAATGTATACCGGCTTCATGAACTCCAGAGATTGCTTGAGATACACGGCACCCTCGATGTTACCGAAAATTGCAGAGATGAAAGAAGCTGACAGCATCCCATGAGCAATGCGTTTGCCAAACATGGTTTTAGCTGCGAAAGACTCAACGAAGTGGAGAGGATTCTGGTCAGTGCTAATGTACCCGAAGGCATCTACTCTGTCTGGGGTCACGGCAACTGTGACTGGTGGTAGTTTCTTTTCCAGCGGAAAAACATCAGATATCGATTCCTGCACGACGCTTAATGTCGGTGATTTCTGATTCGAAGTCATTATCTACCTCTGGCTGTACAGCCTTTCTTGGTGTTACTCTATTCGCTTTTGGTGCTGCATGCTTTTTAGTTTTTGATGCAGACTTGCGTGGTGCAGGCTTTGCCTTCGGTCGTTTTGGCTCTCCGTCACCAGCTAACTTAGACCCTGATGCAGCGATTGTCCAGTAAATGCCTCCCTTTCTACCCATGATCACTTCAACACTATTGAAGTAACGTTTGGCTTCACGTATTAGAGCTTCAGCAGTGTATGACTTTTGAAAAGTTTTAGAAGAAGTGATCACGCCATCCTTGTACTTCTTACCACGGATGCTCTTGTCTCCAGTGCTGCGGACTGTGATGTAGGCGGTACCACCCGTGGCACGAGCGATATCTTCCCAGGCATTCTTGCGAATGTCAGGTGGAAGGACGTTAAGGACATAGTTGCTGATTACCACATCATAGCGATCATCGAAGACTGTACGGTCAGGGGCGTAATTTGGATCGTATTCGGCGTATGCTGCGGCAGCAGAAGCTAGAGCTTGTGCATCATCATCTGCACGACCACGACCGTGATGTAGGACTGTAGCATCCGGAGGAATACGACCACCAGAGATGAGTTCTCTGGTAGGAACAGACACTGCTCGGCGTGACATCGCTGTCTTGGCAGCAATGGTGCCATAATCTGGCTTCTCTTTAGGCATCTACAAACTCTCGTGGTATTAAAATATTTACTCAGTTACAGGAGGTAGATGACCCTGCTTGTAATCCTCCTCGGAAATAATTCGATAGTGTGCGTAATCCTCTACTGCAATGTATTCTTCCGCACCATCATCAAATCTAACAACGAAGCATGCACGACCGCTAATGTTCAAAGGAGTTGCATACATTACATTGATGATTTTCGCTGCTTCTCCAGCACGAAAGGAATACTGGAGGATGCCCACGATGTAGGCATCCTCCAGTTGAAGTCCGCTTGCCGTTTGGTATTTCATCGAAGGTGAAACTTCATCCACGGATCGGCATCCTTGGATACCATATCGGAGGGCTGAAGAGTTTCCATCCGGCGGTTATTCCTGGCCTCGGAATGATGACGTAACAACCAGACAGCTTCCTCCTCCGTCATTTCCAGGTCGGAAACATGAATGCTGCTCAGCGTATCCGCCAGAAAGTCATGTTTCGGATTTGGGGGAAGACACTCCCGGTGCATGAGGATGCGGTCACCCATCAGGCGTGCATCACCCGCTTCCACGAGATGGGTCGCCCCGGCCTCGGCAATGACTCGCTGCTTCTCCTCCCAGTTTCTCGTGGCTTTGAGTAGAATACGATCTCGCTCCAGTTGCTCCTGAAGGTCATTGTATCGCTTGCGAGCCTTGGGGCTGAGGGCCAGACGAACTCGAAGAATCATTTTCTGTACAAGTTTCATGGTGATGATCTTCCTTGTGCTCAAGTGTTGACGTTACGCTCACGAAGCACGTAGTTCGTGGCGATGTGATGATTGATTGCCTGTTCGTGAGTGCCGACGATTTCGTAGAAACTCGGGCAGCTCAGATCCCAGATTTTGGTGGTGGGCACGATGAGCTTCTCGTCGGTCTCCCGCAACATCCGAGGATGGGAGAGTTTACGATTCCGAAGCGACTCACGGTATGCCATCAAATCCAGAGTGCTGCGATGGCGCAGAGCACTTACGATTCTTGCGACACCGGACTCATAATCCTGTTGATTGGTCATCTTGCCCCCCATCAAGTCTGATTAACGTTAGAACTAGCCTACCAGACCTATAGTTTTAGTCAAGAACACAAAATGATGCATGGTTCATAGTTTGTAAGTATTATCATGATTTGAATGAGAATAGAAAGATCAACTCACAGATTAAGAAGATTCAGAGAGTGCTTTCCACTGATCTTTGAAGATGCTCATAGTTGTTCTTGAACATCTCAGACGACCTCGAACATGGGGGCGTTGGCCTCGGCCACGACCTGATTGGTGAACTGATTCACGATGAGAACTCGGTTGACGTGGACGATCACATCTCCGGGATAGCGTGGTCCGTTGACGCCACCCGGCTGGAAGCTTGCGTTGAGAAGTTGCCGATACTTCTCGGCGTTCTCAGCCGTGGGGCGACCCATGGTGCGGCAGTTCCAACACGCTGGGGTCAAGTAAGTCTTGGCGTTGGTGCGGAACTCGACACGGTACTTCGGAGTGGTGACTCGGCCCATCGTGGTATCTCCTCAATTGATGAAAATATTATATATTAGTTCGTACAGAAAGTCTGTGATCTACGTCTCAGTTTCCGTCAGAATAGTAAACCCACAGTCTTCGATCTTCCCGGCGACAGGACTGGAGCGCCGCCAGTCTATTGTATTCCTCCAGAGCTTGATAGAAAGCCAGGGCCGACTGGAATTCACCCATTTTTTCGTGGACGGTTCCAGTCGGTACATGGAGAGCTTTGAACTTGTAGACGGTCATGCGTCCTTCCACTCCTCATTCACAGTCTTGGGCGGGCAGTACAACTCACGCTCGATAACTGGCCTGCCGAATTTCCGGATGCTCTTAAGATCGCTAAGCATCGTGTAACCCCACTCGTAGCCGTGGCCGATATCGGCAGCACCATAGAGGAGCCAGTCGCCGTCCTCTTGCTTCTCGGCCTCCACGATCAACCACTTGCTGACGCCGTAGAGATCGAAGAACTTGACGATGACCGGTGCATCCTTGCCCATCCCATCGGTCGTTCCGATAGGGGTCTTCTCCAGCTTCTTCTCGATTTCCTTGGTGATGAGCTTCATGATGTTTTTCTCAGCGCAGATAAGCCACACCGTACTTGCCCATGCAGCCGAGCCCGTTGTCGTTGTTGAAGATGTTGCCACGAGCATGCTTGGCGGGAGCCTTGTAGCTGGCAGGCTTGAGCACGTCGCCGTTGGTAGTGTCGATGAAAGCCCAGGCGCTGCCGTGCTCCTGACCGTGCTGCCTCTTGACGATGCGGATGTAGCGGCGACCGGGCTGGGGCACCAGCTTGCCGTCGTTCGCCTCCACGATCTCCCGGCAGCGGGTCAGGAAGGTTTCCAAGGCGATGTCGAACTCGGGGGTGGTCTTGGCCATGTGAATTTCCTGGGATTGCCTCAACTGATGGAAGTAGTATACTCTACTCCAACTTATTCCTCAAGAACTTTCTCGTGGAATGTGGCCTAAATCACGGGGTTTGTTTGAATTCGATGATTGTCACCTTTCTCCCACCGTACTGCCTCGTGAGACGGGATTTCAAATCCTTGCGGGTGGTCCCTATCCAGTCCATGAAGGTTTGGGTGATGGGGTCACCGGGGACACCTTCGACCGTGAAGGTGACCATGAACCGTTTTGTGCTGTTTCGCATTACGCTATCCGATTTACCCGCTCTGCGAACCACTTCGTGAATGCGGTCATGTGAATTTCCTGGGATTGCCTCAACTGATGGAAGTAATATACAGAGGTACCTAATCTCGTCAAGAGATTCCGATCAGTTTTGTGACACAAAACACACCGAGTCCCGTGACGGCTCCGATGATGGAAATGATCCCTACCCACATCCACCCACACTGAAACCAGTAGAAATCCCCTCGATGATGTTGCATCATTCCGAAAATCCCGAACCCCAGGCTCACTAAGGTCGGGATAAGGATGCTCACTTCGCATCCGGGAGAGGACGAGGCTCCCAGGTAGCGACCATCTTGAGGTTAACGATAGCAGCGGTGTGTAGGTCGATCATGCGGTGTCTCCAGCATTGCCTCAACTGATGGGGGTGTTCGCAGAACACCCCCATCATGTACGTGACCACATCACATTTCAGTTGAATTCCGTGGCATTGCCCTTCCGCAGCAGGTAGTCCGGGCTGATCATCTTGAGAGTCACCCGACCCAGCACGAAATCGTTTCGTTCTTTAACCGGAGTAATCACGATACCCTCCCGAATGTTGGCTCCGGTGATGGTATCCTTTCCGTCACGAAAGCTCTTGGCAGTATCCATGCTGAACGGACCATGGTACAGGACCGGTACCGTGGAAACCTCTAGCCAGGAGCACGTCTGCTTGAACTCCACGTGATCGAGGTATTGACCCTGACCCGGCTTGCCGACGTAGATGCCGAACACCAGAAAACTCTTCTCCTTCAGACCGTAGTGCAGATCTTGTACACCAGGACCGAAGGTCTCACCCAGGATGAACACGGGCTCGCCACGACGAACGGCCATGTCCATCACCTTGTTCCATCTACCAGTATCCAGCATGTACTGCTTGAACATCCGAACGTACAGGTTCTTGTCATTGGCGTCGTTCCACTTGAATGCCAAACCCTGCTCGCTCAGACCCTTAGAGTTGATGATGGTGCCACCGTGAAGAAGTTCCTCGTGATCCAGGTCCGGATCGAAGCCAAAGCACGTCCAGGTGCCGTGAAGCTTCTCGGTGATCACGACCTCCTCGCCCGAAACCAGAACCTCGTTGTGCTTCTGGATGTTCTCGATGTCGAACTTCAGAGTGTGGCCGAAGATGTTGCAGACCTCACCAGCCATGTGCGTCGGAATGGGAGGCTCCCACTTGGTGATGCCAAGCACGTCTCCCACGTCCACGTCGATGCAACGAGACTTGATGGTCTCGATGTCCACGTCGTTCCAGTCATACAGCAGGTAGCTTTCGCCGTCGCTCAGATCGACACGAGGCAGACCGACAGTCTCTCCCTGAGACAGATCTGGGTCATCCCAAGACACCGGGTACAACAGACCCTGACTCACGACGCCACGCAGCTTGACAGCCTTGACACGATTGCCTTCTTTGCCTGCCAGCTTGCCTTTGCCTTTCTCCTCATCCCACAGACCCATGCGCTTCAGCAGCCACTCGGGCATGACCGCAGCCTCGGGGATGTACACGGCGATATCACCAGCCTTGTACTCACCGATGCGGGTGATGCAATCGAAGTCACGCACCTTGGCGATCTCCAAGGCGTCGGCATTGGGATGGTCCTCGATGGCGTCGATACGGACGACTGGAACTGAAAATGTGGCCATGACTCTAGCTCTCCAAAAATATCAGGGAGTATATAGTATCACACAGAACGGTCGTTTGTCCAGTGTCAATTTCGGATGTTTCCATCCTTTTGGTGGGATCAATGGCGTGGAGCCCCAGACAGGATTCGAACCCGCATGTGTCCAATTACCCTTTCATCGGGGTAGAAACCCGAGGGGATACAGGGGCAGAGAATTTGGTACACCGTGCCGGATTCGAACCGGCGTCTTCCTGCTTGAAAGGCAGGCATCCTAGGCCACTAGACGAACGGTGCATTGGCACTCCGTGTGGGATTCGAACCCACGACCTTCACCTTGAGAGGGTGACGACCTAAACCAGACTAGTCCAACGGAGCGTTGCGTACAGTATATTTATATCGACTCGACTCGAAAGTCAAGAGAAACCGGTTGGTCAACACTCGATGCGACGGTCAGCCACAACCCGGTGGAGCCTACCCATGACTGGTGAGGTTAATACCCACCAGATCCCGGTCTTCACATCCAATTAAGGATGAGCGTGCTATTAGTTCCAGGCGAAAGGAACAGGCTTCTACCAACCTTCGGTGTGGGCATCCGCAAGGGAGTCGCCTCCCACAACACAAGTATCTTATCAAATTCACGATCCAATGTCAAGCTTTTTCTTGAGGAATTTGATGTTTGACAGCCGGATCGGGTAGCCATATATTTCAGACACCACATAGGAGGCATTTCGATGGCTAAATTTGACAATACCGATAAGGTGAAATTGAATAAGGCGGAAGATCCGGTTTATCGCATGCAAGAATATCATCTGGATATTCAAAACAACCACATCTATCTGTTCGGTGATCACAATCTGGCCGGAACTGATGCTTATGGAGATGCTGAACCCGGTGTCAATTTCACGATGGCCAATCGCTTTGTTTTGAATATGCATCTGTGTATGAAGACCTCTCAAAGTCCAGTCGTGATCCACATGAAGACCAACGGTGGAGATTGGATCGAAGGCATGGCCATGTTCGATATGCTCATCTCCTATCCTCATGATACCACGATCCTGAACTATTCTCACGCCCGGTCGATGTCTTCCATCATTTTCCAGGCTGTGACTAAGAGAGTCATGATGCCCAATTCGCACTTCATGTTTCATGAGGGAACCTATGGGGATGAAGGAAACATGCGTACTGTCATGTCCGGGATGGAGTTCTACAAAGATACTAACCGCCTGATGTTGGAAATCTATGTCCGTCGCATGAAGCAAGGTGGAAAGTTCTCCAAGAAAAAATCAGAATGGATTGCTGACATGCTCATGGAACAGATGCGCCGAAAAGACGATGTATTTCTGACTGCCAAGGAAACAGTGGATTGGGGATTGGCTGATGAGATCTTTGATGGCGACTGGACCGGACTTACCAAATACACCAAGGCCCAGAGTGAAAACGCAGTGGAGTTCTCCAGCAACTTCTTAGACTAAATACCTGTGTGGTCATAGAGCCACGGCAAATAACAAGAAAAAGGCCCATGCAGGTAGACATGCATTATTACGGTACGTATTGTTTATCACGTATCGCTGGGATCAATGCTGAAACTTCACACATCATAGCGTACTCGACCCAGTACGTTGATGATAATACCGCTCGTGAAATCGGTGATCACGAGGATGGCGGAAAAATAGTCGCTATCCCGACCGCTCATCACCCTGGCAATCTAAGAAATAGAGATGAGGATGACCAACGTTTCATCTGGGTTCCATTTCATTTCATTCCAGGTAATCAGGGCGAAGCGTGGACCGAACGTCTCCTCTGTAGAAAGAATTCTCTTATCGCACAAGAGATGATACAAAACAGTATCAACTGCCAAGCTGACTACCATGCAGAATTGATGGGCATCAGTCTTCATACATTCCAGGATACCTTCGCTCATTATAGATTCTCTGGAGTGTCTTCCCGTCGAAATCGTGTTCGTGGAGATTCCTTCAAGCTAAGACAATCAGAAGAAGTAGTACGTATGGCTTTGGGTCGTACTATTTCAGAATGGTTCAACGAATACGGCTACCAAGGTGGTCTGCTGTCTAATATTCGTTCCGTGATTAGTGGTGTCAGTGAAATCTATAGTGGAGCACTAGGCCACGGTGGAGTATCTACGTATCCCGATATCCCATTCTTGGAGTGGAGCTATATTCCAGAATATCCAAAGAATGCAGAACGCATTTGGAGAAATAATCCACAGACATACATGCAAGCGTGTGAGACAGTTTACGACAAGCTAGTTGAATATGTAGATGTTCATCCCGAGGTTTATGATCGCAAGAGCAAGATGCGGTTCTTGGGACACAAGCAGCGCATCGAGAGGATCTTGGCTACCGTGGGTAACAAAAAAACCAGAGCCGAAGCCTGGAAGAAAGCAGCACGTAGGTTCGAATTTGGGTTTCAGGATGGAATGCCAGAGTATAATTCAGTTCACTGGCATAAGCAGTGGAACAACTTCAAGAATATGAAGACCAGTTCCGATATTCTAAACTTACCGGTCTACCGATTCATGAAAGCAGCCAGCTACTATCGTCATTACGTCCTGCGAGAGCTACTGCCCTCGCACGGACTGGTTGTGGTTTAATCCTTTCTGAGAATAGAAGCGATGTCACGATTTGCCGGTTGACGAGCCGCAGCACCGATTAGGAGATCCAGATAATCCCCACGAGTGGCATTGTTCTGAAGCATGCGCCTCCAGGCAGCCGTGGCGGCGCACAGATCGTAGCCGAATCGACGGTAGACCATAAGCGCCATGTCCTGGCTGTCCTCAAGGGTGAATGTCTCCTCAGCGGTCGTTGTCACGTTCATAACGGGTTCTCCTTGAGGAACTTGTGTGCCTCATCCTCGGTCATGCCTGCGATGAATTCACCACCCCAAGCGATCCACTTGATCAAACCATTCCCAACACCAAACTTGTTGCAATCGTCCAAACCACAAATGGCGTAGATCGCTGAGTACCGCTTCAGTAAAAATGAAATATCCAGCGCAAGACCGAAATTGTAGTTGTTCGGTACATTGACGGGCTGCTTCTGACCCTCACGGTTGAAGACGAAAGTATCACCAAACGCATAGAAATTCGTCACACCAGTGATAATGCGAGTCCGTCCGTTGGCGATGGTGAATACTAGAATCATACTGACATCCTATCAAGATATCTTCTTTTTATCAAGAATTTTCTTTCAGAAAAGCAGCGAACTTTGCGTAAGCTGCATCCAGACTCTCTTGGCTGCCATCTACTTCCTCAGCGAATGGGCTCGACCAGAAGTCATGGTTGACGGGCTTCTCCGTGAAGCACTTCCGCTGCTTCTCGACCATGCCCTCGTACTTCGGCTGGACGATGGTCACGTTGGGACCGTTGGAGTGCATGATGTGGTTTCGAACATAGCGTTCGGTGTAAACCTCACCGGGCTTCACGCCGAGATGATTGGTGACCGAGAGCACCTTGTAGTTGCCTTTGCTATCGGGTCCAGCCAGTTTGGTTGTCTTTGTTGCCATTAGGTCTTACCTCCGAATTTGGCATTGATTGGAGCAGAGTTGAGGGATCGAGCCTCCAGCGGCCACCTGTTCCCAGGTGCGGCACCCTGCAATTCAAGTCGTCGGGCTGCCCGGACTCACACCGGCTGTCAGGTTGGCCGCTCTTGGCCCGACTTGTCTCAAACCGCTGTCTTTCCAGCCTGTCACCGACACTGTATGGCTAGTCGGACTCCATTACATTCGATGTCTCTTCCCAAGGCTCGCTAACACCCGGTTATGATTTCCCGGTCATCCCATGGGCGAATCCAGAAACAAAAGACCGTGTTCAAAGGGCAGTTTTTTCGTCAGGCGACTTGCCGAGGTCGCCCGGAAACGATGTACGTCTCCGATTGTAAGTCGGTGGCAGAGGTTCGACTACGTTGGCGTACAGTTATTCGCCATTTTCCCCGTGCTGTATCACGGTACCGTCTCAGTCGAAGATGCCACCGAATTCAAAAATTCGGAGAGCCTTTTATTCGTCAGGCGACGTGCTCAGGTCGCCGGGTAGGTCCGTAGAGCCACCCAAATGTCGAGGGGGTCTTTGAATGGCGACGTTACCCCAGGTCGCCGGGTGCGTGTATTATTCGAACGCAACCCTATTAATCCCTGTGAATCCGTGGTTCTTTGTATAGTATTCTCTGCTATGGTGTGTACTATACTCTCCTCTATCCCGTTTGTCAAGTGTTTTCAGGCGGTGATCTGGTCATTCGGGAAGAGCACTTTGTAGTAGCGTCGCTTCGGCTCCTTGTTGCCCTCGATCTCGTTGCCCTCGTCGTCGTAGCGGACCAGTTTGCCGTCGTTCGTGTAGTCCAGAAAGTCCTTGCAGGCGAGCGGCTCGTAACGGCACTGCATGAAGTTCTCGCACGTGTCGCACGGCGACTCCTCCTCCAGAATTGCGTAAGCGTCCTTGTACATCTCTATCTCCTCATGGTTGTTGGGTCGATGGATGTATCCTACACTATTCTTCAGGAAATGTCTGTGAACTGTGTCACAAATGAAAAAGGCTCCCGGAGGAGCCTTTTTATTTGGTGGGTGTTCAAGGAATCGAACCTCCCGTCTACCACCCCACGGTTTTTTGACGCTGGTTTTACAGACCAGAGTGGGGAAAAACACCCATGTGTTTTGTATATTTATCACTCCTTGAATTGGAAGTCAATAGATTTAGTCCATATTCTGCCGAATATCTTTGCGAGGATAGAGTCAGTTATCGTTCGGCTCCAGAAGGATGGTCTTGTCGCTCATCGCCGGAACCTCCCGTTACGAGTGCGCTGGGTAATGGCTTCACCCACGGTGCGTGGAGGGCCATCCAGGAACACATCGATGCCCTGCTGGGTGATGCGAAGGCGCTCTGCCTCTTGGTCGCTACCGATGACACCAGCCTCCTTCAAAATGTCTACGAGACCCTGATAGCTGATGGTCGTGACAATACCGGACTGCCCCTTCTTGGACAGTCTGGGCTCGAACCAGCCATTCTTGGCACCGGGCTCGATGTAAAGCTCTTTGGACTTGTTCATTTCATCTTCCTCTTGCTTTCTCTAACTCAACGGTACACATTATACAGCGTAAAAGCAAATGTCAAGCAATTTCTACTAGGGAACCGTCCACGACCTCGAAGGTCTTGCCGTGCGTCCTGAGAACCTTCACGTTCTCGCAGGGGATGGAGCGGTAGGCACCGGTCTCGGCGGTCATCTCGGTACGGTCATCGACCTTGATGCCTTCCTTGAACACGAACACCGTGACGATGTTCTTGTCGCCATCATCGAACTTCTTGCCGACGCCTGTAACGTACTTCTTGACGCCCGTGCGACACGTAGGATAGACCCGGTACTCACCCTCGGTCGGCTGGACCTCGCCTCGGGCAAGGGCACGCTTGCCAAGGGGCTTCGGACGCTTGGTGAACTCGACACTGAAGAAGGTACCGTCACCAATCAGATCAAGGACATCGTTGCGAGTAAGGGTATTACTCATTTTCATCTTCCTCTTGCTTTCTCTAACTCAACGGTACACATTATACAACGTAAAAAGCAAATGTCAAGCGATTCCTACTAGGAATCCTTGTTGTTTAATGAGGAATCATCATGGCAAAGATTGTGGAAGAAAGAGTGACGGTGAAGTTTAGTCGTCTGGTGAGAAATAATGAGGATGTAGAAGGAACTTTGAGTGCTGAACATCTTCAGCTAATAGACGCTACTCTACAGGAAGTTTTGGATCTTCCGGCAGGCGTCGTGGTGGAAGTAGAAGCTGACGAATAAATACTTGTATGAGCAAGAAAGTCATCTACGAAACCAGCTATCCCGAGAAGCGCAAGCTGAAAGAGCAAGGCGAGACGTTTGATACGGCTACGCACGATCAAATGATGAAGTTGGTAAATGGAGATATCGATTTCAACAATCGCATGATGCAAGTTCTAAGTCAAATTCTTCCTGTAGATCGTCGTGCTCAGATGATTGGTGTGCTTCGTCAACGTAATCAGCAGTTAACACAGATGGGTCGTCAACAGCAACAACGTGCTCAGAAAGTAAACGCAGAGCAGCAACGTGCTGCTGATGCATACGCCGACACCGATGCTGCTTCATCTGAAACTAGATCAACACTATCAACAAGGGCATAACCATTCTCATCTTCGAAGAAACCAGGGAAGACTTACGGTAAAGATGGCAGACAACATGCGACTGGGAGCACCGGATGGAATGCTCAGGAGATACGAGAAGTCTATTGCTATTCTGAAACAGGCTCTTGAATTTAGAAGTTAATGATGCTACTGTGATAAATACTAAACCATGCGGATGTGGTGAAATGGTAGACACGCTAGCTTGAGGGGCTAGTGGGGGAAACCCCGTGAAGGTTCGAGTCCTTTCATCCGCACCAATCGATTGCTACGTCCATAGGAGAGATCCGATGGGTAGCGTAGCTTTAGCTGATAGATGGTATGGATACCTGAAAAGGTCCGAGGTTGTAGAGGACGATTGTGTAGGACAATCTAATTGAATGCCCTTGTGGTGGAATTGGCAGACACAGCGGTCTCAAAAGCCGCCGCCGAAAGGCATGGGGGTTCGACTCCCTCCAGGGGCACCAAAACGAGCAGCGGTCTAAACGTCAACGTGACCAGTATGAGTCTGTCGTCCTATCCGTAGAGATTTGACAGACAAGCAACAGTATTAAATTAGCGGGCGTGACAATCTGGAGAGACAGATCCTCATGAGCACCAAATATTCAAACGATACTTTAATAGACACCGTTGATCACATTCGTGAACTCAACGGACAAAAACCTGTAACTTTTCGTGGTATTCGAAAGAAAACCGTGTTGGCCTTCCGTACCCAAGACAAAACCGAAGTTTTCTACAGCGCTGGAGAACTCATAAACTTCTTGGATAACGTCAAAGAAATAGATCCTGAGTTGTACGAGCGCCTAACAAATCCGTCGTGATCTACCCCGCCCTTAAAAGGCGGAGCTTCCTAATTCAACGAGGATGCCTCCGAAATCATTAGATTTCTTTGGTCTTATGTCCTCTCCAAAGGCGTTATTTCCTGCCGATCCGGCAGTACCAAACTTTAAAATGTTTATGGAGAAAATTTCAATCCTTATTATGGTAAGGGTCCAGTAGCTTCTCGTTGATACAACCACGGCTCAGCGGGCCACGGTCTTTATCTGATTCGACTTCGATGTAGTTATCCTGGCGACTGATTACCAAAACCACTTCTCCTTTGTGCCACTGAGAGTGCGCCTTATTCTTCTGACAAGTTCCTCTCTTGAATGGCCACACCAAAGTGTTGTTGGCATTGACCACCATCCATTCTAGTTGTGGTTCTACCGGTACAACCTCAGCTACAGGCTCTTCTTTCGGAAAAAGCGGTCCAATAGTTAGACCGCCACCGTAAGCGATCTTCCAGAACAAAGAGACTATACCAATAAAGAAAAGCACCACCAAGAGTTTCGGTAGTGCTCTCCTTACATCTCTTGCGAACCTCGGTGTCATAGGTTTTAACCTTCAATCACTTTAACCCTGTTCTAGTTCAGAACTCCAGTAAAGATAATCTTCCCAGGAATCATGCAGGTATTGCGGTGGGTACTTGCGTCCCTTGTTTTGAAGCTCATGGTACGATGGTTCGTATGGTTTACGAATCAGATGGTATCCATGTCGCTTTGCAAACTCCGCAGCCGACATATGGTCCTTTAGCTCGTTGATATCACGTCGAGCCGCAACGATGTTGTTCCAGGTTGACTGTCCACCCTTGGCACGGGGTACCACGTGATCGAACGTCAGGTCGCTCGGACGGCAACGCTCGCCAGTATATTGGCACGTAAAGTCGTCACGAAGGAAGATGTTGAACTTCGTGTACGGAACTCTAGTCGGCGGCGGAACGTAGTCCAAGTGAGCTACGACGGACGGCAGCCGAAACTTATTATGGGCACCACGGACGTAGACATCATCGTACTCCTCCACGACCTTGATGCGAGGAGTACCAGTGTTCATGCCCTTGACGAGCAAAAACATTACCTGCTGCCAGTTCCAAGTGGACAGCGGATAATAAGACATCGGACGGAAGTCAGCGTTCAAACGGAGCACACGGAACCTGTCCAAATGCGATCCGGTCTCCTTGCTTCCCAATCCGTTTACATATTGAAGCTCTGCATTATCCATTGGTTATACCCTCGGCTTTCTTTATTGTAACCCCGTGCCGACGATATGTCAACGGATTCTACCTGAGTGTCGGCTGATCTTCCCTCTCTAGTCTATCAATTTCTTCAAGAATGTCTTTCTTCCTTATCCATCATAAACCATCCTAGCAATAGAGAAAGAAAATCAAATGAGGGTAAACCATTTCTAAGTTCCAATCTGGCAGCATACTTGTTTATATCGATATTTAGAGAGGGGGTAGCTCGATATCCAGATTATCACACATCATTCGAATGGCCAAATGGGCCTGTTGTCTTGCGTCATCAAGCGCTACGTGTGTGTGAGGCAACTTCGAGGCAAACCAACGCTTGGGCATGTTCCGCTTGGTGGAATGGCGTAGGGGGCGTTTGAGCGCTGCTGAGGCGTATGTTTTCACTCCAAACTGCCCCGAGTGTCCGAAGGGATCTTCACCCAGGAAGTTCAGAAAATACCAATGACACCAGAAGTAATCGATTGCTCCAGGATACTCCAGAAAAACTCCCGCTCGTGGCTTGGCATACTGGTTATAGAAATTCCTGAATTGCTGCATTGCAACTTTTGGGGACTGCTGATCGACCAGTGTGGATGCCAAAGCTTCCGGATGCTTATCCCAGAACTCCCGCTTGACTACGGGGTCCATGGTAGCTCCAGAAAGTGGTTTGATATTTACGCTGAACTCACCGATGATGCCATCAGACAACGTGAACGCTACAGAGCCAATTGACAACATGGAATGGTTCGGTGGAAATGGTCCATCGAATTCTCCATCCACGGAGAAAAAGACTTCACTTAATAATCGGTCATTCATTTCTTCATACTACGCTCATTTCTGGAACCTTTCGTGTAATGATCTCCTTGCTACATGATTACAGTATGGTTTCCGAAGGTTGCTTCGCACATCAAGAACTTCCTTTCTTGTTCTTACGACCGGTATAGGGCTTTACCGAGTGCCGCCCGGAAAGCCTCGTCCTTCAGTCATTGTACTGCGGAATCTTCCCGTAGAGACTCTTCAGCTTATTTTCAAGCGTATTGATAGGAATGCCTCGCTCACGACTGGGATTGAATATACCCATCACATTGCCTGTAATGTCATTAACAACCGGAAGAAGTTGTCCCTTTGGCTTGTCAACGATCACCTTTCCATTTGCAACCATGTACTCTACGGCGGGTACACCATGGTCCTCGCATTGCTCAGCATCCAAAAGCTGGCAACGAAGCTTGAGGGTAGGGAATACTGATGCAATTTTAGCCCACTCATTCGCCACGGTATCGGCCTCTGGCCACTTGCCGATATTGTACGTGTTGCAAAAGATGTTTCCGCTCCAATCGCACCAACCATGCGGGCCACCGATGTAGGAAGATCCGATGCGGCTATTCTTTAGATAGTCCAATCCGAGTATACCTAGCTTTTTACGAATAGCATCGACCTTGTCGTAATGAGCCATGAAATCATCACGCTTGGCACCACGGAAACGTGAAGGCATACCAAACAGAGACATGATTTGGTTGGCGTAGTCGGTGTCATTTAGAACGTACTCGTAATCAGGAAGATTTGAGTCTGTGCGAATCAAGATCTCCGAAGCCAAATCCTCGCTGACTTTTTCTCCAGCAACAATCAACGCTGGCCATTTTGGTAGACCAACATTCAGCGCATCGTTTTTCACTTGGATCTTTTTCATGATTGAAATGTACTACTCGACAGGAGTGAAGTCAACCCCCCGAAGTAATCGTAGACCTCCTTTTCCCCCGTGGCAACACCGTGCTCATCATTGACTGGCTTCCCATGTGCTAGATTCTACATCAGAAGTGTTGACAGTTCTTCTGAAGCACAAAAATCCCAAACCTCTCACATCCTTTCAACGTGGTTTAATAGAGTTTACGTAATGAAATAGTATTAGTCAAGGATTTTGGGTTCCAGTGCTTATGTATGAAGCTAACGACTAAATAAAAGGGCAAGTATTGTGGCTTCAAATAGATCCTACAGAGCCATAAAAATAAAAAATAACCGAGGAAAATTACAATGCGTATAGGTTTGATTGACGCCCGAGGACAAGCGATATTTGATGATGCACTGAATACGGCTGCTACACCATCAATTTCGTTTAACGGTGATACGGATACTGGTTTGTATCGTAGCGCTGCTGATACCATCGGAATCTCTACTGGTGGTACAGAGCGAGTCTCTATTAGCACGACTGCTGTAACTTCCACCCTCCCAATAGTACATCCGACGGGTACTGCTGTTGCTCCATCGGTCACTTTCACGGGTGACCTTGATAGTGGTGTATATTCTGGTGGCGCAGATCAAATCTGTGTTTCTGCTGGCGGTGCTGAAGTAATTTGCTTTGACACTACTGGAATCACGGCTGCTTCCGGAGTAGACATTACTCTGTCTGGTGGTGGTGAACTTCTGGGTCTTCCAGCAATTCCATCTGGCGCAACGGCTGCTGCTTCGAAGTCCTACGTTGACAGTCTGGCTGCTGGTCTTGATCCGAAGGAATCGGTTCGTGTAGCTACCACTGCTGCTCTACCTGCTAATACGCAGAACGGTTCTGGCGTTGGCGCTACGCTGACAATGGACGCTGTTGGTGTTGTCACCATTGACGGTGAGGATATCACAGCCGCAAACGGTTTTGCTGTTGGAGATCGTATCCTTGTCAAGAACGAGGCTGATGCGACTCACAATGGTATCTATACTGTTTCAGTTCTATCTGATGGTACTACTGCACTTGAGCTTACTCGTGCTGCTGACCAGGACGGTTCTCCATCCAACGAGGTATCCGGTGGTAACTTCACGTTCGTTGAAGAAGGTACTACCAACGCTGATAGCGGATGGGTGGTCATTGGAGATGGTCAACTAACGGTTGAGACCGATAACATCAATTGGGTTCAGTTCTCTGGTGCTGGTTCCTTTACTGCTGGTGCTGGTCTTGCACAGTCTGGTTCCACAATCTTCCTCGATACCGGTGACCTAACAGATACTGCTATTACCACAACTGACGAAATTACGTTCCATGATGTATCGGTTGTCGATAGTGGTGTTGACAATGGTTCCCGTAAGCGTTTGGTCTCCGACTTCCTGAGTGACCTGGATATCGTTAACTCTCTTGGTGGTAACGGTATTGCGGTTCAGACTGCTGCTGGAACTTACGCCAATCGTTCCATTGCCGTTTCTGGTCCTGGTAACGAAGATGGTCTGACTGTCACCAATGGTGACGGTGTTGCTGGTAACCCAACAATTGGTTTGGATATTGTTGGAAACGCATTGGCTGGTGAAGATGTTGCTACGGGTGACCTCTTCCTGTTGTACAACGTTTCGGCTACAGCTAACCAAACCTTCACTCTGGCCGAAGTTGCTGCTGGTGTTTCTACCGAACTGTCAATTGACAATACATTGTTGGTTGATGCTGATGGTGACACGAGGGTTGAGGTCGAAGAAAATGCTGATGAAGACATCATCCGCTTCGACGTTGGTGACACAGGCGGAGTGGCTCGTCAGGACATCGTAACGATTTCCAACACTGCCATTCAGATTGGTCACACTACTGCGCTAGGCACTCCGTTAGCCGGGCACTCTACTACTGTCCAAGGTGGTGTTGGTGGTTTACTTGGTGGTGATGGTGGTGCTGTTACTGTTAGTGGTGGTAATTCTGTCGCTGCAAGCGGTGGTGATGTTTCTGTTATTGGTGGTGATGGTAATACTAGTAGTGGTTCAGTAACGATCTCTACTGGTAGCAATACTGCTACTAGCGGTACCGCTGGAACAATCACTATCAGTACCCCAAGCAATGGTCTTGCTGGCGTTGATACCGGTGCGATCAGTATTTCTACTGGTAATAAGACGGCTGAGGGTAATGCTGGTTCTATTAACATTACTACTGGTGATGGTAATGGTACTGGTGTTGGTGGTGCTATCAACCTGACTGCTGGTGCTGGTGGTGGTAACGATGGTGGTGCTGTTGGTGGTGATGTTGTAATCACTGCTGGAGCTGGCAACAATGCTGACGCTGGTGATCTTGTCCTGGCTGGTGGTTTTTCTTCCAGCACCGGTGCTGGTGGTAATGTAGACATCTCTGGTGGTAATTCCTCTGGAGTAGGTGGCTCCATTAATCTTACTGCTGGTTCTTCAGGTGCGGCTGACGGTGGTGACATTAACCTGACTCCTGGTAATGCTAGTAGTAATAAAGGTTCCGTAAACCTTCTTCCTATCGGAACGGATTCTGGTGATACTACTGAACTCCGATTCTTCGAACTAGTAGCCAGCGGAAACAACTATGTTGGTTTCAAGGCTCCTGATGCAATCACTTCGAACGTAATCTGGACGCTTCCTAATTCCGATTCTACCGGAACTCAGGCTCTTGTCTCCAACGGTGCTGGAGTTCTCTCCTGGTCTAGCCTAGACTCTGCTGTGCTGCTATCGGATGCTGATAGTGACACTCAGATTCAGGTCGAAGAAAATGCTGATGAAGACATCATCCGCTTCGACGTTGGTGATTCTCCTGCCGGATACGGTGCTGTAGCAGACATCATGACTCTAGCCTCTTCTGGCTGGACGGCTTCGATGGGTACTGCCGATACGGCTGCTACTGCTGGTGCTCCAATCAGCTTCACTGCTGGAACTGGTAACACAACTGGTGCTGGTGGTGCTATCAACCTGACTGCTGGTGTTGGTGGTACTGATGGTGATGGTGGTGCAGTTGTAATCACTGCTGGTGATGCTGGTGGTGGTGACGAAAGTGGTGGCGATATCGAGCTTCGTCCTGGTGCTGGTGACGGTACTGGTGAAAACGGTGTTGTCCGAATCATTGGACCAACTACTGGTTCTTCTGGTGCCATTCGTCTTGAGGATAATACTGGTGGTGAATTCGTCGGACTACAGGCTCCTGCTACAATCACCACAAGCTTTACTCTGACGCTACCTGCCGATGACGGTGATGCTGGTCAATTCCTGCGGACTGATGGTTCTGGTGTACTAACGTGGGAGACTGCTAGTAGCCTAGCGTTCACCACTATCACTCCAGACAGTGGTGGTGACATTGTTGCCGACACCAATTCTGATACTCTAACCCTCGTTGGTGGAACGGGTATCGACACTGTTGGTACCCCGGGTAGTGATACTATCACCTTCAACGTTAACATCAACAGTCTAACCGCTCTTGGTGTTGCTCCAGCAACTGGTGATGAAATTGCAATCGCTGACGTTGACGACTCTAACAACGTTAAGAAGGTTACAGTTGCTCAGCTTGCTAGCGCAATTCAAGGTGCCACAACTCTTGGTGACCTCAACGATGTTGACACGACGGCTGAGGCTGCTGGATTTGCTCTGGTATTCGATGCAACCGCATCGACGTGGGAAGCCAAGAAGATCTTCCATACGGAAGCCTTCACTTCTTCCACACAGTGGGTTGTTACACACAACCTGAATCAGCAGTATCCGGTTATCACGGTTTACGATGACAACGATGAAGTTGTTATCCCGGCCACAATTATTGCCAACAGCGCAACTCAGGTAACCATCAACTTCGCAGTAGCAACTGCTGGTCAAGTTTCCATCATGGGTGTGAACCAAGATTAAGCTTGACGCTTAATCCAAACAGAAAAAGGGGGCCATTTGGCCCCCTTTTTCATTTCAGTCCGGTGATGGTTCGTTCCTTTCTTCGCAAGGCGTCGATCATTCTGTCCACCGCAGCGGACCTTTTGATGATCTGACTCCATTGTGTGAGAGGAACCGTATCCAGGGCACTCTTGGCGTTGAATCGCTTCTTGGTGACTCGGTTCACCCCAGCGGCGTTGATAAGGATGTATTCACTGTTGCTCATTTACTTTCCTCCGAATGCTGCGAACGTGACGTTGCCACGATTGATGTGACCGGTGTACTCGGAAGCCGACTCGTCCAGGTAACCCTGGAGCTTACGGCATTGTGCCTCGATGGTGGTATGCCCTTGACCAGCGGTCAGAAGCTCGACGTTGTAGACGAGATCCCGAAGAACCTGGGCGGGAACGGTTACTGTGTCATAGCGCATGAGTGATTTCCTTGATTGATGAAGTATCTTACACGAATTTCGTGAAGAATCAAGTATTGAAGCGCTCACCTGTGATGATGTTCACTACTTCCTTTCCGGGTCCAAAGGCTGCAAGTCGCTCGAAGGCTTCCTCGGCACGCTGATCGGAGGTCATGTTGGCACGACCCTGCTTGTAGGCAGCAATGGTAGCAGCCATCTGAGCATCACGAGCCTCATTCATCTCTGCACGGAAGGGCCAGTTCTCTTCAAAGAGACCGGTGGCGACCTCCATGATGTCAGCGGGCACGACGGCATCGTTGGACTGCCAGCGCAGAATCTTGTTGTGTTCGTCCTCTCGGGTGTAAGCGACACCCTCGTTCAGCGACTCGCTTTCGTGCCACTTGGTGCCGATGAGCCACAAGGTGACGTTCTCGCCGTTGTGCTGACCCCGACCGATGCAGGAGTATTCTGCGTAGTGGTATCCCATGATAGTTCTCCTTACTGGCGGGTGTAGTGGTTGTTCGGGATGCTGGTGATGTCCTTGGCGGCACTGAAGTTACCACGCTCAAGTTCCAATAGAGCCGCCTGACGAAGAAGTTCACGAGGATTGTTGTTGGTGTTTGTGGTCTCGACGCTGTACTTGCCCTTGATGATAATGTCTTCGATCTGCATAGCGTTCGTGATTGGTCTCCGAAGTTTATGAAAGAAGTATACAGGAGACAGGATTATTCGTCAATAACTATTTGGGAATAGTGTGGGATCGGTCACCAGTAAATAATAGTATGAAAGGTGAATTTGTGATTCTTAGAAATGGGGAATTAGAGACGTATTCGGAATACGACGACATTCCTCACGATTTTGAGCATGTAATCAAATTTGCTCCGGAGTATCCGTCTGAACCTCACACGGAGGAAGAACATGCACAGATGGCTACCTTCAATGATAAGCTACAACAACTGATGGAGATTGAGCGTGCCAGCAGCAACTAGAATTGGTGACGATGACGTTCCGCACTGCTCGCCTATGGTTAGGGCAGAAGGATCACCCGATGTGTTTGTCAATGGAATTCCGTGGAGCCGTGAAAGCGATGTCAACACTCCACATTTGCTCCCACCAGTCCCATGTCCTACCCACACCGCTCCAATTGCTATTGGCAGCACGACAGTATTTGTGAACAATCTGGGTGCTGGTCGTGTGGGTGATGCTATCACTGCATGCACATCGGTAGCTGAAGGTTCACCAGACGTATTCGCTGGACCTTAACCAATCTTTTTCATCGACCATGAATACGTTGGATAGACTACGAGATCCGAATCAAACCCCTCGATTCTATATTCACCGGTCTTGGCTAAGTTGTAGATGAGTTCTTGAGGATTCAAATTGTTGTCGTTGGAGAATTCTTCCACTGTGCTTTCGTCCTCGTAGTCCATCTCCTTGCCCATGTCGATAATCACGCCCTTGATTTCAATACTCCAATCTAATGGGTCACCGGGATCTCCCGTTGCTGACACTCGAATGATTGCGTTGTCATCAAATGGAACAATGATGATACCCATTGCTAAGAGGTCTTCTTCTCCCATGCCATCACCAGCCGTGATGGTGGTCTCACTCTTCAAGTGCTTGAGTAATTCTTCAACCTGCGGCCAATACTTCTTCACAGGGGGCTCGTTTTCTTTACCCTTGATTTGTTCGATTGCAATACCCTGTGCATCCTTCATCTCAAACGGACGAAGTTCCACAGTAACATGTGGATTGTTTTTAGAGTCACGAAGTGACAGAATGATTGCTTCATCGCTTTCTACATCATCGATGTAATCTGCAACACAGTGACCCATCAAGTTACCTTCACGGTCAAGGCATGATGGTCCCGTTAGCTTCCACCATTGACCATTCTGTCCGAGGTCCAGGTACAGTTCTTTGTCTCCCTCTTCCTCAATGTCTGCTTCTTTTCTACGTTTGAGTTCTTCGTGATATTTCTCGGTACCTTGAAGAGCTTGAGCCCAAGACATTCTGTTGAGTCGATGTGGCTCAAGCAATTGCGGATTAGTACGTGACAAATTTCTGAACCAGTCTGCAATCATCCGTGTTTGATAATCCAGTCCTCCCCTTCCAAAAATGGCTTTGCTGTCCAGGAAGTATATCTCTTCGCCCCGTTGGAGAGCATTTGCAGCCCAGACTGGCAATGACAGAGTTTGCTCTTGAGTGCGTCCACTCAGGATACCGAATGTTTCAGGGTCGTTTGGATATTGAATGACAGCAGCACCCTGAACAATCTTCTGTTTGTCTGCGTCAGGAGGGATGATATCCATCAACTCGTACTGTATGATTTTCTTAGCAGGGAAATTGTTGATGACATACTTTCGCATGGATCTCTTTGCCCATTCAGCGACATGCACACCGAACTGAGCAAAAGAGTCAGAGAAACGATCAGCAGCATCTATCGCCATTTCAGGATTCAGCAGGTTGCGCTCGAATAGGATATCTTCGTTAGTACGTTCTTTACGACGACGCTCGGTACTTTCGTTGAATTTGTGTTCCCAAGGCTGCTCGTATTCTCGGTCGATATACAGCGGGAAGGTAGGAAGAAGGAGGCTCTCCAGGTTATTCAGTTCTTTGGGATCGACACTAACAGTAATGTGTGGCTGATAGTGGTCATGGTCATAATGGATACCATGTTCTTTACGTGCCTTGTTATGACGTTCTTCTAGCTCAGGGCAGGAAAACGTCAGAACGACGCACTCATTCTCACCCCCGAAGCGTTGAAGCTTATACGTAGAAGCATCGACTTCTAGGGGTGGATCAAATACAGCGGGAGTCCAATCGAAATTCCTAGTCTTATCGCCAATGACGGTGATGTGGAGACGAGCACGTGGGACACGCTTACGCAAGCCCGTCTCACGCATCCAGTGCATGAGATTGCGTTCAGATTCTCGGGTAAGGCGGGCTCCAACAAACTTTCCGGGTTCGCTGGTGTCATCCTCCCGAATGATGTCCAGGAACTCCAGGAGTTTCATTTTATCACTTACCTGTTGCGATGTCTTTAGCGAGCTTTCATTGTACCAGACATATGCTTGTTAAACCGCTTCTTATCGGATTTGTCCACGTACTGATTCAGTTTCATCTCGAAGTGTAACTTACGACCCAGCAGACTTTCAAGACTTTGTACAGTCTCGTGCATCTTTTTCATGGATTTATGCTCGTTTTCACCCCCTTTGAAGTCTTTAACGGTAGTCGGGTTCGGGTCCATGTGCCCACCCTGCGAGGCACGTTTCTCTCCCTTCTTGGGCGTGCCTGGATTGCCCTTGTTAACGGGCTCATCATTTTGGTTCGTACGTGTCTTGGCGGTACGAGCCGGGTCATTCTTTGCAGTGCTGTATGCACCTTTGTCCATTTCGCCATCAGCGGTTTTGTGTGCGCTCTCACCCACTCTGTTGCGTAGATCCATGGTAGTTCTGCCAACGTTACCGCCGCCAAATTGTGACTTTATTCCAGCACCTACATTACTACGCACATTCGTGCTTCCTTGTGGACCCATAGTCTGGCGTCCCATCTGTGCCTGCTGACGATCCTTGTGGAAAGGATATGGATCTTGGTCTGGAGCCTCACCCATCTTTGTAGATGACTTCCAGTTGCGATTGCGTGCGACACGAGCGCCGTCACCAAAAGCCATGTTGTACTCGCTAACCATAGCTTCGGCTTCATCCTTATCATCAAACGAATCGATAACCTCTCCTTTCCAAACAATCAGGAACTTACCATCGTCTGGCTCACCAAGAGCTTCAGCCATTTTACCCCTATTTTCACCAATAGCAGTGTTCCTTGGATCGTATCCAGCACCACTCTCTGCGTAATCTAAAAGCATATCAAACACCGTGCTGACATCCTGATGGCGTGCCATGGTGCGAACTACAAACTGATGAGACTCGGGACCATACTCAATGGTATAAATCTTATCTGGATTGCCTGGGTGATGGAACTGAAGTAGTCCATTGCTAATGTTGATACCAAGAGCCTTCATAGCAGGATGTCTACCAACACTCTGCTCGGTTACCTTCTTAGGCTTAGTCTTGGTGCCCTCCATGTCACGTCCTTTCTCCTTATGGGCGGAACCGACATTGGCGGTAGGCTTCTTGTCCTTGCGATCTCCTAAACCAGCGGCAGGATTTGATACTGGCTTGGTTCCAGGCTTGCCCTTGACGTGATTATCAGGAGTGTCAAAATTATCATACTTCGGTACGCCCATTTCGTCCTGAGCAGTTTTCTTCTTTTCTTCAAGAACTCTCTTTATTAGCTGTGTTGCTAGTGACATTGTTCCAACAGCCTCCCATTTAGGCATTCGGTATAATCATATTTACCGAGAATGCCTATATGGGCGAACCGTTGTGTTATATCAATTCTCGAAGTGCCACTGAACCGAATGTGCGAGGTCTGTAGCGCTTTGAATAAGCCTCTTCTGTGCTTCTTCCAAGTCACTCTGGTACTCCTCCTTGGTCTTTTTTGGAGTGATCCAGGACTTGGGGTCATCGAACGCATCGAGATATCTTTTCGCTTTCTCTATCTGCTTCTCGTAGTGCGATACATTTTGAGCTTGGATGACCAAACTATTCTGCCGGTTTGCACGGTCATGAATCTCACCAGTCTCTTCCGATGAAAGGCGACGAACGCTGTTAAACAGTGAAAGAATGGTTCGAGCTTCATCCTTACCAAAGAGATCGTACAGGAACATCTCAGAGAAAAACGGGCACTCATGAGGATACTTGTATCCGATGCGCTCTTCCTCATGCTTCTGCTTATCTTCCTCGACGTAGCTATAATACTGACGATACTCGCTTACAGACTCGTACTCGGCACCAGCATTCACGGCGATCATGACGTAGGTTTCTTCTTGAATGGGCAAAACCCATTCCTCACTATGTCTGATTGCTCGATTGATGTCAACCAGCAAACCCTCGATGAACGCATTACGCTCCAGCGCTCGGGCGAGCGCAAGACGAAGAGCAGCATCGCTTATCTGGTTCAGATCTAAATCATTCTGGTTGATTGCTACCACTAATATCCCTCGACGGTGAGTACATTTTCATACAAGTCAATAAACTAACACAGTACACTCGATACCACAAGGAAGGCTTGGTCTCAATATGCCATATTGCTCCGTGTCGGGTCGCAGTGACATCACCAAACAGATACGGTCCTGTCTTGAATTCAAATCTTGGATTAGACATAACCGTACTTACTTCTTGACGACGTATGCCTCGTTGAACTCGGTCACCAGTTCCTCACCACCGATTCTGATCTGGTCATCATCGGTGATGAGGAAGGAAGCATGGAGATCGACCACGTGTTGTTTCCCCTTGTTATAGAGGAGAATCAGGACGCATTTGTTTCCCTTGCGGTCCCGTGCGCTCATGGTTACTTCGAAATCATCCCACCCCTTAAAGGTGTCGGGATGCAGCGAGCGTAGCTCATCGAGTACTGATGCGGGTTCCATTAATCTGACTCGACCGGAGGAACATAGATCATGGCTTTCTTCATGGCCTTGACGGCGGCGACCATGACGATACCGATGATGAACACTCCAGCCAGCACCAGGATCCCCAGGATATGAACTGGAGCCATCGTGGCGTTGAGAACCAGATACACCACGATGGCAGCGATGCTACCCAGGAGAACGTCAGCGGACGCAGCCGCAATGGCCAACTTGGGATTGGCACGAATCATTCGAATCAAGGTCTTCATGTGTTTAGTCCTCTGCTTTCATTGGACCGAGGCACTTCTTGCAAAGCTTCTCGGTAGTGATGGATGAAATGTCAACAATCTCGTACGATTCCTCTCTCTTTCCGTTGATGCGAAAACCATGCTCGTCAGGTTGGAACCTGTCCTCGCCCCAGACAATCGCATTGCACACCGTAAAACCTTCACCGTTCGGATCAATACCATGCTTCAAAAGATGGTACTTGCCGGTCTTGGGCATCTTCCGCTTACCCGGCTTGCCCTTCTTGAAGCCGATAGCACGAGTTGGGACGGTGAGCTTAGCCACGGGTTTACTTCACCTGCACGATGGTAATCATGAACACGGAACCATCTCCCATGCGAACCACCAAACCTCTGTCCCTCGTCAAGACTCCAGCGTCATCGTAGGTCACGACCGACTCGATGCTTTTGCCTCTACCGAACAGGCAGTCGTAGTCGTCTCCCTGAAGCACGGACTGAAGGTCTTCCTGAAAATCGTAATCGTTCATGCTGCTTCTCCATCGGCCAGTAGGTTGATATTCTCCTGTATCCAATCCGTTATGATTTTTATGCTGCGTTCTTTAATTGCTTGGTCCCGTTGCACTCGGGGTATCCAGTGCATCCCAGGAAGTCTCCATTCTTACCCTTGCGAATTGCCATCACCTTACCACACTTCGGGCAGGAATTCAACATGACGTGGCGGAAGTAGTCACGGCAACGATCACGCAAATTGGTGAGAGCGGACTTGGTGCGATAAATACGACGACCGGCCTTGCCCTTCTTGCCTTCACCCATGATCTTCATGGGGCGGTCGGTCTCCATGTCCACCAGGACGACCCGAATGGCATCCTCTCCGCAACCACGAGAGGCACCACCGAAGATGCTGGAATAAACACGGACCTTATAGGGGAAGGTCTTGCCGCCCTTGGTCTCCACCTGACGCTCGAAGACAAGCTCATAGGTTCCGTCGATGCGAACCTGGGTGAAGCCCATCTCGGACTCCAAAAGATCACGCATCTCGGTCTCGTCAATCTCGACGTATCGGGAGCCGCTAGCGGTCATGTAGTCTCTCCAGTTCGTGTCCACGGTAGTATCGCATTTTCCTCACGAAAAGTCAATCACTAATTACTTCCTCAATGAAGATCATGGCTTGATCGGAACCTCGAATGCAGCCTCGTACTCGTGCTTCACGAAGGCAAGCTCGATGAACTTAAGCGTATCTTCCACGCTATTGAACACCCGATTGCCGTACTGAGGCATCGCACGGTAGGCAGTCTTCCACTGCACGCAGACGAATTTGTCGTCGTAGTATCGAACCTGACCGTCCAAGGTGTGGGCAGTGCCGAAGTCGGCGTAGTGGTATCCATGGTTCGTACCGGTCATGATGCCGTGGACCTCGCTCAGACCAAGGACCAGAAGGGACTCGGCAATGTCGTTCACGATTGTGGCACGTCTGCTCATAGGATGCTCTCCATCTTTAACCGATGAGAGCATTATCCCATATTCGCAAGGAAAAATCAAGCCTCGACTTCACCGAATGCGGACTGGATCTCAACTTCCTCGGTGTCCACCTGGAGGATACCTCCGAACCCACCAGACATCTTATTCTCACCCCTGTAACCACGTGGGTTACACACGAAGTGGATTCCCTCCTCGAAGAAGTCACGGCGGTCATGTGTGTGACCGAAGCACCACGTCTTGATCTTGCCCTTCTTATCAGCAGCCCACACGTAGCGCATGAAAGCATTACCGTATGCACCGTTCAATGGAAAGAACGGGTGCGCCGGGTTGTTGAACTGACCGAAGGCAGTACCAATCGGAAGGGTATGGGTCACCACCACGATCTCCTGCACGGTGTCGTCGTCCTGAGCCTCCTGGACCAGTTCAGTTAGCTGTCTTGACTGGCGCTCTGCAAGCTTTTCAGGACGGTTTTTCTTACCGAACCTGATGCATGCTGAGTCATTAGATCTTTGTCGCCAGTTTTGCATTTGCTGCTTCTGGGGGATTCCATAAGCGAAACTGAAGTCGTACCAACCGTTGGCACCAATGAACAGCGTACCGTCCTTCTGCCACGTCTGCTCGCCGTTCAGGTACGTGATATTATCAGCAATCTTGTTGCGGTGATTGCACATGGTGTTGAAGTATTCCATGTCATGCATCACGTTCCAACCGTTCATGTAGTTGCTGTAGTGCTCGTGGTTGCCATCGGTCCACACGACGTGCTTGTAATGCTTCGCAGCCTCGAAGACTACAGCCAGAGCGTCCTCGTGGTGGTTGGCAGAGTCACCAGCGATTACCAGTACGTCGGATTTGCTGTCCTTGTTCCAGGCGTAAAGCTCTGGCTCGCCCTCGGTCCAGAACCGGGACTCATCGTATCGAGTATTCATCTCGACATGGAAATCACTGATAAGATCAAATTTCATGGAATTTCTCCTAGCCAGTCATAGTATGTATCATACCATGTTTGCCAGGAAAAACAAGGGGGCTCAAAGCCGAAGCCAAGAGCCCCCCAAAGATAGTCGCCGGAAGGCAACTAGAGTCGTCGTGGATTAGTTAAGGTCGGCTGAATTCCGACGAACCACTGGAGCCTCTTCGACCTCGGCCACCTGGGTGGTCTCGACCCTGGTATTGGCGACGAAGGTGCTGCGCTCGCCACCGATGCGACTGGTGTTCTCGGTCTCGACGTAACGATTGGTGTCGATCTTACCAGCGGTCTTCTCCTGCGTGTCAGCCGTGGATTGGCACAGCAGATCAGCGTTACCAGTCATCTTGGCAGTGCGCTCGAAAGCCGCACGAACGTCGTCGTTGTCGCACATTAGTTCCTTGGCAGCCAGAGCGAAGCCCATCGAACGGACTTCACGAGCGTTCAGGCGACGTACGCACTCGTCATCGGTCCAGGTGGAGCCGAAGCTCAGACCGAAGCCCGAACCCGACGCTCCAGCGCTGGTGGAGCCCATGCACGTCTCGGAGAGAGTCGTGGTCAGGGCGGGAGCGACGGCGGTAGGAACCGCATCGCCCAGATCAGCAGCCTCGTTGTTGGTGGTGATGTTGACACCCTGGCTGTTGCCTTGAGTGGAGTGCGAGGTTGCGCCAACACCACCGACCACTGCGGTCGCACCGCCATTGGCCATCACGGGACCGGTCAGAGCCAGACCCAGGACGAGAGCGGCGGTTGTCTTGAAAGTTGCGTTCATTGGTTTGTTACTCCTTTTGAGTGTGTTAGTTAGAGAGGGTCGGGGAGGGAAATCCCTCCCCGCCGATCCTCATCGGCTTAGGCTGTGGCGGTACCTGTTACCGACTTTCGCAGTCGCCTTGGCACCAGCAGCTCCGTACGTATCCGCACCACCCGAACGGGTGGAGTAGCCGTGGCGGTAACTACCACCGTTCTCGTAGGAATCGGAAGTAGCCTGCGCCTCGGTTGCGACGGTATCGACGTGTGGGTGACGGTACGTTCCGTGCCCGTCACGGTTACCCGATGCAGACGCACGGAACGTGCTGGTCGTACCCGACTCGTTCCACTTGCCAGCCTTGCCGTAATACACAGAGGCCGACCCTGCCTCGTTACGGTTGAACGCCTTGGCGAAGCCATCAGCCTTACCCTCGGGGTTCTTACCGTGGGTATCGAAGTAGCCGTTACCACCGGTCACGGCGAAGCTCTTGCCATTGGTGCCGGAACCGGCAACACCGGAACCAGTCGTCTGGGTGTGCGAGTAGGCATTGCCATGAGCACCAGCGACACCACCCAGATTGACCTCACCTTCCCGGCGGATGAAAGAGGCCCCAGATGAGCCGCTGAAGCCATGAATGGCAGTCTGCGAGCCACCGGTCACGGTGGAAGCCGAGCCGTTGCCGGAAGAAGAGGCATATGCACCGCTGGAAACCTGGGCACCGCCCACGGCACCACCGATCACGCCGTCGTTTGCTGCCAGAGCGGGACCGGACAGCGCCAAGGTGGCGATTGTTGCGATAATTGTCTTACGCATTGTTGGAATTACTCCTGTTAACAGTTACTAAATTGTAGCCTTCTTGGCTACCCTCGGAAACCCGATATTGGGTTGAGTGCTCAATGTAGACGACTAGCATACCTTGGTCAAGGGTTTCTGAAAACAAATTGCAGTATACTTTTTCTCCAAGAAAAAGCCGTGCATCAGAGCGCATAATGAAATTTCATTGGGTGTATACCCAGACTTTAGTTCCGCAGTCCCATATTCTGTCGTAGCCAAAGTTGAGCATATTTTGGTATTCTGTGAGCGCAGGGTTCCCGCCTAACTTTTCGACCACGATTTGCTTTCTGAAATTGAAACGATGAAACCGTTCATGGTCGTGTTGTTTGACATAGAAGTAACTAGGTGGTGATTCATGTGAGTAAATGAATCCCAATTTTTGATATAGATTTCCGTCGCTCCACCTGTTGTCGGAATAACTGACTATCGATGTTACTTCATGTTCTGTGATGAATCGGAATAATAACCGGGATGCTATACCAGGGTACACAATCCCATTGCTAGCAAAGCGCAATAACTCATAAGAACCCGTCGTATCCTTGGAGACTCCCAATGCTAATCGTCTTTTTCCGAAGGTCATGACGGATACTAGTTGACCATCCAAATAAGAACCATAATTGATGCCGCCGCTGGTCCCTTTACTTTGTAAATGATACGCCTCCAGGAATTTGCTAGCTTCTTTCCATTCTATTCTCTTGATATCATGTTTCCTCGCACCAGCACCACGAACCGACAATCCTAATAGGTTTAATAATCTGCTTTTGCATATCTCCTTCTTGAACACCCATTCGTCTTCAAATATATGAATCAACCTTATGCCTTTTTTTCTGCATAACTCAGTTTTGTTCAAATGGTAAGTGCGGGATTTTTTACCAAAAGTCTCGGTATGCCACCACAGTCCATTAAACTCTATGGCTATTTTCTTTTTCGGTATATAAATGTCCAATTCATATGGAGGTACAATCTTTCTACTATTCCTTTTGAACTGTATGCCGTATTCCATTAAAAACAGAGATATCTCCTTTTCTGCGCCTTTGCGCATACAGGTTGGGCAACCAGCTTTATTATAAAGGTGTTGTCCCGGAGTTCTCCAGAATTCTCCATGGTTCTTACAAATGATTTTTACCCTTTCTGTAGATTTAGTGTATGACGCAAGAGAATAATCATACTTTGTTCCATGAACCTGTTTTGATTTTTCAATAAAATCATTCGTGGTCATGTACTTGCCAGCACACCTAGGACACCCTTGACCTTGTAAATGATATTTCACGGTTTGTTGAAATGTTCCGTGTGTTTTACAAACGATATCGATTACATCCTTGGATAATACATCGTCAAAATATCCATACTCATATTTGCCATCATGAATGGTATTAAACCGTTCAATTAGCTCTTCGTATGATTTCTTATGTGCGCTTGATTTTTTGATTTTGGCGCATTCCGGACATCCTGCTCCGTTCAGATGATCTCCTTTGTTTTGCTGAAATTTACCGTGCTTCTTGCAAACCAAAAGCAATTTTCCAGTAGTTCTATCGTAAGACAGGTAATCAAATATTGTTCCATGCACAAGTCTGGCTTTCTTAATGATATCTAAATAAGAATCCTTCAACTTCTCAGATACCTTAGCTCTACTGCATTTGAAACAACCGTGCCCCTTTAAGTGAGAATGTACCGTTTGCTCGAATTCTCCGTGTTTCTTGCATCTAATCAATAAACGCTTCTGCGATGACCTGATAATGGAAAGATATTCATACTTGTCACCGTGAACTAATCTGGCGGACTCTCTTATCTCATCCAAACACCAGTCTTTCTTGTCTTCCTTTAATCTATTTTTGCCACACTCTGGGCATCCAGTTGCTTTAGTAGAATGAACGTGCATTGCAGGAGTTTGTTCAAAAATTCCATGAATAGGACACTTAATGCATACCTTTTCTAATCTGGAAGAAAAATTAACCAAACCGTAATCATATGTTAGTCCATGTATTTTTCTAGCTCTCTCCAAAAAAACTTCCAATGTAAACTCCTTGCCACCCATCCTATAAATACTCCTACGTAGATAGTTCATCATATTTACTGATATAGGGGCGGTTACATGAAAAATCCAATAGACATCATATTAGAACATGAAGGGGGCTTTGTTAATAATTCGGTCGATAGGGGCGGTCCAACGAACTTCGGTATCACCCAGGACACTCTTTCTCAGTGGCGTGGATACGCAGTTTCGGTTAACGAAGTGCGTGACATGACTGAGGAAGAGGCTCGTTCCATTTACAGTCAGAAGTACCTGACCGGTCCTAAGATTGATAAGCTACCTTGGCCTAACCCTGGTATCAAGGTATTTGATATTGGTGTAAACAGTGGGCCACGTCGTGCTATCAAAATGTTACAGAAGATCTTGAACCAAGCGGGTTTCCCATCCGGTCATCCAGACGGCGTAATTGGTCCCAAAACTATCAGTGCATGCGAAAAAGCACAGGCTGAAATGGGTAACTACCTACAGAATGCTTTAGTCGAAGAACGTATCAAGTTCTATCTTGCCATTGTGAGTGGCAACCCATCCCAGAAAGTGTTCTTGAAGGGATGGCTACGTAGAGCGGAATCTTTCAGACTGCCGGTATAAAGTATGAACCTTGGTGAACTGAGGAAAGAGCCAACATACCAATGGGGATTCCAAGATCATGAACATGGCCTGGGATCCCTTAATTGGAATAGTGAGCGTGATGTATGTGAGCATTTCTCTCCATACGTCCAGGTGTCTATGCCTGAAGTTGCTCAGATCAACGAAGCAACGTACAAGCAGTTGGCTCAGCAAATCGATGGTGGATTCTTAAATCAGAAAATTCGGTCTGATGAACTTCAGGGAGCATTCTTTATTGGTTTCAAGCCAAGAAACACGATGAACTTTCGGGTACCATCATCCGAGTTCGAGAAGAACCGTATCAACTACATTAACAGCTTCATGTTTGAAGAATGGGATAATATCGGCTCTGACCCCGATTTTGATTACAATGAAAGAGCACGTTTATTGCTGTGGGTCGGGAATATTAGACTTCACTGCACATGTCCATCATTTTTGTATTGGGGATATCAGTACATTTGTACTGTACTAGATGCTGCGATCTATCCGGAAGAGAGATATCCACGCATTAGAAATCCAGGCGAGCGTGGTATCGTGTGCAAGCATTTGAATCGAACCCTGCGTGTGTTGCCGTTCAATAACGCAGCGATTGCCAGAGAACTGAAAAGTCAGTTTGGATGACCACCCACGAAATCAGCCAGGAAACAAACTTCAGCTTCATCCGTAGTGAAAGCTCTACGGTCATGACATGGATGGTTGTTAATTCGAAACCCATTACGTTTCACCCAATCGTTTATTCTGAGAAACGGTATGAATTTTCCGTTAATAAACCACTCGGTTCTCCAGGCGGAGAATTGCCATGGCATGGATTTATCGTTCTTAGATATTTCCTTGACATTAGTGAACTTGATCACAGCAGGACCGTTCAACCGATTTAGTTCACCATTGGAATTGTACCAACGAAGTTCACGAGAGCCAACTATTGAAGTCTTAATAATATCAAGATCCGGTGTTACTTGGATGCTTTCAGCAACATTGTGATCGCTTTGTTGGCCCCAATGATCATCGCTGTCCACGAACTGTCCATTCTGTTTCCATTCGAAAGTCTGATCACGAAGGATATCAATCTTGGTGATCGGCGGCATGTACATTATGAATTCCGGATCATGACCTACATGTTTCAGATACTCACCAAATTCGGTGTTCGCCTTTTCGTACCGAATATTGGTATAGCACGAACCACCAACTCTATGTAATATGCCATGCTTGTTTGCCCATTCTTCTCGATATGAAACACCATACTGATGTTCGATTATACAGGGGCCGTTGTCCCTCCCATATGTCCCATTTGGCTGAGTGTAATACTCATTCAAATTCGTTAGTGATTGGACGTATACAGATGGACCGCCAAAGGGATTGTGGCACTTGCCTCTTGTCCACCATTCTATTCTGTATGATGTTGGGGAATTCTTGATGGTTACAAACTTCACTGGCTTGGGAAAACCAGTACTGACGCCTATCCCCATAACGTCACCAATTAACTCACGATCACGGAACTGTACTTCCATGTACAGTCCGTGATCAGTGATGCGGGCTTTGCCTAGCTCATGCGTAATAGCAGATGCGCCTTTGGCAAACATTAGGCATCCTCGTAGTGCATAGTGATTGCACCCTTCGGACCCTCGGCTCGGGGATTCCCGATAATCATGTACATAGTCGGGCAGTAGCTCACGTCACCCCAGCTACCGAACGGCATGCCGTCCGTGAGCATTAGAGCCAGCCGAGGCTTGATGCGGTTCTCCTTCATATATTCCCAATTGACTTCGAAGTTAGTACCGCCGCCACCACCAATGCGCTCTGCGAACTTCTTCACGTCGTCCCAGGCACCATGGCTGCCTTTGACCAATTCGACCTTGCTGTCCTCGATGACAGCGCCGTCAAAGCACCATGCGTGAATCTTGTATCGCTTCCATGAATTCATGATACCCTGAAGTTCGGACACGAATGCTGTCAATTCTTCCTGACCGATGGACCCACTGGTATCCACCATGACCACGATATCAAGCTCATGCACTCGATCACGGAACCCAGGTAGAGTCCAGCCGTTACTAAACAGAGACTTGTTCGGACGGCTGAAGCTGTAGCGATGATGCGTCACCGCCATCACGTAGCGGCGCAGCGCACGCTTCCAGTCCACTTTCGGCTTGGAAAGCTGATCGATGAGCCTCTGTACTCCGGTCGGGATGCAACCGGCGGAACGAGTGCGCTGCTCGTGCTCCCTCTGAGCCGCCGCAGCCGAAACCATGTTGTCTTGCCAGTCTTTCTGCATCTTCTCGAAATCGGACTGCTTGATTCGCACCTTCATGGTACCATTGCCATCACCCGGCTGCGGCTGTTCACCGTCACCTTCGCCCATCTCATCATCAGGCACGACCTCAACTTCGATATGTGTGTCCATCGTCTGAGCGTTCTTCGGTACCTCATTCGGGTTCTGCTGAAAGTGTTCATAGACCTCCTCCACTGCCCATCCACGAAACTTCTCATCGTGAAGGATTCCGATGGATTTGATGAACTCACCGACACGTGCCTCCACCAGACCATCGTTCACGATGAAGTCCGCAGCGTAGTTCCACAGTGCCAGTTTATCTCGAATGTCAGCGACTTTTGCCGGGTCACGCTCACTGGGATTGAAGCCAATGTACGACATGGCACGAGTGTTCTTGCCTGCATGTTCGTACAGACAGTGATAGATCTCGTGGGCCATGGCGAACACACGCTCGCCACGGGTGAGCTTCTTCACGAACTCGGCATTGTAGTAAACGTGAATGCCGTCCGTTGCCAGTGTTGGGATCTCATCCACTTCCACCAGCTTGACCGTCAAGGCCAGGATGCCCCAGAAAGGCAAATCCTTGAGCATCCTGGCCTTTGCCACGATCATCTCGTTGTAGGCATCCTCATCCTTGAAGTCGTCCTTGCGATACGCCTTACCCATTCGGTTGGCGAGCTTCGCCTGGAACTTGTGGACATCATCGGGAGTGCCGGGGCTACCCGCTCCGAAGAACGGGTTGCCCCGAGAGTCCACGATACTGCCAGACATTGCCATTGGGTATACCATGAGATGATCTCTCGTTAAACGGTCTTGCGGAGGATGGTGCGGTACTTCTTGGCGAAGCCCTGGAACTCCGTGCCACGGAACGTGGTGAAGGAGATACCCAGGTGCTTCGACACGATGTGCACGCAGAGCACCGTCATCTCCCGACCCAGGTGCTGGTCGATGAAGTTACAGAACGCCTTGGTCGCCGTGCGCCACTCATCAGGCTGCTTTTCTACGTCACTGATGCTCTCGTCGTAGTATTTGTCAAAGTATTCCTTGATGGCGTAGCACAGTGCCGTCGCCAGACCGTACTTCGCACCCACGTCGAGAGCATCCGAGATTTCCACGTTCTTACCCTGAAGAATATCGTCAGTGCTCGGCAGTAGCTCGCAGACCTCACGATACTGGATGAACTCGTGACCGACAGCCTTTCCGACGAAGCCGGTGATGATGGAATCCTGCACTGCCTTGGGCAACCTGTGGATGCCGTGCATCTGCTCGGAGAGCTTCGACCACGAACGGGGCGTCGGGAATCCGCAGTCACCCTCGGTCATCGAGTCGGCGTTGAACTGAAAGAGGCGACCGCTCTTCTTCCACTGAAGGTAGCCCAGGATTTCGTGGTGGACCCGGTTGAGCATCGCCCACTCCAACCAGTCGTCCAAGCTCGGCACGAGGCGAAGGTGGACGAAGCGGTTGCACAGCGGAGCCGACATCGGGCTTACGAACGCAGCGTCCGACTCCCGGTTACCGGCGGCGACGATGGGCGTGAAGGGCGGCACGTCGTACTCGCCCACCCGGCGGTCCAGCACAAGCTGGAGGGCAGCGTTCTGGACCTCGGGCACCGCAGCGCTCAACTCGTCCAGGAAGATAATGGCCTTGTCCACGACCTCGATCTCCAGACCCTGAAGATCCTTACCGCTGACCGTGACTTCACCCTCGTTGATCTCGACATTGAGTTCGAGCTTGTTCAGGTCGCCGTTCATCTGGTCGTTGAAGCGACCCACGGTCTTGCCGTCCTTGCGAACGTGCACCATGACTCCATCGGCGGCGGGCCAGTGGAAATCGATGGTCTCAGCGGTCTTCGACTCGGTGATGCGCCGGGTGACGAACTGCGGGAGGTAGCTCGACGGAACCCAAACCACCTTGTCGTCCTCCATCTTGACGGGGATGCCCTTGATGTCGGTGGGATCGAACTGCGGAAGGTGGAGAGCCACGATTCGCATGCCCCACAGCTTGCCGACGCTGCGAACCACGTCGGTCTTGCCGATGCCCATGGCACCCCAAACCATCACGGCTGCCTGCTCTTTGGATCCGCCGTCAGTGGTTCGGCTACTCAGAAGGTGCTCCAGACAAGTCAGTAGCCCGGAAGGGGTGACGGCATGGTCCATCGCAGCCTTTAGACCGTCGGTCCCGACCTCCGGTGTATTGTCATCATTCATTGGTTCTGCCCTCGTGTGCTGTTACGGGAAACATTTTGTCAGCGTGAGGCATACTATAACACAGCGTTGGGCGATTGTCTAGGTTTTCCCCAGGAAACTGTAGAATTTAGTCTTTTTATTCTCAGAATACTCCAACCTACGGCTAACGTCGCCAATGCTACTGTCGAATCCAAATTCTTTGATACCCTATCCAGTTGCTCCCGATGGTATTTAATCGGTTTTCTCAAATCCTCATCTGGATGATGTAGAGTTTTCTGGGACTTTAGTAGAACGATGTCAAATATACTTCTCTCGGTTGTTGATGTATTCATCCCACCGAACCCAGTTTCCATTACGGTCCTGAAAGCCCCAATCCTTCTTCCGTGGACCCATCAGGAACAGAGACCAACATTCAGCACCTTCATGCGGAAGCTCTAATCGGTGATAATCAGTAGATTTGCACGAACGCCAACCATTACCCGGACCACGCCAAATCCTTCGAACCTTCTGGGGTTTAATATCTTCAGTCATCGAGTCATTGTTGACTATCGGAAGGGTCTCCCAATATCCACCCTCCAGGATCATAGATTTCCAATCCCACGGATGATCATGCAGTCCATCAATATCAGACTTCACACAGTTGTGAAGAACTAGTCGATAGGACAGCTTGGGAAAAATTGGATCAAGCCAACGGGTATTCAACAAGTAGTATCTGTGAAGATATGGCTCATTATTCTCCCTATCCAGAATAAGATGGTAGAGACCTAGAGACTTACAAATTTTTGCTACAACATGAAACCAACGCATGATAGTGGTCCTCGTTATTGACCACTATGAATGTATACACCGAATATTCAGAAATCAATCTTTGAACGATTCGTGCTTCTTGATTTCAATGGTGTTCTTTTTCTTGTACCAACCGCTACCTTTCAGGTGGAAGGTACTCAGTGAGATCTGCTTTTCCAACTTTGGCTTGTTGCACTTGGGGCACTTCACAAGTGGATCATCACTGAATTTCTGTATCTCCTCTAGCTCATGGCCACAGACAGTACACCGGTATTCATAAATTGGACACATAACCCTATCTTTCCAAATGACCTAGTTTGCTTAGTTCTTTAGCTGTTTCGCTATCCATATCATGCAGTAATGTAACCAGTGGAATGCAACACCCATCCGTTTCCTGTTCCACTTCTTGGTTTGATTTTTGTCATGAAACACTTTTTACAGCGCCGTGACCGCTTATCTTTCTCATTACCACAAAGGGGACAAGCATCTTTCAAACGGGCATTACCCGTCTCCAAATACTCTGTTGTGAGTTCGGTTGACTCGTACGAATGTGGTACGCTTACTTAGCTCCTTCAGTGACTCCGCACCAACATACGTGCAGGTAGACTTGAGACCGCCCAAGATTTCCTCGACAGTGTTGTTCACAGGACCACGGGACTCCATCTCTACAGCCTTACCTTCGGCTGTACGATATCCATCCTTTCGAGCACCATGACGACCCATGGCATCGTTGCTGCTCATTCCGTAGAACTTCACCGTACCATCAGACTCATCAACTTCTTCAGACTCGTCATGGAAAGCGAGCATACCACCAAGCATCACGAAATCAGCACCGCCACCAAAAGCCTTGGCAACGTCACCAGGAACAGTGCATCCACCATCAGCGATGACCATGCCTTTGTGTTGGTGAGCAATGTCAGCGCACTCGATTACCGCAGATAGCTGCGGATAGCCAACGCCAGTCACGATGCGAGTCGTACAGACCGAATTATGAACAATCATATTGTTAGCAATGAAACTATGTGATGGGTCATCGATTTCCAAATCAAAAACCTCAACCTCAATGTTATGTTCGGTACGGTTTAGAATTTTTACAACACCGTAATCATCTAACAGTCGGGCCTCATGGGAAACATTCAATCGACTAACGAAGGCTTCTTTCGTAGTATTCGGTATAAGGGCAGAATGACAGATTCCTTTAGACGAAGATGTCGGGAAGCTACCATGCACCAGATAGCAAACCACATCGAACAACTCAATCAATGATTCTGATGTGTTAGTAAATCCGATGCGACCATCATTACTGGTGAATCCATCAGAATCAACCAATCCATCCAGAAGACCGGTATTGTATTCTTTGTTCAGACACATGAATTCTTCTCGGATGTGCTTTTTCTCTTGCTTCCCAAATGTGGCAAAGAATTCAGTCCACTGTTTGGAATACAGAACGACATGTGTAACCGAACCACTCGTTTCCAATACTGGTTCCTTTCCGGTTACATTGCCGATTGCTTGCACTAGCTTCTGAATCATCACCGTGTCGTTGGCATTCAGATACCAACGCAGTTGTCCGGATGTGGAATCACCATCCACAGTATGATTTGTGCGAACATTGGCATTTCCGTCACCAAGAAAGAAACCAAGTACATATCCGAAGTCATAATTAGACTCGACACAAGTTTTATACTCATGGTTTCGAGTAAAGTGTTCAGAAATGTCTACATCGAAAGAATCAGGCAATTCGAATTCGATTGTTTTAGGCATCAATGCTACAGTATGTTCCGCATCTTCGATGGGCATCCATCGCAGTTTGGATTCTCCGGTTCTGGTGGGCTTTTCTAAGATCTTTCGATAGCCACGAGACTGAACAGTAGATTTCGAAGTGGATGATAGGTCTCCTAAGAAACATTGATGATCTGGCGTCAGAATCAAAGGTCGATGAAAAGAACCATTTGTCACTGAAGTGACCTGTCGATATCCGGTAGAGAATTGCCGGTTAACTGTAGCGGCATTACCACTTTGTACTATTACCCGATCACCCGCTTGTACATCCTCAATGTTTTTGTACAACCCATTCGACATGAGGATTCTACTGCCAGCAGCAAGACATCCTGGACCAATACCCACCTTCACAATGTCGGCACCGCTCAGGATCAACTGCTCGGTGATTTCGGGCGTGCAGACATTTCCAGCAATCAGAGTATGTTCAGGGAAGTCGTTGCGAACTTGCTCAACGAACTCGACAAAGTTCTCCTGGTAACCGTTCGCAACATCGATGCATATATGCCGTACTGGCCAACGCTCGCATACTTGATGAAGGAGTTTATAGTCGGTTGCATCGTTATCAAAGATCGCATTGCTGCCCGTGCAAGCCACAATGTAGTTCCAATCCAAATCATTAGCATTCTTCTGCCAATCGTTCAACGTGTAGTGCTTTCGAATGACTGTCATCATGCCATGCTTCTGAAGCACCTTGGCCATGGAGAAAGTACCGACGCCATCCATGTTGGCTGCCATAATAGGCACGCCACTCCAATATTTCTTGCCGTGACGGAATTTATAGGTTCGGATTAGTTCTACGGCAGAACGACTACCAAGAGTTGACCTTTTGGGACAAATAAGAACGTCCGAGTAGTCCAACTTGATATCTTCTTTGATGTGCATGCTTTCATTCCGTGTAGTGAAGATCGAGTGTAATCAAAGAGTAGGAATCACACACATCATCACGTGATAGGCTACCTAACGCTCTTGGAATAACTGAAAACTTCACGCCCGCTTTAGCCAGCTCGGCGTATTTTCCTACCAACATGATCTTGGCTACAACCTTGTTACCATCCATCCAAATATATTTCACGACATGGCTCACGTTACCTAGGTTGATATTCATTATCGCCCCCGGGTTCATTTCATCAACATTAACCATCTGGCATTCACCAGGGATCGCATCGTTATTTTCTTTGAGACGAGTCTGAAACTGTTCTATAGCCGCCATGATAACTTTACGGGGGTAGACCACGTTGTTGTACGTGGGCTTATCCACTTCAAGTACTGTCACCAGTTGTTCCATAACTCGAATGTAGGTATCAGTGTGCTAAAGTTCAACAATCTGCCTTTGCTACACAAGAGACACGATCATTCCAACGAAAGACTGATTCTTCTCTATACGGAGAAGCGAACTCCTCCCATCGCTTTCTACCTTGTTTTTCCATCGGCACCCGCACTCGTGGGCCGTGGGCCTTACACTTGTGGTTGATACATTCCACCACAAATGAGAACATCAGGTCTTGACAAAATTCTGGGTACGCTTTTGAACCGCAAAAGGGGCAAAGCTCAATGTCGTACATGGTTGATTCCTATGTTAACCAATGGCAAACTGCGATGCCATCTCGTTCACTTTGGCATTGCGCATCATAACAAACCTATCATATTCCTCTTCGATCAGCTTTTCAACAAGCTCGGCCATCTTTGTATCATGGAAATCCACCATCTCATCCAGCTTGCACTTTATATCCGGGTCGATCTTGCAGAACAAGTTCTTACGACTGTCTCCGGTAATCATATTATACACAGCATCAATAGACTTCCCCGGATGAAGATTTCGCCAATCCTCTCCAATGTTTTCTTCAATAATTCTGAGCTTTCGACCAGTCGCATAGCTCATCTTGCTATTTGTATCCATTATTAGAGTCTCCTCGTTAATTTTTTCATAAAGTATATATCCCTGAAACTCACTATGCATAAAAGTTTCTTGGTGAAATGATTGACGAGTAATATTACGGAAAGCAAAAGGGGAGCACACAGGCTCCCCTTTCTAGGATTTTGGTAACAAGGCTCGTTAGACCCCGGACGTTGCGGGTTGTTAAGCCGCAGTAGGAATTCTTGGCTCCCGCTTATGCAGCGAGAGGAAGAACCTCCTCGTCATATACAGCATCGTTTGCAGATACTTTGGGTGAACCTTTACGGGGGTAGTCTAACCCGACAGTCTCACTACTAGCCATCCATCACCACGTCAAAACCAGGGCATCCCCAGAGATGTGGCAGTTGTGCGTTATCTGCCGCTAATGAAAATAGAGTACCGGTGTACACTCACTGCTACTCTATGTCCATCGTTTAGTGGAGATGGGCGGAATCGAACCGCCGTCCGTAGAGCTTCAAGTGTTCGCTCAAGCAACTGTACTTTTATTTATATCCCATATGAGTGAATAAGTCAAGGATTGATAAATACTTAAGTTCATCACGTTCGAGGATTTAACCAATGGATGTAAACGGTTCACTTACCTTGCTTGGCACACCGAGTGACGTTACCACGCAAGATGGTAGTAGCGCAGCCGGTGGAAATCTTACCATCACAACTGGTGATGGTGGCACCGGATTTGCTGGAGGTACCATCAATATTCAACCCGGCATATCCGATGGTGCGTCTCCCGGTGCCGACGTTAATATCACCGCTGGAGATGGAGGAGATGGCGGTTCCGGAGTAGGTGTTGGTGGGTCTATCAACATCACTTCTGGTAGTTCGGGGATTGGTGCTGCGGCTCTTGGTGGCAACATAACAATTACTACTGGTGATGGTGACGGTAATGGAACTGGTGGTAACTTTGTTGTTAATGCTGGTACTGGTGGAACAACTGGTACCGGTGGTGCAATAACCCTCATTGGAGGTATTGGTGGATCGACTTCTGGTGATGGTGCTGATGTAACAATAGCTGGTGGTGATGTTACTTCTGGTGATGAGGGTGTCGTTAATATAGAGGGTGCTTTTGGATTTGAAACTAATGACAGCGGAACAGTAACCGGCAACATTACGCTTGATCCAGCAGATGGCATGGCTCATTTTTTTACGTTTGGTGCTGCTGCTACCGCACAAATTTCCCTCGGTTCTATGAAGACCGGATTCGGTTCAGAAATGACCGTTGAAATAACCAATGGTGGTCAGGGAACATTAACTTGGGGATCCGAAGTTCAATGGGCTGGTGGAACTCCACCTACTCTAACGGCAGCAGGTACTGACATCTTGAAGTTCTGGACTCGTGACGGTGGAACTACATGGCATGGTTGGCCAGTGGTCCTTGACTCACAGTAAGAGTAGCAACACATGGCACAAGAAGAGTTTTGGAAAGAAGTGTTATGGCCCCAATTTAACGGCGGGACTATTGTCAGTCTACCAGGGGTTAACGCTATGGTTGTTCCTGCTGAAACAACGGTGTTACACTTCCCAGTTGTTCGCCCGACCACAATGACACCATAATGAGAATACAACAACTGATGGAGGCACACTTTATTCTGAATGAAACCAAGTGCGCCATCTACAACACACTCAAGAAATTTCGTCCTGATCTAAACGACGAGATAGAACGCATCCCTGGTCGTGATGTCGGTGCCTCGGTTTCTTTTCTACAGGATAATAACCTATGGGACGACGAAGCAGAAAGGCTTATGAAGATGTTCCTGTATCGCCTCGGTGTATTCCAGAAAGGACCAGACGAATGGTCTAAGGGCGAACTGAGAAAAGCTCAGGATGCTCTCATGTGCCACGTAGCTAAGCTTATTCGACAGTCCGCTCCCGATTGAGATATCGCAAAATCGATAACAGTATGGGTGGGGTGATGATTCCACCACCCAAAACCATGAATCCAATCGATGCAGAACTTAGGTAGTTACCGATTGACACTGCGAGGATAATCAATCCAATACAGTAAATAAGACCTTCATCACTGTTCACCGTCTACGCCTCCTATTTCTGTCTTTCGTGTCTCGATGTACGTCAGTGTATTCCGGGTTCTTCTGAAACTTTTTCTTGACCCATCGAATATATTTATGAATTTCCGGATGCTGCTTTAACCGACTCCAGGTATGCCAATGATGATCAAGCTCGGCCTCAGATAAGGTCGAGTGGATCTTCCTGTGGCACACGACGTGACACAACTCTGCCTCAGTTCCCTTTTTACATTTTGGAATTAGATGATGGCGGTCTATTGATTGACCTTTAATCATCTCCATTCCGCACAGCGGGCATGGACCCAATTCTTCTTTTAGCATTGTTCTCGGATGTTGTTACCCCAGGCCCAAGCTGATAGCTTCTCGCTGAGCTTCCTCGTATACGTCACCGATGTGTTCCTCGATGTAGGTCCACTCGCCTTGATGACGAATGCATTCACCATTCTCGGTAACCATTACGCACGGGTTGTGTAGGTTGTCGGGATGCGCCTTTGGCATGATCGTGACCTCCAAGCTTAGACCTTGCGCCCACTGTCCGGAAGATATGGTGACCTTCTCGTCCTCGTACTTACGACCCATGTTGCTGGGCGTACCTAGAACGTCCAGAATCTTCTGGCACTTCTCACGGAAGATCACATGGTCGTTGTTGTCCATGATGTGGCTCATCGGAAAAAATCCTCGTAGATGCACTCAAAACCCAGCCGCTTGTTCCACGCCTCGACCACTTCTCGGACGACTGGAACCTGCTCGGCATGATAACGACCCTCGATGATCTCGACGGCACTGAAGATGCGAGCATCACGAAGCTTGTCAAGCTCCTTCCTCGTTGCGACGTTCAGCATGATGTACTGGCTCACACCAGCAACCGTCAAATGGCCACATTCAACCTTCTCTCTGAATTCAGAATGATCCATTTCAGTAATCCTCCCACTTCTTTTCCGGAAGCATGAAAGCGTCACGAAGCTCATCCACTACAGCCTGCGAGCCATTGGCCTTAGAGTTATCTACATCCAACGAGAACCGCTTGCGCAGGTAATCGATGAACAGGTTCCGAGTCTTATCCTTCTTGTCCCACGTAGCGAACAAAAGACCCTTCCACGGAGCCAGAACCCCCTTGTACTGCGACACGTCCTGACGTGCGAACCAACCCTTCGCCTCGTTCTCTTCCATGCCAGTGGCATCAGTGAACGAACGACAGATCGAAACCTTGGTGTCCAGGGTTTTCTCCACATGGTCCACGGTACGCCAGAAGTCATTGCGGTACCGGTCCAGACGGTCGTAGTCCTGCGGCAACAGGTGCGGCATCACATCATCCAGACTGTCGTTCAAGATCAAAGCTATGATGCGCTTCTCGTGCATGATGGAATCCTTGGCACGATGGATCGCCACGTACCACTCACCCTTCATCTTGATCATGTTGCCGTCATCCCAGCGAATGACGTAGCCCTCGGCGTTTTCGATGTCACGAACGTGTTTGCTAAACTTCTCAATGCCGTCCCATGAGCCGTCGTACAGATCCACCATCGGAACCCCGTACGGAACAGCCAAAGCCTGCATCTTGCCACGGGTCAGGTACTCACCCGTGCGATTCACACGAATGGCAGTCAAGATTAACGAGTCCTGCGGATAGTCCAGCACGATGCGTTGCTTGCGAGAGCACCACTCGAAGATTGGGGTCAGTCCACGCTGGCACATATCATAGGAAAAGCGCTCGTACATCCCGTTGTTTCCAGCGAACTCGTATGCCTGATTCGCAACATCGGTGATACCCATACGGGTGCAAAAGTACATGGTGTCATTCCAAGTGATCGGATGGATCATTGAACCATCCAGCTTCGGCATGATCACGAAGTTCTTATGGAACGCACCCAAAGACGAAAGCTCGTCGTCGGTGGTCTCCGGACGCTCGCCCAGATTGAAAAACTTATGATACGGACGAGCGATCAGCTTGCCGTTCAGGCCGAACTTCAGGCCACGGCACTCACGGCGCACCATGTAATTGTATTGCTGCTTGGCGGTATGCGCCTCCCGAACCGGACACGGGAACGAATCCGGCAGGGTGATCTGGTAGTCGATCACCGTTCCCCAATCTCGCTCGGCCACGACAAATTCATCCCGGTCCTTAATGGCCGGAAGCACATCATCGATGGTTTCGATCTCCGGGAACTTGTAGTAACGCACTGAATTCTCCAGACGGAAGCTATGTCGGAAGGGTAGTATAAACCCGCAGACATTTTTAGTCAAGAGTGTCCATCACGCATAAACATGTAACCATAGCTTCCGTTTCTATCGACGCAGGACATTGCATTACGCACTCAGGGAGGGTTTCCTGGTGTCCCGAAGGAGGGAGCCTGCAAGACCTCTCTTGGTCGGGGGCATCCCCTCAAGCCAGCTTCCCTGCACAACGATCCGGTAACTACCACAGGCTTTTGAGCCTCGACGGACTCCAACGCCTGAAGAACACCACGGTCAGGTGATATGGAAACTACTGCTTTGTTATTTGCCAGATGAGCAACAAAATGGTATCCCATGCGCAGTTGGTGATCCACTGCCGGGTTCATGGAATTCAAAATCAAGGTAGTGTTTACTACACGCTGCATATCCGTTTGACCAGGAGTGATTGTCTGTTTCACTTCTACGTTTGGCTTGATGCCTACTCCATCGATTTCGATGGTACCACCGGCCAGATATATGGCGGTCGTTATCTTCACCGCCGACGTGCCACCATTCACTGGAAACACAGTTTGCACAGATCCCTTTCCATATGATTTCTCGCCTAGCACAGCAAAAAGCGTTCTATACTTCTTCAACGCACCAACAAGAATTTCAGATGCTGATGCTGAACGTCCATTTATCAAAGCAACCATTGGAATTGATTTTGGGAACACAGCTTCATGTTCGGCTTTATAGGTCATATTGTTCTCTGCTGCACGACCTATGGTCTTAACAACCACATCATCCGGATCAAGAAACATGTCAACTAACTTGATGGCTCCGAGCAACGATCCACCAGGATTATTTCTGACATCAAGAACGATACCACGAACACCACCATCACATTCCTTTAGAATGGGTTCAACCGCATCAAATACCTGTTGTTCTGGGCTATTAATAAACAAACTAATACGCAAATGCATGTAGCAATTTTCATGATGAGCAAATATGGTTTGTAGCTTCGAACGAACTCGCTGAAAAGTTAGTTCTCCCAATTTCACCCTACTATCACGTTTCACAGTGATACGGACATCTGAACCAATTGGGCCACGAACACTCTTGACCATATCCTCCCAATTGTCCGGTGTTACCATAATCCCATTTACATGACTAATAGTATCTCCAGGGCGCACTCCGAATGTACCTACCGGAGAACCATCAAATATTTCAAGGATCAATATCTCAGCTTTATCATTACCACTTAGGTGCTTTGCAACTCGGATGTTTAATCCACCATAATGTGTCGGTGTCATCCGGTCCTTTAACCGACCATATTCATCGTTAGTAAGAAATTTACCGTGTTGGTCTCCTATCTTTTTCAAAATTGCATCTACTGCAATTTGATGCATCTCTTCTCGTTTCAGGGGAGTCTCGTTAACGAATTCTTTCTCCAGATGTTGTATGACTTCATCCAGAGCAGAAGCAATATCTGTTTCCAGGTTTACAGAAGAGGGAATAATGGGAATAGGAGGAGTAGAATACTTTTCATGTATGAAAAGCAAAGCAGATAGCATGAGCAAAAAGATTCCTGTGCATGCTGTTATAATAGGCAATCGAGATATCACAGACATATTAGATTTCCTCATGAACTTATTTAGGTTCCATGAACCGTTATATGAATATGACGGTAAGGAAAGAGGAAATCAACCGCCGGGTGGGTGGCTCCCACCCGGCATTGCATCACTGCTGACGACCGAAGCCCTGGAAAACCAGTTGGTTGTGGTTGATGCTGAGATCCATCCAGGACAGATGGCCAGGGGTACCATCGAGATCCTTGGAAGAACCCGTGTCGAGGAACACAGCCTCGCCACCCAACTTCCCAGTCTTGATAACCGGGTCATCGACCGAGAGGATTGCGTGACCCACCACAGCATGGTGCCGTGCCGGGATCAGGTCAACCCAATCGTACTTCCGCACCGGAAAGCCATTCACGACCTCACCAGTCGTCTCACCAAACATGGCGAAGGACTCCAGCTTGGAGTTCTTGTGCGCCCGGAACATGGAATTGTCCCACATATCCGGGTGCACCGCACCGTGCGTAAACAGCCACTCACCAAGCTGGATCCAGTCCGGAGACATCTCCACCAGAGCCAGGAAATCAGCTTCCCATTTGGCACGCTGGCTCGGGGACATCGCCTTGACAACATTCGTGGTGGCATCGTTGCCATGCGAGATGCGACCACGGAACCCGTCGCCACGCTCACCGATTACCCAATTGGTGATCTTCTTCTCGTGGTTACCTCGAATGTTGATGGCGTGACCCTGACGCATCATGGACACAACCTCACACACTACATGAATGCCCCTCGGATCGTAGTCCAGAAGGTCACCCAGGAACAGGAAGAACGTGTCCGAAGAAGCGTCGGTCGCCTGATCAAAACCCTCCACGTTTCCGTGAACATCACCGATCACCCGCACGTTCTTGAAGCCACGGGCAGCCAAAGCCGTGACCGCCCCGTCACGAACCATCGGCTGTGCGACCTCGAAGTTGTCCATACGGGTATCCACGACCTGTACTCCCTTGATGTTGTCGCCAGCGAGAATCTTGTTCTCATTGGCCTTGAAGGTCTCGCTGTGAGCCTCAATGAGACCGATTCCTCCCTTCATCCGGACATCCAGTCGCCACCCGCCCGTGTGGAGCTTCTGTTCCACAGGACGGTCGATCACAACGTAAGTCACCGGAACATTGAGTACCAGCCCAACCTCGGCAGTCGCACGGCGGTCCTTGTCCCGCAGATGCGTGGCATCCGCCACCACCCGCTGACCCGCCTGAATCTTAACAGCGATTCGACGATGGAATTCGGCGAACACTACGTCGTTCTTGTCCTGACGGCGCTTATCCCCGGTAAATTCCTCCCGGATGGCATCGGACGACACGACCTCACGAGCGTTAAAATGACGCTCGCAAAACGTGCTCTTGCCCGACCCAGACGGGCCGACCAGCACAACCAACGATGGTCCGATAGGAATGATCTTCATGGGGTTCTCCAATTTCGTGAGGCAAGTATAGCATTTGACGAGTGGTTTGTCCAGCCCTATCTTCGGCTTATGACTAGGAAACCAAACAAAAGGTATGAATTGACATGTTCGAAATTCAGGAAAGTATTCGGACAAAATTAGGCAATGGCAACTCGAAAACTATTACGGATTAACCATGAAACAATATGATGAATTACTAGAAAAGCAGGGTCACAAATGTGCTATTTGTGGTACAACGGAAAATAGAGGACATCCGCTTTGTGTAGATCACAATCATTCTACTGGAATAGTTCGTGGGCTTCTATGTCATAAATGCAGTCAAGGTATAGGTTTGCTTGATGACAGCACAATACATGCCACACGTTATCTAATGGCGAGTGCCAATTTATCATGGCATCAATACTTCATGAATATGGCGATACTAGCTTCTAGCAGATCTAAGGATCGTTCAACAAAAGTTGGTGCTCTGATTGTCCGTGATCGAGTTATCGTTTCGACCGGTTATAATGGGTTCCCTCGTGGTATCAATGACGATATAGAAGAAAGACATGTTAGACCACTGAAGTACGAATATACTAGTCATGCAGAAGAGAACGCCATACTTAACGCAGCAAAAATAGGTGCTAAAGTTACTGGTAGCGATATCTATACCACCTTACACCCGTGTACAAGATGTACGAGGGCAATTATTCAATCTCAAATTGAAACAGTCTATATTCTAGAAACTGCAATCCCTGATAGATGGAAAGAAGACTTCAAAATTTCTAAAGAAATGCTAGACGAGGTTGGTGTGAAAATAGAATACGTAACTTAATACGTCCCGGTGACCCTTGCTAGCTCCTCAAGCTCGTCATCCGAATAATTACCACATTCCTTAGCGAACTCATCATCGCCTTCATAGTTCATAGCAGCCTCAAGCTCCTCATCCGGAATGAAGGTTACTCCGATATACGGAGTTCCAGTTCCCATCCCATCACCAGTTCCTGGGCCACCCCAATCTCCACCCTGATCTTCATCTACATCACGGGTTGGCTCACCAGCCAGATTGGTGATATTGTGTGGTGACCATCCGGCTTCTGGGTCTTCGTCATCCAGGTGTTCTTCATTACCTACGTCCTCATCCATATATGGCTCAGCATCAAGGTTGGTAATATTATGAATCACATCCTGTGCAGCCATTGGATCTTCATCATCCAGGTGCTCATCGTTACCCATCTTCTCTTCCATGCTATCATGTTCACGATCTGCAAGTGGATTGGTCTCAGTAGCCTTGTGTGGACAACCACACCAGTCACCACGTAGCACAGACGAACAGCCACCCATGTCCATTGGAGTGTTATCATAGCTGTATCCGCCATCAGGATAGATACGGAAACACTCGCCACCCTCACACTTCAAGATGAGGATATTCTGGTCAGTACGAAGTAGGGAAGCGTCAGTGATCGGATTATCGTAAGCTCGTGCCGCAATAGCCAAAGATTCAGCGGCATCTACCTGCTTGCTAGGGCGATCCCACAGCCATGCGATTGCTCCTGGTGGCAGATGCATCAGATTCAATCTACCTTCAAGCATCAAAGTGTATTGTAGGTCAATATCGGACATGGGAAATCTCCTAATCAGGAGTATTTATCGTTCCCATCTCCTTCATCTGCTCTGGTGTATATTCCATCAATTCTGTGTTGCGGCCAAGGCTCGTTCGAAGCGGAAGCATCACCCCCTTATTCAACGGAATTTGTTCCATCAGCGACTTAAAACGCATGGCTTTGTCCCAATGGTCAGGGTGTGCCATGATTTTCACTTCTATTAGACAAGAAGTCTCCATGATGGCATTGATGGTTTGCATCAATCTTTTTTCTGTCATAAACTCCAAATGCACTGATATCGAGATGTGATTGACAACTTCAGCCAGTTTCTTCCAGTAGCTTGCAACCTGAGCACCATTCGTCTGAACATTGATTGTGTGCCCTAGCTTCTTGATGAACTCGCACCACTCGATAAAGTCCGGATGAGTGGTTGGTTCACCACCAGCGAAGTTGAATGTGATTGGCTCACGAAAAGAATCATGAAGTCGAACCACTACGTCCTTTAGGATATCAAGATTCTGATGTTCCTCGTGATCGTTGTGGACAAAGGAAGGACAGTAGCTACAATCAAAATTGCACCGACGACCTACATCCCACTGAACATAGACAGGGAAGTCTTGCATGGGGATAATGCTGTTTCTTTCTGGGTCTTGTAAATCCTTTGCCTTCGGTAGCTGAACTTCAGTCACGCAGTTGCAGGTTTTCTTATCACAAGTGACCCAACCATCGGGCATCGGAAAGTCTTCCTCGTATACATTCCCAACCTTGCCACCTACTCGACACGTACCACGAAAAATGTTACCATCCCAATCGATATACAGGTTCCTTTGACCCACAGAACACTTCCAACCCTCAAACCGGTTTCTGCCCGTAGCCTTCAAATTGATTGGATCTTCGACATTCCAATCACCATCCTCGTCATACACCCTGATGTAAATCATCGCCTTACCTTCGTAGTCAACATGTCAGTCAAACACCAACACTCATCTTTCGTACAGATTACATTTTTGTCAGGAAAATTCACTCCGGTATTGAGGTTGCCGATTGATCCACCGACACGACATCTGCCAATGAACACATCACCTTCTACGGTTACGACTACCTGTTCAACTCCAGCAGCACATTCCCAGCCCTTCCATCGGTTCTGCTTCTGAATGACCATCTCGTTAACTCGGCAGTTTTCTTTGGTGCCGTCCTCGTAGACTACCTTCATGCCGAAGCGAGGCCAATTTACGTGCACAGGAGCCTTTCCCCTGGCTCGTGCCATGACTTCTAGTTGCTCAGGTGTGTAGGGGTAGAGTTCGCCCTTGAACTCCTCACGAAGCGGCTTGAGAAGAACTGACACGTTATCTATCTCCCACAGTCTCTCAGCCATCTTGAGGTTGTTGTCGAACTCCTTTGGAATCATCGTAATATTGCAGTGCACAGGAGTTGTCTCTGATACACAGCGGACTACATTGATATAGTGTTCTGGGTCTGCAAACTCACGATGGAATGTCAGGCTTATTTTTGTAAAGAACTCTCTAATACTCTTCCAGAACCTAATGGTTCGAGATCCGTTGGAAATCATTCCTTGCAAATAGCCTTTTTCGTGTGCATGCTTGACCATATCACGGAACTGGGGATAGACTGTTGGTTCTCCTCCAGTGTATTGAACCATGAGACTCTTGCCCAGCTTATCGTAATAATGGGAGTGGGCAGTATCTAGGAAGCCAATTAGATTCTCATAGGGGTGCCAACCGATGGACCCATCGTGGAGATGAGCAGGACAATACGAGCAAGCGTAATTACATTTGTTACCAAGACTCCACTCGATGAGTACGTGCTTAGCGCCGTCCTCATGCCGGTGTTCAAGTCGTATTACTTTGCTCATATCCACCATTGAAATCTAACCCCAAAGTATCTAAATATCAACATGAATGATAAATGCGCTTTACAAGATCCAGAACGAATCAAAGCCCGTGTTCGTGGAGAGAATGGCCCTGATCGTCAAAAACTTCCGCTGTTCTATAAACTCGGAACTGTGGATCCAACTGTGGTTCGTACTATTCATGAGGAAATCATGTTCCTTGTGAACGGATTGCCGAAGGACTACAACGACATTCAGAATTCCGACCGCTACGAGATTGCGCAAGCCTGCAAGTTGAAGACGTACTTTCCTACTGAATACAAGCAATATCTACTGCAAGTTACCGGCAACTCGTCAATTGATGTCCCTGATGAGTGGGAGTACGATACTTACACTAAAGAGGGTCTGAAGTTTCGTTCCTTTATCACCCCGTATGTCAATCCACACTTCCGTGCAAGGATTGCTATTCTGCCACCCGGAGCAGAATTGGACTGGCACATAGATACTAATACAAGCTATGCATGTCGGGTGCAAATCATGATCAGTGGAAACCAAATCTTTGAAATCAAGAAGAAGAGTGATATCGAACAACGCATTATGCTTCCTGGTCATGTATGGTTTTGTAACACAGGTTATCGACATCGTGTTCGAGTCATCGGGGATGAACCCCGAGTATCAATTCTTGTCGGTTGTCATTTCGACGCTATCAAACAAATAATGTCATGAACTTTTCGAATAAACTACGACTCATTCACGGATTCAACCACCTGATGTTGATTCCAGCATTCATCTATGGCCCCTGGTGGGCATGGATTGTATCCTATTTTGTTTGGCTATTCATTGGCACGATTGGGATTAGCCTGGGATTTCATCGCTACCTGTCGCACAAGAGTTTCGAGACATATAAGTGGTTTGAGACAGTTATGATCTATGTCGGCTGTCTCGCTTGTGGTGGCACACCACTAGGATGGGCAGGATCCCATCGTCTACATCATGCTCACGTAGACACGGACAAAGATCCTCACTCACCAATAGTTCTAGGGTTCTGGAGAACATACTTTCACCTGTGGAAGCCATTCCATATTCCGCCTAGACTCATTCGTGACTTGCTGAGGAACAAGAACGTGATGATCGCACACAAGCACTACTTCCACATCTTGATTGGGTGGGCAGCATTGCTATGGCTGATTGATCCCCTGGTTATGATTTTCGGATTCTGCATCCCTGGTGCCATAGCCTTCCATGCGTATGGACTTATTAACGCAGTGAGCCATACATACGGGTATCGTAGCTACGAAACCAAGGACAAGACTAGTCGTAACAACTGGTTTGCTAACCTTTTCACTGGAGGAGAGGGATGGCACAATAATCATCACAAGTTCCCAAGCAAATATCGTATCGGAATAGAGAAGTGGGAATTCGATCCGGGTGCATGGGTGTTAGAAACGTTTGGGTTAATGAAGAGTCATAGATGAAAGTCCAAGTCGTCTGCTTGAACCGTTTGGTGTTCTTGCCTCTGATACATGGATTGCTTAGGGGCTACATCGAGGAGTGCGAACCCGCTTTAGCAAATCAACTAGAGTGGGGCGATCCCATATTTCTGGATGATACAGCAGAGAACATCGTTGCTAAGATTGATTGCGATGTTCTCGCTTTGAGTTGCTACGTTTGGAACTTCAAGAAGCAAATGAAGATCGCCCGACTGTTGCGAGAAAAGAATACACAGGTTTACGTAGTTGCAGGTGGTCCACATGTTCCCAACACACCAGGAAACTTCTTCAAGGAACATCCTTACGTTGATATAATCGTTCACGGCGAGGGGGAGGTAACGTTCGCTAATGTTCTGAAGATTCATATTTCAGAGGCTGATGCGTATCCACTACATGGAACAAGCACAAGCGATTTCCATGTACCAAGTAGATCTCTGTTTGGAGAAAAGCTGCCAAAGGATATAGAAATAGATAGCCCTTATCAGTTCCTGGATTCAGCCGTAACCGAAGTAAAAGAGACCGGTCAAGAATTCTGGGTTCCTTGGGAAACCAACCGTGGATGTCCATATCAATGTTCGTTTTGTTTAGACAATAATGCATGGGTCTATACGAATGATGGGGTAATGACCATAGAAAAAGCTGTATCGTCTGATTCGGTTTCTCATGTTTGGTCCTCTTACGGAATGCAATCAATAGCCAGAAAAATGAAAAGACGGTATCGTGGTGATATGATTGTTATTAAGGTTCAAGGTAGACAAGAAATACATTGTACACCAGATCATGAGTGGTTCACTGAGAACGGATTGAAGTATGCTTCTAAAATAAGAGTGGGTGATAGACTTGTCCTATCTTCTCCATCCCCCATTCCGAAGGATCATCTTTCTGTAGGAGATATTCTTCCGGATGTTCAAGAGAACATAGGATGGGTTAGGTATTCAGGGGGTAAAAATCCAATACCAAAGGTCATACCTCTTACCAAAGAGTTCATGAGGCTTTGTGGTCTATTCATAGCAGATGGCTCGGTCTGTTTTCACAAAAACAGACCTAATTCGTGTACTGTAAATTGGACATTTCACAAAGACCAAATAGACCTTCAAAATGAGATATTATCCACTCTGTATTCGATATTTGGTTTAAAGGCTTACTTATCAGATACCAACACAGCTACACAAGTATCTATAAGCAACAGTGTTCTTGGAAACTTATTCAAATCTATGTTCGGTGACAAGGCCACAACAAAGAGAATTCCCCATTTTTGGATGAATCTAGACGCTTCTTTACTAAAGCCACTCATAGAAGGATATCTTTTAGGCGATGGCTCCTTTCACATTAACGAGGAAAATTCAAATGGGCGTTGGGCTTCCAGCACCGTGTCTAAAACTTTAGCGTTCCAACTTCAAGTAATCTTGAATAGGTTTGGTAAGAACGCTGGTGTATATCAAAGAAAATCACTAGATGAACACATCCAAAGAAAGAAAGTATGCGTTAACACATCATATCGGGTGGAATTTTCAGGCCAGTTTGTTGTTGATAACCCAAATCAAACAGTATTAGTGAAATCTGTGAAAATGAAATACTATGACGGGTATGTGTTTAATCTGGAAACTGAAGAGCAACCAGTTTATTCGGTACATGGAGTAGAATCACATAATTGCGATTGGGGATCATCATTGATGAATAAGGTCAGGAAGTTCTCCCTAAAGAGACTCGGGCATGACTTCGACTTTTTCACTGAACACCAGATCGATAACGTATACATCTGTGATGCCAACTTTGGTATGCTGAAAGTTGATGAGGGAATCACGAACGCTTTGATCAGGAGCAAAAGTGAGTATGGATACCCCAAGCAAATCCGAGGGAGCTTCGCAAAAAACTCAAACAACCGGGTATTCAACATCACCAAATCTCTCATGGAAGCGGGGATGATCTATGGAACTACGCTGTCTATGCAAAGCATGGATGAAGGTGTACTGGAAGCTGTTGATAGGGAAAACATCGGTGTGAACAAATACCGAGAACTGCAAGAAAAATATCGTGCAGAAGGATACCACACCTACAGTGAACTCATCCTGCCTCTTCCAGAGGAAACTAAAGATAGCTTCCTCGATGGGATTTGTTCATTGATAGCAGCAGGCAACCATGAGGATATCCGAGTATGGGAGCTTTCCATATTGCCCAATGCCCCAATGGCCCAGCATGTCAGCCGGTATGGATTGAAGACAGTAACCAAGAACGTGTTCCTGGAACTACCAAGAACAGATACAGAAGAAATTGAAACCAACCAAGTAGTGATAGCAACCGATACCATGTCGAAAGACGATTGGGTTGATTGCTATCTATTCGCATGGGCTATTCAAGCTCTTCATTGTGGCTACTACACCAGATACATTGCCGAATACCTGAACCGGGAGCAAGGTGTATCCTATCGCAAGTTCTACGAAAACCTGATCACAGGATGTATGGAGATAGAAGACTGTGTTATTGGTCGTAGACTACACAAGCTCAAAAAGCTATTACATTCATATCCAAACCATCCATCAAATCATCTCATGCAAAAGGCAATCGGGTTCGGACCAACAAGAAGGAACCCCGCTGATTGGCTATGGCTCAGCCTTTGTGGACATAAGGACGTGTTCTATTCAAGACTGATCCAGTATATGTCCAAGCATGTAAATTGGTCTTGGAAACTTGATGACCTAATTAATTTCCAGCAGGGAATCATGCTTGACCCATCATACGATCCGCAATCGGGTAATCACATCAAGGTCAGTCACAACTGGAAGGAATACTTCACCAACGGCGAAAAGCTCAGACATCAAGCCCGCATGTATGAGATCAGGCAGACTCATACAGGAGTGGATGATAAATACTCCTTGATTAATACTAACAACGTTTCGTTCGCTGATGCCGCAGTGGGCACTGGATTTTTGGTGAGCAGACACCGACATTATGCTCACCCACTGTCGGAAATACGGTGAATGCATGAAGCGATACTGCGTCCTTTCTGGATCTAGAACCGGAAGCACCATGCTTCAGGTTGTCCTATGGCGGTACGTAAATCGTAAGCTCGGCTATCACACGGCCCTCGGAGACTTCATGCTACGCAATTGGGTGTATGACACCGGTTGGTCCGTAGCAACGACTAGGCTCAGCCATCTGTCTCCTCACGAGGCATGGCACATGGAAATCGACCGGAAGTTCGAATACAATCGACGGGTGGATTTACTAAAGAAGTATCACGACCAAACTTACTTCATCAAGTTCCCAGCCTATTTCTGGCTGCATTGTGATGACGACCGGTTGCAGTACCTCTACGATAACTATCACTTCGTGATCACTGACCGTAAAGATAAACGTGAACGGGCGCTGTCCTATGCAATTGCCATTATATCCAACTGGTTCACGGTTCGCAGGGAAGGACAGGAGAAGCTATTCACTCCCGGTGAATTTACTGAAGAAATTGGTGACATCATACTGTACGACTTTCGTGCCCTCGAAGAAGCCAAACGTTGTGTAATGAATATACCTGGAGTAGACTATAATCTGCTATGGTATGAGGATATGGTTCAGTACAAGGACCGATACGAGATGCTTGGTGCGGAGCTAGGCTTTGATGATTGGCAGAACTATGTGAACGAAAGAGACCGTGATCGTTTACCCAAAAAGGTGGGAAATCTGATTGATAAGAATTTATATATCACTAATCTAGGAGAGTTTGATGCGTGGGTTCAAGATAACCTCACCGACAACGCTACCTGATCTATCCGAATACACTAACTACGAGTCGAAGTGGTTCAGGGGAGACAGTGAGGAGAAGTATCAGTTTAATATTGAAACCGGAGAGGAAGTTCCGTACGGCCCCGATGACATCAGATATAGGTTCAATCACCACGGCTTTCGTGCTCCTCCATTCGTGGTAGCCAAGCAAAAAAACACTGAGGCATACTATGGATGCTCCGTGATGCAGGGGTACGGTCTACCAGTTGAGCATACCATACCCTATCTCGCACATGACGAACGTCATGTCCCATTCAACATGGGAATTGCTGGTGCCAGCAACGATCTGATTGCACGCACAGTCATGAGTACAGTGCCTCTTTTCAAACCAACGTTTGTATTCATCTACTGGACATACCACACTCGTCGGGAAATCTATGACGAAGAAGGTAACCCAATCCAATGGTTGAGAAACTGGAAAGATCAGACCGTGAAAGTATCAGACAAGTACGTTCCACATATGGATGCTCAGGGGCAACTGTCTCACTTCACCAGCAATGTAAACAATCTACTGAAGAATATCACAATGGTTGATCTGTTCTTAAAATCAAACTCAACTGACTACGCATGGGCTCTGGTCGATGCACACTGCCTGACATACGATGAAGTGTATCGAGAGTTTTTTCCGTTTAGCGATAACTACTTGAGAGCTAGTCTAGCGGACATTCAGGTGGATGTATCCAGAGATCTACAACACCCTGGGCCAGAGACTTCCAAGAAGATCGCAAACGGGATTAAGTCAATCCGCTGATATACTTGTCCCAAGTCTCAATTGGCATCTGCCAATGAATGTGAATTCGATCAGTTTCTCCATAATTCCAAGCGGTATGCTTTTCTGAACCGGTTTTGACCATCCACAAATGTCCGTCCGCTGGCATGTGCACGACCTCATCGCTTAGCTTGAACATGGCATTTGGATTAGTATAAAGAACCACATGGAAGCGATATGTTTGCTCTTGTGGATAGTCAATGTGCTCAACAAACTTAAACCCAGGATGCATCGCCCATACAGCGCCACGGTATGCCTCTGGGAAAATAGCTAGAACGTCGGCCATATAACCATTGCAAACTTCTCTACGTTTGGTGAAGTGCTCATTGCCAATGAATGCCTTACTACCATCTTTGAAAAATAACCGACCCTTAGAGCGAATCATCGGATCATCTTTTCTATCTGGATTACGCCACCAAATTCGTTCTACGTTATCCGGCTTCTCGAACTCGTGCAACGCCCATCCGTATCCCTTGCTTCCGGGCTCGAAGTAGTCTTTGGCGTAGTCGATTGTGTCATCCTTCCTAGTTGGATACTCATAATGTCGTAACGCCTCGAACCAATTCCGAAGACGATCCAAATCAATGTACCCATTAGTCTTAATCAAACCACTCATAGCTGCATACTCTTCTCGTGGTACTTCCAAAATGTATCTAATGGCATCTGCCAATAGATGTGGAGACGACGAGTAGTTCCGTGGTTCCATGCTCGATGCAAAACTCCGGTATTCATAAACCACAAATGACCGTCTGCCTCGAAGTGACGCTCCTCCCCCAATACTTCTTGTTTGCAACCCTCATTCGTGTACAACGGAATATGAATTCGATAGTGATTACCACGGGGAGGGTCCACGTGCTCCTTATACCCAAAGCCAGGACACATGTCCTTCATACCGCAGCGGTATGCCTCCGGGAAGTGATCAAGTATCTCAGCCAAATAGCCAGTAAGACCAGCAGAACGAATTGTATAATCCTGATTACGTACCTTTCTAGTCTCACCATCCGCAAACCGATATGTGGCACGCTTGGACATGATGGGACTATCAACAGAAGTACCCTCCTCGTTGATCGGAATCGCTCCAGTCAAGTTTGGTTCGTGCAACTGCCAACCATATGCACCTTCTCCAAACGTCTCGTGGGTCTGGTACTCGTCCTCTTCTCTGTTCCATCTATGGGGAGGATTAGCAAAGGCATACTTCAGATACCAATCCTGCAATCTTTCCAGATCGACAGTAATGGCACTTCGATGGAACCTAAATGGAATATAATGAATGGTTGGCATATCGATTCCAAGATTGTAGAGGCATTTTCATCATGATGTGTGTTCTAGAAGACTCACCCATGTTCCATGCGGTATGCTTGATGTCAGTTCTAGACAAGTATATATGCCCATCTACCGGGATGTGATGACACTCGCCATCATCATATGCCATGTGACAGAATGGATTGGTGGTTAGCGCAATATGGCATCTCATGGAGTCGTATGGCGAATCACTATGTGGCTTGTAACAAAACCCAGGATCAAGAGTCCACCAGCTTCCTCTCCAGGCATCAGAGAGAAAGTCCAATACATCATTTAGGTACCCAACACACTTCTCATTTCGTCTAGTAAAAAGATGATCAATCTTAGCCCCCTCTTCGCTGTTGCTGGATACTGCTCTTTCTTCTTCCTGGGTCAGTTCTCTAGTGCTGTGAAACCTTGTACCATGAGCCCAGCTTCCACGAAAGCAATACTTTTCCTTAGAGATGGTATCATCGATGTCAACACCAGAAGGAACCTCAGTGTCAATACCAAGGTATCTCTCGGTGTGGGATTCCAACATGATCTGATACTCCCGATAAAGGGTATCAATGTCCACTTTGATGTTTGTCCGTACAATATTCATTCTGGATCTGGATACTTGCCTGAGAAGTTGATCACCGCATTCTCCATGCTTTTGTACTTGTCATAGCAAGCACGAGGTAGATTGATACGTAGGTGTGTGCGTAGCTCGCTACCATGATTCCACGCAGTGTGGCGGATGTGGGTGTTAACCCAATAACAATGACCATCCGCTGGTAAATGATACACCTGTTGGGTTTCATAGCCCATGTAGCAAAACGCATTGGTGTACAACGGGATATGGATGGCTGCACTGTCCGATGGGTTGTCGGTATGTGGAATGTATCCGTATACAGGAGTCTCAGTCCAAAACGTAGTTCTCCAGCACTCTGGAAAGAAATCAATCACATCATTCACGTATCCAAGGCAAATATTGGTCCTTGTTGTGTACTGATCTGGATAATCTTTAATCGCTTCTAGACTGGACTCGGTTCTAATTCTCAGCTTCTCATCTTCTTCGGATAGAGTCATGGTGGATCCTTGATACCCACCGCCCTGCATACGAGATGAGATCAGCATTCCGCTGCGAATACCATACAGATGGATTCGAGATTCCTGTGTGCTCTCAAAATGAAACGTTGGTATGTACTTGTAGTTCACAAGGTGGACCTTCTTAGCAAGGTCGTACAGCTTTCCGATATCAGCCTTGATATCCAGTCTCTCTACCAAAGGAGGAAGATCCTGCGTTGTTTCTAGCACGTTTCTCATGATGTTATGTCCTCTTGTCCGTCAAGCGAGACCACTAAATGAACTCGCTGTTTTCTACTGTTGTTCTTAGCCCAATGCTTAATACCCGTGTTCACCACATAAGCATGTCCTGGAACCAAATGTATGTCGCCATGTCCTTCAAACCCAAGCACTGCATCTGGATGTGTGTATACGGGTATGTGTGCTTTCAATGCGTACTTCGGACTATAATCGATATGCTCACCTACTTCTTGGTCTGGCATAAGCTTGACAAACCTAGCCCTAACCGGAGTAGCTTTGAACTGTCCTAGCAACTCACCTATGTAGGTCTCATTCAATCGGTCAGGTAACTTAGTGTAGTTACGCTCATCGATGATTGGATCATAGTCCTTGTTCAAATCAATGAGTGACTTGATTCTCTTCTTGGTAGATAGTCCTTTCTGATGTTCATACCATGACACCCCACGTTCTTCATCCAGTTGCCTCTGAAGCTCTACCGCTAGGTCTGTGGGGTGATGAATAACAAATGGCCAGTAATCATCTGGTGAGCAATACCTTCCACCAAAGGCATACTCAATGACCTCATCCTCGAATACCGAATGATCACGTCCCTTCCACTTCTCATAGAAATCCTGCAAACGAGCGGTGTCCACCGTAATCCAAGGTAGCACACGAACAGGGGCATCAAACTCCTTGGAACCAAATCGTTCTTTCCACTCTCTCTTCAAGTCTCTTCCAGGGAAAAGTTGCGTCAAGTCTGTCATTTTTCACCCATCAAACGCTCGATGCCTTTAGTTACGCATGGTCTATTGATGACACCTTCACGTGAGTACTCATCCCAGACTGAATCGTGGCTCAATCCGAAGATTACTGTCTTGCTTGGTATCAATTTTAAATCGTTGCAAATAGCATGTTGTGCTACACTATATCTACTCGTGACATACATGGGTGAGAAACGTGTCATCAACTTATAACCTAGATACGCTCCCAGCCTGTTGTAGTAGTGACCGAGGCTGAATACATCCATTGGATGTGGCACGTCCTCTCTCATGAACTCGATGCCAACCCTAACCGCTGACATCGGGAACAACTTACTGAAGCTGAATGCTACATGCCTGATGCACTCGTGCTCAAGGATAATAGGTACATCCCTACAAGCAGGCCAAAAGGCACAATCCAAGAATACTGGTACTCTCAGTTTACAGCATTCATTCAACAATTCGAATGTTCTGAAGTGTCTATCTCCGGTGGCTGAAAACGGATACGATAGAACCACCGCATCACAACTACGAACTTCTTGATCATCCAAGTACACCAGGGGCTTATCATGGAACGTCATAAGCCTTTTCACGTACGGATATTCACCACGGAAGACCCGAATATTTAGACCTTGACCGAGACACTTGGCTACGAAGCAATCCAGGGAATGGGTTATCGCATTCGTGATGGCCACTTTAGGAAAATCATCAAGACCGATTATCGGACTTGTGCTATGTCCAGTTGCCCAATTTCTGAACCGGTCAATGTACATGTCACGAAAGTTATCCTGGATGTACATGGCTCTAGCTTCAGCCAATGAAACGTTATTAACGCTGTTGTACCATGCCAAGAATTCCCTGTCAGCAATAGCACGAGCGGTCTTAGTTACTAAAGTATAGTCTCCACTCATCTCTAGTTTTCCTCTGTAACGGGAACTCGAAATCCCTTTGAAACTTCAACACGGATACATTTTGCCAACAGGTCGGATCCTTGATGCAATCTTCATACTCTGGGCATGTGAAATACATGTCCGAAAGAACTTCCCATGTCTCCTCATATGTTCGGTCGTACTCATTGATCCAGGACGTGACATTCTGAATGGTGCGTCTGCGACGATTGAACTCGATTGAGAAGAACGCAGCCGATCTGTTTCGTCGGCAGACTTCCACTTGCATTGGAAGAACGTACTTAGATAGGAGTCCTCCTTTTCTTCGTCCGTCCTTGTTTGTTGGTAGTCCTGATTGTCTTACTGATCTAGCATAGTATGCACGGTTCAGCACACGGGCTATTGTGTTCGGATAGATACCAGCGTTGTATACACCAGCAAAAGCAATCGCCCTATCATCAATCAATACATGGAACGCATCGTGCTCCAAAATTTTCAAGTTCACATAGTTCCTGGCATTACGATCTGAGCCTGTTTTTGCTTCAATCCATAACTCATGAAACATATTCCATGCTGTCGGATCATCAGTTTGACACAGGTCGATGGCTATCATTTGAAACCGATTCTCATGAATCTCCTATACATTTTGTCCGGATACTCATACACCCGATCTCCGTTGTATAGAACATCACGCATGGGAAACCTGGACTCCATATCTTTCAAGGTATCCACTCGATTAGTATGTGAGTCATTGTCTTGATTGTTAGCTTGAACTGCAATACATGTCTGAGGTAACAGACTGTAATACCAATCGTCCTCCTCAAAGTGTTCAGCCGAAGTGTTGATAACCAGATCTGGAATCCAATCATACTCCGTGTACCAGTTAAACTGGTTCACATCAGCGGTGAATGCTTTGAATTTCCACTTCTCATATACCCATGCGGTGTTGATTTTATCCGCTATGATTTCACACGACGGATCAATATCATATGACCGGATGTTCTGAATCGGTAGCTTGTCTCTACTCAGAATTAGAAAAGCTGTTATGCCGTACCATCCTCCGTAGATGGCAATTTTGAGAGGTTCTTTAGTTTGATACAGACGCTCCAGATTTCGGACGAGCCAAAGCTTGGCCATTATTTGGCCATGGGACCATGCTGTAAGATCAACGTCTGCTCTCATCGACTGGTCTAGCCAAGGACGCCACAAGGTGGATTCTTTCCATATTCCCGTGGCCATTCATGGCGCAATGCCTCTTGTACCCATCAAGTTTGTATACATATCCGTCATCAGGAATATGGTAACTTTCTAGCTGAGGTTCAAGGCGACCATCGTCATCGATATTGTAGTCCTGTCCTCCCTCCAGGATGAAAGCGTACGGATTGGTAAGAATTGCGACGTGGAAGCGGTCCTCGAAATCACGGTGAAAGCTGATTGTGGACATTGGAGGAAGCATCATCAATCGCATCCTACAGATACCGTATCCGTAGGTCATTTGACTCCAAGTAAACATTCCTTCCCATACGTCAAAAAAGTAAGTGTTGCGGAACTCACTATTGAACTCGGAAATCTCTCGGTCTTCCAAAACTTTCTTACCATCTTTGAAACCGGCTCGAATGCACTCCCCATGTACTCGTTCTGATGAATAGACTTCGGAGCTACCAGGACGATGGGAAAGACCGATTTGATTGTTATGGCTCCAGCCAAACATCTGAATGGCAGTATGTGTCGCTGTCTGTAATTGTTCGGAATCAAATTGAAGGTTTTGATTCTTCATCAAATCTACTCCGCAGCCAATTCCAGTCGTTTATTTTGGATAGATCCTCTCCATCCAATGCATGATTTCGTCCAGAGCGAGCCCCGAGAGCACAATAGTTTCCATACCTCCCGAGCTTAGCGGCGCACCACGCAGACAAACGCTCTTCATTCTCCTTATTGTTCCCACGGGCTATCGTATGTGATGCCAGTTTGGCTGCTTCTCGAAAGCCAGCCCTCCAGGCATCGAATGGAGAGGTATCAATGTTTGTAACAGAAGCTACTTCCTCCATGACATGGAAATGCTCACTGATACTCGTGGTGAAATCCACCACATTATCCGGTACAGCAAGGACAGATAGTCGGGGAAGAAGCTTTATTCCTCCATACCCATACGACAAACCAATAATGGGATTGTATGCTCTCCAGACAGCCACTCGATCACGAACATTATCATCCTTCGGCCATTGAAAGCTGAAGTCGAAACCAGAGCAAATTTCGTTGTCAGCATCAACCACCCAGAAATACCGAGTTCGACACTTCCGGGCAGCAGCCTTATGAGCAGCGACTATGGGGCTTACCCCATCGACACGCATTGCTCTTGGGAACCTCTTCTTCAATTGCAGCCAGTTGTTTTCAGCCAATGGCTCCTGATGAGAAAGAAAGATGATGTTATACATTCCACACGTGATCCTTCAGGTCGGTCACAAACTGATCAAAGTATTCACGGTTATCGAACGACTCGATATCAATTCCTTCTCCAGTGAAGCCGATGCCCTTCGAGCCCTTGGCTTGGCGCTCCAAATCATCTTGTCTGTATTCACGCTTCTTCTGACTGCGAAGGCGATCTACCGTATCCTCCAGGCTCTTGCCGTAGCACTTAACTGACAATATAAGTTCTTTCAGGTGAGCGATGGAGAAACCCTCCGAGGCCATTGTCCACTCGTACAACTCATCCCTGGACAGGCTTGGCTCCTTCTTGTACAGGTACGCTGCACGAGCCTTGGCGGTTGGCATTGGCACCGGAACAATCAGGTCGAAGCGGGACGGACGGTCAACGAATCGCTTATCAAGCTGATCGATATAGTTAGTGGTAGCCAAGAATACGACGTTCTCGATCTGGGCCTCGCCATCCAGCACTGACAGCCACGTGTTTTCACGACGATCACGGTCGGTCAAGGTGTCGAAGTCCTCCAGTACCACGATCATCGGACGCTTTGGTTCGATACGTCGAATCATCTGAAGGCATGCAGACAACAGGGATGGATCTTCTGCGTAGATGGCGATGCCTCCGTTCTTGATGAGCATCTGAACGAGAACCTGGATGGTGCACGTCTTACCGGAACCCGGCTCTCCATACATCAGAATTCCACGCTTGTGGAGAAATCCACGTAATACCATGGCATCCCGGACGGATTTGGACCAAAACGTTTTGATTTGGTCAATGACTTCATTGCACACCATGTCTGGCAGAACAATGAGATCGTCAGTCTCGATGATCAGCTTGGAAAGGCACGCACCGATGTCATCACGATGGGCGCACTTGTAAAGGCCAGGAGGAAGATCATCCACAATGTTGGACGTTCCCCAGAACACTGCTCCATCTGGTGTAGAAGACCAGTGGCGCTGTGCTTTCTGAATACTCTCGGTCACTGTATCCTCATCATGAGCATCACGACCTATGGTCATAGACTCTACCTCCGAATCATCTATTGGACGTACTTCGTTAGAAAGTGAGCTTGCGTATGATCTACCGTGTGGCATGTGCCTCTCCTGTTAGTAGATGGGAATATCGTGAACCCATCTGAAATTATTCGCATCTTCCCAAGTGTTTACCAGCGGCATTCCTCTGATATTCAGGCTGGTGTTTAATAGCATCGGGCATTCAGTTTTTTCGTACCATCGTTTTAGCAAAGCGTAAAAAACCGGATTCTGTTGTTTGTTGACTGTTTGAATCCTGGATGTACTATTCACGTGACATATAGCTGGTACATATCTCGGGTATTTCACTCTCCAAGTGTATTGCATGTACGGAGACTTTTCAACATGCTGAGGCATCACGAAGTGATCAGCAGCCTTCTCCTCCAATACACTAGCAGCAAATGGCCTAAACTGTTGCCTCTTCTTGATATCGTTCACTCGGCTCTTAGTGTTGCGATACCTTGGATCTGCGAGAATGGAACGGTTACCGAGAGCACGAGGCCCGTACTCAGCACGCCCATTAGCCACGGCGATGACATACTCTCGTTCGAGAGAACGAATCGCTTCGTCAATATCCACTTCCCGCTCGATGTCTGTTCCCAAATACGGACCAGTCCACTGGACTTGTTCCCGCTTATAAGCGAGTGCTGCACCCAAGGCAGAACCCGCATCACCCGGATTGGGCATGATCCAGATATCTTCGAAAATGCGTCTTGCGGCAAGTTTGGCATTGGCTACACAGTTAAGGGCTACTCCACCCATGAACACAATATATCTTTTTCCAGTCTCTCTTGCAACCCATTCGAACAAATCAACCAAATATTCCTCAAGAACTCTCTGTATACTTGCTGCTAGATCTTCGATTGAAGCTCTAGGCATCCAATCGTCGATTCCCATGTGGACATTTTTCTTTAGCAAAAATTCATGAGCATCCCCGATCTCTATGAATTCATCACGTATCTCTTCAGTTAAGCTTGGCCTGCCAAACGCCGAGGCACCCATTAAGATGTACTCCTCCTCGTTCGGCTTGAATCCACAGCGCTGCGTGAAAGCGCTGTAAAGCAGTCCGAGACTATCAGGGTAGCGGGTGGACCATATCTTTTTCAGGGACGCTCCTGAGCCAACCCAGACGCTCAGGGTATCCCATTCACCAATTGCGTCAGCCACGATGATGGCTGCCTCATCAAACCCGCTGGTGTAAAACCCAGCAGCAGCATGCGACTCATGATGGCTAACTGTCTCAATTGGGACATTTCCGAAAAATTGTCTCAAATGCGACTTGTAATCGAAGTCGTTTTTCTGGCCAGCGTACCATTTTCTTAATTTCTTCCAGAATGGCTTCTCGTAGTACACTAAAGTATCGACATCGCCCCATTCTAGTGCTTCACGAATCAAACCATCGCATAAATGTTTGTCGTTCTTGTTTTTGCTGTATCTCTCTGAATGCCCAGCAAACAAAATCTTCTTGCCACTTACTACCGAAACAGCAGCATCATGAAAGCCACAGCTAACACCGAAGATTGCCATCAGTGCATTTCCCACAGATCTTTCTGTGTAATGTAGTGCTTCAAATTCTTAAACCAAATCTGGTGCGCCTGCTCGTCCGGATGCCCTAACTCCGTTCTGTCCTTGGCCCCAGCATTCCAGGTCCACTTATGAAACGTCTGTTCCGGATTCTGGAAACCATAATAACGCCTGATGTTAACCATATTAGTTAATGCACTATCAGCACCAGGGATGATCCATGCAGAATTGAAGAATAGGTATGGGATCTCCATCGTTTCAAGAAACGACTGTAGAGCGATGATGCGTGTCAGTGCCCTGGTACCAGCCGCATTCCGATTGGTGAAACCTTCATGATACTGGAGGATAAAATCCCTGCAAGTTTCATCAGGGTAACGGTGTTTTGTTCGCTCATCTATCGGATCAGAAGAATACCGGATGTACTTTAGTTCATCTTCCTCTGCATCCACATTCGGGTCATAATAGAATTCCATACGTCGAGCAAATCCCCAACCGATGATTACAAAAATATTACGATTGAGAGTATTGCCTACGAACTTCATCGTCGTTCTTAGGATACGGTCGTGTGATGATCCGGGATAAGCATCGTTGAAAAGAGCACAATTACGTTCCGTCGCCATGAGTCGTGTGTACGAACGTGAGTGGTCCTTAAGGCCGACGCCATGCGTGAAGGAGTCGCCGTTGGTGTAGATGATATCAGTCATAAATGAATGGGTCTTCACCCCGCTCTATGGCTTTCCTCATCTTACGCATTTTCCACCAATGTGTGATGGGTCGGAATAGCTTCTTGAAAAACTTCTTCATGGTGCTTCTCTTAGATTGTGTTCTTCTATGTAAGACTTCAAACGCCTCGCCCAAGCTGCATGAGCTTTCTCATCGGGATGCCCCATCGGCATCCTTCCTTGAAATCCGCTCTTCCATGTCCATCCGCTGAAGGTCTCCATACGGTCATACATACCAATGAACCGCTTCTCGTCTACCATGGACGCCAATGCTTGGCTCTGTGTTTTCTCTATCTCCAGAATCCATCCAGCGTTAGTAAACACGTACGGTATTCTAAATGACTTCAATATTCCCTGTAGACCGACGATGTGGCTGAGGGTTCTGGTCATTGATGCTGGCAAGGAAGAAAACCAACGATTATAAGCGACAGCAAAGTCCTTCAAGACATCATCTTCGTGTAAGTTCCACAGCTTGCTCTTGTGAATACCAACATAGATAGGATAGTACCTTCTCTCCTCTTCTGGATACTTGCTCATTTCAGTCTTGTTGAACTCGTCACCTTCTTCAAGCCGAGGTTCATAGTAGAACTCGGTTCTACTGGCGTTGGACCAACCAATGACAACAAACAAATCTTCTGGGCTTCTCCCACTAGCAATCCATTCGGATACAAACTTCAAAGTACGTCGGTAGATGCGGTCGTTCGATCCACCACCCACACTATCGTTGAAGTATTCATCCAGATTGTACAACTTTGCTAGCTGACCAACATAGCAGTGCGTGTTACGGTATTCTTTGTCGTATGTGCCATTTTCATCAATGACTCCTAGCTCATCACCGTGTGTGCTTGAGTCTCCATTGGCATACAGGTGCTTCATTCGTACTTCTCCCCTAGCTCATCATACCAAGCAATCAATGGATCTGGGAAAGTGTCACGAAAGCTCTTGCCTCGTCGTTGATCATACTGTTTATAAAAGTGATAGAAAGAATACTCATCTGACTCCTGGTTTTGGCTTTCGGCTTGCCCCTTTCTCAAATATGCAATCAGCTTACGAATGCCGTATCGGTCGAAGTCGGTTACTCCAGAAGCACGCTCATTCCTGTCCAACCAAGACTCGATGTGATCAGCCCGCTCTTCTCTCAGGTAAGCAGGAAGCACCAGCGGAGACATGAACGTAGGATAGCGCAGCATGTTGGAAGAAATCAGCGGATGATTGTTGTCATACTCTGCTTTCATCTCAAGCAAATCGTCATACAGGTCGGTGATTGACCATAAGCAGAGGGCATTCACCGTCATCATCAACGTGACGAACTCGGACTTACCGTTTCGGATAAAGTACCAAACGTTGTCCTTCCAATAGTTATAGTCCAGTCCATCACGTAGATATTCGGCTTGCTTACCGTGTGCTTCGCACGATGTGTACAACGAGAACTTGGGAATCTTGGTGCTGAACTCGGTGATCCGCTGAATGAGATCAAACTTACCACCAAAGTTTGAATTCACAGCAAATTGCATGTTCGGATTAACACCCTCCCTTTCGATCAGGTCTGTCAGCTTCCAGAAATGCGGGCTCATCAATGGCTCTCCACCGGTTACCCGGAGGATCTCAAGATGCTCACGAAGCTCTGGCCACCAATCCCAAAACGCTTGCACAAACGGATTGCCATCATTGTACTTTCCGTATGGTTCATGCTCCAAACCATCTCTAGAGAAGTAGTTCGCCGCTGGATTGTCCGGATGAATTCTATACGGACCTGCTGTCTTGATATCCTTTGCCCAGGTTGTAGAGTAGTTCGAACTACAGTACGAACAAGCGAAGTTGCAAATGCGGTCGAATGAGATTTCCAGGTTTTTGGGTATGATGTTTTCATTCCAGGGCATACGTGTCGCTTTCATCACATCACGGTCTTGGAACGAACAGGTGTAGAATACTCTATCAGCTACAGTTCCCTTTTCCTCCATATCCTCGATACGCCAGCAATAACTGCACTCGACCGGTCGTTCACCTTGCAGCATTAGCCTTCGTTGACGCTTCTTGAATTCCGTGTTATGAATAGCGGATGGAGAGCGCTGAACCTCTTCAACGGGGATAGAATGCTCGGATGGGTGATGACAGGAACGGCTCTTTCCTGCTCCCAGGTTGATCGTGGCCATCAGCCATTTGGCCGCACAGAACGACGAGGAGATTGGATCAATCATCCTCTCCTTGTATTGTTCCGGCTTTTCTCCACGTTTCCTCGGCATTAAGAATATCCTGTTCTGCTTGGTGCTACGTACACGTGTTTGAAGAACCGGGATGCGTCAGCATCCAGTTCGGCTATCTGCAAACCCATAGTAACTCGAAGGCGATCACCAAGTTTCTTTGTTTCTTCCTGGAGGCTTTCGCCCTTTGGTTCAATCTCTATTTCCCAGAACATTTGAAACCAATCGTAATCTGCAATCAGGTTATGGTCCCAATCACGTAAATTGGTCCAGTATACTCCAGCCCTGGTTCCATAGATGCTCCACAATCCATTCTCGACATCGGCTCCAACCGAGCACCAGATTTCCAGCCTCTTGATATTACCATGCCAAAGCCTGCCTAACTCTATCTCATCTAGGTTCACTCGGCTCCCACGGTCCAAAGTCATCTTGACGCCTTCCCTGAACCCAGCACGAAACGCCTGGAACGGACTCCCATTCGGATAGGTCTGAGAATACGACTCTTCCATCTGAACGTACCGCTCATTCCAGCAAAAGTCAACCGAACCCTCTCCATCGTCAGCATTCTCATGGCTTCTCATATTCTTGACGAATGCTGTGGGCCAACATTTCAGACCGCCGTTTCCATACATCAACCCGTTGATCATGTTCAAGCCAGCCCAAGAAAACACACAATTTTGCTGGGAGTCCGGAATCTCGAACTCCTTGGAAAAGAAGTCCTCATTCACAATGTTGTCTCCATCTACGGTGATGAACCGGTCTGTCTCAGATGCCAGAGCGCATTCCTTGTGCGCCTTGTCGAATCCTTTGACTCCGTGGACACGCTTGGCCCATGGGCACTTTCTTCTCAAATCAGCAAAGAACTCATCTGCTTTCGGCTCGTCGTAGGACAAGAACACTACATCGGTGTCTTCAATCTTAATCTTCATCTTTCAATCACCAACTGATATCGTTCGTACAACCATCGTGTGTATACGCTGAATTCATCTGGAACATTAATGCCCGCTACTGTCACATTTCCATCTATCGCATCTATCAACTGACACCCAAAGTGCTGATGTAGAATATAAGGCTCATCTTCATCGGTGACAAAAAAGTCTAGATTCACACCGTCAAGAGCATACTCAACTTTGGGAGCAGTCACCTTGAAGTTTGTCCCATCCCAGCTTACAATGATTTCCGCATCTTCCTGATCTCGTGGTATGCTGTTTACCGGACATGCTTTTGGAAGAGCCTGTTTGGTTTCCACCAGCACCATCTTCAGTGTTCGCTCATTGAAAACTACCGACCAATTGAATAGTGATTCCTTGCCACTCACAAGGTTTGCACCCAACGTGGCGGGGATTTTCAAAAACGACATATTCTCCCAATCATTTAGCTTATGCGGACTGATAGCCCTGATTGCTCCAGTGCGAGAATTCTCTGGTACCTCGTAGTAGAGGTAGTAGTCCTCAAGCTTCTTCGAGCTTTCGGATAATGATTCCGTCATTCAAGAAATCCTTCAAGTGGTAATGAACCGGATACCGCTGTACGTAATTGTCTATCACAAGAGTCAAATCCCTCTTCATTGTCAATGACAAAACAGCCTTCCAATCGTCGTCAGAGTTGACCTTTTGGTCCCCAGCCTTCATATGTGTGAAGGTAGGCAGACTAACCGATGGTGCCCATTCTTCTCTTCCCAATGCTTTCATTGCATACGCAAACATGAGATCACCACTGACCTTATGGGGAATAGTCTTGTAGTGATGATTCCAATGATATCGAAACCGAGGGTTTTTAGAATAGGCAATAATGTCTTCATCCGATAGCTGCCTATACTGATAGTAATCCCTCATCTCTGACCAAAAGTATACCTGACGCCTTGCGTAATCGAATACCTCGTGAACTTCCTCATCTTGCTTAAAGTACATGAATGCAGAATACACGTTTGGTAGTTGATTCTTCTCAAACACCGCCCGATACTTGGAGTTCAAGATCGGGTTACCACGGAAATCTCTTGGGGTTGTAGTAGTCCACATCTTTCTATGCGCCATCACGTTCCACCAGTGACTCACATCCATAGGAAACAACATGTCGCAATCTAACAAGACAGTCTCTTCATATGGAGTGATGTGATAGACTTTCCACTTGTTTTGTATCTTCCACTTCTCACGAGCGGCATCATCTCCCCAGGGAATCTCTACAACCTCATCGAATACATCTGCGTACTTCTTTGGTACCTTTGTTCCGGGCAGTACCGCCACGGCAAGGTGAGACACCGAAGATTGTGTGGCACGCAAACTAAGAGCCAAGGCATAAGCCATCCTGAGATAGTCGATGCCTTCACTTTGTTGAGCGATAGTGATGTATCCACGCTGTCTCTTGAATTTACGCATACGCTTCGATGATCCTTTCAGCAAACTCTTCATAGCTGTACTTGTTCATGAAGTGCACGTTGCTCTCAATAGATGTTACCGGAACAGTAGACCCATCCACCTTAAACACGGCCCTACCACGCTCGATGTGAATCATCTTGTCCCTGTCCCATGCGAATGTCAAATACGGGATAGGTAAGGGCTTAACAAATCCTCCCTCCGTGCGCCCGCCCATGAAGTGCGCTGCCACTGAGAAGGCATAGTCATTTCTATACATTGCAGTATTATACCCGTGGAGCAATCCAAAGTAGTTGTAATTGATTTTCACGTAGTTGACTACTTGAAAGAAATCCTGAACAGCGGGAGTCTTTCGAAAGTAGAACACGGTAGCCCAATACACAGGTACTCCAGTCTCTTTGAATCGCCTTTCTATCATTTCAGTAGAATGCGGAAAAACCATTCTACCGATCTGAGTGTTCATCATGAAATCGTTATTAGATCCCCAAACCCAGTTCAATCTGTCATCCAATATCAGCATATCAGCATCAATGACTAAGGTCTCATCGAATGGAGACAAAGAGTACGAAGCAGAGCGAGTAGAGTTATGATAGACACCAGCCATTGTGAATGGTCTGCGATTACCATCGTTGGGGCGCTCGATCAGAACCGGTCGCATCAATTGTTTCGAGCGGGGATACGCTTCGAGTAGACGTTCCCAGGTTTCCGGGTCTGTAACCAAAGCGATGTTGTAATCTCCCATGTGCTCTCGTATCATGAGCGCACAGGAATACGCCATACGCCCATACCAGAACACATCGTTATCATGAGCACACAGAAGGATTCCCCTGTTCATCAAAACACACCTACTATTTCCTCCAGGCTCTTAGCATTCCTGAGCTTGGTATACTTTTCGTAGTAAGAGTTCATGGCCTCATAGTAGGTGCTTTGAACTTCGTCAAGAAAATTGTTAATGTCATCATCCAGAACCATTACGGGTTCTTGGTTTTGATCAAGAGCTATGAGTTGCCCGGACTCAATCGAACGTTCAGCTAGCCAGACAAGAGGGAGATCAGCAACGAACTGGTGTCCATTGAAACTAAAGATAGAGCGCTGACGGAATTCTTCCTTGAGAAATTCCAACTGATTGTGATAAGCCACACGCTTATCAGTAGCCCGAAGCAATTCTCGGAGTTCGTCCATGTTTATTCCGGAGGTATAAAGCATCCAGAATATATTCCAAGACTAGTGGAGTTTCAACCTTATCCGCCAGCGGTCAGAGGAACAACAGTTGCTAATGATGGAGCAGCAATTGTCAACGGGAAAGTTGCTCGCTGTAGGTCTACGTTTGACGTAATAGTTCCAGACACGCTATCAAAGAATGAGTTGGTATGTGCATCAGTGTAAGTCACACGGAACTCCAAACGACGACCGTTGTCATTATTGGCTCCAACCGGAGTTGGGTCCATAGTGCGAGCCTCGATGGTCACCATGTTGGCAGCATATGCGCCAGTGCTGGCAAGACTGAAGATGGTCTGAAAGCCAGTCGTCAACTCAAAGTATCCGACACCGGATGCAATGAAGTCTGCGGAACCGGTGCTGGTCGTACCATGTACGCCCATGATGACTGTTCCCATGCTGGATAGCAGTGTGGTCCAACTTGTATTCTGCGGGGTGGCTGCACCACCGCTACGAGAACCACGAATACGAACCTGACCACCAGAATTAAAGTAATAACGGGCTTGATCAGCGTTTGCGAAAGTGACAGTGAAACGATGTTGAATGGAACTTGACCATGCAGCAGCACGAATGCTAACAAGTTGATCTGTGAATACCGTTACCGATCCAGTATCAAAGTTCAAGCGATTGGTCTGAATGAGAGCAATTGTGCTATCCAAATCAACAGGGTCACTAGTTGGAGGATCAGACTCGTGGGCTTCAACAACCGCACCCGCAGCAACTTCCGGAAGTAGACCAGTAAATGGATTGGGTGTGGTGATAGTGCCCTGGTGAACGGCGCAGGTAGAGATAGCATTGACCAAATCTTCCCATTCCTGGGCTTCAACCAGCTTGCCTACAGGAACGTTGATTAATGGAAAATCGGTCTGTCCGTAACCAGAATCTCCGTTACCAACACCATAGGTGAAATCAGTATCGTCACTGAATGTGTTATAGTCAATCGCCTCGATGAGACCGTCTAATACGTACGCCATCTTGAACCTCTTATCGTACGGTTACGAATGCTACTTCTACCAGACGCTCTTCTTCACGGTCGTCATCTTCCAATGAACGACCGAAGATTGGTACGTTGCATCCCTTCTCTGAACCCTTGGCTGCCCGTGCTACACCAGGAACATTCGAAGCAATCATGCGTGAACCCTTTGTTACTGGTCCGACTACTCGAACTGGAATACGACCAACCAGCACCACTGGCAAATATAGCCCCTCTTCGCCAGAATTCAAGACGTACGCTGGTTGAGTGGAAATAACACCAAACACATCCGGATCTGCCGAACGGGTCGTGGCGGTGATTTCTTTTTCTCCACCAATTTTCACTACAGTTCCAGGAGCGTACTCCTTGTCCGCAAGGTATCTCTCAGCGATGTCAGAGTATTTAGCTTGCCATGAACCAATTAGAGTAGCACCAGTCCCGTCAATGGTGCCGGTGATTACTAAGTTTGTAGCAGTCAAATTGACGAATGTTCCGTCACACGGGACCGTACCACCAATGGTTACTCCATCGATGGTAAAGTTCGCACCGCAGTCTCCGTCAACATCAATACCAAGTGTGATAGGACGGTTGACTCCACCCGGTCCTCCCAAGTCCATGACATCTCTTGTTGTCCTGGTTACCATGTTCTATATCTCCAATTATGTCTCTGCCACGATGTGCCAGTTCGATCCATCAAACACGATGGTCTTGGAACCATGGTTCGTGTTGATGATAAGCGGCGATGCTGCTCCGCTGAACGTGGCACCTACGTGTGAGATAAGAATGTTGTTTGTTCCTGCGCCGCCTGACTCGTCGGTAATGACCACACGACGACCAGAACCGGCAGTTCCTGCTGGCACAGTTGACACATCAATAGTTACAATAAAAGACGTATTTCTTACGCCAATGTAGCTTTCTGTGTCTGCAAGCAAATGCAAGTTTGTGTTAATGCCGTTACGACCTTCGAAGGTCGCACCAACAGAAGTCGAGATCTGAAGCTCATTTCCAAGATCAACGATGTTGATGTTTGGTCCAGCCTCAAGAGTTTTGAACCTCAGATCCACGCCACTCTTGGCCGAGAATATACCTTCACCAGTACCGATATTAGATGCCGTGTTGTCTTCTCCGTCTGATGGTGCTGTCACAAGGCTTTTGAACACCCGGATGTCTACAAGCTCTCCACCAGAAAGCGGAGAAGTGAAGATGATCTCATCATTGATAAATGGAGGAGTGTAGAAGATAACCGGATTTCCGGTAGCCGATAGTGGGGCAGTGACTGGAATTGTGAACTGGAAACTAGAGCCAGTCGGAATAGCAGTAATCGTGAATGTACCATTATAATCGGATTCGGTAGCACCAGAGATTTCTACATCTGAGCCAATGCTAGCTCCATGAGGGTTCAACGTGGTTGCCGTAGCAGTGGTTCCGGAACGAGTAATACTAGTGATCGTGGTGTCAGAAGTGCTAACCAAATAGTCAACTCCACCACCGCACTGGACCAGACCATTAACGAATACAAATACTCCACTAGGTTCTACCGCCGGAATTCCAATATCAAAATCTGTTTGACCCACGACAGCAGTGTGCTTTACATTGGTAACCTGAGTGTTAGGAAGAATCGCTGGACCCTCCAAAACAGTTGAAATGAATGTGCGGGTGAATACCTCAACATCAACCGGAATTGGTGCAGAAAAGATAACATTAGCACCAACTACATTGTAGTCACCACCAGGGTTTCTTACTTGACGTACACCATCCAAGAAGACCTCTACAAACTCTCCTGCGACTGGTGTTCCACCAAGAGCGAAGGTGTCTCCGTTTGGTCCAGCAACACCAGTTGAAATGTTCTTTTGCTCAATCCAACGACCAGCAAATCGACCACCAATTGGCTGCCAAACTCCACCATCCCATACAAACGTTACATCGGTGTCCGTGCAATAAAACATGGTACCGGTGACTTCGCTACCAGTAACTGGAGGTCTAGGCTGGCCATTTGGTGCAAGGGGACCATTACACACACCAACCACAACTGGAATACCTTCCAACGGAAACCATTCTGGACCACCAGCCTTGAAGACATACAAGATCTGAGTATCAATGGCAAACACCATTCGACCATCGAAGTTATCTGCATCACCGACCAACGGCAAAGTAGCTTGAACTTCGATAGCACTGGCAATCGGTTGACCACTAACGTCATCAACTGCGATGCCTAGTCTACCACTTTGTAGTTGTCCATATGGAATAAGTACGATTGCCATTATCCTTTGCCCTTACACCTGCTTGTTCCAACCGAATAGAAATACATCGAATCTCAAATCAAGAGATCCGCCACCCATTGCGGCTTGTTGAACATTAAGCTGGATTGTTTCTGCATCGCTTACAAAGCGAGTTCTACCCATAATCTGATATGAAAAGTGAGTTTCAGTCGTGGGGTTGTTAACGATTGCATTTTCCATGACATCCTCGTCCGAAGCAATTCGTAGGTTAAATTGCGCTGGATCGGTGACATCAACTACCGCACGTGGATACAGAATGACCATCGTTGGATGCCACGTGGTTCCATCTGATGGCGCAGTGAAGATATCTGTTAGCCCGGTGGTGGTGAAATCTACATTTTCAGCAGTAGGAAGCATATTGAATAGACCAGTAGCTCCTGTCGCTCCTGTGATGTACGGGACGAACTTGGTTCCATTATAGAAATGTGGAATCTGAATGTCTTCCTTATACCAATCCATACCTTCGACCGGGTTAGTTGGCTCCGTGTCCCGTGCAAAGTTCTCCAGTAGATGGTAGATCGTATCGCCGTAGATAGGTCCGTACGGGCTAATTCCTTGCCCTTGAATCTCTACAGGGAAAGCAGTACCAGACGTGGTACCCACGTTGATGGTTGCTACAACTACTCCTCGGCTATTCGTGATGTTAATGGCTGGCATATTGTTTTCGACCTCTGTTATTCATATTTACTCGGATAATAGGTTTCTTGTAGTGAACACATATCTAACTTTTCCGCAATCCCAAATCCTGCTGTATCCCTGGGATTCCATTAACTCCTTTTCTGTAAAACCATCAATAGGAATACCAAACTTTTTGGCTATGTTTGCCTTTCTGAATGCCGATTTGTGGTAACGTCTGTCATGCTTGACATAGTGATAATCCACAGGTACTAATCCATCCAGAACGAACCCCATTCGTTCATAAACTCCACCATCGAACCATCGTCGGTCAGCAAAAGTGACTACGGATACCGGAGCATATAGTTCTCGAAATTGAGAAAACATCTTCGTGGCCAACCCCGCATGAATATCACCGTCAGTCACGTATCGACTAAGTTCCCATTGATATCTAGATTGTCGTTGTGGTTTAGAGAATGTCATAGCAGCAACCATTTCACCACTTCCATCAACCGCTGCAAGATGAACAGAACCTCTAGATGCACCTTGGATATGATAACGATCAAAAAACCAAGATACATCTGAATACGATACTTCTTCTACTATCGTTTTTCGCCCAGGGACTCCACGTCTGGATACACCAAGAGCATTTCTTATAATAGATTCCACCGCATCACGTTTCGTAAGCCACTCATCTTCAAATATGGTTATCAATCTACCATCGAATATTCTTTTCTTGTCAGAATGGTATGTTTTTCCCTTTGCATCCTCACGGTGCCAGTACAGTCCGCAAAACTCTATCCCTAGATTTTCCTCAGGAACATAAATGTCTATCTCATACGGAGGGATCAATGAACGAGAATTACGAACCACATCAAAGCCTAAATCTTCTATAAAATTCCCGATTTTAGTTTCATGCTGAGATATTCGACCTGAACATTTAGGGCAATTGTACCCCTTCAAGTGACAATCTGGCGTCTGATAAAAGACTCCATGTTCCGAACATGAGATCGCTACGTTGTCAAAAATTCCCGTATATTCAACATCATCATAATAATAACGATCACCATGAATACTCCGACTACGACGAATGAACTCGTCTTTCCCTAACTTGAACTTGTTGGATACCAATTCATTAGCACAATCATTGCAACCATTTCCATACAGATGTGAACTAGCACGTTGTTCGAATTCACCATGTTTAGGACATCCAATTCTAACTTTTGTTTTGCTGTTTCGATATACTACGTTGCTATAATCATATCGTTTACCGTGAACCTCCATAGACCTCTCAATAAATGACGCAGTGTCAAGTTTCCCTTTACTGCATTGAACACATCCCTGTCCTATTTTGTGCTTTTGTGGCGTTTGCTCAAAAGGACCATGCTGCGAACAAATGATCGTCACTGGTGTCTTATTATCGACATACCGAACGAGAGAATAATCGTACTTGCCGCCGTGAACATCAGTAGACCGTGTAATGAATTCCCATTCCTTGCGTTGTAATGTTCCTTTCTTCATATTACCTACAGATATTCCGAACCTTTCAGCCAACACTTATTCGCAAATTCTCACACGTAAGGAATAAACTACTTCGATTATTCGATTTGCTGACTTCTGAATTGGTGAAAACGTAATGTGTGCAATCAGTAATCCGTCCTCACTCTTCAGTCCAATCTCGTCAAACACGAATTGTGAGTCATCATTAATGTTGAATCCCACGTTATCGAATGCCTGTTGTCCAAATGGCTCATCCTTGTCAATAACACAGCGAATCTCTACATCAGAGAATAGTGTGCCATTGATGTGCCTGACAGCCATCTGATTACCATCGGGGGCATCCAGAGTGTCGTCTACTACTTCGAAGTACACTGGTACATTCAGGTCAGCCGCACCAACAGTATTCGGAGTTGCAAAGCTGATATTTCCAAGGGGATCGATGGTTGCACCGCCAGTTCCAAAGTGCATGGTGTACACCGAGCCGTTTTCACGATTTGCAAGACCACGAGCAATGACAATCGATGCATTTTCATTGTGGATAGCGTTGCGCTTGTTCAGCAGTACCTTTCCCTTATCCTCAGCACCGATGTCGTCTCGTGACAAATACTCCACGATCTTGACGTGACCTTCGATTCGGATTTTGATTTCTTCTGACAGCTTAGCCATATTCAATCCCCAAGTTACTCATATTTACGGTGGGCAATCCCCAGAATGCTGAATGACTTGGTAAGCATCCGGATATTCCACATTTGCATTAACAGATTGACCAAAAGCATAGGTTCCGAAGGTGATTCCACGGCCAAATAGTGGATAATCTAGAACCGGTGGTTTGGTGAAGGTGTCACCAACATCAAACACCTTAAAGAAGGCAACACCATTGAATTGCCAAATCTCTTGAGTTCTCGTCACGAAAACTTGTGTACCAATTGCCAATGCAGCGTCCAAATTCCACATGGTCCCATCCCATATGTAAATCTCATTCGTTGTACTGTTGATGATACGGGTTCCGACCGGACGGAACTGATTGAACCCATTCGGTTCATCATACGATTCATGGTTATCCAAAATATCGGCAACGATCTCTGGCATACGGACCAAAATAGACTCCGGTAGACCATTCAATCTAGGTTCGGTAAACTGAATGGTAAAGAACTCGTTTGCCGGTGGTAGAGAATCGAACGTGAATTGTCCACGAAATATGTCGTACGGCAAACCGGTCAATCCACCAACCAACGTTCCAACAGTGAATCGTCCTTCTGGACCAACTGGCCAACCATTGAATCGATATCTAATTACGTCTCCTGCCTCGATGTACGGTAGGAATGCAGCCTTGACCAAACGATTTGGCGTTGGTACAACGGTGAATGTAATCTCCATTCGTTGCACATCAAGGGTATAATCTACGCCTTCCACCTGTAAGAAACCATCCAGGTACACGGCAGCAATTTCAGTGTCCATTGTAGTCTGGAACTGCTGCGTTGCACCATCGGTTACGAATTCTTGATCTGATGGAATCTTAGTTCGGATACCATTCATGAAGATACCCAAAGACTCGTACTCGACTCCCTCGGTAAGAACATTAAATGGTCCTATGCCACCCTTCTGCTGTTCGACCTGAGCGAGATTAAAGGACTGAGGTTCAGTTCCAATGATAGCGAACGGATCGACTACCGTGATGTCTTCGCTGGTTGCGAACATCTCAGTACCAGCAGGAACTTCAATCTGCTTACCAACACTGACAATAAACACCCTTCTACCAACGTCACCAGGAGCGATATCCCATGGAATAACATCCCATGGAGTAGCATCCCATCCAGCCAAAGCATCAGATGGATCATTGATGACGCAAATGTTTACACTGTCACACACATCGGTGACGATACGCTCCTCCGGGCGACCTCCTAGTGGGTCATTCGGGTCTGTGCACCCAATCATCTGAGAGCGTGGGTCGAATGGACCGCCGAGGCTGTTTAGAGTACGCAGGCTACGGGCCACAGCGTGCTTGTAATCGCTTGGAGCGGGCTGAAACAGGGTATCCTCTATGGTCGTACCAATGAAGGTTGGATCGTTGTCCCCGTAGAAGCCCTGAGCCTGTAGTACGTCCACAGTAAAGGTTGGACCCAACGCAAACTGCGTGTCGATGATGATCTTATCGTGCCTTTTGTCTATAGTAATTTGGTTCGCCAGATTTGGCTGCAAAACACCATTTTGTCGTACCTCAACCTTGACCTCGTACAATGTAGGATCAAACAGAGCATCAATTTCGAATACGGTCTGAACATTACTACCAACGATTTGCTCGACCAAGTAGAACTCTTCTCGACCAAGGTTCTGCAAGTCCCAGGTAGCAAGATCCCAACGGTCGCAAGGCAGGTCTCTGGTATCCCAGGCAAATGTATCCCATCCACAGTCGTCCAGCAGATTGCAGGACAAGCGGTCAGCGACCAACGTAATCTTCTGGTCTGGGAACTCCAGGATTTCAACCGGAGTGTCGTCGTTGATTCCACCAATGGTGTTGATATCACCACGTATCTTAGTTCGGAATGGCTTAGTAGACAGTAGCGCATCACGAATAGCCGCCACTTCATCTGGTCGGACGAATGGTGATGTGTCAATCGATGTGAAGGTTTGAGTCGTCACATACGAAGTCTTGAAGAACCAATCGCATGTTGGATCTGGGTTCTGAATAAGCATCTCATTCAATAGTGAGAAGATCAACTCGTTTTGCTCTATGCGCTCCAGCAACAAATCATAGATCTGACCAAACAGACTACGGAAGCGAGTAACGTTGTTGTCCACGTTGTCATTCAATGCGGCAGTCTTGTTATCGATGGAGACCTGGAAGAATTCAGTATCACGAAGCTGGAAAGTAGCAGCCACGCTGGAGCCATCCCAGGCATCAATAAATCCAGAGTCCACAACTCGCACCAAATCACCCTCTACGTAGAACCCAAAACTCAGCCTACGATCACGCTCAGCAATCGTCGCTACCGTTTCAAGCGGTGTCAAATCATCAATTGATGGATCTTCAAACGGAGCACGTTGCCAGAAACCTGTTGGGTTGGTAGTCTCATCGTATTCTTCATCCAATTGGAAGATACTCAGCAATCCATCTGTTCCAGTCAAATCTCTCCTGCTCAGAATTCGGTTGATGGCAGTAACATACACATCCACAGCGGCTTCCCTGCCCGGGAAAACCGTTTGTATAGGGAAGAAGCAGGAACCAAAGCGCTCGGTAACTTCGAGCAACGGGGAAGGCACAGTATTACCTTTGGCATCCTGCCCACTCAAAGAATCAATCATCTTCTCTACGATCTGTTCTGGAATTGGGAAGAACTGGTTGTTTTCCGATACTAAAACAAATTCATGGTGAGTCTGCATGCAACGAGAGTCAATGTTAATCTGAATACCATAGTCATCCAACACCTTTTCTCCATCGGTATGAATGTACATGTGACTTTCATTAATTGGAGCGAACCATGCAAGACCACGAGCCGTTGGGTTAGTTAAGCGTTGAGAAATCTCAAACGATGTGAACTCCTTACCAGGATCACCTTCTACTGGTAGTGCATTTTTGGTGTTATCACCAGTGCTATTCAGTACCCAAAAGTAATACAAATTCCTGGTTCGACCATCAGCCAATTCTTCTTCGATCTCCACGAACGATGGTTCATCTACATTCAATGGTGTACCATTAGGGTGCGTGGGATCATCCAAATCGCTAACAAAATCAACCCACTCTTGTGGAGGAACCATGGACTCCACCCACTCGTAAATGTCCATGTGTCCAAACACAACTTCAATGTCTCCAGTACCAGGACTGACTGGATTAGTTGCGATTTCAAACTGTAATAGACCTGTTGTAGCGCTGGCCACTGTGGCAGTAACGTTCGTTAGGTTGTATTCGGGCTGATCTGCACCACGAATACTAATCACGAATTCATCACCATCTTTAAGTCCAAGCTCTGCATTCAAATCTGCTGGTGTTCCGTTTCTATCGTGGTCATCAAACTGGAATAGCTCAACTTCTGCAACATCATTGGTCCTAGTAATGGTAGACTTGTAGAACAGTGGCTTACCCCATACAGCAGACATGCTTTCATAGTCTGGAGAAATCCTCCGATAATCGATGAACAACTTCCTCGCTGGTCTCCACCACAAACATCCGATCTGTTCCGCTCCCCAAGGATTAGCGCTTGGGGTGGCATCATTCCCAGATCGTACTGTGATGATCGGAGGCGTAAGGAACAATCCAACGTTCGCATTCATGACTCTACCGGCAGTTACCAACGTCACACGAACAATCGGAGACACGCCCTCGGTGTTCGACGAGTCAGCAAAGTCCGTGTCTGCACTCTGGAGTGCTGTAACCAACTTGGTTGCAACATTAACATTGGTATCCGACGAAATCACAGCTACTTCTACCAGAGTGTTTCCACCCGATGGTGGTGCTGTGCTTAGAGAACCAGAACCGTTTTGAGTAATACTGATCATAACACCAGCATCAATGTCTACAGCATCAGTTACGTTTCCAGACTCGGAGTTCACTACTGTAACTGTTGAGTTAACCGAGATGGTTTCAGCAAATGCATCAACAGCCGCTAGCACCGCAGCCGTCTTGGTAGCAACATCGATTCCGCTGTCAGTAGCACTAATAGCCACCTTGTGACCATTGGCAGTAGTGGCCGGATCAGCGTTAGGTCCGTTTCCTTGCGTGATCGTGGCAAATGTTACACCCGCTGGTGTAGTTGCTGCCACATCAGTAGCAATGTCACTAGATGCTCCAACCTCCAAGTTAGTAATCTCTACTACTTCAAATCCAGGCTGTGGTATGTTTGTTGAAAACACATTTCCATCCTGGAAGTTATTAATGACATCCGCCACAATCGTAGCAATCTCAAGATCGTCTTCACTCCCATTCAGAGCCACACGTGCGCTCGCAAGCGAGCCCGAAGGAAGCGGATCGATGTTTGCATCCAAGATGTCGAACCATACGTGGTAGAAACCACCAGGGACGCCCACTGTGAAGAAATCACCAACGATTAGGATGTTGTTTCCACGTGGCGTGAGAGTGAATCCTGTGCCTGAACCGGAGGTAGAAGTCTGAGTCAACTGAGAACCAGACAATGGAATAGAAATGCTTCCAGCGGTGGTTACAGTGAACCCATCAATCACACCAGCAGTCTCGGAATCCACAGTTAAAATAGAACCATCGGATAGAGTAATGATGTCTGCTACTGCGTATCCGCTTCCGCCTTCGAATGTTCCATTCTGACCCACGCCATTGTAGTCAGCTTCAGTCTGGGTCTCGATCAAATGAGGCACCGTGAAGTCACTACCGCTCACACCCGTGAAAGTAACAGATGATACTTCGCTATCTTCAACACTGTACCACACATGGTGTGGATCATCGGTTGGTGCTTCATTCAGTGTCCATACCTGTCCAGCAACCGTTCCACCACCAGGAGTAGTATCAACGGCAAACGTAGAACCATCCGGGGTGATCACATTTGTGGTTTCTACGTTCGACACACTGAACCAGAATCGATATCTCGTAGTTGTGGAACTAATATCGAAATAATCACCATCCTGGTTGATAGTTAGTGTAGAACCATTGACCATTGTCATGTCAATAAACGTAGTCTCTGGACGAGCAGGGATGGTATTGTATCGTGCTGGATCAAGAGGCGTCTCGTAATCAATCAACGAGCGTGCCGACGGTTCAAATCGATCAATCTCAGGATCATAATGGAAGTGGTCAATAATGGAGATGTCATTTTCCGTATCATACAGCGTTGCGTAGTACGCATAGTGACGAACATCAATTAAACCTGTATTTCGGTCTATTGGGAACTTCAGATTACAAGGACTTCCAAATTCACACGTTTCTGGTGGTAGAATCCAACGGTCACCATCGGCTTCCAAATCATTACGATTGAAGTCTGGAACCTCGATTGTGTTGTTTGTCACAACCACGGGTCCACCAAATTGGATGGTTTGCACTTCGTCACGGAAGTCGGACTTGTCTACCTTAATTTGAACTGTCTGTCGTCTGGTGTCACCGTACTCCTGTAGCTTCCATGCCCAATCCTCCGAGATGAAGAAGTTGTCACGACCAATAGTGGACCCACGTGCGAACGCAAAGATAGGACGAACTGTGCCATTAGCCTGAATCATACCACGAGAGAAATCGAAACGAGATCGATCAGCAGCACCAATAGGAATCATATACTGTGAACTATCAGAGGTTACACGTCTTCTTAAGTTTTTAGTTGGATCATTGAAACGAGACTGATTAGCCGGAACGAAACCATACAGGTTTCTAGCTTGCTCTCTCTTCGTCACATTATCAACCGTTCTGAATCGATCATACAGACGAGTGATATCAAATGCTTGCTTCTCGAAGTTAGGCAGCAAAGTACCACCGTCAATGATGTAACCATTAGCCTCGGCACGACCTTCCCAATTCAAAGTACGATAGCTATCAACAATCAATGTGCTCTGCGCAAGCCCACTCACCGGATCATAAACTATATCGTTGAAACGGGTGATGTTGGAAAATAGCACGACATGCTCAACCTCGTTCAAGTTGACACGCAGTCCATAAATTTCTGAATCGGTATTCGATGTGTCCACTCGGGCTACGGTGACTTCATCATCAATTCTGGATACGAAGGTCTGATCGGTATCAATTGGCTCTGAACGTCTGTTGATAATACCAAACGCTCCGTTCATTATGCTTTCAATGTTTTGCCCTTGTCCAAACTCGGAAACGAACTTGGCGTTGTTCTGAATTGGGCTGTAGAAGAAGAGGTCTTCGTCAAGAACGTCAAGTTGTGGGTTTGGATTCCACGGAGTCTGTACTTCTAGTACCCAACGGGCAAATCGTTGTGCGCCCAAGAGCCAATCACGAATGGAATCCGCTTCGGAGATGTCGTCAAATACCCACCCCTCGCTCACTAAGAAACGGCCATATCCAATCATGAAGTTGATGACTTCGGTTGCCGTCTCGAAGAAACGTCCATATTCAATACGCTCAAACTCTCCAGTTCCGGTAACAAAGTATGGAAAAGCAACGTCATTCACAATGAATTGACGGGTTTGTGTGCTTGGATTAGACTGCGTAGTGACTACCTGCACGGATACTTCATCGCCTTCTTGCAATTCTATTATCTCATCAACAGTAACCGTGTTCTCATCCGGATCTACTTCAAGGAACTGAGGCTTGATGCGCAGTCCGTTTATGATCACCGATAGTCGAGCGGTATCTAATGCGGTGCCACTTCTTGGAAGACTGAATTCCGTAACTTCAAAAGTTCTCTGAAGAGTCTGATTAGGGTATACAGATCCTCCAGTAATTGTTGGGTCACTGTTATCGATGAAGTCTACTGTGAATTCCTCGGTCAGAATTACCTGCCCACCCACAATGGGTACCGCTGGTCTTTCTACCGTGAAGAATGGATCGAACTGATCAAATCCAAACACACGGAATCCGTTTGGTGATTCCCTGGTAATCAGCACACCAGAACAGAATGTACTCTTGATTGGTTGTGACTTGTGAAGCAATACATGCACGTCAGTGAATGGGATCTCGTTACGTGAAAGAGTAGAGATCACAGTTCGATTTTTATTGATGAAACCAGAGGTCTTCCAACTCAATGCCGGGGAAGTATTACGAACCACCCTACTGAAGTCAGTGTTAGGACTTCCACCGTTGATGTTCACAAATTCTGAAATCCAGGCATTCACTCCAATGCGCTGAACTCGATTTCCATCACTGTCTATCTCCAAGTGGATCGGAAGGACAGAAATGGATGGTCTGGTAAGCGTTGTTTGGTTGATAACATGTGGAGCACGAAACACCTGTCCTTCTCCGATACCAATGTAGATTTCGGACCAAAGCGTATCCATCCAAATACCGTTCTTCATCAGGTATCCAGCTAGCGACACTGAAAATGAGTTAAATGGAGAATCTAAAAACTTCTGTTCTTCTGGAGCACCATCACCATACACCCAGATATCATCAATGCGTTCTTTGTCTAGCTTGGACTCATCTACTACGCCAGCAGCTATAGGATCAAGAAGATTGCCACTTGCATCCACGGGTACAGGAGCAGTAATAACAAACTTATCACGCTGAATAGGACCACTTGGATGATCGACCACACCAGCAGCAAAATCTGCCCACATAGGATGAGCACTACCGTACCGAGGAGTTCCATCAGCCGCCGTCGAGTCTGGTACATACTGTGTCCTCCACCAATCTGGCTCGATGAAATATCCCATGACCTCCCATGGGTGCGAGTGTGGACGCACCGTATTGTAGATGCGTCGATAAATGCCGAGATAGTGACCTTCTACTCCAGCCGAACGATAGTTCCACGTGAATCGATCTGGCTCGTCAAATGTAATGTTCTCAGAGAAATCTTGCTCACGGAATAGAATGAATCGTTCGAAGTCCCGTCGAACGATCTCTCTGAACTCGTTCGTTGTGTAGTCAAAATCAAACGGATTATTCCAACGGTCAATCAAATTGACACTTTGACCGTTGAAGATGTAGTATTCGTTATCATTCAGATTAAGAAACACTTCATCTGTCAGTGCCTCTCTGAGAAGCCACTGACCACCGCTGAATACTGCGATCACAGCCTGAATGGCTGAGAATACTCGTAGACCATCAGCCGGTCCCACAATAGCATTGTAATCAGTCACTACGTCATCAACCGGATCGGTACTAGTGTTTGGAACAAAGTTTCCATAGAAGTCCTGTAGGAAGAAGTTGGATCGTGAGAACCTAGAAGAGAAAGAACTAGTCTCGGAACACTTCCGGGTAGGAACAGAAGCAAAGAATCGATTTTGTAGCTCCAGCCATACCAAATCTCTTTCGTCGCCAAATGATGGAACAATCATTCCCTCGTGACCACGAAGTCTGGTTACGCCATCTCGATCCTCGAAGGTATCTGGTACGAAACACGGGGATGCTCCTACACGTGCCGCAGACGGTGCGATGAAGATTGGTCTTGGGTCTGGGTTGATAACAGTAGGAACACCAGCCTCAATCGTTGTCTCCAGGTATGTTCCCATATCAGACAGATAGAATGGGAAGTCCTCGTTTCTACCAATGAACATGGATGTAAGAATCCCGTCAACTGCTTCTGCGGCAGTAACTGTTAGTGTTCCGGAACCTGTGTTAAAACGCAGTTCATTCCAATACTGATTCAGTCGATTAGTGAAGCGAAACAGAACCTTGTTGTATTCCTTTGCCATAGTTCGAATGGAATTGGGGACATCCAGAGAAGTTCGCTGGAGAGTAGCAAGAGTTCTCAAGTGAGTCTGCTCACCATCAATGATAGTAGAACCAATCGTAGGATTTCTATTGGTCCAACGATATGAATTCAGTCCGAACTCGCTTCCACTGAAAGTTGACTGAGCCTTCATAATGCTGGTCATGTGACCAAGCATTCTGCTTCTCGATGGAGCAGTCAAAATGTCATGATCTGGATTCGATGAAATACCAACAGGTATTTCGTAGATGCCATTGACATCCTGTTCTTGGTTGGTCAACACATCCGACTTGAACCAAATGCCGTGTGTTACATTGGTATTGGTATCCAAGAAATACTTGTATCCAATAAATGAAGACGTATCGGTTTCCAGAGTAAGCTCGAATATGAACTCTCCGGTGTCATTGAACACCAACGGAAAACCAAGAACGAAATCATCTCGTCCAGAACCACGTTGGTACTCGAAGATGGTTGTCCCCTCTCCAGTATCAATGATAGTATCGATTCCCACATCATAAGCGAACTTCTTGAAAACAGGAGAGTCATTCCTCCCATCACGAACATCACCAACAACCTGTTCTAGTCCGTTCCAGAACTCGATGATTGGTCGTGTGGCTTGATCTTCTCCTGTTCGTGCGGCATCTTCTGGAGACAAGTCCTCGTGGTGCCTCCACCAGTTGTTTGCTTCCCAACTGTTTGGGTCTAGATCGGAGAAATTTCGGGTGTCATAAATGTACTCACCATCTGTACCAGGGGCTCCTGGGGGGCCATCAGAAGCCGTGTATATCAAATCGGAGAATGCTCCATTAGCCGCAACCTTCAGAACTCTCTCAGATCCTACTCGAACATCTTCCCAAACCATACCATCACGAATGGTTTCTGGTTCTTCACTAGAAACAATGACTGGCTGCGGAATCCAACGACCGGCATCACCGCTGTACTTCCATACCAATGGTCGGTTAAATTCAGGACCAGTTCGAGTCACATAGAAGTATGAGGGGATATCTAGTGTTGCAGTCTGAGTCGGAATAACGGGTACCATGTCCAGATTCAATAGAACCCAAATAACGCCGTTAGAACGATAGATAAACCTCTCAGCCACGCTAGCATCTTCAACGAATGTTCCGTCGGGTTCAATTGGTGGAAGTCCGTTAACAATGCTAACGTTCCTCTGCTGCATATTGGAGCCATCCCATTCGTAGATAACTGTCTTCGAATGAGACGGTTCAATGGTTATGAACTCACCTTGCACATCTGCGGAACCAACACCAACCCAACGATATCGACTGAAATTAATATGCTTGTCGTAGTCAATCGGTGGGGTCCAAGCATAAAAATTGGTGGCAAAAACTCGATTCGGATCATCAACGAATCCACCATTGGCCTCAATTTGGTTTATCATGTCCGTGTAGAAAGCCGCAGAGACTCGCTCTTGACTATCAGGATCGATGAAGTTAGCGCCCACAGAAAGCTGATACTTCTGACGCTCGGGAGTCATTTCTAGAACAACGGGCTTGCGTGCCAAATCCTCGTCCGTCAGGACGCTGACATCACCGATAAATCCATTCAGGAAATTAGCTTGCTCTGGCTCGAACAGGGGATCGTCCGCAATGAACGTCTCACGATTGTTCTGCCTAGTGCGAAGGCTTTCTGGATAATTGTTAAAAACTCTGCGTTGTTTGGCCATATATGTCCGGACCCCGATGCGTCGTGTTATTTACCCTTACGAGAGCTAACAAAACGACAAGAGCAATGTAGGTCTTCACCAGGAAAAAATCCACGCTTACATGCGAATGATAGGCAGACCCAACATTGCCTGAGACATATCGAATTCCATCTCCTCTATGGTCTCGATGTGATACCCAGAAGCATCAGGAATATGACCGAACAATCTACGGAAGAACGGTTTGGGGATGGTTGCTATTCTAGGGCGATTGTGAATAATCCCCAGGAGTACGAATTGACCACGCATAGAGAAACCAACACCGAACTTGCCGATGAGAGGCTTGTGCAAACGAACTAGGGCGATTGTGTGGTTATCGCTGTTTCGACGTATGATTGCGTGGTTCACGAAAGCGTGCCGCTGGATGCCTTACTGCTGTATGTTTATCGTAAAAGGCTCTGACACGCTCAAGAAACAATTCTTCGCCTGCCCCATCGATGCACATGCGGATGGAATCCAGGCACACGTACACCGTCTTCATAAGCTCAAGTTCACGATGTTCGTAATGCGGACCACCAGCAACCCGAAACTCAAGCAAACCCTTTTTTATCCACTTCTCCAGGTTCACCGTGGAGCGCTTGTTAAAGATTAGTTCCTTCTCACCGTGCTCCAGAAAACGATTGAAGTCCGTGTACAACAGATTGGTCCGAAGAACCGACTCCAGTACCTCAAGATGAGGCACAGCATAAGAATTATTGCCACGACCCCACACATCCACCAGAGCCTCTTCATCCATCAGGAACAAGAGCTTCAAAGGATCAATCTTATCAAGACCCAAGCACGATACAGTGAAATGGAAACCACAGGATTCATCGGTAATGCCATAGTCTCGTATGTGTTTACAGATTTGAGGAATTCGAAGCCTCAACTCGTCTGGGTGCATGGGCGGCGATACAATTTCAACTCCTGCACCGAACTCCTCGTTGATACTGGAGTCATGGCATAGATACCATGCGTCTTTCTCGAAGTCCGGACGGTCGAACATCGTTAAGGATTCAACCCAGCAATTGGGGATAGAACACTCAAGCAAGGTTTGCGGTGCTGTTAAGTCATCCGTGTTGAGACCGACATGAATATATTCGGCCTCAAATCCAATTTTAGGAGTAATAGTCATCCGAAGATGATACCACAATTGTTAACATAAGTCAAGACTTTCGGTTCCTCCTGGCCTTCACAAACTGATGAAGCTCTTTCTTCCTAGCCACCCGACGCTCTTCCGTAGCCTCAATGATCTTGGACTGCTGTTCTTCAGTTAAGGTTTCCCACTCTGCGATTTCTTCTAGAGTTCGATAACAGCCCATGCATTGCTTACGCTCCGGGTGTATTTGACACACCCGAATACAAGGAGATTCTATCACGCTACTACCCCGATTCTCAGTTCTTCATCGGTTAGAGAATTCACGATTTCGATATCCGTGGCACTGGCAGAAGAGATAAATAGCTCATCTGGCTCAGCACGGATCTGGAACAATCGACCAAAGGTCTCCGTAGAGTCCTTTGGTACAGCCACGATTGTTTGAATGTTAGGTGCCAACTCCTGGTGAATGAACGAAAGCAATTCGGTCAAGTAGAAAGTTTCACCGAAGTCCCAATTGTCTACCTCAAAGAAAATGTTGATAGTCTCAAGGATACGAAGACGCAAATCGTTGTCGCTCAGTAGAGATCCATCGGCCTGAACAACCTTGAAAGTCGCCTGTAACTCAATGATAGCTTGCTCACCGAATAGAACCTTATATCGTGATGGATGATAGATAATGGCATCAGACATGGCCTTAAAGTCATCAAAGCCAGCAAACTGCAAACGTAGTTCTTCTGGAGTTGGAGCCAAAGGTAGATCTTCCGCCGGAGTGTTGTTGTTCAATGCCGTTCGGAATGTATCATCAAACGCAGTGGTCAATAAATATGCATCCATGATGTTCGATACCGATGGGTCAATACGGAAAGCATCTGGAGCAAAATGCAACCACATGAACTTTAGATTGTCACGTCCTACCTCGTATCGGAACAAAGTTTGATCTGGTGCTGCATCCCAAGTTTCGGTCGTATTGACATTGGCAATCAACCATGTATCCGTAGTGATATCATAGTGAATATCGCCATCTAGAACAGGTCCAAGATTCTTGGCACGCTTTGGCTTGGCTGCATCACTGTCGTCGGCAACCGTACCAACACTAACGTCACCCTGATCAGAACGGCCATATGTTCCACGTGGGGATGTCTGAACATTGATGGGATCGAAAACGGTGAATCCGAACTGTTCGATCTTTCTCCATAACACTAAGTCTGTAAAACCATCCTGAATTACCAGATCCTTAAAGATGAACGGATTGTCGGCAAAACCGGAGTTATCCTGATCAGCAGGACGAATCTCCAGTCCGTTTGGATTGACGTAACCATCAGGATGCTTTAACGTGTCCGTCACGAAGAACGGAATGTTACGACCCAAATAAGACACCAAAATAGAACTGGTTGATACGTTACCAATATTTCCAGGATCATCCGGATTGTCAATCTCGAAACAAGCATCTCCCGGAACATCATTAAGACCCAATCCAGCCAGACCCTGTGCTGCGTTAGGATCGTTTCCTGCGGCACCCTGGATAGAGAACACAACAAGGTTGGTTCCAGCCGGTGGTGGCGCAGGGAAGGATAGGGTTGTTGGTCCTGTTAACGTCCACACCTGTGATCCACTCGTGAACGGAGGATTTGGTCCTGTTTGGCATACACCATCCAGGAATACGACCAAACCTTCTGCTTTCGCAGAAGTTTGATTGGACAAATCAAACGACTGAATGATTCCATCCATAGTACCAAAGTCATACATGTTGGTTTTAACGAACTCGGGCGGATTACCAGCAATCACATGAATAAAGGTATCGTCTGCCGGTGGGGTAACGAAGGTGATCGTCGTAGTGGAATCATCGAGAGGACTCAACGAATACGTACTCGGAGCTTGGGTTGCACCATCAATACTAATCAGCACGCTATCAGTGGTTTGATTTCCTACTGGAATGTTATATTCCGTTCTAGCTCCATCACCAACATAATTGAAAGAGTCTAGCGCATTGTTTCCAATATCAGGTAAGAAATAGGCAGTGATGATACTTCCCGCCAATGGGGTGTTCAGAATGATAGATGCATTTCCAGTGATTGGGTGTGGACCAACAGTATAATCAGAGCCCAATCGCTGCATGACACCATCCTGCCATAGCAAAACGTTTCTGTCACGAACCGTGTCATATCCAAGATCGAATGTATCGGTCATTACGCTGGACTGAATAACCCGAGTTGCTGTGCTCTTCAGCGCCCCGTTCCTCGAAATACAAACTAAGATTCTCGCTCCGTCTTCTGGAGGAGTGACGAACACAATAGAATCGCCAGTTATCTTCGTTGAAATTGTGTAACCCGCTCCCAGGATCTGAAGGACTCCATCTACTGTCACAATCGAACTAGGGCTAAGAGGATTCTCAGAGGTAGCAAAGGATGTCGTTGTTCCATCTCCAGCGAATTCATAACAGAAGATATCACATTCCAAAAGACGAGATAAATCAACGTTGAAGATACAACGTCGGCGCAAGCTGTCACGAGACTCGTTACACTCCATCAATACAATTCGGTCGTTCTCTACACGGCCGGTTTCCGGGTCAACAACAGGCTCAGTGTTGGCAAAGTAGAAATCATTTTCACGAGCAGACTCAAAGAATAGACCCAAACCACGGTCCACAATCAACCACTGGTCTTCTTCATCCCCACCAGGAACGAATTCGAATTGTACCATCCACGAGGCGTCCTTGTTTGTACCGCTCGTGTCACCCTGGAAATCAAGACAAAACATCGCCCCGTCTTCCTGCTTGTCTAGATTGTCAAACGTGATGACTTCCCAGGTCTGAGTATCCTGGTGCCAGGACAAACCGAAGTCCAGGTTAAGATCAAGCTGTTGCTCGATCTCTACTATTTCGCTTTCCGTGAGTCTGGTTCGGAATGGTGGAAATACCGATACTACCTTGACACCATCCGGGATCACCCTCTCAAGGATTATGCCATTGGTGATATCACCATCATCAATAATTCTGTCAATACGAACCACCGATCCACGGGGGCTGTTCATCCTCAAGACCGAATCTCGAAGAACAAAATCGAATGGAGAGGTACCGGCATCTCCAACTTTCACAGGAAGGCCAGCAACAGTCAAGTTACCACGGGATTGCTCCAATATAATAGAAGTTTCATTCCAGAATACATTTTGAGTGAAGAAGGTCTCTGGGTAATCGTTGAAATACAATTGCTCTTTGTCAGCACCATTCAAAATCGGCTGAAGTGTATTCTGAATGAGCAAAGAGTTACGAAGGATATCCGTGTCAGCAGAAACTAACCGTTCTCCCCTAGTTCTCTCCTGGTACAGACGACCGTCTTCGGCTGTCACTTTCAGGTTTTCATAAAGGCCGGTCGGATCATGTAGTTTGGCGTATCGTGATTGACCGGAGAATGTTCGATTGACTGTCTTGACCTTACGAATAGCGTTATCACGGAGGAAGAAACCGTTGTAGTCTCTACCCGTGATCATACGGTTTTGTGCAAAGTAGACCTGATTAGCACGAGTTCGAATGCTGAAGTTCGTTTCGGATGATGCGGCGTTTGTGATTGTTTCCCTCAACTGAACTGTCATGGTCAGGAAGAAGACCACTCCATTCACCACATACGGGAGCGTAAAGCTTTGACGGCCTACATCACTTGGAGTGACAACCTGGGGCTCTGGATTCGAGGTACGGAACCAGAAGCGTAAGCGGCCTACTGGAATTTCACCGAATGTACCATCACCAAATCGCACACGCACCCTGTCATTTTCCAGCGTGTCTAGCTCATAGACCTTCCTAGCGTCACCTTCAGACTGGTTTCCGCTTCGACCAATCAGGTCTGTTCTGTCAGTGGGAAGGAATGACACGCTCTCACCGAACACAGTGTCTACCTTCTGCCACGTATCTTCGATATTGCCCTGAGCGTCAAGCTCTTGGACAAAGAAATCATCGTTGTTAGTATTGGGAACCTCAAGATCTACAATACGCACAGCCTCCGAGTCTACAAACTCTCTTTCCTGGAACTGAAGCGAACCTTCCCTCAACTGGAAGAAGAAGCCGGTTCCTCTTGAACTTAGACCTCGGCCATCGGTCTGATAGAACACGTTGAATGCATTATCGGCGGATGGGCTAAGCTCTTCGAACTCCCCGGTGGTTTTGTTCACCCGAGAGTTGATGATATCAAACGGAAGCTCAATGCCATTGACGGCAGTGCTGAATGAAAATACGCCACTTGATGGAGCCTGTCCGTTGAATACGTACTGCTCGGTTCGACTGTTGCCATCCTGGACCCTGATCAGAGGACGACCAAACTGAGTCCTGGTCGAGAAAGCTGCATTCATCACTGTAATAAACTGCTCAAACCAATCTTCATTTCGAGGGTCATTCCAGTTTATCTCACGATCCTGAAGAGCAATGTTGTTACTGTCGAATAAAATCTGGTTGGTGCGAACGCTTTCCAGGCGAACACGTCCTGCGGCCCCACGTACACGGGAGACTTTATAGGAAACGTTCTGGGCTAGGCGGATAAGAGAATCACGGCGCTCGGCTGTTGCCAAGAAGTTCTCACGTGTGTTAAGGTCAATTCTAAAGCTGATGTTCTGGCTTAACCAAGCTAGAACCTCAACTTTCATAATGAATTCTGAGGACGCAATCCAGTCGTTGAATTCTTCAGGAAAAACATCCCGAAGATGGTTGAGAATAGCATCAGTGAGATTATCGAAATCGTAAGCTCGGAATTCTACGTTTTGAATAGCCTCGTAGATACGGATCCAGTCTTCAGAGACGAATAGTGTATTTTGTCGTTGTAGATTTGCCATTAGTTGCGGGCCTCAAAGACTGCTTCAAGATTGGTGGTCATATCGAATTCGATTACTCTCAAGGTAGCCATTAGGGTAATTTTGTGCTGGTCGGGTTCAATGTCAACTGAAACATCCAGTGGGACAACACGTGGATCTTCAGAGAAGATGCGATTTGCGTCAGCAATAACCAGACCCTCTGTACGTTCATCCATGAGATCAAAAAGGAGGTCATGAATAATCGAACCAAATGTGGGCCTAGCCACTCTTTCTCCCAAGCGGGTCGAGAAGTGGTTCAATAGGTCTTGCTTCACTAGTTCTATATCAAAGAGGCGAGTGTTAATAACATCTTCCGTGCTAGTGAATTCTCCATCAATTAACTGGGCGGCTGTGCCATTAGCTACGGTCGAGAATCCTCTATAAAGTGGTTGAACCATCTTGATTTCCTGTTACTGTGGACTTATATATACCAGCCAGTCTCTGTGCCCTCACGGCATAGAGACTATTTACCATCCATTTATCCGCCAAAAGACAAACGAGTCTGGGGGTTAGTATGAAAGAAGTAATATCAAACGATGCAAAGATTTTTGTCAAGCAATATCGAACCCTCTTGTCCGCTGACGAAGAGCGAGAGCTATTCGAAAAGTGGCGAGAGACCGGAGACAACGAAACTTACCTGACGAAAATCGTCATCCACTACGGGCCAATCATTTGGCGAGCTATCAAGGAGCTTTCGGGCTACCAGATGCCAACCGATGAAATGCTGTCCGAGGGTATGGTTGCGCTCATTGAGGCCGCTGAAAGGTTCGACCTGGGAGCGGGGGTTCGTTTCGCAACCTATGCCAAGGTGTGCGTCAAAGGTATGATGCAGGGGTACATCACCAAAAACTATTTCCTGATGCATGTTTGTACCAACCACACCAAGAAGCGACTGTTCTACGCATTACGAAAGAGGATTGCCATCGAGATGATGCGTACTGGTCAGTTTAAGCTGACCACGAAGGTAGCTCAGGAACTCGCTGAGGAGCACAAGGTGTCCATCACGGAAGTACAGCAAATGTACGATATGTTCCAGCGTCCCCACGAGTCCCTGAACGATCCTATCGCAAACCCTGATGATGACAACTTAACCCGTGAGGACACCATCGCTGAGTTGAATACTGATAGTGGTTCTATGGCAGTGGTAATCGATGACGACGTTGTAACGTTCCAGAAGACTATTGTCAACGAGGCAATGAAAAACGTGCTCACAGATCGTGAACGCCGTATCTTTATCTCGCAGGTTCTAACCGAGAAAGAAGATGGTCAGCAAACCCTTGAAACTCTGGGTAATGAACTGGAGATCTCGAAGGAACGTGTTCGTCAGCTACGCAACAAGGCAAGCGACAAAGTGTACAAAGAGGTACACCGCATTGCCGATGAAATGGGTATCGATCCTACGGATCTCTTCGTTTCTTAAACGAGTGCATCCACAATGGACTTCTGTCCAGTCCTCGGTTCAACGGGGTCGCCGCTGTAAGCGAAGAACTGTTCAAGCTCTCGCTGGCGGCGACCTCGTAGAACCCCCTCTATAATCGCACGCCTGTTTGGTGGGCATCTGGTACAAAGATGATATCTCATCCACGCCTGTGGAACATTAGTGAAATCACCACTGTTCAAATTACTTGTTTTGACAAGCCTGGATAGGTTTCCTGGTCCTGTGTTGTAAGTAAAAGACACCAGGGCATCAAATTGAAACTGAGTGATTTCGGTTGTAACGATTCGGCAAACAGCCTCTTCGAACTCGGCCAAATCTTCCCTAAGAAGTCGTTCCTTCTCTTCCTCACTAATAGTCAAAGAACCGTTGGTTCTGTTCAATCGAGCGATGTCTTCCTGTGTTACTCTACCATTGATAGTGTCACCAAAGATTGTATCTCCTACATTGATCTGATGACCAAATCCAATAGCCCACTTACCAGCATCTCTGTATGCCTTGCTTCTTGAACCCTCTTCCTTCTTCAAGAAGTCAATCATTCGTTGTGATGTGGTATACGACGAACATGAGTTAAATGTACCAGGGTCCGGATCGAATATCTTCTCGTATACTGGAACCTCTTCCTGGTTGTTGGAGTTGTACTGCTGAGCATTAAACACGCCATCCTTCTGCACCTTTGGTAGCGGATGGCTAGCCTCTGGTCTTGCGGCACCGGAACGTGATACCACTTCTCCCTCGTCGCCAGAGGCATTAAACCCGAGTATGGTGGTACATGCTTCTGGCCATGGTTGGTGCTGAGGAACAATGGCTTCATCCAATGTGTTGTGAGTGTCACTGGTTCGACGACAAAACTTAATCTCTTCTTCGGTTGGAGCAATTGGAACTTGAATCAACTGGCGAATGGTTGGCTTCGTCGCTTCATCAGCAGGAGTAGCAGTGTCTGCCGCAACTGCTTGATTTCCAGGGCTGTTAAGATGAATTTGGCTAGCAGCAGTCTGATGAATGTTACCGCCCTCTGTACGAAGATTCATCTGGCTTGCAGACGTGTGGTGCATCGTGCTACCAGATCGCACATCAAGGCGACCGCTGGTAGTTTCTAGCGTCATCGTGTTTCCAGCCAATACATCCACATCAGTTTCGGCTTGAACATCAAGGTCACCTTTCTTTACCAACACATCCATACCGCCAGTCAAACCGGCGACATTACCAATAGTCATATCCAAGTGATCATCGACTGTCCAGTCCACATTCCCATAGTTGTGAATGAACAAATCCTTTCTAGCACCCGTTCCAATGTCACCACGAGACTCAAAGTTTAATCCATCTTGTGTTCTGTTATTACGACCTGTCTCAATGTCAACACGGCCCTTCAGTGCCATTTCAGTGTCACCACGAACCATCAGCTTGAAGTCTTGCTGAACGTCAATGTTCAAATCTCGATCAGCAGTCAGATTGATATCCTTTCGGGAGTGAACAGACACCGAGTTCTCAGCGAAAATGTTGACCTTGCCACTGTCTCCTAGCTCAATCCACACCTTACCCTGCGATGTGGAAATGTAGATGAAGGGATCATCACAGCTATCATTCAGATATATCTGATGTCCTTTAGACGTACGCATACGGACGCCCTGAAAATCGGGATGATCATCCATGACAAACTGATGTCCAGCAGTAGCCACAGCCTGATACCGAGATACCGAAGCTTCGTCTTGAAATCGAGTGGTAGATCCATTACCAGTGTTGAGGTTCTTCTTCTCGCTATCGAAATTCCAGCCTGGGGATTTGAAGCCCACAATATATGACGGGCTTTCTCTGCGAGCGGAGGAGTTTCCAGCACCACGAAGCGGGTCACACAGAAGTCCTGCACTTTGGGTGTTAAGTGCAAACTCCGTTGATGCAAGAACACTGGTAAGCTCTACTTCAACTGGTGGCGCTCTAGTGTCGTCCTGTGTCTGAGTAACAGGAGAACCTGCTGGACGTGGCACACTGACATTGATGCGCCGTGCCTTGTCCAAAGATGGTACTAAAGCATCTCCCTCTACTTGTAAAGCTTCTTCTTTGATTTGTCGAGTAAGTTTGTGAACAGCACCACCATCGGTGTCGGTCTTGCCATCAAGTTCTTCTGGTAACCTTCCCGGATTTCCTGGAACCATGAAATTACGATTGTATTTGGGTGGCATACCAATCCAATATCCGCTCTGCGGATCACCATTGGCAAATAGCACACCAACATAGTCTCCGATACGTGGTTGTGCCCAGAAACCATAGCTTTGCACGTCACCCTTTGTGGCATTTCGAATGTCACCATCTGGACTTCTCTGGACACGAAAATCGTCACCACCAAAGAACGGAAACATTGGAGCGCATCGAAGCCATCCTAGTCTTAGCTTTTGGTCCCACCGAAGAACAGCACCTTCCCGGTCTCTGTCTGGAACCGTTCCACCGTATAGCGGCAAACTACGATCATCCTCGGAGAATCGACGTGCAGAGATACCAGGGAGATACACCCATACCTGCCCCAATCGTTGTTCATCAAAATCATCCATTACAAGGCCGATATGAAACAGTCCAAGCTGATGCTGGATGTTGGGTACGCCCCGTCCAGATGCCTGCTCAGCATTAGCCGCATTGACTATTCCGTTAATATATGGTCTAGCTGTCATGTTAATTCCCGCCAACAAAGAATTGCTGTGTTGAAAGTGTATTTTGTTGGTTAGTAGTTAGTTCGTTTCCAGTCAAATCAACCGGCTTCGGTGGCTGAGCATTAGGAGGATTCTGTGTTACCCTTTCGTTAGAAACTGGGGGGACTCGACCGTTTCCGTTTCTAACCTCATCACGTGCTACTGAAATGAAATTTTCGATAAAGTTCAAGTGGTTGATTTTGGCACCAGTAATCGTTTGCGTGAACTTACCACCCTCAAACGTACTAGTTACTCGGAAAACTTCGTAGAAACCACCAATAACGTTACATGAAGACGAGGCAAACTCTCGGTCGGGGTTCATGTAATCCACTTGATCAGGAGCAAACAAACGCAGGTAGATCAGCCTGCTTGCTTGAGTCTGGACAATACCGATTCGATTCGTTCCATCCTTTGCTGCTTTCTGTGTGGCCAATGTGTTTCCACTCTCAACTCCATACGGAGTCAATAGCCAGATAGGATCTCCACGAACCTGTAGATTGTCGATTCGAAGCAAGTCGTTTCTAAGATGATCATTCAATTGCAAATGGTACTTGTTCTTCTTCTGATTGGCAGATGAAGCAATAGCACCATAGTAATCGTCCTGTGGAAATTCGTTAAAACCACCCGCTAGAATATCGTATGGATTGGAATTCTGATTAATAAAGCAGCTAGCTGGAGCATTGTCAATTCCAGAACCAAACAGTCTTTGTAACGCAGACTCGGTATTGATTTCCTGTCGTCGGTTAGTTACAGAAATGGTGTCCTCGATACCTGTTCTATCTCCAGTGAAAGCCTCTTGCTTTCTTTTACCACCTGTACTACTAGCATCAGTAGTAGTTTGACTACCAGCACGAGTCGGGTTATCCGGGTAAGTGAATAGCGAATGGTAGTAGAAGTTCTTCAACGTAACATCAAAATCAATCACTTCGGTATTTTCCGAAGTGTGAATATAGTCATACACACGGTTAACCATTCCCAAGCGTAGCATTTCTTCTAGTCTGCGTAGCTGTGCAGCCGGATCTACTAGAGCACGAGCATCGATAATGTTTTCTATGCTTGCTTTCTTGTATGTTGCATATGGCTCGATAATGTATTCCAACACAATCGTGTCTACATCGTAAATTCTGGAGTTAGCACTATTCACATAACGTGTGTTGAATCGAATGCCCCAATGAATGCGTGGCTTTTCAAACGATGGATCTTGGTCTGCCAAGAACCTATCCCACACCAATTCCAAATCATTCAATGCAGTCTCCACCAAATTGATTACGTTGATATCACGACCACCGCTAATAACCTGACCCTTATCAGGATTGTTGCCAATGAAACCGTGCCTACTAGCGAAGTTGTCCTCGAAAAACTTAGCCTCTAGCAATGCCGTAGGAGCGAAAAACTTGTATTCACGTTTGATCTGCTTATGCGTTCTTTGATCCTTAGCCTCCTTCATAGCAGTCTCAAGCTTCTTTAGAAAACCGCCGAACGTTCCAACCTTGGCGACGTTACTACCTTCTGCTCCAGCGAAAATAGACTTGGCTTTTAGGGTCATTTCCTCTGGTCGATATGCAATGTGCCCTGAAGGAACCATATCAATATCGTATGTTGTCCCAGTGTGGTCAACCTTAGCTTGCATCTTGGAAATGTTCTGGTAATACGTTAGCGTTTGTGTTTGCCTTGGTGAACGAGTATCAAGGTCAATTCTTTCTACCCACTCTCCGGTATCTTGGTTGTAGCCAGAAAAACCGATGTCCACCCGCCACACTACTCGTGCTGCTGTCATTCCACGATATCCAAGCTCATCAGCCAAACGACGAATATCTTCATACAACTTAAAGCCATGAGGCTCAATCAAAATCATTTTGATACCCAACATCTGATTCATGTATGGGTTCTCTTTGCTTGGTGACATCACCGTATCGAATTTGACGCTTTTAATGTTGTAGTAATTCTTACCGGTAGTATCAACCAAACGGTCCCCGATTTCTTCTTCATCCCCAAAAGACGATGTTTCGATTTCTGCTAATTCCTCACGGCTAAACTGTTCTTCAGCAGTCAAGGTCACAGAAGTCGTTTGATTAGTTTCACCAGTAGAAGCAAATACTACAGATCCATCGTTTTCAATCAAACGACGAAGAGTATCTGCCCCAGGCTGTCCTCGTTCGCTAGGAGCAATAGGTATCTCAGTTTGGATACCGGATAGCTTTCCATATGGAACTAAAGACAATGTGATATGATATTGAAGGTTGATGTAATCATTCAATACGTTATCCGATATTCCAGTCTCCCCAATAGGTTCTACATCTAGGGGTGCATTGTCTCGAACTGGAATATTATCAGCGGATGCACGGGTGGCAGTTCCGGATTGCTGCTCACGTTGAGGTTGGGATGTGGTCAAGCGGTTGTCTTCTTTTCCCAAAATCCTAGTCGCAAGATCGTTCGGTGAAGCAAGGTTAAAGCTTCCAAGGTTGGTTTTTTGCCTAATAGCATTCAGCGCTGATACTGAAGTATTAGACAACAGTGTTCCTGCTTGCCTAGCTAGTACGCCTCGTATCTCCGAGGACACATTCGACAACGGTCCATTTAGTACCGATAGTGCCCCCTGAGTTCCGCTGTTGAACTGACGAACGACATCCGGACCAAGTTGAGCTAGCAACGCTCTGGCTTCGGCTACAGATCCTTGCTTTACAAGTGTATCAAGTTGTCGATCTATATCCTGAACGGAGTTAAGTCGAGATTCTAACTTAAATCGAATGTTTACCATTAAACCAGTGTCCTAGCAAATGAAGGGTGTGGAATGGTGTATCTCTCACCAGCCTTGAAATCAAACACAGGGTCTTGCAATCCATTGCGGACTGCAATGATCCAGAACATGTCTGGGTCTCCGTACAAATCGTTAGCCAGCAAATCTGGACGATTCTCATATCGATGATCGAGGGTGATCGTTTGATCAAGTTGGTGAACCGGAACCGCACGATGCACGTAGTAAACCATGAACCGTCCAATAATCGGTGTGAACCCATAAGGAGAATCGGGAGTGTACCTTGGTCGAAATGGCATCTTACTTTCTCCTGTTCGTGTTGCCAGGAAGAACATGGAAGCTCTTACGATCACGGAGCATCTTCCCTGAACGAAAGTCATCCAGGCTATAGTTGATCCAGTACCTTGGGGAGTGTTGAACAATCAACTGGATGGAAGGAATCTTGAACACCATTGGCAACCATGTGTAGTTTCCATCAGGAGTTCTTTCAAATCGTAGCTGTCCACTCGCATGCTCAGGTGTTCCAAACTCTGGTATGCCCACGTAGTCCACATCGCTAGGAAAGCTCCAATCAGCCGACTCCAATAAGACCGGAACTCGATGGAATGCGTAATTTCCAAAAGCAGAAAACCACATAGGAGAAGGTGGACGACCGGTTCGATTTCGACCGAAATCCATCTGACTATAGGTTCTCAAAAAGTGAATAACGGATAGTGCATAGACAGCATTTGCAAACGTGTCGCATGTCCATACTGCTTCTGAAATGCTGATGCGAACGTTATCCGTAGAACGATATACGTGGTACGACTCGTTTGAGTGCGTTAATTCAACAGCATCATACTTAACAGACATCTTTTCTGACACAGTGGGATTATAAGGAAAGACTAGTCCACCCGTGGCGAAGATTGGTGCCAAGGCATGCTCATCACTGGAGCGTCCTCGTGGAGTGCGAATTCCATCCAACTGCGAGCGAACAGATTGGACAGCCGCAACATCAGCGCCAGCACCGCCGAGAGGTCCGCTAAGAGCCAACTGAAGCTTCTCGCTTGTTTGCTGCCTTGTATCTTCAGAACCAGTCACAAACGCTAGACGCATGAGATCAAATGGTTCTAGCTTTGCAGCCACATGTTCAAAGGCGAAAGTAGGTCGATTATCTAGTTGGGCCATAGGTAGTTTCCTCTTCGGATATTTACAAGGAAAATCTATTGACTTTTATGAGGAAAGTGTTCATGTTCCTAACATATTAATTTCTTGAGAAACACTCAAGAGGGGAAAAGAGGAATGCTTTAATGGTTACCAGAAAGAAAAGAACCACCAATTACCTAAACAATGCAAGCCTTATGGAGCAAATTCGACTATCCAAGACTATGCTAGCTGAGAAGCAAAAGAAAAATCCCGATGTGACCCCCGCCCAATGTATGACCCAAGAATTAGTCAAGATGCTAATGATGTTGGTGGACCGCTACTCCAAGAAAGCCAACTGGCGTGGATATTGCGTTGATGAACACACCGAGTGTATGACACAACGTGGGTGGCTAGGGATCGATGATGTAACTACCGATGACCAAATCCTATCTTATGACGATAGTAAACTTGTGTGGTCAAGAATTCGTTCCATATTCAAAGACGACTATGATGGTCATATGTTCCGCATGACTGTCCAAGGAATGGACTCCTTGGTTACTCCAGGACATAAGTTCATGACAACAAATGGACTGCGCCGAGTAGATTACCTTCGTGAACAGGACAATCTTGTAATGATTGGGACAGCCTTGGAATCTCCAGGTGGTGTATATTCCGATGCGTTCGTGGAATTGGTCGGTTGGGTTATTACCGAAGGAAATTACTACCTATCCGAAAACCGCAACTACACCCGCATCACGATTTATCAGAATGAGGGCGAGTTTTCCGATAGAATTCGGGCATGTGTTGCTGACCTCGGTTATCAAATTGCAGAGTATAAGCGTACTCGTGTTGTGGGCGAGAATGTACCAGAACAAGTATCATTCTACTTGACCAAAGAACTCTGCCAGTTGATAGAATCGGTTGCACCAAATAAAGTTCCAACCTATAAATTTTTGATGAACCTATCTACTAATCAGCGCCGTTTACTGATTGATACTATGGTTGATGGCGACGGTTGGAAAACCAATGGGTATACCAATTACACACAAACATCGGAAGAGCAAATTGACTTTTTTGTGGCGTTATGTACGCTCAGTGGTAAAAGAACAACAGTTCGTATCAGACCTCCTATTGAACACGGCAAAAAGGATACGTATACCGTTAAGGTATTCGCCAAGGGTGAATATTCCAAGGTTGAAAATATCGACTTCCATGGAGGAAAAAGCGGACGTTCGGGGAAGTCCAAAGTATTTAATCCAAACATTCCTACGGAATATTACAAGGGACGGGTTTGGTGTCCGGAAACCGAATACGGCTGTTTTATGGCTCGTCGTAATGGTACTGTATTCCTTACCGGAAATACCTACATCGAAGACATGCGAAGCGAAGCTCTGGTGTCTCTACTGAACGGAGCACTAAAGTTCGATCCAGAAGTAGGTCAAAATCCATTCGGCTACTACACCCAGATCGTTCATCATAGTTTCTTGACGACTTTGGAGAAGGAGAAAAAGGCCCGTAAAATTCGTGACGACTTATTGGAGCAAAACGGTTTCAATCCATCAAACACTAGACAGCTAGAGAATGACTCTGTTAGGATGGATCGTATCGAGCGTGAATTCTACGAGGCTCAAGAAGATGAAGAAGATTAAGGCTATTGAGAATGCCCATTTTGCGGCGATTGGACTGCGTGAGTCTATTCTTACCTATTTGGTGAGTACACCAAATCCACGTGATCTGCATCAACTCATTACCGAGGACTGGTTGGATGGTTTGTGCATCGAGGACAACTCGGATTTTATGGATGGTTTTCCTAATGAGCCAGGATTCTATGCTGCAACTCTTGAATTCTGGCACGAGCAGGGATACTTTGAGGGATATCCCGCCAATGGCGAAAACGACATATACGTTCAACTGAAGAACCTACGAAAGCTAGAAGTCAACGATCCCAAGCAATAATGACACTGTTCGAAAAAGCCGCAGTATTCACTGATATCCATTTCGGTAAAAAATCTGACTCCGAGCAGCACAATCAAGACTGCCTGGATTTCGTGGATTGGTTCATCCGTCAGGTGAATGAACACGATTGCGATACCATCATATTCATGGGTGATTGGTATGACAATCGCTCACGTCTGCGTGTGGATACCGTCAACTACTCTTGGCAAGCCATCGAAAGATTGGTTGCTACTGGACTTCCAATCTACTGGCTGATGGGCAACCACGACCTGTTTTTCAAAACCAACCGGAATGTCCACTCTCTTCCCTACCTAACTCAAGACAGTATCACGGTCATCAACTCCATCACCGAAATCGATGATGTTCTGTTCTGCCCGTGGTTGGTAGGAAATGAATTCACCGATCCACCTTCATACGAAGTAAAGTATGTATTCGGACACTTTGAATTACCTTTGTTCCTATTAAATGAAATGGTCGAAATGCCCGACCGTGGTGGTTTGCACGGTGACCATTTTTACCAGTGCGATGCCGTGTTCAGTGGTCACTTCCACAAGAGACAGTTGAAGGTCAACGAGAACGGAGTACCAATCTGGTACATTGGTAACTGCTTTCCTCATGACTTCAACGATGTTGGTGACAACAAACGTGGATGCATGATTCTAGAATGGGGTAAAGACCCAGAGTTCGTTAATTGGGAGGAAGCACCCAATTTCCATCGTATCAAGCTCTCCAAGTTACTTGGTGAAATCGAGAATGGGGCATACGAAAACACCTACAACGACAGAAGTGTCGTCGAGTGCCAGGACGACATGGGTATCGAAATTGAGGAAGCAACCGAAATCTCTAACATCCTGTCCGAGCACGTAAGAGATATCAGGCTTCGACCAAAGCGAGACGCTTTGGGTGTGGATGAGGGAACAGACATTCCAGAGGATGGATTAAGTGTCGATCAACTCGTGATTCAGCATCTACGAGAAATCGACACCGAGGGATCGAAATACGACTCTGAATTACTGGTACAACTATATCAGAGTGTAGGAAATTAGTAACTTTGCATGATTTTCTTGAGAAACTATAAACATAACACAAGAACTCAAACTTCCATCCAGGAAAAACTTCAATGCATGACCTATTTCACGAAGCGTGGGAAGAGCTTGCTGCGTGCTGCGGCGAGCCACTAGCATGGGCGTGGAATGATGAGGAACTATACTTTGAGGCGACGTGCTCATGTTCCAACAAACATTACTTAGAACCTACAGATGCAATTTACTCTCACGAGGAATCCGACGAGGAATATAATGAATACTGAGCTACAACATGAGATTTTGGAATACATCCTAGAAAACGGTTCTATTTCATCACAAGGGATTAGTGAATTCATGGATCTAGACAAAGCCGAAGTCTACGCATTCTTGACTGAGTGTGAAAAAAACCATATCGTTTTTAGGACAAGCGGAAAAGACGGCGAAACGCTAGTCTTTAAGTGGTCCATTCACCCGGATGTGTTATCTAAGCAGGATTACGATGGCGAATCAAGCTTTAGAGTTTAATGAGTTACGACTGAGAAACTTCCTCTCCTTTGGAGCGAAGGAAGTGGTTGTTCCCCTTGGGGGCGATCATATCACTGTTGTGCTGGGTGAGAACCGAGATACCGGGGGAGAAGATTCCAGAAATGGTTGTGGAAAAGCTCAACCTTTAGATTCTAAAATCCTAACTCCTTATGGTTGGTCAACTATGGGAGAGATGGAAATTGGCTCCTGCATCATCTCCGGGACCGGAAAACCTACAATTGTAACAGGAGTGCATCCCCGTGGAATTCGAGATGTATTTGCAGTTACCTTTTCAGACGGACGGGTGGTTAAATGCTGTGGAGATCATCTGTGGAAGATTTGGAATCGGAATGGTTCTAATTGGGAATGGTCCGTTCAATCTACGTTCGATATAATTAAGCATCGAGAAAAGTTCCCAGGTGCATCTGGGCGCACTTACGTCCCCCTATTCCCAGGCGAAATGAAACGCACAGATACAAATGTACCAATAGATCCATATCTATTAGGTATACTCATCGGTGACGGTAATTTCACTTCTGGTGTTCGATTCACCACCAAAGATGAGGCAATTGTAGAGACTGTTCGCTCAATACTTCCCGATGGGGTAGAGGTCCGAGGACCAAACAAGCTTACTTACACTATTACTGATGGATCTAAAGGGTTCAATCCCGTTTCTATTCATCTACGTTCCTTGGGCATGTGGGATAGTCGGGCTTGGGAAAAGACAATTCCTGATGCATACATGGAAATGTCTATTACCCAAACCAAACACCTTCTTCAAGGACTACTCGATTCAGATGGTACCGTGGATGCTAATGGTTCCGTTTCATTCACTACTACTAGCCCCGTACTTGCTTCACAAGTTCAAAACTTGGTATGGAAAATCGGTGGCATCGCCAAAATAACAGAACTAAACAAGTCATACACTCATAACGGGAAGAAAAGACAGGGACAGCCATCATATCGTGTTGGTATACGTCACCCTCAGAGAGAAACCCTATTTCGACTTCAACGAAAGATTGAGAAACTTCCGATACCTTATCAGTACCAAAATTCTCTACGTTTAGAGATTATTGACATCAAACCAATATGTTCGGAAGAGGTACAATGTATAACGGTTTCTGACCCTGACCATCTATACGTAACTGATAATTATGTCGTTACACATAATTCCGCAATCATCGACGCCTTATGTTACGCCTTGTTTGGCAAGGTGGTTCGAGGCATCTCAAATCAGAAACTCATCAATAAACTATCGCCCAAGGGCTCAATGATAGTCAGCGTCGAATTTACCAAGGATGAGTACCGCTATCTCGTTGAACGAACAGAACGACCATCCAAGCTCTTCTTGTTCCGAAAAAAGCTAGATGATGACTCTGACTTCAAGGCCAAGGATGGTCGAAAACTCAAGCACGATATAGCTCGTGGTAAGAACGAAACCACTGACCAGATCGTTGGCATCCTCGGTTTCGATATCACCCTATTCGAGTATCTTGTCGCCAATACTTCCGAGTCCCTGGAGTTCTTCCGTTTACCAGAAGACAAACGCCGTGATGTGATCGAGCATCTGTTCGGTTTCACCATCATGACCGAAAAGGCAAAGCTTCTCAAGGATGAACGAAAGGAGAAGAACAAAGATCTGTTGACCGCAGAATCCTCTATCGAAGCAACCAAACAAGCCAATTCTCGTATCGAAGCCCAGGTTAAGGAGCTTGAAGCCAAATCCAAGGCGTGGGAAAAGAAAAAAGCTGATACTATAGCAGAACTCCAGGAGACAATCAAGACCCTGGAGGCAGTTGATGTCAAGAAAGAAATCGAAATGCTCAATCTGGCAACCGACGCCTACGCCCAGGTGAAAGAACTGGAAGCGGTCCTGCGTGAGATCAAATCTGAGGTTCGTCGCTGCCAGAGCGAATTGAAAGAACATGAACGTCAACAGAAACGTGATGACCAGTATGTAACCGAAACCCAAGCGTCACTAGCTAAACTAGAAGAAGAGACCTGTCCTACCTGCAATCAACATTGGGTAGCTGATCCGGAGTACAAAAAGACCTTGGCCGAAAGTCTAGAAGAAGCTGTCTTGCGGTACGCCGAAAGCAAGGACAAAGAACTTCACGTCACTACTGAAATGAAAACCCTGGAGAAAAGAGAACTCGAACTCAAGACAGAGATTTCCAACCTCAATGAAGCTCTGCGTGACATCGACCGCCTAAACCTCACTTACGGATCGGTAGAGGAAGCAGCTAGTGCCGGTGCCACGCTCAAGGCTCTACGTGAGCAACTAGAAAAAGTAGAAGTAGACGAAAATCCGCACGTTGAAAGTGTAACGAAACTTCGTGAAGAAGCAATAAAGAAAGTCGATGAGAGTGAAATCAAGGACTTACGTTTGCTGATCGCACATTATAACTACCTCATAGATTTGTTGACAAAAAAAGATTCGTTCTTGAGGAAGCTAATCATCGACCGATGGATGCCAATCTTGAACAAGAGAATTGCGTATTGGCTGGAGATCCTGGAGCTACCACACATCGTAGCTTTCCAGCCAGACCTGACAGTGAGCATTACTGATTATCACGAAGAGTTTGACTTTGGTAATCTCTCCAAAGGTGAGCGTAACCGGGTTCGTATCGCTTTGAACTTCGCATTCCAGGACGTATTCGAGTTCATGAACTACAGCATCAATCTGTTGGCGGTCGATGAGCTTATCGATTCTGGCATCTGTCCTCGTGGTGCCGAAAACGCTGTACGTGCTCTCAAAGAGACATGCACCAAGAAAGGCAAGCGTGCCTTCCTAATCACCCATCGTGACGACATCGCCGCTCGTGTAGAGGATGTAATGAAAATCATAAAAGAGAACAGAATGTCCAAAATCGAGTATGGAGCATAAACTAGAATTTTGATGGTATGGATACGAATCGGAAACGAAGACATTTCCCTGGGTGCGTTTCGCCCTACTGACAACAAGCTCGCTGAATTGGGCTGTGTCAGATTCAGAAGAAATGAAATTCCCATACTCCTGAATAACGTTTGGGGAAAACAAATCAGCCGTTCAGAATACTAATCCTACATAGAAATGAGTATTTTTGAGGAAGTAAAATATGGATGCGATTTCTTACTGGACTGCGGCATCCGAGTTATTATCCCGCCTAAAAAAATTCTTGACGAAGAAATACCACCGTGGTATAATAAGCTCATCTAGTCAAGGAACCCAGGAGCCAGTAATGAGCTACCGAGGTCATCACGAGCGGGATTATATCGAACTGGACACCGGATGGGATCTGGACCGGCTCGATAGTTACTACATTGAGCACGAAGAGAAGAACCCCAACGGTAAGGGTAATTTCTTCGTGGTCAGCCTGCGCTACTTTAGTGGTAAGCATGTGGTCGGATGGCGTCCGTCCAGGAACGCTCTGGCCAGCTACCACACCTTCGCCATGACGGTTACCGACCCCGAGAACCCCAAACGAAAGGTGGTCGAGTCCTACTCCTCGATGGAGGATGCCATCGCATCCATTCCGTTCTGGGCCGAGTCGTTCGAAGTTCCTGAGCATTACACTCGCAAAAATAGCAACAAATCTCGTGACTCCCAGAAGTCCAAGGTCTATAAGTGGGAGCACAAGATGGCTTTCGATATCGGTCCCAAGATTGATGCCGATGCCGGTGTGTGGCCCAATACCGTCGTTTCTCGGGACAAGCTGCATCAGCGATGCACGCCGCAGTTCCTTCGGAACATGCTGGAGCATATCTGCATCAACCTCGGTGAGAAGGTTCCGGCCCTGAAGTTCCGCAAGAGTGGTAGCCATTCTTTTGGCGGTACTGACATTCGTCTGCTTCCCGTTCATTGTAACCGGTTGATCTTGTTGCATGAATTGGCTCACGTTTTGCATCGTCGTTGGGGCAATACAGATGACAATGGCAAGCTCCACGCTGGTCATGGCAAGGAATTCGTAGGGATCTACGTCTACTTGTTGACTCGCTTCGGAGAAGTGGATCTCAATCGCCTAACTGGACATCTTCGGGAATATGGTATAAAGTACGAGTTGCCCATCCAGTTCAGCGAGTGGTTGATGCAACAGAAAAAGGCTGCATAAACACAATGATGAACCCGTCGTCCGAGGCATAACCATGAGTGGCATCTACGATTACATCCTGTACTACGCTCTCGCCGGTCTTTTGATTGCGAGATTTGCCGAGTTCGCAATCAGGTATTACGCCAAATACTATGATTTGCCACACCAGGAGATGACCATCTTCCAGCATATCTTCCTGGCGGTAATTTGGCCTATCTTCTTGTACCAGATATTTTTTGGAAAAGAGGAAGATGAACGCTAAATTCGTAACTTCGTTCGTAACTTCGCTTGATCATGTAGCAGTCTCCACCGGCAACTGGTGGTTCGAGGAGGTAGGTAACTTCACTCTTCCAGTGCGTGAAGCACAAAAAACGGACCGTATCGTCTGGACAGTAAATGGTAAGAAGGTTGCTACTATTCACATTCCAACTCCGGATGATGTTGGTTTATCTTGTTCGAGACATAACATTGAAAACCCAAATCCAAGTGGGCTATGGGCATTGTGGTTGTATAACAAGCATCCAAATTGGGTAAAGATTGCCCTTCAGCTTTACACGGACAAGTGGACATTCCAGGATAACAATCCTGTGTACAAAAGGTACATCGAGGAATTAGAGGTCATTACAAACATGTGGTCAGAACGATGAAAATAGTAGCAACCCTTTTGCTGGCAGTAGTTCTGACTGGATGCAACAAAAACAATGTTCAACCGTCTCCGATAAATCTAGACCGTCCTGCTTCCTATAAGGGAAAAAAAGAAGTCTACCAAGAATACAGTGGATCCGCCAATCGTGGAGAAATGTCCCTCCAGCCAGACGTGAAGAACTATACCCGTATCGAAATAAGAGAATGGGGAAAAAATATCGTGTATGACACCGATATAGGCACAATGGTGATGACTATGGTCCGTGGAGGTAAACACCAGGATGACACTCGTCAGATTCCGTATGGAATGTGCCTGGACTTCATCAACGAGAATTTGGGCAAAACCAGCGGAGGATGGAGACTGGTAGCAATCAAATGCACTCAGGATTAACATGGACATCCACTACAAGTACGCTGCAAAACTAGTGGGTTCCGTTCTGTGGATCGGGGAGAATGACGAAGGTAATCCATGCCTCGTCAGTGATGAGAAAAAAGCATCCACTCGATGGAATGGATATCTTGCCATCAGGATGATTGAACACTACATGAATCATGGCTGGAACCCAATGTTAGGTGGAGACAGACCAACATTCGAGGTAGTAAAGGTTCATCGACCTCAAAAAATAGCTGATTTGGCAGACCTACCGAGATGAATGCCTACGGGGATAAGTATACTCGGAGGAAAACATGTATACAGTTGGAATCGACCCAGGAATAAAAGGCGGAATAGCCTTCTACTCACCCACTAAGCTGTTGGCGTATCGAACGCCAACGGTCAAAGTTCCATTCGTCAAACGAGGTAAGAAGACCACCCGAGATGACATGGATCTTGGCGAGTGCCGGGACATTCTTCTTCGACATCCCGTGAGTCAGATTTTTCTTGAGCAAGTATCAGCTATGCCGGGACAGGGCGTCACTGGTATGTTTCGATTCGGTCAAAACCTGGGTCAATGGCAAGGATTGCTTATCGGACTAGACCTGGAGTATATTCTAGTTCGATCACAAGTCTGGAAGAAACAAGTTGGTCTCATTGGTGCAGCTAAAGTTGATTCTGTTGAACTAGCCAAACAGAACTTCCCTAATAACGCATCGGACTTCAAATATAAGACCGCTGATGAGGGCAAAGCAGAAGCGGCATTGATTGCAAAATATGGCTGGAGTATTATTAGCTATGAAACTTCTGCTTGATGAAACTGTATACGAGCTAACCGCCGATCTCATCACATCTTGGCTGAAAATGACTCCGGAGTTGAACAATCGTATGATTGATCTCTGGAAGGGATACCTCAAGGAAAAAGGTATTCGTGGATCACTACACTTCGAGGAGTTACTAGTTCTTGGTGACTCATTCATCGTTGATCGACATGATGATTACTACCAGTTGATCATTGACGTTGCAACGGACATGAAAAAGACCATGGGTAATGACGAATTTCAGTCCTATGCAATCGATATGACCCCTGAAGAACTTGAGGAATATTCCAAACAACAAGCACCGGAACAGGTATACTCGGTGTCCCATCCGGTAAAGATCGACGTAGAGTCAGCTTGATATATATTTTCGGTCTTCCTATCTTTGGATAAAGAACATCCGAGAGTGATATATGAAAATCATTGGTTTCTCCGGCAAAGCCGGTTCTGGTAAAGACACCGCTGCCAAACTCGTGACCGAAGCCCTGGAGGAATATGGCAACCGTGTTATCAAACTGTCGTTTGCAGATCCCCTAAAGGCTGTATGTGCTCTCATGTTCGGGTGGGACTATGATCGTCTTTTGAACGATTATGATTACAAAGAAGGTGACACCCTAGATGATGGTAGTCCTGATCCAGCATGTGAGATGCTAGGGATGACTCGTCGTGTCGTGATGCAAAAAGTTGGAACCGAATGCTTCCGTGAAGGACTTCATCAGGAAGCCTGGATCATAGCTCTCAAGCTCGCCATTCAGCGTGGAGAGTATGACGAATTTGACTATGGGTTGCTCACCGATTGTCGATTCATTAACGAACTCCAGTTCGTTAAAGATTTGAATGGTAAGCTAATCCTGATACAGCGAACTGGTGAGCGATCCACCCTTACAGCCTCCACTGAACACAAGTCCGAGACTGAATGGGAAACCTGGAATGAGTGGGACTCTATCGTAGAAAACGAAATTAACGAGGAGTACAGCGAAGAACACAACCTAAGCAAGTTCCGTTATCGACTATTGAAGGCAATCGGGTATAAACCAAAGATGACTCCCCAGATTATGACTGCGCTCGAAGAACAATGGAATGAGCATATGAGCGACACCTATTGGGATGGAGAGACTATAGAATTGACTCCATGGGAGCACCAATAATGTTTACAGTACACGATTATAAAGTACTGAGCGATCTCGTCTTTAGGGATGACTACCCAGGATATCGTCCCGAAATGATTGAATCTCCAAACGGTAACGGCAATTGGGACACAGAGAAACGATATGCTCATGTGGCAACCAAGTATCTCAATGAAATGCGTAAGAACAGCATCCACGTCGGATCGTCAAAAAAAGGTGACACGTTTGTTCGAGCCACTATTTTAAGTGAATATCTGGACAAAGCACACGACCGTGCTGTAGATATAGCAATCGAGCTTGGTATCCCTAAAGAATTTTGGCCAGTTCGTAGCCTGAGTGCGATGCGTATCCTGGAGTATCCACCCGGTGCCATCGCACACCCACATGTGGACTTCGATCTGTTCACTCTGATGTGCTATAGAAATATCCCTGAAAATTTCAGGTACACTCAAAACGATGATTTAGATGAGTGTATTCCCCTGATGGATGCACAAAAACTGAATAAGCAGATCCACTTCGGAGAAATCCTGGAGCTAGTCAACCCAAAATTCCAGGCCACTGAGCATGAAGTGGTAGCCGATCCTGAAGGGCGTACTCAGTATTCGATTGTGTATTTCACTATTCCAGATCGAGAAGCGGTGTTGACTACCGGAGAAACCGTGGGTCAATGGCTGGATGAGCGGTACTCAAGGTCTAGAAAAGAAGCCTAGCTGAACCTATATTCATGAGGTAATTCCATCCTGGAGGAAACCCCATGACTCGATTTGTGAAAGTAGAAGTCCCGGACGACTTCGATGATGAATTCGTTATTCGTAGCGCAGAACACGATGAGACGTTTCGTGTCTGGCAGCCACAGTACAGGAAGGTTCTAGATACCGGCTTTGTCGGTCTGGTGGACTTCATGGGCGATGACTCGTCCATTGTGAACGCAGCCCGTGTCTCATATGGCAAGGGTACAAAGAAGGTTAACTCCGATAAGGGGTTGATCCGATACCTCATGCGTCACCTACATTGCTATCATCCAGATATGGAAGTTTTAACGATTGAAGGATGGAAGAAATGGTGTGAATGTAATTCCGTCGAAACTTTTCTTGTTCCTAACCCCGATACCCGTTCTTACACAGTCGAGGAGTTAGAAGTTAAATCCTTTGATTACGATGGAATCATGTATGAATTCTCCAATGAAAGAATGTCATACTCTGTAACCGACGAACACAAAATGTTGTTTAAGGAAAAGTATCAGAACGATTTCAAGGTATATCGGGCAAAGGACATGCCAAAGTGGGGGTGGTTTGAATCCATGTTAGGATACTCAACCCATCCGTATAACGGTGTGATTGATGATTTCTATACGTTCGTCGGTATGTTCCTTGGTGATGGTCACGTGGCAAGTCCAAATAGGATTAGTTTTGGATTCAAAAAGGAACGTAAGATTTCGTTTTTAACCTCTTTACTTCACAGATTGGGTTGGGAATACACCAGTTCGGTGGATAGTGAAGATACAACAAGGTTCTACATTACTACTCCAGATGAATTACGAGTTTGTTTAGAAATAGATACACAAACAAACAACAAACATTTCCAACTAGAAAATCTTCGTAATCTAACTGGAGAAGAACTACGAGGACTACTAACTGGTTTGGTTGAAAGCGATGGAAATCACAAAAGTGATAGACATCAAATATCATTTAGTTCTACATCCAAAAATCTCACAGACATAGTGTCTGCTATCTCACCACGTTTAGGTTTAGATAGTCATTATTGTCGTGAACGCCAAAGCGGTTACACCGTCAATATATATTTTCCAAACGGGCGTACCAGTCTTGAAAGTAGGAAGCAATACCATTCAACATCTCAATATACCGGTAGTGTATATTGTGCTACTACGTCTAGTGGTTTTTTAATGGTACGTGGAGCAAATACTAAATATGGTTTTGTGTCATCTAATTCGACTCCATTCGAGATGTGCAACTTCAAGTTTCACGTCAAGGCTCCGATCTTCGTATTTCGTCAGTGGCACCGCCACCGTACGTTCTGTTTGTCTGGCGATTCTGTTATCACATTCGAGTTGCCAGATCATATTAAGCTCGGTGTTCGTACAGCAAAATACATGAAGCTTTCAGATCTTCATAGAAAATGGAATGAAAATCCACCGATAAAGAGAAAGGACAAGCAGAAAAGATCTTTGAGAGATTTCAATAGAACTAGAATTCGTTCGATGTTACTTCGAGTGTATGACGAATCCGCTGAACAATTCACAACTGGTACAATCAATGATGTAATATACAGTGGACCAAAACAGGTCTTCGAAATAACATTAGAAAACGGTAAGACTCTCAAATGTTCCAAGGACCATCAGATTTATACGCTTGATGGTTGGCAGAGGTTGGAAGATGCGGTTGGTTTAACAGTAACAAACAATCGTGCGTGTATAACCAAAGATGCCTATGTTATGTGTAATGGGATACCGGCACACCAGGATTTCAATTGGATGAATAACCAACGAAATCTTGGTTATTCAGTTCAAGAAATAGCATCAAACGCTGGCTGTAGCTACCATACAATCAGAAAATGGCTTCGTATTCATGGTCTACAGTTTTCTAACGGTGAGAATCGTTTCAAAAAAGGTCATAAACCATGGAACAAAGATGTATATGGGTATAGTACAAATTTGGTTCATTCTGATGATCACATATCGGCAATTAAGCGTGCTCGCTCTGGTGAAAATAGCAATTTCTGGAAAGGAGGGATCACCCCAGAACGCCAACTCATAGGTGCATGGACCACTGCACAAGCACCAAAAGTGCATGAAAAATTCGACTACAGATGTAACGAGTGTTCAAGCAAGAATCAACTCCAAGTGCATCATGTATTGCCGGTTGTTGATTACCCTGAACACGCATACGATTTCGATAACCTAGTAACATTGTGTGTCTCCTGTCACCGAAGGGCTCACGGTCAAGAGCATGGAGATGGGTTGTTGCATCGAGCAGGTAAGGGGAAAGGCAACTTGATGGTAGCCCGACCATCTAAAATCATCAAAATAGAGTTGATTGGAATAGAAGATACGTATGACATCTGCGTCGAGGGACCAAACCACAATTTCGTAGCAAACGGAATGATTGTTCATAACTCGATCAACGAGTACAGCGCACGTTACTCAGTTCTCGATGGAGAGATGTACCACCCAGACTTGGGGCATCTAGCTCCACAAAGCACCAGCAACCGCCAGGGTCGTTCTGGTGACGTTCTGACTGAACAAGAATATAATGCGGTCATGGCGGCTGTTGACGAGGTATTCGATACTAGCTATCAGACTTACCTTCATCTTCTAGGTCCAAATGAAAATGGAGATCTGACTCCTCCACCCGATGGTGTTCGCCGCCGTATCGAGTGGTGCAAGGAAGCAGCCGTAGTAGCCGTCAGGGAGGCCAGGAAACGTGCTGCGGACGCTGGCAATGTAGACCCCTATCCCACCGAGGAAAGCGTATCTGAGGCGATTACAGCGTATCTAGAGCAGAACGGTGTGTCAGAATTGGCTGGTGACTTCCCAGGTATTGCCAGGGAGCTAGCTCGTATGGTACTGCCTGTTGCCACGTACAGCCAAATGTATTGGTCGGGTAACCTACATAACCTGTTCCACTTCCTGAAGCTACGCTGCGATCCACATGCTCAGTACGAAATCCGAGTATTTGCTGATGCTATTCTGGAACTGATCGAGCCCCATGTGCCATGGGCAACAGAAGCTTTTCGTGACTACTTGCTTGAGGGATCTCAATTGAGTAGAATGGAATATGAGGTAGTCCGTGATTTGCTTCGTGGACTCGATAAGGATCCGATTTCAAAAGAACTGAAGGATAAAGGTTGCTCACAGCGAGAGATCACGGAGTTCTTGAATAAGTTCATGCTATGAAACTAGTGGAGACGAAGCTATCGAACGGGAGCACGCTCTCGTTCGTATGCTTTACAGCCGATGAAGAATATGCCATGGCCAAATGGTACATGGACGTGCTTTGTTTGCCTTGGCTGGATACTCGTGAAGAGTTTCAAAAGTTCATTGAGCAGACATTTTGGAGAAAATGCCGTGGTAAGGACTTCACGTTAGAACAAGCAGCGAAGCTCTGTGACTACAACGAACGCTATACTGATATCCTACCGTCTTTCCCAAAGCTCAAGAACAACGGTAAACACATTACTGCACCCAATATTCACAACGATGGTATTGAGTATAGCGTAGCAGAGAAGGTTGAGTACATCGAATGGATCATCAAGAATGCTTGGAAAGAAACCTGGGATAACCATCCAGACATTAAAGCCAAAACTCGATTTAAGGTATTTCCTGGTGAGCAACCAACTGATGAATTCGTTGGTAAACAGAAACAACTAGAAGATGAATTCTGGGACGAGGTTGATTCCAAGCAGACTGAATATGGTTGTGATCGTGAGCAAGCTATCATAGCAGTCTCAGATTACAAGCCTCGCCCTGAAAGCCAATACCGTATCCCTGATCCCCTATCTATCTAAACCTCCCCCGTTTCGGTCTAGACCGAAACGGAATAACGGGAGCTACCGTTTGTCGCCAGACAAACGTGCTACCGCATAACCTTGTGTCTTTTTCCCTTCATGTATAACATTCTGAGCGTTAGCGAAGAATGTTATACATGAAGTGAATAGATATAAGTTGTACGATCATAAGCAAGAAGTATTTTACATATGGGTACTCCGAAATAGAAAGTCAAGGGGTGAATCAAAGAAATTACAAAATCGTAATGTTCGTGCTTGAAACTCTTAACGGATAGCCATAGCTTTATCTTGAGAAACGAGGTTCGAGGAGCACTAAATATCCCCACCTTGACTAATAACGGAGATAAGGAATGAGCAACAATCCGCTTCTTGAAGACCTCAACTCTGGTGATATCACATCGGTCAGTATCGCATTGCCAACCATGGGGTATTTCTATCCCAAGGGTTCCGGTATCATTGCGGAGGATGCTGATCCTGCCGATCTAGAAGTAAAGCCTTTGGGTATCATGGCGGAACTGGTTGCCAAAGATCCATTCGTTCTGGCATCTGGTCGTGGGGTGCCCAAGATTCTACGTAATATCTGTCCTTCTATTCTCAAACCCGAAGAGATGTGTGAAGTTGATATTCAGGCAATAATGATTGCTTGTCGTCTTGCATCCTATGGTAGTCACATGGAATTGACTCACGTGTGTGAGAACCCAAATACCGAGGAAGTCGATGGTGATGACGGGAAGAAGGTGAAGGTTGCCGTATGCAATCACAAGAACAAGCTGGATATCGACTTGAACCATCACATCCAGCGTTATGCTCCACTGGAAGACATGGAATCGTTGTTATTGATCCTTCCGGAAATTCGTGGCCAACAGGTTCATATGAAGCCTCTGTGCTACAAGTCCGCATTAACCATACTCAAGAACTCGGTCTCAATGAATCGTGTATATGAGAGCATCGAGAAAGAAAGCATTACCAAGCTCATCGAAGATGAGAGCATGATGGATGCCTATGAGCGAATGATCGAGAACACTTCAGAAACTCGATTCGTGCTGACGCTAGGTAGTATCTTCTATGTTGCCAATGCTAAGGGTGAAAAGGTATTCGATGAGTCCTTCATAGCCGAGTGGCTGGAGATGGTACCACCCACTATCGTAGACCACATGCAGAGGAAAGCCAAGGCATACAACGAAAAGCTGAATGACCTAACCAAGATCAAGTACACATGTATCAATTGCGGTCATGAAAACACGGCTTCGTTCGAGGTAGACCCACAGAAGATTTTTTTTTACTCTCCAGAAGCTTCAACTCCGGAGATGATTTCATCAGATACATCGAAGATGAAAGAGAAAACCGGGAGAAGACCATCAAGAACCTCGCCAAGATCTGTAAAGCGTATGAAGGAGCGGTCCAATATGACGACATCAAGCAAGCATCCCCAAGGGAAGTAGAGTTGTTATACGAGGCATTGGAGGAGTATAACAAAGAGCAGGAAGCTGCAATAAAGAGAGCCCATAAAGACGCTAAGAAGGGTTCGGGGCGTGATCTAATTGGGGGTTGACAATGCCGATTTTTATTGATAAAATATCAGCATGAATGAGTCAACTATAATCTATTTGATTTTTGGTTCCGGCGCTGTTACGGTGGTTCTCATCGTATTGGGTGTTGCGTTACCAATGCTGGGCATCAAATCTTCACGTGCTCATCTTCTGTTTACGATATATGGTGTCTATAATAGAATAACTACACGTAAACTTGTCGAGCGTTGTGAGCTTGTAAAAGAAGAGGTAAAGGACCAAGAGGCTCTACAAAAATTTATTGACATGTGCAGACATTATGATCTGAGATCGGACTATGGTATGAATATAAAGGATGCAATAAAACGGTTGTCCAATAGCGAGTGTGACCGCATGTGGTTCGCTGTTAAGGAGGCTTTGGACCTAAATTACGACCGAGATATAGCCAATTTGCCCCGTCTTTAATACAGATGTAGCCACTTGGTAGTTGTAAATACTCCAATTCTCTTGGAGTATCGTAGATGGCTGATGACAATCCACCAGTGAGCGAAGGCACGACGCAAAGTCGTCGCCCCTTAAACATGGACGAGGCTAATGTCTCGAACGTCAAGGTTACTCGCATGGATGTCAATACCGGCGAGATTAAAGAACTCCAAACCGACCTCCTACGTGAAATATGTGATTGCATTGAGGCATCATCCGGTGATATGGCAAAGACACTGCGTGATGAAATTCGTGCTAGCAAGGCTGTTCTCAAGAAGACTCTTCAAGAAAATAGGGCTGCTATTACCAAGGCTATAGAGCGCATCGGTGGATCTGGTAGCGGCGGTAGAACTGGTGGTAGTGGAACTAATGATGTCATCCAGGAAACGAAAACCGTAGAGGAGGAGCTTAAGGGCATAATAGAAACCTTCAATAATGGTCTGCAACAAATAACAAATGCCATGATCATTGCTGCTGAACAACAACGAATTAGCTCAGCACAAGGTGAAAACCAAATTGATGCCCAAGGACGTAGTATATCAGAAGTATTTGAAACAACTGATAATCTGAGGGATTTCAATAGTATCGTAAATGATGAAAGCATTCCAGCTTTTGAAAAAGCATCACAATTAATTTCATCTGGTTTTTCCGCACAAAGAAAACAGATAATGAACTCGGTGTGGTTGTCTGTTCAATCGTTCGGTGCAGAACTTACCGACGTTAGAGACATCATGAGAAACTTTGGGCGGATCAGTAGAAGTGTGGCTGACACATTTGACATCGCCCAAACTGGAATTGCCGATACTTCTGATATCATTATAGACTCCTTCAAGCAACTTGGTCGTGTTGTAGGTGCGTTTGCAACCGATGACATGGAAAGCTTACGTGACAGTATCCGACGTACAGGTCAATTCATTGTGGGTCAGGCTGCCGAGGGACGTGGTACTCAGTTTCTTTTGGAAGGTAGTAAGAATATCGAAGATGCTGCGAAATTCCTGCGTGACACACGTAACCAGATCAATGAGGAGTTCAACTTCCGTCGTTTCATGAGCGACGAAGAAGCCAACGTTGCTATTTTGGAACTCCTGGAAGTCCAGAAGCGTGCCGGTATTCAAGGGGAGATTTCAACGTCAGAGCTTACTAAGAGATTCATAGATCAGAATACGTTCTTATCCAAAATTGCCAGAGACAGTGGATTGTCTTTAGAACAGTTACGCAAGATGACAGAAGAAGATAGAAAACAACTTGCGAACTTGGAGGCTATAAGCGTTCTTAATAATGAACAAAAAAGAGCATTTGAAAACTTGCAGACCAGGGCAGAAGCAGCAGGAAGCCCAGAGCTAAAGCTTTTGATTAACCAGTTAGCACAATCTGGCAATGACATGAGTGCATTTGCTATCAACTTTCCAAATGAATTTGAAGATATCTTAAAGTTAGGTTTGCAACCTCAACTTCGGGAGCTATCAAATCTAATAAATCAGCGTGACGAACTTGGTCCACAAGAGTTTAACCGTAGATTTGAAAATCTGACTCAGACTATGCAAGAAGTTGCAAAACAGAGAACGGATGAATTGGGACCAATTGTAAAAATACGAGATTTTTTCAAAACCGATGTTTCTAGACTTATCGGGGGTTTGTCAAGAATCACAAGATTAGATGATACTCCAACTCCCCCACCAGATGATGATACAGCGAAGTCATTATTTGAGACCGCTAAAGACCTATTCAATCAGTTCTTTCCTGGAGATGAAGTTGGGTTGGTTAGGGCTCTGACAGCCAACACCGCTGCGATCATAGCCAACACCATAGCTTTGGTTGGTGGCGGCGGAATTTCTAGAATCCTTAGTGGTATCAGTGGATTGGCTAGGCGTGGCACTGGTGCTGTGAGTAGCATTTTCCGTGGTTCTGGATCTGCTGCAACACGTGGAGCCGCTGGCATCGCTGGACGTGGAGCACTGGGTGCCGCTGGTAGTGTAGCTGGTGCTGGTCTACTTGGATTTGAATTGACAAGAATAACAGGAGCAGATAAAGCCATTAATGATATGGTAGTACCAGGAGAAGGTACAATCGGAACTGCATTGGCTAATCTGTTTGGTGCTGATACTACTGACCCGGAAACACAAAGAAGGATTGATGCCGAGGTAGCCCAAATCAAAGCCCGAGCAGAGGAAAGAAAGCGAGCGGGTGATGCTACCGCTAGGAGAACTCCGACACCAGCAAATGATCCTGCCATGGCACATTTGAGTACCCAAGTAGAAAAGCTAACGGCAATTGAAGCAATTCTAACGACCGCTAATGATATCAGCACGCAGATTCGTGACACCATCGGACAGGCTGGTGCTCTGTCTCGTGTGGGAGATGTCACTGGTCCGTCCCCGGTCCAACGTAAGGTTCCATCTCTCGATAGCGAAGTTCAGGCGTTTGAGACCGCTGTGGACGTTTCGCCTTAATTCTTGTTCCATACCCAAACAGCATTACCACAATCCCAGATGCGGTCATAACCACGCTCTTGCATGATTTGCCATTCGGATTTGCCAGGATCAAATCCTTCCTTGATGAGTTTGTGCTTTTGGTATTTCATACGGGATTCTCTTATGGTAGAGCCTGGGGCAACATACCAATAGTTTGGATTTGAATCATGGGAATGCTTAAACCCCAGATGTTTATAAAAGTACCCCCGCCCATACCGCAAATCTGCGTATGTTACTACACTGCTTGGGTTATGTTCTCGTAAGAAATTAGAAAACAGTTTTCCTGCTGCTCCTGTTATCGAAATACCGTTTTTAGAGCAAAACCTGGACATCTCCCATTGGTAGGTTTTAGAAAATCTAGGTTTAACGAATGTCATGATTGATACTAATTCACCATGATACCTAAGACCAAATCTAACACTAGAAATGTCTGCTCCTTGAATATGATTAGCATTCATGAATAAACTACATTCTGATGAAGATACGATCTCTATCTCACATTTTCGTGCTGCAATGCGCTGTGGTGTAGCCCCAAACAATTGAGTTAGACGAGATTGAACTTTAGCGGTGTTGTGAATCCATTCATCTTCGAAAATAGTTATAAGATTTATTCCCTTCTTCAAACAGCCATCCAGCTTTTCGATATGGTATGTTTTGTTCTTACCACGATTTTCTGTGTGCCAATACAATCCGCAATATTCGATTCCTATTTGGTGTTGTTCACTGTACATGTCAATTTCTTTCGGCGGAACTATTGTTCTAACGCTAGTTTGTAAGTCTGGAGCCATATTTCTAACAAAATTGGCTATCTCTTCCTCTCCGGATGATACATGATGCACACATTTTGGACAACCATTACCAGATAGGTGGCTATTTGGAATTTGAGAAAATACACCGTGTGTAGGACATTCAATATCAACGTGAGTAAAAGCATTCTTATAAACTTGATGCGGATATCGATATAGATCAGCATGCAATCGCCGTCCTTTGTCCACAAATTCCTCAAAAGAATCTGCTTTATCTTGTCCACGCTTTTCATACGAACACTTTGGACAGATTGACCCAGATTCAAAGACATCCGCTCGTATCTCAAATCTACCATGCCTTCCACAAATGACCACTACTGGTTCTTTTGCCGATGAATATCGAACTAGAGATAGATCGTAGAGTTCGCCATGAACTTTCTTAACCCTGTCAATATATTCAGAGGCTATTTTCATGCTTCTTTTGACAGCCATCTTTTTGGCAGAACACTTAGCACATCCACGACCCCTCATGTGCGTGTGAGCGATTTGCTCAAACTCGCCATGAACCGGACAGATGATGACCACGGGATCACGAGCCGTGGTGTATGTCACCTTACTGTAATCGAATACCTCACCATGAACCGTACGGCTTTGCTCGATGAAATCTTTCGTGGTGAATTTTCTAGCCATTAGACCTATGGTTTCTTGAAGTAAATAGACATATGTTATCACTAATTCCCACCGGATATCAAGAGAATGGCCTGGACCACTATAGCAAAGCCTGACCTCGGTCGTAACCGCCGTAAGCGTAAACTAACACTCCACTCCTATGGAGGCGACAACTCGTGGTCCGGTGGTAGCTCTGATAATTTCAATATGCTCCAACAAGTATATAGGGGCAGATATGATAGGCTAGAACGATATAAATTATATGACTGGATGGATCAAGACTCTGATGTATCCCGAGCCCTTGATTTGATTTCTGAGCATTGCTCTCCCATAAATGACGAAGGTCACTTTTGGTACTTTGATTGGGCTCTTGATCCAACCGAGGAAGAGTCTGGGCTGGTCATGGAGAACATGACTCAATGGTCCCGTATTAACGAGTGGGACAATCGCCTGTGGAGAACCATCCGAAACGTAGTCAAATATGGAGATTGGTTTTTCTTCAGGAATCCTGATACATTTGAGTTATTCTCTGTTCACCCACGTTTCGTTTTGGGTGCCTTGGTTGATCGGGAGAGCACTCAGGTAATTGCCTGGATCGTTCGAAACTTCAAGTTCAACATCGAGAACATCGAACTAACCGTGGATAACCGTGGTCTCAGTGATTCTATCAAGAGCTTGAGCTTATCTTCTGGTATGCGTAATACTAGGGTTATACCCTCAATTCACATGATGCAGGTAACGGTTTCCGAGGGTAAGTTTGCTGGTGCTTCTGGTGATGATGATCCATCAGATCGCTATAATAATCGTTGGCCGTTTGGGGAGTCTTTCTTGGAGAATGCCTCGAAGACATTCAAGCAACGTGAACTTCTTGAGGACGCTGCAATTATTCATCGCACACAGCGTGCTCCGTCACGTACCGTGTGGTACATCGACACCGGTAAGATGCGTCCTGACCGTGCTAGCTGGGTCGTCAACAATTTCAAGAACGAGCTAAACCAGAAGCGTGTGCCCCAAATTCTAAGCGATGGCCAGAGAAGCGTAGACTCTGTGTACAACCCAATTTCTCAGTTGGAAGACATCTACATTCCGGTGTCCTTCGATCAACGTGGTTCCAAGGTAGAGACTCTTGAGGGGCAGCCATGGAATGAGCTACCAGACCTTCAGTATTTTACCAAGAAGATGATGCGTTCATTGCGTGTACCGCACTCTTGGTTGCTAGGACCAGAAGAGGGTGGTTCCGTATTCAACGATGGTCGTGTTGGTGTGGCGTATCAGGAGGAAATTGAGTTCTCCAAATTCTGCGAGCGTATCCAGAAGAACATGGACGACACGTTCGATTTCGAATTCAAACTGTACTGTAAGGTTCGTGATGTTAATGTAAATGCTGCTGATTACGATATGCATTTCAACGAGCCAACCAACTACGATGAGTTCAAGCAGAACGCTCGTGATCAGGATAACATTAGTGTATGGCAGTCCATCAAGGATGAGCCTTACATCTCCCGTCGCTTCGGACTGAAGAAGTACATGGGTTGGACTGAGGATGAAATTGTAGAGAACGAAAAGATGGTAATGGAGGAGCGATTCGATCCGAAGGATGCTACTGACTTCGCTGAGCTTGGTGCTGGTGGAGGATTTGGTGGTGGCTTCGGTGGCGGCCTGGGTGGCGGCCTGGGTGGTGGTCAGATGGGTCTTGGTCCCGGAGTAGGTGATCTAGGCGGTGGTGTTGGAGCAGATGGCTTTGGAGACCTTGGTGCTGATATGGCGGGTGGTGTTATGACTGGTGCTACTGGTGGTGCCCCTGGTGGCGCTGGTATTGGAGGATTTGGAGAAACTGAGATGATTATCGGAAAGAGAACACTAACCGAGGCTCCAGTTACGGCTGGTGACCTAAAACCTGCCCCACAGTCTGTGGATGACCTTGGTCATTCACAGACTCCTAATGATAACTTATTCCCTGTAGGTGCTGATGTTGAAGATCATCCGGATGCAATCGGTGGTGGTTTCAAGATTACGTTGAGCTTACTTCAAAAGGTCCGCAAATCACAGTTGACCCGACGAGTTGAAAACTCCAAGAGAATGAAAATGATTCAGAAGGTCTATAAGACTCCATCTGAGGAAGGTGGTCTTGGAGGATTGGGCGGTGGTCTGGGTGGTGGACTATAAATCAATGAAATTTATCTATAATGAGGGGTTTTGGTCAGAAAAGAATCACTCCTTGTTAAATATCTACACGGATTTTTCCGCAACAAGGCAATCTGACGAGAGGTAAGAGAAATGTCCAGATATCAGAATCTCATGACAGAGATTTTAGATTCGATTTTTGAGGGCTACACTGTTGACGAGAAGGGTAAGCTTCGAGTTGTCAACGAAGGCGCTGCAAAGGTCGCATCTGAAAAGCTTCACACACTCGTGCTAGAAAAGTCACGAGACCTATGGGACCAGCTAGAGGCTGCTGAGGACTCGCTGTCCGGAGTGGCAGAAGAGATTAGCTTTGAGGAGCTAAACACTGATCCTTCCAGCATGGCAAACACAGTAACCCACAAGCCGTCCGATAACAGGGATGCTCCAGAGAGTGAACAACAGATGGAGTCGGCAAAGAACATCTCGGACCTTCTAGGTTCTGATGAGTTCGATTTGTCCGACGTATTTGAAAACATGGATCATCTAGACTCGGTATACAACAAGAAGGGTGATGGCCGCAATCCATACAACGAGATGGGCGGTGACATGTCTTACGAGGATGAAGGAACGGACGTTGAGGATGGCGACGAGGACTATGATGACCTCATGATCGGCATGGATGACAACGGTATGGGTTCTCCTGATGCTTCGGACGGCATGGACGATGCAGACTATGAAAACAACATGGATATGGACATGGATGGCGATAGTGATTCAGAGATGGATTACGAAAACGACATGAACGATGATGACATGGGCTTTGATTTCGACCTTGATTTAGAGGGCGATGACGACCTTGATAGTGTTGAACATGAAGAGGACGAGATGGAAGGCATGGGTCATGGTGACAAGTCTTATCGTATGGAAACCGAGAACGAATACGACGATGACTACAAGTCCAAGGGTTACAAGTCCAAGGGTTACGAGTCCAAGGGTTACGAGTCCAAGGGCGAATACGATGATGAAGACAAGAAGTCCAAGGACTACAAGTCTAATGACTACAAGTCCAAGGACGATGAAGACAAGAAGTCCAAGGACTACGACAAAGAATACGATGACGATGATGAGCCTGCCTATTCGAAGGACGAGGACTAATTCATTACGTAATCTGGAGCAAATAGTCAAATGACTGAGAAACGTTTACTGACTGAGGTCATTCTACCCGAAGCCAAACCTCTTGTCGGAGAAAGCAATGGTAAAGACGGGTTCTATTACCTGAAGGGTCTATTCCTTGAGGGTGAGACGCAGAACCATAATGGTCGTGTGTACCCACGGAATGAAATTGAAAAAGCCGTGGGTCATATAAACGAGCGTATTCAGTCAAAAGGTCCGATCCCTGGCGAGCTAGACCATCCAGAGGGACTGAACATTAACATGGACAGGATCTCTCATGTCATCACTGAGATGAATATGAATGGAAATAACGGCATGGGTGCGATGAGAATCGTGAATGCTGGAATGGGTTTGATCGTCAAGGGTTGTATTGAAGCCGGTATGCAGATGGGCGTAAGTTCACGTGGTTCCGGAAATATTGACGGTCAGGGAAGGGTAAGTGATTTTGACATCGTTACGGTGGACATTGTTGCAAACCCAAGCGCTCCAAGTGCTTATCCTCATGCTTCTCTTGCAGAGAGTTTGATGGGGAGCAAGCATGGTCAAGAGGCTATGAAGCTAACAGAATACGTACGTCATGATGAAGACGCACAACGTTTTCTAGAACAAGAAATCACTCGATTCCTGACGGAAGTCCGGGATCAATACAAGTGGAGAAAGTAAGATGCTTGAGGATACTCTACAGAAGATCCTAGAGAGCATGGACGTTCTTAACGAAGACACTCGAAAGAAGATTGCGAAGGTATTCAGCGACACATTGGCGGAAGCCAAGGTGGAGCAGGAGAAGGCAATTCGTGGTGAACTTGCTGAGCGTTACGCTAAGGATAAGAAGGCTATCCATGCTGCTCTTGAACAGTTTCTAGAGCAGGAACTGAATGGTGCAGTCAGTGACCTCCGAACTGGTTTGGAGGAAGTTGATACATTGAAGAAGAAGCTCGTTGACGAGCGTGCTACTGTAAAGGAGCATGCCCGTGAATACGTAGCAAAGCGTCTTGGTGCAGTTGAGAAGGTCATTGAAGGCGTGCTTGCACGTGAACTTTCTGAGCTTCATGAAAGTGAGAAGGTCAATCGCAAGGCATATTTGAATGCACTAACGGAAAAGAAGGCTCAGCTAGAGTCCGACCGTGATGCGTTCCGTCAGAAGGCTGCGGCTGTTCTTGAGCACATCGTGAATGTTCAGGTTCAGGGTACCCTAGATGAGCTTCGTGAAGACATCAAGGCTGCCCGTCAGTCTGACTTCGGTCGTGAGATTTACGAGTCGTTCATGACCACCTTCCGTCGTCAGTTCTTTGACAGCAATAAGGAATTCCGTGCTATAACCGGAAAGCTGAAGGAGTCGCAGAAGCGAGCCCGAATGCTTGAGGCTAAGGCAAATAAGAAAATCAAGGAAGCAAGGGAAGCGGCACGTAACGCAGAACTCAGCAAGAAGAAGTTACAAGAGTCTGTGGTCCGTGCACGTGCTATCAATAAGATGCTAAGTCCGCTAACAGGTCGAACTCGTGAGAAGATGAAGGATCTGTTGGAAGCATCTCGTACCGATAAGCTACAGGCAACATACAAGAAGTGGCTCCCAGAGCTATTGAACGAAGCCAAGGCACCAGCAAAGCAGCACAAGCGCCGTAAGCTGGAAGAGTCGGTAGTAGAACTGAAGACCGGTGGACAGCGTACTCTCAAGGAGTCTCGCAACACCGATGCGGCAGATGATGATGAGATTCTAGAGATTTCACGCCTAGCCGGAATCGAAAAATAACCGTTTTTGAGGGATATGGGACGTATTTTGGTAACAAATTTCTAAATAACCAAGAATACATTCTCCCACCCCCTATAAGGAGAGGAAAGAACAATGCCTAACGTGATCACTGAAAAGGGTAACTCGAAGTGGCTGCGCATCAAGGAAGCCTTGATGGATGGTCTTCCGCCAAAGAAGGCTAAGATCATGGACAAGTGCCTAGAGAACACCCGTAAGGATTTCGTGGGACGCCAGAAGTATCTGATGGAAAATGCCTCAGCTTCTGCCGTATCCACGGGTAACATTGCAACGCTGAACAAGGTAATTCTGCCTATCATTCGTCGTGTGCTACCAAACGTAATCGTAAACGAACTGGTTGGCGTACAGCCAATGCCGGGTCCGGTCGCACAGATCATGACCCTTCGTTACGTCTACGGAACAACTTCTGCTGGTGCTGGCACCATTGCTGGAGAGGAAATGCTAGCTCCTCTACACGTACGTGACCTAGCTGCCTCATACTCTGGTAACGAGGTTGCCGCCACCCCTGCTGGTGCATTGACTGCTCAGCTTGAAGGTGTTCCAGGTAACGCTGTTAAGCTGGAGATGTTGAAGCAGGTTGTCGAAGCTAAGTCCCGTCGCCTATCGGCTCGCTGGACTGTTGAGGCTCAGACAGACGCTCAGAACCAGTACGGTGTGGACGTAGAAGAAGAGCTACTGGCTGCTGTTGCTCAGGACATCACGGTCGAAATCGACCAGGAAATTCTACGCAACCTGCGTGCTCTGCCACCTACACCAACCGTTGCAAATACTTTTGATCAGTCCGCAGTGTCTGGTCAAGCAACTTCGGTTGTTGACGAATTCGCCGCTCTGGCCGTTCTAATCGGTCGTGAGGCAAACCGTATCGCTGTTCGTACCCGTCGTGGTAAGGGTAACTGGGCGGTTATATCCCCAACCATCCTGACCGTAATCGAGTCTGCTCGTGCATCGGCTTTTGCCCGTACGACTGAGGGTTCGTTCGACGCACCTACCAACAACAAGTATGTTGGTACGCTCAACAACTCGATGCGTGTCTACGTTGACAACTACGCTGATGACGACACTCCGGTCCTAATCGGATATAAGGGATCTAGCGAAGTTGACGCTGCGACATTTTACACACCATACGTACCTTTGACGACGCACGGCGTGGTCACCGACCCGAACACGTTCGAACTGGTAACCAGCTTCTACACCCGATATGGCTACGTGGAGTTCGTAAACAGTGCGACGTCGCTCGGTAACAGTGCCGACTATCTTGGTTTGGTTGGAATTAACGCCGCTACCTTGAGCTTTTTGTAAGAATAACAACAACTTACGAAGCAGGAAGAAGGGCACCGTTGGTGCCCTTTTCTTTTTGACCTTTACAAACCCTAAATAACCGCATATATTGGCGGGATAGTTATTGGAAGGGTTTAGGTCATGTCATCCAGAATTCGATGGACATCCGATTTAGTTTTAGATAAAGCTTGTGAAGTTCATGGTGATAGGTATGAGTATGACCTATCCGAATTCCGTAATCTTCAGTCAAAAATCCGTGTAACTTGTAAGATCCATGGCGATTTTTTCCCCACGGCGAAGAACCATGTGTTGAATACTTCGGGTTGCCCCGGATGCTTCAATGATAGACGTGGTACTACTTCCAAAGGTAAAAAGAGACCGGGTGTTGGTGGACGCAAACCTTGGGACAAAAAAAGATTCATTGAAGAGGCGCAAGCAGTGCATGGCGACCTCTACGACTACTCTTTGGTGGACTACAAGAACGCACATACCAAAATAGCTATTCGGTGCCCAAAACACGGTGTATGGGAACAACTACCACATTCCCATCTCAAAAGTGGATGCAAGTCTTGTGCGATAGAAATTCGCTCACTAGATACCGATACCTTTATTTCCAGGTCAAAAGAGGCACACAACGACCGATACGATTATTCGTTGGTGGATTACGTATCCCAAAACAGACCGGTGACCATTATTTGCCCACTTCACGGAAGCTTTGAGCAACTTGCTGGAGGCCATCTATATGGTGGGCACGGGTGCCCGAAGTGTGGTGGAACCAGACTTTTTACCACCGAAGAAGTCATAGAACATTTCAAGAAAATACACGGGGGGAAGTATGATTATTCGAAAACAAAATACGTTAGTGATGGTACGCCCGTTACCATAACGTGTAAAAACCACGGGTATTTTGAACAACTTCCAAAACTACACAAAAAAGGTCATGGCTGTCCTAAATGCATGGCTGATGCAAACAGAAACACACAAGAAGATGTGATAGCGAGATTCAAATTGGCACACGGTGACCGATATGACTACTCCAAGATGCAATATGTCTTGGCTGACAAGAAGGTCACGATAACGTGTAAAGAGCATGGAGATTTTGAGCAAATACCGAAGAATCATTGGATAGGACAAGGGTGTCCCATATGTTCATGCATCACTTCAAAAGGTGAAATCGAGGTATACGAATTCGTATCATCTTTGGTTGGTGAGGGCAATGTAATTCAACGAGACCGAAGTATTATAGCACCATACGAACTCGACATCGTAATTCCAGAGAAGAAGTTAGCTATAGAGTATTGTGGTCTGTATTGGCATTCAAGTGAGGGAGGAAAGGACCGCAACTATCATGTGCGGAAGCATGATAAGGCAGAAGATGCTGGATATCGATTGATTACCATATTTGAGGACGAGTGGAGGGACAAGCAAGAAATCGTTAAGAGCACGTTGTCGCACTTTCTAGGATGCACTCCGAAGGGTGTATTCGCCAGAAAAACAAGCATACATGATATTCCGTGGTCGATTGCTTCCGGGTTTTTGGAAAAGCACCATCTTCTTGGTGCTGGTCAGCCAGGAAACTACAGAATCGGGGCGTACCATGGTGATGAGTTAGTAGCGGTCATGGTGTTTGGTTATCCTTCCGACGAGCGTGGGATGGAGGATATCATCGAGATGAAGCGATTCGTCACGAATGGCAGGAACAACCCTGGTGTGGGATCCAAGATGTTCAAGCATGCGGTTGACGAGAAGGTGTATACTAAAGTGATAGCCTTTGTTGATAGACGGTGGTTCACTGGTTCTTTCAAAGCGCTTTCTGGTTTTGTAGTAGATGGAAAGACGCAGCCGACGAAGTATTGGACTGATTTTTCCACTAGAGAACAGCGTAGATTCAAAACCAAAAAAAGCATGATAGAGAAGGATGGGGTTGACCCAAATATGACGAAGAAGCAAATGTTAAACAGCCTGGGATACTACCCCATTTATGATTGCGGCAAACTCAGATTGGTTTGGGAATCAACGTGAAGAATCACGTTGACCACATCATTCCATTGCATGGAGAGGGTGTGTGCGGGCTTCATATTGAAGGAAACTTGCAGCTTCTCACCAAGCAGGAAATCTGAAGAAAGGAAATTCACTAATTGGATAAGAGTGTCCAATTCTAAGTAGAAGGGGAGCCTAGGGCTCCTCCTTTTATGTTCAAATGTTGATAAGTACATAACAAGTGTAAAATCTTGATTGTCATTATAGTTGTGTTACATTATCAATATGAACATGTCGGAAAAAGTATCAACAACAAAATTACAGAGATCATATGATAAAATCAGTAATGATCTGTTGCCAGATATTCATTTAGAATTTACACTGAAAGAGTATAAAGGAAAGCATAGGAATGGTAAGTGGATAAGTTATCCATTTGTTTGTAATGTTTGTAAAACTAAATTCAATCGAATACTTCAACGAAACATATTTTGTCCCGTATGTACAACATTCACCCGTCCTGGTAGACAACTGGGATGGAACAAATTTATTGAAGAGTTTACTGCTATTCATGGAAAAAAGTACAAATACCCCATCAAAAAGCCTGAAAATTTTAGAGGAAGCCGTCATATACTTGAAATAGAATGTCCTGATCACGGATTGTTTAAACAGAAAGTTTCTAGACATAAAAATGGTTCTGGATGTCCAAAATGTGCCAATGAAAAGCGACGGGTTGGTAATGAGGAATTCATTAAACGTTCCATAAAAAAACATGATGGAAAATACAGTTATCCGAATGTAGAATATACCAATCAATATGAAAAGGTAAAAATCGATTGCCCCAAACATGGTGAAGTTGAGCAATATGCTGGTCATCATATGTATACCGGTGTGGGTTGTCCAAAATGTGCCATAGGAAAACAAACATCTAAAGCAGAAAAAGAAGTTTGTGATTTTGTTAAGAGTTTTAATGTAGAAGTAGTAGAGAATGATAGAGATACCATAAATCCATATGAAATCGATATTCTTATACCAGCTATCAATTTAGGAATAGAATATTGTGGATTGCGCACTCATTCTTCTTTCTTTGGTAATAAAGATAAAAGGTATCACTTGAAAAAACACGAATTGTGCGAACAAAAAGGTATTAGATTAATAACAGTTTTCGAGGATGAATGGAGAGACAAGCAAGAAATCGTTAAGAGCACGTTAGCACATTTTTTAGGGTGTTCACCCAAAGGTGTGTATGCCAGAAACACAACTATTCTTGAGGTTTCGTGGGCTACAGCATCAGAATTTTTGAACAAGCATCATTTGCTTGGTGCTGGACAATCCGGCAATTACCGAATTGGAGCTTACCACGGAGATGAATTGATTTCGGTGATGGTGTTTGGTTACCCGTCAGATGAACGTGGTAGAAAAGATGTCGTGGAAATGAAGAGATTTGTGACTAATGGAAAGAACAACCCTGGTGTGGGATCCAAGATGTTTAAGCATGCAATACGTGAAAAAGGATATACATCGGTAGTAGCGTTTGTAGATCGACGTTGGTTTACTGGTTCTTTCAAATTCATATCCGGGTTTACAGTTGATGGTGCTACTGCTCCAGCGAAATTTTGGACTAACTTTGTAGACAGAAAACACCGCAGATTCAAGACAAAAAGGAGCATGTTAGATTCTGGTGAAGCAACAAATTCTTTGCTTACAAAGGAGCAAATGTTGAATGATATAGGATATTACTCTATATATGATTGTGGAAAATTACGATTGCAGTGGGATGTAAATAGAGACAACAGTATGGAGACTATCCGATGGTAATAGCAGATAGAAGCTTTCAGGACCGAGTAGCCAGAGGCAAAGCCCTGGAGAAGCAAATCTTCGATGCGGTTGCAAAGATGCTCGAAGGAACGGACTACGAGATCGTTTCTGCATCGCAGAGTGCGGACATGCACGACAAAATCGATGCATACATCAGGAACAAAACTAATAAGAAGCAGCTTACTGTTCAGATCAAGGGACGAGAGACCGGAAAAGATATCATTTTCGAGATCATGAAGGACATTGATAAAGGTATCGAGGGTCGGGACATGAAAGGCAAGGCTCAATTGTACATTGCCAAAACCCCCAGCGGGATCGTAGCTGCCTCTGTACCGATGATGAAGCAAGCGGTGCGTCAGCATTTCGAAAAGAACGGTTACGGAAACGGCAAATACATAGGCTTCGAGGTTCGTGTGACCAGCGGTCGTGGTGACGAGAAACAACGCAAACTGATGGGATTTTTTTCTCCCTCTCGATTTGGCTCCAAGATATCAGATGTATTCAAGTAAGTTCGAAACCTTGATTCTCCAGAGCAAGAGACATAAATATAGTGTGAGGTCGCCTTTTGGGGCCTTATACAATGTAACCTTGCTAACTAGGAGGATACTAAAATGAGTAACGAACTAACTCGTCTATTCGATGAACTCGAATCAACCTTTCATCATCCACGTGTCCTAGGTTTTGGACCGCTTTTCAGCGAACTTCGAAACTATGTGAATGCGCCGGATGTCAACTATCCAAAGTACAACATCATCAAGATCGATGAGGACAAGTACATGGTAGAAGTTGCTGCTACTGGATTTGATCCTGACCAAATCGATGTGGAAGTAAAGAACCGTAATTTGTCCATCTCTGGTCGTCTACTAACTGGCAACAACGAAGAGTACCTACATCGGGGGATTGCTCGTCGTGATTTCAGCCTGGAGATCCGTCTAGGTGACAACATGGAAGTGGGCGTTCCGAGCATGAGGAATGGCTTGCTGACTATTCCAGTGACCAGGGTCATTCCGGAATCAGAAAAGCCACGGAAGCTTAAAGTTATTAATATGAACGGAGCAGAAGACGTGATTCCCGGTTCTACGGAAACCCTGAAGGCTGTCAAGTCGGCCTGATAAGACGAGGGCGGCGGGAGGGAAGCCCTCCCGCCTTGCCCTAACGCTTAATCTCGCATGGCTTCCAGTTCTTCGTCCAATGCTCATCCGTCTGAACATGGTTAGGACGCACGTACTTGCACACTCGAAGAGCGAATTCGTCCGCAGGGAAGCTGTCAGCGACCCGCATGACGAACCCCTCACGGTCCTGCCCTCCAATACCGCTTTCATTAGAAAGCTCAGTCTCGAAGAAGTTCGTGATATCATATACGGAGTCGAAGACCCCACGATATACCACAGGGACCGTCTTGATGCCCCACTGCGCCCCGAAAGCCTCCAGGTCGTCCCAAGAGTAGAAGCGATCTGGGTCGGTATTCAGAGCCCGAATGGCGAAGATACGGTAGGTTTCTTCTTCAGCCACAGGGGCGTACTTGATTGAATGAACACCATAGATGTCCTCGCCATAGACCGCAATATCAAGCTGACAATTGAACTTCCAGGCGTGATGTTTCTTCACCATAGCAAACCACTTAGCCGTCGATGGGGCAGCCACCGAGCGAGCATACACTCCCCCATTGAAGAGGCAAGTATTTCCACCATCCACCTTCTCAGTGATTACAACTTCCCGTCCCACAAACTCTGCTGGAGTCTGGTGAAGAGAGTCGTCCCGATGGACCGTCTGTGAGGCGGGCCAATGTGGGGTGCTTGGATATTTGGGTGGTGTGTTCATTGCCTTGACTCGGTAAAGTCCATAGTGTATATTACTCAGGAAGATTTGTCAACCCAGAGATGTACGATGGACCTGTTCGAAAAAAAGCTGAATGAGGCACAGAGAACTGTGGGCTTAGTGTATGACACTCTTAAGGAGCCTGAGTCGGTTCCCTTGCTGTCTGATGCCTATGGCGTTTACAGTTCCCTGGCCCCTCACCTGAAAGCCTACGAGGAGCACTACGTGGGCCGTCAGGTTGCGTTTGTGGCTGCGGTTGGTTCTCTGAACTATAGGTGCGTGACCGAGGATTCCGATATCGACATGAAGGCAGTTTACCTGCCCTCATTCGAAGACCTGTATTTCGGTCGCAACCAGCGTTTTAGTCTTGTTACGGACAAGCTCGATTGCGAGCTTCATCCGATGCAGAACTACCGTAAGCATGCGCTGAAGGGCAACATCAACTTTTTCGAGCCTTTGTTCTCGTTGGCAACGTGCGTGAACCCCAAAGTCTATTCGGTGATGGACATGCTTCGCACCTTGGTCAAGATGAATGTCGGGGATACCGTACTTGCTACGTTTTTTACGGCTGAGCAGATGAATAAGCGTGCAATGTACGGTACTCCGGACGAACCGATAAACTGGAAGAGCGCATCGCACGCCTATCGGCTTCTAACGTTCATCATCGACCTTCTGGATGGTGAGGAAATGCCTCTTGCTGCGACTGGATTTGCTGCCGAAGTGGTGCTGAAGATCAAGCGTGGAGAAGTTGACTTTGAACTCTACAACAAGAGTTATGAACAACTGCACGCCTGTGCCAAAAGAATGATGTTCAAGTCATTTGAGGACGGTAGCAATTTCAAATTTTCTGATGCAGTGTTGGACCATGATCTCAAAGGTACGCCTGAGTGGAATGATCTGAACGATCAAGTGGATATCGACATCATGCGGCTCATCAAGAGTGAAATATACTAATGCCTGTTATCTTTCAGTCTCGTATCGAGGAAGCTGACCTTGATATGAATCCAAGCGTTCTCTACGTGTTTGGTGATAATAACCTGCGTAGAGGACGTGGAGGGTTGGCTATGGTCTGCCGTGGCAAATCCAATGCAGTGGGCGTGAGGACGAAGAGGACTCCTACTAAGGACCGATTTGCATTCCTGTCCGATGACCAACTTGAGAGAAATAAAGAATGGATTAATGAGGACATGGAACCGGTGATTCAGCACCTGTTCGCTGGGGGCATTGTGGTCTTCCCTGTGGCTCCCTTGGGTTCTGGATTAGCAGACCTAGCCCACAAGGCACCGAAGACCTTCCAATACATCAGAGAGCTTGTAGAGAGGCTTGCAGACCGTTACGGCTGAACGAAGGTGATGAAGACTACTCCTGCGCCTACGCTTGGGGCTCCACCCACGATGGCACGCATCTGACCCTCGCCTGGGGCGCTATTAGTCTGGATGTCTGCTAGGTTACCGGATAGGTCAGTCTTGTAGATGCCTTCCAATTGTGGGTTGATTTCCGATGTTTGCATGTAGACAAAACCAGCATTATCTTGAATAGAAATCGTTGCACCACCACTGTAGGAAGTGGTTATTACTACAGCAATCTCCTTGATGATACCGGTGTCCTGGATTGGAAACGAGATTGTTTGGTTGGCAGCGGTTCCAATGGCCGATTGGCGAAAGTCGAACGGCGGTGTTACAACGTCCGTGGAGGCAACCAAACGCCAACGATTAAGAGGAGCACCAAGGTCTACATTCGAGCTGTTGTTGACGTAGATCTGTTCGTTTCCAGAACCATCATTTAGAACAACCGCTATCTCTCCGTTTGCTGGAGTTCCGCCTGATACTGTTGGTAGATCACCGATTGTGCCAACAACGGCTGCGGAAGACGCAGCGTTGCTGGAGATGTTGACAATTCGGCCTTCATCGTTGACAGTTACCTTGGCTCGGTCGTATGTTCCAGGAGTAACGCCTGTTGGCGAGAGGACAACTCGTTGCCAATGATTATTTTTTGGAGTATCAGCCATCTATCGCTTTCCTGAAACGCTCGTGAATACCAGTATTTACTGGTAGTACCTTACTCCGAGGGCTCAGTATTTTCGTATTTTGATGGCGTTGAAAAGTAGGCTTCCAAATAAACCGATGCTGAAGATCTTCATGTGTCCACCCAAACGTTTGCGAAGAAACATAGGGACGAAAATGTTTTGGATCAAGTGATAGGTTCCACCACCATTTAAGTTCCATCGACAGTGAGATCGATTCTCATTGTTATTATCCAGTGATCACGACACGGTATTCGCCTGCACCACCTGGGGCTATTGCCACGGTAATTGTCACGTTATTGGCATCATCGATTTCAATATCACCTGGGACAAACTGAGTGGCTGGAGAAGTTGTTAGGTCGTATACCTGAACGATAACATCCGTCGTTCCCAGGCTGTGAGTAAACTGTTCGGATGTTGATGTTGTAGCGTTGTCCTGAGCAAACTTACGAACCGTACCAACTGCCGAGGAACCAAAGCTCAAGTTACCACTGGTATCTGATACCAGTGGAGCATTAGTTACACCGGCAGGAGCCGCAGGAAGAATCAATGAATGGCTTGTTGGGACCGTAGCTGGGGCTTCAATACTAACAAATTGACCACCAGTATTGTCCTCAAGACGAATGGCACTAGCAGAACCAATAGCTGGTCCAATGACCCGAACCACACCGTTCATTCCAGTTCCTGCTAGAGAACCCGGACGAAGTTCGATGTCACCACCATTAGAATTTGTTGCGCCACCGTCACCGGCAGTGATTACAACTACGCCGCCATTACCATCATTTGGACCACCATTACCAGCCGTGATGTTTACAGGTCCACCAATATCCGTAGAGGTAGAATTACCAGCGGTTAGGTTGATAGCACCACCAGGGGATGCACCGGCACCAGCGTTGATGTTAACATCACCGCCAGAACCAGAACCGTCTGCATTACCAGCGTTTAGATTAATATCTGCCCCATCGCCGGAAGTGGAACCACCATTACCAGCAGTAATAGTGATTCCTCCACCATCTCCAGTAGAACCCCCTGTTCCGGCGGTTAGTGTGATGATACCACCGGCATCTGCGAAATCAGAGTTACCGGCAGAGATCAGTACATCACCACCTTCACCATTATTTTCTCCACCGGGGTTTCCATCACCGGCTGCGATTGTGATGTCACCAGCATCGTTACCAGCGCCAACAGAATCGCCAGTAGTAATCGAGATGGCACCCGACGTACCATTTACTGCGTTTGGTGTACTGATGTTTACGCTACCACTATTATTACCAATTCCGCTAATGATACTAACTTCACCACCAGTTCCGTTGGCACTGGTACCACCTGCAACAGTTGCATTACCACCAACACCAATACCAACGCCTAGAGATGGGCCACCACTTAGACTTGCATTACCACCGATGCCACCACCAGGGGAAGCACCACCAGATACTTCCATAGTACCACCGGTATTACCACCAACAAAGTCACCACTACCAGCAATGAGTCTAAAAAGACCACCAACACCACCAGCACCACCAGTACCAGCAGTCAGTTCGATTGGGGCACCATTAGTTCCAGAATCCGCCGTGCCCATGCTTAGGTTGAAACCGGCAGAGGATAGAGTTAGGATATCTTGAACAGCGCCATATCCGGCAGGACTATCGCCAACATCGAAGCGGATGGTATCATCATCAGTACCTTCTTCTACTTGAATCCTCGTATCGAGGTCATCATCAACCAACAATGTATTGTTAATTGTCAGTTCGGTAGAAATACCAGCAGCAACTTCGGCCAGAGTGAAGGTTTGGTTAGCTGAAGACGAAGCGTTGTACAACAGGAAGAGGTCACCTGTAGCAACATCTTCACCAGCCAATGCGTTTCCAACAATATCCAAACCAATTGTTGGGTTACCAGCAACACCGTCACCATTGGTGACAGTCAGACCATCTTCGTTACCAGGACCACTTACTACAATCGAACGTGATGCGTAAGTGTCATCGGCTGTGCGTACTACAAATCCATTAGATGTAATGCCGTGTGGAACATCAAGATTTTCAAACAAGTTACCAAACGTGGCAGTTCGTAGATTACCAGCACTGACATCTTGATACGCAAAGAAATCATTTGTTTCCAGCGTATCATCGGCGGTAATGATGGTCGTTAAATCTAACTCAACACCAAGAACATCATCAATACCACCAATTGTTTGACCACTGATAGCAATACCACTATCGGCTACAGGTTTGATAGAACGAAAAAGAAGTTCTGCGACGGTCAACTTGGCATGACCAGATGTGGCTGCACTTATATCCTCTAGTGCAACAGTGATGGTACCCGGTGAAGGACTAACCGGAAATGTACCAAATGCTACAAGATCACCCAGTCCGTTAATGTCAAGCTGAATGTCATCGGCTACTAGCTGCACACCCTCACTTGCAGTTAATGTTTGCGTGCTAAGTCCGAGATCGGTGATTACGTCACCAAAGGTATACTTTTGGGCAAGCGTGGTTACACCATCCGCAGCGTCACTGACAATAATGAAATCGCCAGTAGCCAGAGTTGCACCACCAGTTACCAAATCAATTGGTGTGATACCGAAGGTTACCTGATCTGGTCCGTCACTACCAACGGTCGTGATACCACCCGAAGTTGCTCCGATGAGACTAACTGTTTCGCCCTGAGTTGAAGCAGTAGCAGAACCAGAATCACCAGCAACGGTAACATAAGTTGCGACAGCAGCTATTGCGTCATCGACAAACTTCTTATTAGGTATAACATCGTCATTAGTGACTAGATTCTCATAGGTACCCGGAGGGACAGATAGGGTTCCGTCCGCTTCAATAATGAAGCGTAACGTACCAGCCGTGGCGAAGTTAAGAATGTCACCACCGCCGTTGTACATACCAGTGTTTGTATCGCCCTCAAAAGAGTATGATGGGTCACCAGCAGCACCAAAATTCATTAAATGATGATCACCATAGAAGTTGGCAATCTTCAATCCCATAGAACCAATGTCGTGGGTTAGTGTTGTTGCTGGTAGAAGTGCGCCAGGAGCCGGTGCGATAGACCAGTTGGCGGCACCACCAGAAACAAAATTGATAGTACCAGGGACACCTAATTGATGAATGCCAGTTAGGGTATCACCGGCAAATGTGAACGGAGGAGTACCAGGAGCGCCAGATACATCACCAACGAACTGAACGCCAGGAGCACCCATAACGATAGAACCAGACATAGTTCCACCAGCCAGAGGTAGAAATGCACCACCACCGCCAGAGAACTGAGTCCAGTTCATTGGATCAACGCCAACGTTAATCAGTCCATCCCAAACAACTACCCAACCAGTGCCTGCGTTCGCAGTACCTTCTTCAACGAAGGTAAAATTACCACCAGAAGCTTCGTTGGCTGGGGTTCCGTCCTGGTCTGTAGAACGGGTCCATGCCCCAGCGTTAGCAATGTAAATGCCGTTATCAGCAGCAGAGCCTTGGTTCTTGACCAGAATTCGATCACCATCTACGGTTAGGAAACCGTCAATGGACTGGTTACCAGATAGAGTGATAGCACTAGTGGTAGCTAGTCGGACAGACTCTTTTGGATCTAGACCAGCAGAAATGCTATCAACGTATGCCTTGGATGCGGCATCTGTTGAACCAACGGGAGTGGTTGGAAGACCAGTAACGGTAGCACCAGACATGGTGATGTTACCGGTTACGGTACCACCAGTCAATGCTAGGCGTAGAGCATCCTGGTCTTGTACATATTTGCGGTTAGGGATAATATCATCACCCGTAACCAAATTCTCATAGTTGATGATACCAGCAACGCTGATTGCACCAGAGTTCAAAACTTGAACAGGAGAGAATTCTACATCAGTAGCGCCACTGTTTACACGTAGAACCTTATTTCCCTGACCGACGTATGTCCCTGGAGTATCGGTTTGTCCGATAAACGTGCCACCACTGCCACCAGATCCGAGAGATTGCCAAATTCCATCAAAGAATGCCTCAAATTGAACGGAATCAGTGTTAAGTCGGATGTGACCATCAACCGGAGAAGAGGGACGTTCTGCGGTGGTACCACGTGGTATGATAATGCCAGCATTACCAAAGAACCCGATTTGTTCAGGATCTGTTCCGAATACTTCAAAAAGCCAAAATTGCTGTTGGTTGTCCGCCATGGTAGGTTTCCATAATAAAGCGCTTGATATTATTTACCCAAAATGACAGGCTAATGCGCTTTAACGTAACCCCAATGAAAGGGGGGGGGCTCGAAAGCCCCCCTTTTCTGACAAGGCAAGTGTCAGATTACAGTTCGTAACCCAGCACAATGAGGTCCATGTTGAACGTGTCGAAGTTGGCACCAACCGAGACGCTAGCGGTAAGAACAGCGCCTGATGCCAGAGCCTGATAGTCTTTACCAGCAGAACCCGAAACGGCAGGGAACACGTTGTCACCCCAACCCAGCGGCATAACCTGCATAGAAGTGTCGAAGCCATAAGACGGATTGAAGATTGTTGTGTTGTTGATGTTGTCAACGATCTCACCGTATGGAGGATTGAAACCGATGTTCATACGCATGGTGTTATCGCTACCGGTATAGCTACCACCACCAACTACGGCGTTGGACAGACGTACTAGGATAGCGGTAACAATTGCTGTACGTCCGGCAGGTACCGTGTACAGGGCCGTGTTAGCTACAGAAGTACCATCAACGGTTGCTCGACCAAGCTCCTTGATACCACCAAAGAGACCAGAGACCACAACATCGTTATTGAAAGCAGTAGGACCACCAAGGGTCAACTGATTAGCAACACCGTCAGCGTCAACCTGAGCCACACCACCAGCAGCAAGAACAATACGGTCAGCACCGGTACGAGTTACACCCGTATCGTCGTCACCAACGAAGCTGTATTGCGGATTGGTTAAACCAAAACCGCTGTGGCGGATCAAAGGCTCAGCAGTTACAGCGGCAGTACCCAACGTTAGGGAAATTCCGTCATAACGAGCAACCTGTGCGGCATCAACGGTGAAAGCAAACCCAGGAGCAGTACGGAAGATACCGGTATCATTGCCTGGGTCGTTGGTGAAGCACAGTGAAGGCGAACCAACAGAACCATCAGCAAGACACAGAGGTCCGGTCATGTCTCCACCAGTCAACGATAGGAAACCAGTTCCAATTGCATCGATCTGAGCCTGGATATTCGAGGTAGCACCCTGAAGGAAGTTAAGCTCCGTAGTGGTAATAGAGGCACCCGTAATCTCAGAAATACCGATGGTGTCAGCAACATTACGCTTACTGTCAATCTGGGCCTGAATATTGGAGGTAATACCGTCCAGTCGAGAAATCTCGGCAGCAGTGATAGCACCGCCAGAGTATGCACCAGTACCAGCGAAGGCACCAGTCAACAGGTTCAGATCGTTAACCGAAGAGGTAAGACCTGGAAGCGGAGTAATTGTATTCAAAGCAGCCTGTACGTTCTCGGATAGACCGGAAAGGAAAGCGAACTCTGTAGCCGTTACACCAGTTGCTCCGAGGCCAACGATTGCGGCGATATCGCCAGAGACGATACCAGAACCAGCCAGAACATTCAATTCAGAAGCAGTTGTTAGCAATCCGTTCAAAACGTTGATTTCAGCAGCCGAAGCGGTAATGTTGCCTAGCTTCACAAAGTCAACAGCGGTTACGTCACCAGCAGTTCCTGCCAAAGAGTTCAAGTCACCAGCGGTGGCAACCAAACCAGTCAGAAAGTTGTTTAGTTGAGTCATCGTGACTGTTGGACTTACGTCAAACAGTGTATTGATGTCAGCGGCAGCAACAACCAGACCGGTGATATCAACGCCAGGACCAATGGCGAAGCCACCAGTAATAGCGTCAAGCTGGGTCTGAATGTTTCCAGTCAAACCGACAGATTGATTAAGTTCAGTGGCTGATGCATCAACATCTGCTAGCTTGCAGAGGTCAGCCATGGTTAGACCATATGCAGCTTTACCGGCAAGCAGGCTTACGTCAGCTTCTACAACACCGGCAGCAGTGATGGTCTCGTTGAAGCTGTCTAGACGATCAAGAACGTCAGTAACGGTCTCATTAAAGTCCAGAGCATAGGTCACGTCGTCGGAAGTGATCGATGGAACGACCGGAGCGGCGATATGTACATTCTGACCAACAACGGTCACGTTTAGCTGCGAAGTAACAACAGCAGTTGCCTGAGACAAAGTAGTACCAGAGCTACCAGCTAGCTTGGCTGCGTCGTTGCCGTCACCGAATACTGCAACCTGACCAGCAGTGAATGCAGTGGCAACAACCTGAACGCTCGTGGAAGAATCACGAATGTACAAAGTGAAACTACCATTCGAACCGGGCTGATGACCAGTTAGATCGATAGTGGCTAGCGTCTGAAAATCAGTAGCGCCAGGGGCTGGCTTGTTGCTTCCCTTAACCTCCAAAGTAGCAGTAACTGGACCGGAATTCGGACCTGGGTTCACCTGAATGATACGAACACTCTGAGAACCTGGGAACGAAGTAATCGCACCAGTACCACCAGGAGCGGGAGCAGCATTGCCAGTCTGTGGAAGAAGAACCTTCGATGCCATAATTATTGTCTCCTAATGAATTAATTAAATTGACAGACTTGAATGTCTGCTTAATGTGCCAGTATTTAGTTAAGTACCTACTCAGCTATGCCGGTAATTGAGTGATGCAACTAAAGATTGGAAAGCCATGTAAAAAGTGTGGAGGAACACAGCGATACGTGTCCAATCGGAAATGCGTATCTTGTTCTCGTGTTCAACAAGCTGTATGGCGCAAGGAAAACCCAGACGAGCATTGCAATTACCAATTGAACTGGAAGCGAAACCGTGATATCAAAAGAGCCACGCCACGGTGGGCTAATGAAATAGAGATTGAACGCATTTATAAGGAGTGTGAGAGACTAAGCCGTGAAATGGGTATACCATTGCTGGTTGCTCACGAGATACCGTTACGAGGCCGGAACGTGTGTGGGCTACACGTAGCAGAAAATCTAAGAGTAGTGTCCAAGTCTTGGGCTAAGAGGAGAAGAGAGCAAATCTTACGTGGATGGAGATTTAGTTCCACTCGGTAGCAACAACCACGCTACCGACTACTGGATCGCCACCAGTAGCTGACACACGAACTCGGATACCATATGGATCTGGACGAGCAGTCAACGCTACAACAACTAACCCTGATGCAACCAGAACCGGACCACCGATGATTGTCCAATCTGCTGGGTTGGTTGTTGGAAATAACTTAGCACCACGAACCGGAAAGCTACCGATTGCATTAGAGTTGTTCGAACCACGAAATTCAAGAGTAGTATTTTCTTCAACAACAACTGAGGTTGCTGGATCTGAACCAAATACCTGGATGCGTAGCTGTGGAACAACGGTAGTAGTGAAATAGTTGCGACCCTCGTGTGGTCCCCAGAATTGGGCTAGCACATCGTCAACTGCTTTTCCTAACAGGCTGTGGGACATCTTGACTTTCTCCGTTGAACATGTAAGTATTTAGGTCATGAGCACAAGACAAGGAACCACAATAATGGTCTCCAACTATAACCTTATTCACTCCATCGGATAACTAATGACCGCTACACCGGAGTACAACGGGGTACCAGTAACCCCTTCGCAGAAGAAAGCTCTCGAACAGCTTCGGGAGAATATCCTATTGCATCACGGTGACGGCTACGAATTCAAACGTTTCGAGGTATATCCTTTCTCCAGCAACCGTTCCATTGAAGTATTGACCGAAGTGGGACTCATCGACGAAACCCCCATACAGGCCATCACAAACCGTACAATTCGTCAGATTTTTATTGGAGAACGTGGAGGATGTGAGCTTTCCAACCCCGCCGACCCAGAAAAACGGGGGAAAATCAGGGGCTTACAAGAATGCGTTGAGGCCGAGGTCTCTTAAATTATTTCTTGACAGATAAAAATGGATAATATATACTAGCTATCCATTGTTGAAATAGAGGCAAGAATATCATAGATTCGACCGGTGTCTCGGAGGCTTATGTGGCTTCGAGAGCGGAAACAGGACGCCTTTCTAACCCGGAGATACCAGCCGATGAACTGGATAATTCAAAATTGGGACATTATTCACCTATGGCTAGGTGTTGTCACTTTTGCCGTAGTGTGCTATCTTGCGTTCTTACGAGACGATTGACCTGGAGAAACCATGAGACCCACAGACCAAATTGATGACCCAACTTGGGACGATGTAACTGACCGGGATGCAATCATCCGGAGGTTGTCACACATCGTGCGTAGTCAGATGGAGTCGTGCGCCGGCAACAATTTCCTCATCGATCAAGCATTGGAGGATGCCCTGGTTGCCATCGGTGATCGAACAAGCGTGAAGGTTCGATGATTAAACAAGTTAAGCCCCCCAACGAGTTTGTTGTGAAGGTCGGAGGGCCGATAGCAGCGATCTTCTATGCTGCCATTGGCCTTCTTCTCTATCTCTTGTTTGGGGAGTACGAAGTGTTTTCCTGGGTAGATCCGTGGGTGTACGTGTACATCGGTCTGTGGCCGTTTTTGGTGTTCTGGTGGTTTATTCTGATTGCAATTTGCATCATCGGTCTAGTCCTTATAGGATCATTAATCTCGGATTGGTACAACAAACGCTTCAAGAAGGTTCGGAAACCGTTCCGGTAAACTTTGGCTGGCAGTTTGGACAACTCTTTTCATCCGGAGATATACCAGACCCGCAATTTGGACATTTCCATCCTATTCTATCTGGTCGAGGCCATACTGGGATGAAGGGGACAGGCGGTGCCTGTCCCCTTCTCCGAGTTGCTTTACAACCCAGCCATGTGCACTCTGGATCAGAACAATGGCAGATAGTCATCTTCTCCATCCTCTTGGTGGTTGGCAGCAAAGTCCCATCAGTTCAGGTGACATAGGAAAAGGGTTCGGACCCTTCTTCTTTCGTCCCTTCTTTTGGAAGTGCTTCACTGGTACTCCAATCTTCTTCAGGTTCTGCAACGTATCGTAGAAGAAGCTGAATACCACCTGTGGATTCGAAGACGCCTTACTGAAGCTAGTCGTAGTGGTTTCGAAGTCGGTGGCCTTTCCAAAACCAGTACCAAGGCTCTTGCCCTCATCTGGGTTTGGCATAGCATCAGAAGAATTCATTGTTGTAGTCACATTTGAACTGACCCCCATGGCATCCGTACTAAACGCAGCGCTGGATACAGATGAGCGGATCATCCAATCGCTTGCATCATCAGGACCATCATCCCATCTACTTTTCGGAAGGAACGTAGACTTTCTACAGATTCTTGGATTTACTGGGTATGCTTCCGTGAATACCATGAAACCGATAACACCTTGGTTCTCAGGGTTCTCACCCATGGCTTCCACGTACGTCTCATCCTTGCTCCGATCTGCGTTCTGTGGCTTGAACACGAACTTGGCAGCAGTGCTACCATCGACGGTCCAACCTGGGATGGTGATGCTTCCGTAAGCACCCACTACGTATCCTCTGGAATCCTTGCCGCATGGCTTGCCGTCGAGGACGTTTAATCCGTCCACTGAGGGAATAATTAGAACACGCCGGCTGGTCTTGTTGGTGAAGCGAAGTTTGTAGACAGAATTATTCCGACCTTCGATGTAGGTGCGCCCGTTGTGAGTCACTTCCGTGACTGGCTTGCCATTGACGAGCACGCAAGCCTCATACTCTCTAGTTGAGCTAAACATATCACATCTCCTTGTACTGCCGCAGGACTTCAAATGCCCGACCTACTTGCCGGGGCTTACTGCCTGTGGTCTTGGTTAATAAACGTGTAATCCTCTGTAGGGTAGGAGTCACACATTTATATATGGTTTACATGAAATCTATGTCAACTTATGCCTCCGTATAGAAATCTTCAAGGTAAATGGCTGAGGTAAGCCTGAGAAATGTATTTTAGTCCTGAAGGGTCAGTGTTTCCGCTGTTGGTAAATACTTGGAACAAACTGGAGAACTAGAATGGCTACCTTCGAGCTAGTGCAACCATCAGACCACGAGGTCAATCGCCCAGAGACCAAAAGGAAGCTGGAGCGCTTCTATTATGAGGTTAATACTCGTCTTGGTGGCCAGAGCATTGACGTTCACCTGGAAGACGAAGACTTTGACGTGTCCTGGCGTCGAGCGGTGGACACCTACAGAACCCATTCCGGTCGTTGCTATTATAAGTCCTACGCTGTGATTGACGTTCTCCCCCAGGTTCAGCAGTATATTTTTGATGAGAAAGTGGATTCTGTCACACGCCTTTGGAGAGCCCGTGGGCTGTTCGGAGGAAACGCCGGTGGCTCTGGTGCGTTCGAGTCGTTTGGAGCCGCCACGGCTAACACACTGCTTCGTGGAGGCATTGGACAGAATGGTGCCGCCTTTGATTTGGTGTCCTACGACCTGACTCTTCAGTACCAAGAGACCTTGGATCGTTTGTTTGTACGAGAACTCCATTTTGTCTGGAGAAATGAAACGAATAGTATTTTTCTTACTCAGGTTCCAGACCAGGATGAGGTTATTATTGCCGATTGCAGCGTGCTCAAGTCATGGGAAGAGTTACTGAATGATCATTGGGCCTATCGCTGGCTTCAAGAGTATTCGATGGCCGAGTGCAAAGTCATTTTGGGTGAAAAATATCGTCTTTTTAGTACCTTACCCGGTGCGCAAGGTGGAACGGTTATGAAGGGAGAAGCATTAGTTAGTGAAGGTTGGGAACGTAAACAAGTGTTGGAAGATGACTTGTTATTATATTCTGATAGTGGGGAAATTCCTCAGCCTATTCGTGGTTGAACCATTCATATCGATTTTTTCCACAATCCCAAATTCTGGAATATCCTAATTCTTTCGATAACATTTTTTCTGTTTTCCCTTCAGTGGGGATGCATTCTCTGTTTTGCACACGTTCTTTTCTCATAAACGACTTGTGGTATCGCCTTTTATTTTTAACGTATGAGTAATCTATAGGTATCTGTTTTTGAAACTTAAATCCCATTCTCTCAAATACTTTTCCAGAAAACCATCTACAATCTGCAAAGGTCACTACGGTATTTGGATTATAATCCTTCACAAATGTTCTAAACATCTTTGATGCCAATCCTGGATATAACCCAGAGGTAGCAAATCTTAGAAGTTCCCATTCATGGGTAGATTGTCTAGTAGGTTTACCAAATGTCATGACTCCTATTAATTCGTTCTTATGATATGCGCCTAGATGAACAGATCCTCTAGATTTTCCGGCAATATGAAACGTTTCTAGAAATATATGACTATCTCTGGCTGATATTTTTGTGACATCTAAGTTTCTAGCACCGGTAATTGTCTTATTATTACCAGTTCTGTTTTGTAGTATTCTGAGAACACAATCCTTCTTTTCTAACCATTCATCTTCGAAAACAGTTATCAATACAATGTTTTGTTCTTTACACCGGTTATACTTTTCATAATGATATTCTTTACCTAAAATGTTTTCTGTATGCCAATACAATCCACAATATTCAATAGCAAGTTTTAGTTCGGGTATGAACACATCCAACTCTAATGGGGCGATAGCATTACGATCATTTAAGGATACTTCATAACCGTTCATCTTAAAGTATCCGGCTATTTCTAATTGTGGAGTAGATGTAGTAGTGGAGCACTTCGGACATCCCCTCCCACGTAAATGTTCCTTGGGTGCTTGCTCAAATTGTCCATGTTTATGACACACTATATTTGTTTTTACAAATGCTCCTTTATATATTGTTCGGTCATAATTGTACCTTCCTTCATGAATTAGGTTAGCATCACGAATAAAGGTGTTACTGGATTTTCTCTCATAATACCCGTTTGTACAAAACGGACATCCTCGTTTTTTGTTTAGATGAGCAATAGGGGTTTTTGAAAATTCTCCATGGATAGGACATATAATGACACCAGAGGTCTTGTTATTGTGATAGACGAATTGTGAGTAATCATAAGCTTCGCCATGTATCTTTAAACATTGTTCTAGAAAACGTTTCTTTCCTAATCTACGTTTTTCACTCCTATCTAACAAACCACAATCCGGACATCCCTGACCTTGTAAATGATTACCAGCCCGTTGTTCGAATGGACCATGCTCTTTACAAATGATGATAGAAGGGTTTTTGTCCCCATGATATTCGAATAGAGAATAGTCGTACCGATCTCCATGAATACCTATAGCTCTCGAAATAGCAGATGCCGTCGTGTGATTTCTACTCATACTGTACCTTTTTAACCATTCCGATTTCTATACTTATATGAAGATACTCAGATATTGGTGTAGTTCAATAGTGTAGTAATTGAATACGTGCTAAATACTCAAATCCGTTTTAGTATGAATTATAGAAAGAGCAATGCCAAAATTCAGACCAAACAACCCATTCACTTGGTTCGCAAAGGACACACAAGGACCGTCTCATTTTGGTAACAAAACTAAGACGAGTAAGTTCCTGTCTGATCTAATGCGCCACCATATTGAGATGGGTGGCATTGATGTGAACGTATATCGTTTGGTTGGAACATTCGACCAGGACGAGGATAACTTTGGCGTAAAAGTTGACCCACATGGTGATGACACGGCAAATGAAGAGAACCTATTCGATGTGGATGACACTCGTGAAAACCCATACGGGCCTGAAAATCAGGGACAGGCTACGGACGTTGGTTCGTTCCTTGGTATTCAGGATACAATTCTTCTTGAAGAACGAGATCGTGAGTATGATTTTGATACTATCCCGACCCTTCGTGTGGTGTACACCGTAAGTCAGAATGAACTTGAGTATGCTCGATTTGGATTGGCTTTGGCTAATGACGTTATCACTCTTGAGATCCACACCGAGGAAATGGAAAGGCAATTAGACCGCCGACTATTTCCTGGTGATGTGATTGAAATGCCTCATCTGCGTGAAGTAGGCTTGGACGGACGAAGAGCAAACAAGTGGTATGAAGTTGCTTCTATTGTGTGGTCTCCTGCTGGATACGACCCGATGTATGCCCGTCATATTTCGGCTGTCACTTTGAAGCCGATGCGACATCAGCAAGAGTTCCTTGACTTGTTTGACCGTCAGGACGAATACGGAAGGAGCTTAGCAGACCAGATGTCCAACCGTGATACAAAAATGGCTGTAACAGAAGCCAATCAACAGCAAGCACGTGAATACGTTAACACCACGTGGTTTGATACCACCATTCTGTACTGGTGTCCAGATCACCCAAGTCGTAAGCCATACCGTTGGACGGGTGATGGAAAGCCGGATAACGGCGAGCCAGTAGCACAAGGGGTTAACTTTCCAAGTAGCCCTGCGGATGGTGAATGGTTCCTTCGTATTGATTTTGTTCCAAACCGACTTTTCAGATATGAAGCAGATCGTCGTCGTTGGAAGTTGATGGAGAAGGATAACAAGCGTGAATGGCAGCCATACAATTGGGTTGTCCAATTACGAGAGTTTATGTCTGATAGGTCCAACGAAGACCGTGAGCGACCATGGGAACTCAAGAGTATTCATGATGTGCTAACAGAAAGAGAAGATCGATCTAACCCATCGGGAGATGGTGATAGCAGTAGCAAGCGTGAACCATTCGAAAACCTTGATGACGCCAACGATGGGAGGCTTAAGGATTCATGAAGATTTGGGATTTGTACAGAGAAGGTCATGACAATAGTCATTATCTTCACCCGGACATTGAGCCACGGCATGAGTATCCATTGCCCGATGACTCAATTAAGTATAAAAGCATCAAGTCCAAACGTCGTGGTGGCAAGAAGAAACTTAGGGTTAAGGTCGATCCACATTCATCCGAGACAACTTCTTGAGAGGAACACTATTCTTTCCAAATTCGATTGTGTCTGATAGAGGCAATTGTTGATACTGATACCCCCAAAATCGTAGCCCATTGCTTATCGAATGTTGTTGGTTTAGTTGAAGAGTTCAACCATTCCTTTCGAATTTCCCTTGCTATATTCATTGAAATACGTGATACAGATGACTTCTCTCTGCTGTCAATAGCATTATCAGATCTTGTTCCACTAACAATGTGTTGTGGATTTATACACTTGGGATTGTGACAAGTGTGCCGAGCTATCCAATTTCCTGAATACTCCATTGAGTGATTTATGCTGTACAGTAGTCTACCCATTCGATAGCTTTTCCCTTTATGGAACACTACTGGATATTTTCGGGATGATGGATACAACATACACCCATCTTTTTCGGTGCAAACAGATAGAGCCCAGAGATATAAGTCGTCCCCCCAAATGCCAGCCGGTTTTTTGACGACGGAGGATTTTCTAGAGTTGATGGGATTTCTTTTAGTGTGGTCCTTACGATTATCTGAATGGGTGCCAATCATCAGATGTTCCGGGTTGTAACAAGCTGGATTGTCACAGATATGACGAATCACCATATCGTTTGGTATATTTCCAATCAGCATTGAATACGAAAGGCGGTGTACAAGGTGATATTTCCCTTGATATATGACTAAGCCATACCCACCAGAGTTAGTGTTTTTGGTCCAAATCCAGCACCCATTCTTTTCATACCTTTGGTTGCGTAACCAATCTAAGAAAATTCGTTCAGACATGTTACGCCTACGGCGCTTGCCAACCGGGGTGAATTTAGTGTGGTCAGCATACTCTATAGAATCAAGATAAGCATCCCAAGAACCAAAGAGTTTTACAACGGTCTTATCTCCATGACGAAAACCATTGGCTCTGTTTATATCCCTTCTAGTCGGATACCTACCATTACCAGATTTGAAATTTCGACCCGAGGCAATCAGGGATAGTTTGGTTCTACGTCTGATATCTTTATCAACTCCCATCGCTTGGTATAATCTTTTCATGGAGTTAAAATATTTTTTAACTACATGTTGATTAACTCCATCTATGCAACTAAAATCTTTTTGACGAGGAAGTCTGTTGGTCTTCTTATAGAAAGACATACACTGTTCAATAACCTGCTCTTTGGATAGCATTTTGTATCCTCGTTATGATTCCAATACGAATATATTTAGGATATTCATGTATCCCTAAATACTAATACTAAGCTAATGTTTAAGGGCTTTAAATGAATAATGCTGATAATAACCGTCTTCAGGGATTGAGACGGAAACCTTTTTTTTTTACGACGCACAGATAAAGCGCATGATTGTTCAAATCATGGCGATGTTTGCTGGCTATCAGGTTCGTACTGGTGTTCAGCGTGATGGCAAGCATCACTTCTTGGATGTTCCAATCATGTACGGCAGCATGGACCGAACAGTCGGTTACATTCTTCAAGGTGGTAGTGAGAATACAGTCGCATACGTACCTATAATGTCGCTAATCATGACCGGTATGCGACAGAAAGCCGAATGGCGACAACAACCACAGCACATTGAGAAGCTACAATTTGTAGAGCGTGCTCGTGATCCAGAGGGCAAGCTTCTCATCAATCAGCCTGGAAGGCGAAAGACCGTAGAGCGCTATCAACCAGTGCCGTACGAGTTAAACTTCGAGCTATCCATTTGGGGTTCAAACCAGGACCAGGGTTTTCAGATTCTAGAGCAGATTGGTGTGGTCTTCAACCCTGAGATGGACATTGCTTTGTCTAATAGTATTGCTGACTGGACTTTCCTGACGACGTTGAACTTTGATTTGGATGTACGTTTTGAAGCGGCTGTTCCTTCTGGTGTAGACATTGATCCGCTGAACGTCATCACTTTGCCATTCACTACTACGTTGTGGCTATCGGCTCCAGCCAAGGTTTTGGAGACCAAGCATATCTTCAAGATTCAGGTTCCTATTTTGGATTTGAACAGTGGCGATCCCGAGGTTACAGATGTCATCGAATTTGATGATCTGGATGAAATCTTTCGGTGTGTCATCAAGGCTGATGAGGATGATGTTCTACGATTTCAGACGTTTGGGTAAGGACATGATACTACTGGAATTATTCAACCGCATAGCAGATTGGAAGTGGCTATCGGCTCATGACAATCCATTCCCTGGAATGTTTCAGTATGCTGCCGAATTTCATATTGGAGACATCCGATACGTTGCAGGACTGGGCCAGGAGATTGATGTTATACCTGGGTTTGATACCCATATGGTGGGTTTCGCTGCGGACATCGATGGACAGTGGAGAGAAGACGAAGTCGGCAGTGGCAACGAGTTCCTAGTATTCTCCACAATCATGGACATCATCGAAAAATACCTGACGAAAAAGAAGCCGCAGATATTGTTAGTGGCTGGAGATCCACATCGAGAAGAGATCTACACTAGGCTATTAAAACGCAGGAAGAATGACTTAGACCGTGTGGGCTATGTGCTGTATGGAAGAATGGAGTATGGATCTCAATTTATACTTCTATTGGTCAGAAAAGACAAACTTGAGGATGCTCAGCAAATAGACCTGGAGTGAAGCACGTTAGAATAAAGTTGTTCCACATCAACGATGAAACATTCGGTTACTCCAGTCATTAGGTTTTTTGGGGTTACCTTTAGTCCCATAAGTATATGTACACCAGGATCAGAGTTCTTATATGATGTTCAAGTACTTGAAAGTCAGCGTCTTGGTAAATATGAATAGCACGAAATCTCCTATTGAGAGGAATACAGAAAATGACTTCACCATCAGTTACGGTTAGCGTTACAGACGCCAGTATCTACGCCGAACCTAACCCGCAAACGATTCCGCTATTCATAATCGCCACGAGGTCGAACAAGATTTCTTCGGACGGAGCAGCTACAGCACCGGGAACGGTTGAGTCTGGCAAGCTACGTCTGGTTACATCGCAGCGTGAATTGTTGCTAAACTACGGCAACCCGGTGTTTGTTGAGAGCGCTGGTGAACCAGTTCCAGGAGACGAGACCAACGAATACGCTCTGTTGGCCGCTCACAGCTTCCTGGGTCGTGGTAGCCGTGCATTTATACTACGTGTTAATCTTCCGCTGGAGCAATTGGTTCCATCTGAGGTTGAGCCAGTTCTTCCGCCACCTGACAACACCTATTGGATTGATTCCGATGAGGTTGTTGGTGGTATCTTTGTTCGCAGCGGTGGTGTATTCAATCCAATCACTGACACCAATGATTTCTTGGTGTTCACCACTCCACCAACCGGTGCAGATGGTTCTAACGGAGATTGGGGATTTGACTACTCCAATTCTGATGGTAAGATCGTTTACAAGTTTGCTGGTTCTTGGAAGGAGGCTACGGACGCCAACCTAGCAACTGACTTTGGCGCAGGAACGAACCTGCACGTATCTCCCACTACTCCTACCGGTGGTAGCGTTGCCGATGGTGACTACTGGTGGAAGACAACTTCTTCTGCTGGTGGTGTAAACCTGAAACTACGTCGCTTTCGTGCAGCGGATGGCGTGTTTGTTAGCCAGACGATCATTCGTGACACCATGATGCCTGTTCCAAATGAGAACACCATCTGGGAAGACATCTCGAATGTAAACACTACTGGTGCACGCCCACTGTTTGTCGGAACGGGCACCACGTTCATTCCTCTACCAGTATTCATTCAGTCTGAGGCTCCTGTTTCTGAACCAGACACTGGAACATACTGGTTCGATGACACGTTCACTGACTTCGCTTTGTATTTGGAAGGAACCGATGTTGGCTTTGGTAACCAGTGGGTACCAATCGAGACCACCACGGTATCAAACCCAACCAATCGTCAGAAGGTCATTTCTGCATCTGCTCCAGTATTTCCTGCTGAGGGCGCAATCTGGGTTGATCTGTCAACCCCAGAGGCACGTGACAACTACCCACAGATCATGCGTCGTACTGGTGGTGCCTGGGTTAACATTCGTGATGCAGTCCTGTTCCAGCCTGATGATCCGGTAGCTTCTGCCGTATTGAACGGTACGTACTGGTGCAACACTGGCGAGTCTCGCACTCGCAACACTGTCAAGGTCTTTAACCCAGACTTTGATGCTGTAACAGTTGTAGAGCAGGCAGGTAGCTTTGTGGTTGTTCCTCAAACTGGGAACTTCTGGGAGCCAGCCGCAGGGGATAAGTTCGGTCGTTTGGCACAGCGTGACGTTGTGGTAGAGGCACTACAAGCTCAGTTCGTTGCAAACCAGGAGATTCGTGCCGAGGTTAATTTCTTCCAGCTTATCGCATGCCCAGGATACCCTGAACTATACGATGAGATGATTGCTTTGAACGCTGACAACAACGAAACTGCATTCGTGGTTGCTGATACGCCGAAGTTCATGATTCCGAATGGTATTCCAGAGGGTCGTGAGATTACGGCAGCCGAGTGGATTACCAACGCCAACAATGTTGTGGCGACTGGTGAGCGTGGCTTTGCTTCTGGACCATCGGCATTTGCCGGTTTCTGGTACCCATGGGCATTGGCTACCAACCTTGACGGAGAGGATGTTGTACAGCCACCATCTCATATTGCATTACGTACAATCGCATTCTCCGACTCGGTAGCTGCACCTTGGTTCCCACCAGCCGGCTTCCGCCGTGGTCGTGTTGACAATGCTTCTTCGGTTGGTCACATTAACAACGATGGTGAATACACTCCGCTGGTTCTAACCAAATCTCAGCGTGATGTACTATATGATAACCGCATCAACCCAATCGCATTCATGCCAACTCGTGGTCTGGTTGTGTTTGGTCAGAAGACGAACCAGGGATTCGCATCCGCACTTGACCGCATCAACGTGGCACGACTCATCGCCAAGATGAAGTACGACCTACAGCGTCTGTTGGAGCCGTTCCTGTTCGAAATCAATGATGCGGTGACTCGTCGTTCGGCTCAGATTGTAACCGAGCGTTACCTTGCTGGTCTGAAGTCCCTACGTGCTTTGTTTGACTTCGCCGTGCGAGTCGATGAAAGCAATAATCCACCGGAAGTTATCGACCGCAATGAGTTATTTGTTGACGTAGCTATCAAGCCAGCACGTGCAATCGAATTCATCTTTGTACCTATTACGGTACTTGGAACTGGCGACGACTTTCCGTTCTAACTATAACTTATAAGTGATGAGATATCCTTGATATCTCATCACTTAGTGCCTAATTTCTGTAGATATTGCTATAAATACAGGAAACTCTATTATGGATAGGGAAGATTTCATTAGGCAACATCAGACGTGGCACAGCGGTGAATGTGGCAAGTATGATTATGCTACTACGGTATACCATGATTCGAAGACCAAATTGTCGATACGTTGCAAGATCCATGATATTGAGTATTGGAAGAAGCCTCATGATCATTTTCGCCAGGATTGTCCAGAGTGTTCCAGGAAACGGAAGGGTGAGAGAATAAGTGCAGCCAAAACCGGTAAACCTGGACACAATAGGGGTATTCCGTGTAGTGAGGAACAGAAAGAAAAACTTCGTAGTAAGGCTAAATTGCGTTATGCCGATTCTACAAATCATCCAATGTGGGGACGCCACCACACCGAAAAGACTAAAAAGCTAATAGCTGATGCATCTTCGAAAGCCAGAGGCACCGAAATGGCCACGGAAAGGACTAAGCAAGGGTTGGAAACCCGGCGACAGCGTGGTGATGATCTTGCTTTTTTCAGAGGTAAACAGCACAGCAACAGATCTAAGGAGTTGATTAGCAGAAGAAGTAAAACGTCATGGACTCTGAAAAGAATCGAACATCAAAAAGAGTATAAGAAATATGCGACACTGGCTAATTTAGATGTTTTACGTTTCATTGATGATTGGCGACTTGAAGTATGTTGTAAGACTTGTGGTTACCATTTCGTACGCACTAGGCAATGTTTTACAGAATCAAAATTCCGTGCCGATATGTGTCCACAATGTCATCCCAGGATTATCAAACATAGTAAAGCAGAAATAGAAATCATAGATCATATACGTTCTATTGGCGTTACTGCATATCTTGGAGATCGACGGGTTATTTTCCCACTCGAACTAGATATAGTAGTGCCTGATTATAAATTGGCTATTGAATATTGCGGATTGTATTGGCACGGAGAAGGACAGGGTAAGGGGCGTGACTATCACCTTACTAAGATGCGATTGTGCGAAGAGAAAGGATATCGCTTAATTACAATCTTTGAAGATGAATGGTATGAACGAAAATATGTGGTAATGAATAGAATTGCTGTTCTATTAAATAAATGCCAGAATCGTTCATACGCTCGAAAGTTGAATATTCAAGAAATTTCAACTACTGATGCCAAATCGTTTTGTGAAACTCACCACTTGCAGGGATACACCAAATCATCGATAAAGTTGGGACTTTTTGATGAACACGTTTTGAAAAGTGTTATGACGTTTTCTCATCCATCTATAGCCAAAGGAGGACGTAATCAAACGTATTGGGAAATGGCTAGATATTGCACTGATGGTTCGTTGGTAGTTGGTGGTGCAAGCCGTTTATTGCATAAATTCATTACTGACCAAAACCCTCAAACTATAGTATCGTTTGCAGATAGGAGATGGTCCAATGGTCACTTATACGAAACACTAGGTTTCGAATTGGTTGGTGCAACACCACCCAATTACTGGTATGTAAGTGGTGCGACAAGAATTCATCGATTTACATTTCGAAAGGGAATCGTACCGGGTGATGATCATAGACTAACCGAATGGGAGAATAGGCAGGCTCAGGGACTCGACCGTATATGGGATTGTGGTAATCTGAAGTTCGTCAGAAACTTATAAATACCAATATGTATGAAGCTGAAGTCAACGACATACTCCGATTAGCTGGACTACCTTTGCTTGAGGCAGAGGAAGTACGCTTGGACGAAGCACCGCCATCTCCTAAGCGTCTCATGCCTATGTTCCAGGGCATTCTCGAAATAGCTCCGCAACTCAAGAATCAAGTAGCCAAGGAAATTGAATGGGCCAGGGAAGCATTAGAACGTGAAGATCGTGTTATTTGGTATCTACGCTATCTTCAGATTTCATTGCTAGAGCAGCTATCTAAGTCGGACTCGACGTTTGGTCAGATGGTAGAGAAGAAGATTAAACAGGTTGCTGCTAAGTCTGGAACTACCGTTGGAAACATCAAGAGTTCACTGTCCATGTTTATGGATGGAAATGTTAAGCGATTTCTTGTTCACTTCTTGAGCATGCCCATTTCTGGTATTCAGCAGTATACATTCGCTTGGCAGACCCCATCCGAAGTCTACGACACTTTCAATCAGCTTGAATCCGATTGGCGTGAAGACCAAGAACGAACAGTTCCGCATGATGATGCTGCTGATTTAATCATTGATTTTGGTGATGGCTATGCTTGGTATGACTTGAATAAATCGTATTGCCCGGCAGAAGCTAAAGCCATGGGACACTGCGGAAACTCCCCACGAAAGCATTCCACTGATACAATTCTAAGTCTACGTAGAAAGCAACAAGTTGGAGATGATGTAACCCTAACTCCGGTGTTGACGTTCATCTTGGACGATAACGGAATGCTTGGTGAAATGAAGGGTCGAGGAAACGATAAGCCAGCAAAACGATATCACAAGTACATTATCCCCTTGCTTCAACACGAAGCAGTAGTGGGAATCAAGGGTGGCGGCTACATGTCCGAGAACAACTTCAATATTTCAGACCTTGATGATGAAGTTAAGGATGAATTGATCGCTGAGAAACCAGGACTAGAGGGGCCAACCGCTGTAGTAGAAAAACTGATGAACATGGGTGACTATGACCGTGGTATTGCCGCCATCGAAGATTTAGTGCGAGAACATGGCTTGTTATATCAAACATTCGACGTAGAGCGTGATAATAGCAACTGGAAATGGTGGAATGTTTGGGTGGACGAATGGGAAGATTTCCACGACGTTGCCAGAGAATTTGACGACAAACCGGTTGAGAGTCTGTATAGTGCTCTGGACGATATTAATGATATGACTTTTGGCGAAGAAAGTTTCGAGAAACAAATGACCCCGGAGATAGTATTAGAGATCTTGGAGAAGTTACCGCCGGAACAGCAGGAAGCCGTCATTCGTGGAACCGACCAGGACTACAGCGGAAGCATTGATCGATATGATGCATTGCAGAATGCCGCTTCAATTATCATGCGTGAAGGCAACTCGAATCGCTTTTACCATTACCTGTTTAACTCAATTCATGACGCCATCGAGGACACTACGGATCTTACTGAAAAGACTGTTAAGGAGCTTCGTAAAAAAGTGATAGAGAGAATTGAAGAATATGCTAATGTTGGATATCCAATGCGCCCACATAGTTTTTATACTGGTCCAAAAGAAGATAACAACTGGCAAGGTGAGTGGGGCACCGTCATTAAACTTGACGGAATCTTAGATATAATTGCTGCTGGTATTGAAGGTGATCACGATAATTCCGATGAGTACTACTTTGAGTATCTTGAATGGAACGCTGATGGTTTTAGAATGGACTATGATTATCTGTCTGAAAATAGAAGTCACTCGGATCTTACTGAATTGGACCAGAAAGACCCTCTTGCTGAACAGATTGAAGAGGGCATCCATGATATCGAACTAGAAAACATGATAGATACTGTTGCATACCACTTCGCACAGTGGATTACGATGCGAGAATCTAAGAAAAATGACGTTACAAAAGTTCTTGAAGAAAGTTTTGACATTGACTTTGAGGAGATTCTTCGAAGAGCCGGTATTGGGGCTTGAAAATGCTACCGAGGGCAGTATATACTCTATGGAGGAAACGATCATGGCTAAGCCCGGAATGCATCAGATAGCAAAAGGCGATCCAAAGAATCGCAACGAACTTCCAATCAGCCTCAAGGAGCTAGTCGATACGATGGCTGGTATCAAGCCAGTCCATTCGATTCCGCATAATAGGGGCATTGGGAAGAAGTGCTTCATCCAGGCTGAATCCAAATCCAAGCATTTCGTCATCGAATTCTTTAGTGAGTTAGTGGTCAGCGACAAGCCTTCTGACCCGTCGATGGGTTATGCTGCGAATGACGTGAGTCAGTATCGTGGTGTGATGATGACCAGCTACGAGCCACAGGCAGACCACGACGGCTATCATCACAATTACGGTGAGATCATTCCATATGATGAGTTCGTAGAACGCTACGTTCATTCTAGCGAGTTACGAGTTCGACTTGACCGAATCATGGAGATGATGGAGGACAGTGTTCAGGTGAACGATAACTTTCTAGAGTCAGCTAATAACTTCTGGGAGAATCGTGATCCAGGAACAAAATCCATATCATTCAATGTGTTGCACTGATGCTAGTATTACTTCGTCACGGTGAATCGGTCGCCAATACAGAGAACCGTAAATCGGGACAATTGAATACGCCCCTTTCTAAGCTTGGGAAGGAGCAGAGTCTTGATGTCCGTGAAACGTACCGTGGATATAAGTGGGACGCTATATTTTCATCTGACCTTGAGCGCTGCCAGGATACGCTCAGAATCGTTCTAGGGGATGAGTATCCACCAGAGTCCTGGGTGCTCGTGGAAGAGCTTAGGGAGCGTTCTGGAGGCGTTTTGGAGGGCATGAAGTACTCTGAAATGCGTAAGATACTCCCACCCAAGAAATACAAGCTATGGCAACGGGATTACTTTGAAGCACCGCCCATGGGTGAATCCATGAAAGACGTTGAGGAGCGTGCGGTTCCGTATGCAAAGGAGTACATATTTCCATTGGTGAACGAAGGAAAGAATGTGATGGTTTGCACCCACTATGTGGTGATGCAGGTTTTAATTGGTTACATCAAGGGGACAAGCGAGGAAAACATTCCTTCGTTGAAGATTGAACATGCAATGCCATATGTTACCTATGGCAAAGTTCGTACTTAATACTGCTTTTCAAATACCAGATTTCCGCAATCCCAAATCCTGTCATATCCTTGCAGTTTTCTGTTTTCCCATTCTGTCAGTTTGGGATCATCAGTCGGGATATTACCCTTTCGTAACGCAAATCTATGGATACGAAACTGTTTATCGATATACCAATAATTAGGTGCTGAAGTTCTGACTAGTGACATGCCCATCTTGTGATACAGATTACCGGTAGACCAACGCAAATCGCAATATGAAATAACCTTGTTGGGTCGTAAGTTAGTTGCGAAATGATTAAGTAGTTTGGATGCGCCACCAACAACTATAATGGAAGACGCAAAACGGTTGATTTCATATATACCTTCACTATTTCCTCTGGAACCTTTGGAAATGTTAGGCTTAGAGAAAGTCATGACCGATACCAATTCACCGCCGTGATATAACCCATACCGGTATTTGCATCCTGAATATCCTTGTAGATGATGGATATCAAGAAATTGCTTGGCAACTTCCTTGGTAATTTCTCTGATTTGACATTTCCTAGCATAAATCTTGTTATTGGTATTAGTCAGAATATGATTAAGTCTCCGTTTCACGATCTCGGTTTTGTTGATCCATTCATCTTCGAAAATAGTGATCAAGCGAACTCCTGCTTCTCCACAAAGCTTCAGCTTGTTTATATGGTAATTTCTGGTCTTTTTACCAAAGGTTTCAGAATGCCATCTCAATCCACAATATTCTATGGCTGTGAATAATTCTGGAACATAGATATCCAGTTCATAAGGAGGAATTATTTCACGATGATTTTCAAAACAGGTTAGTCCTAATGATCTTATCTGATTAGCTATGTCTATTTGTGGTTGTGATATTTTATTGGCACAAGCAGGGCATCCCGAACCTCTAAGATGATTTGTTGCCAACTGATGGAATACCCCATGCTTGTTACATTGTATGGTTGTTTTTGAAGAACCATTGAAGTCATCATGGGGGATATATTGATATGTATTACCATGGACATCGTTAGCTTTGGATACGAAATCCGAATGAGAATTTGTCTGTATAAACTTCAATCTCACATGATGACATTTGGGACAGCCGTTTCCATTCAAATGATGATACGGAAATTGCCTAAAATTTCCATGAATTTTACACCTAATAATAACCTTTTTATTACTATTCTCATACTTTACTTTGGAGTAATCATAGCCATCATGCAATTTTCTAGCCCGGTTGACAAATTCCTCCGTAGTTAATTTTCTATTCCCGGTACACGATGAACATTGTTTTCCGTCTAAATGATGCCGTGCCCGTTGCTCAAAATCTCCGTGCAATGGACAGGTTATGGTAATAAGAGCATGCGCCCCACGATAAATAGATTTGTCATAAGAATATTTGTCACCATGCATGGCAATAGCTTCTTCGATGAATTGTTCAGTAGTTTTCTTCTTCATGCTAATGTTCAATTCGTGATAAATAAGACAATAACATTCGAGGGAAGGTATATGAGCGTAAATTCGTTAGCAAATTTTGGAGTCCCGGGCCTGAATGGAGACCGTTCCGCAGTACTTCAACCAATTCTATCCAATCGATTTCGAGTGCTGTTTTTCGATTTCGGAACTCCAGGTGAAGTTGCACCATATGATTTGACTCGTCAGATTCGACGTATTGGTCGTCCTAACTTAGCCTTTGAAACACAAACTCTATACTCCTATGTATCCACGGTATATATTTCTACTCGTGGTGAATGGCAAGAATTGACAATCACTTTCATTGATGACATCACGAATTCCGTTGGCCGACGTGTTCAGGAACAGGTCGCCAAGCAACAGAATTTCTTCGATCAGACGATGAGCCGTGCTGGTGAGAACTACAAGTTCGAGATGGACCTGGACGTTCTTGCTGGTGGTCAATCCGCTGGTGGTTCCGCATCCGACCCGAACATCATTCAGAAGTGGTGCTTCGCCGGTTGCCAGATTATAAACATGGATCTCGGTGAGCTTACCTATGAGGACGCCACCGCAATGGAAATTAGCCTGACCCTACGTTACGACAACGTGATTGGGTTCGACCAGGATGGATTCCGTATGGGTGTGTTCAGCCATCAGGAGGAGATCAATTCTCAGTCTGGTGTGGCTTCTACTGGTGTTGGTGCACAGGGTTCAATTTCAACCACTGGAGCATCCAGCACCGTTCTAACCGCAAGTGGATTCATTTCGAACAGTAACTTCTCGGCTGGTGGATCGGTATCGGTCGGACTGTAACGGTTCGTACAGACCAAAACGAAAAGGGGCTTATGCCCCTTTTCTTATCTGCCTCTCAAATACCCTTGTCGCCTCTGTTCACGTTCTCTCAAGAGAACTTTACGCTGCCGGTTCTTTGCCTCGTTCTTCTTATTCTTTCGAGTCTCAGACGGTTTCTCATAGAATCGTCTCTTGGTGATTTCATTAATCAAGCCATCATCGAATAGCTTCTTTTTCAGAATCTTCAGAGCCTTTTCTACGTTGTCGTTTTTTACATCTACTCTCATATTGTCCTCAATCCTCAGTGGGGGTGAAAGTAAATACTATTTACAAAGGGCTCAGATATGGCAGTAAACAACAGAAATTTTGGAGTTGGTGGCAACGAGCAAGGCTGGCCTATAGCTAATTACGCCCAAAGCGAGCGCAACTTCCAGAACCAAGATGGGCCGATGAGCATTCCTCGGTTCAAGTTTACCTATCTAGTGGAATTCAAGGTGAACGAACGAGTGTTTGAAAACCCTGTTAGTAACCTGAAAGAGTTTCTGTGCAACGGAAAAATCTATACCCAACTGAAGCGCATCGATCATCCCAAGCCTGAAGTCAAGTATGAGACTTTAAGATCATACAACAAGTGGATCAAGATTCCGACTATCATCGAGTTCCAAGGCGGAAGTATGACATTCGATGATGACTCTACCTCCGTAACTCAGGCATTGTGGAAGGAATACATGAACTTTTATAGTCACCTTGCCACGGTAGGTGAGAACATTGGTGCCAACACTGCGTCTAATCTTAGTTCGTCCAGCGCTTCTGGTGATTATCAATTCACCGAGAGGCTAACTGGAGAAGAGATGCGTTCTAGTATGAGTCGTCGTCCATCTCTCGGCATGAAACTCAAGCCCAATGATATGCGCCACTTCTTCGAGTCGATTGTCATTTATGATTTGGGAACTGAGCCTGATGCTATTAATGTATACTGGTTTCATAATCCGGTGATCACTGTTTGGGATCACGAGAATCTAGACGAAGAGGATCGAACCGGCAAAGTTGAGGTCACTGCCAACTTCGAGTACGAAAGTTATTATTGGACCTTTGGTCAGAATCGTGGTCGTCTACGTGACTACATCAGTACCATACTTGGATTCTTTCCTATGGATGGTGCTGAAGTTACACGAAAGAGTGGCATTGGGCGTCAAATCATCGCTAGAAATCAAAACCAAGCGACCACTACATTGGATTCATTGGCAAGTGTATTTGCTGCCAATCCTAGCCTGGGGGATTTGGTTAGCAACATTCCTGATGAAATCAAGCAAGCACAGACCGTGAATGATTCGGTTAGATTTCCAACAGATGAAGAAAAAGAAGAACAAGCTCTTGAGGATTCAGGTGTGCAAACATTTGGCTTGGGTGAAGCAATTCAACTAGAACCTATTTTGATATCTGCTCCTGAGCCTACTGTTCCGTCCACAATAGCTGGTAAGGAAGCAGAATTGCGTAGGGTAGAAGCAGAGCAGGAACGTTTGATTGCTGCTGGACCGATAGACCCGACCACGCCGGAAGGTAGTGTTATACTCAGGAAACAGGCTAAGCTACAAGAGAAGAAAGAACAATTGACAGAATCTCTTGCTGGTCAGAGATCTCAACAACGTAGAAATGATACTGGCAATGCTTCTACCCAAAGTGCATTGGCAAACACACAAAGTAAGCTTGGTGGAGTTCCAACGATGCCTTCTGGGGTAATCCCAAATCCTAGAAATGCTGCATTGGCACAACAGAACATGACTAACCTCGAACGTGCGAATGCAAATATTGCACAAGCTAACCAGATGATTGGTGCTAACTTGGATCAACAGGCGGCTATCCTGGCAGAGAATGGACAGAACGTGAATGATCCCAGAATTCAAGAGCTACAGGGAGAACAGCAAGCACTTGAGGCTGCATTGAATTCCTTTATTCGACAGAGAAATGATGTATTGAATGATGTTGATGAGGGTGAATCTTAATGGCTAGGAGACGACCATCAAAGGGTCTGTTTACACCACAATTTCCATCAAAGTACACCGGGGAATACCCGATTGTCTACCGTAGCACGTGGGAACTAGAGTTCATGCGGTACTGTGATAATCACCCGGATGTAATGGAGTGGGCATCCGAACCTATAAAGATCCCATACTCAAATCCGTTGAATGGTAAGCAATCTATCTACATTCCGGACTTCTTGGTTACATACAAAAAGAGGGGTGGAACCCCCAGCACTAAGCTAATCGAGATCAAGCCTCTTCACGAGGCATCGGAGGCACATGCTCGCAACACTAAAGATGCGGCAATCAGAGCGAGAAACGAAGCCAAATGGGGTGCTGCAACGCAGTGGGCCGGAAGACGTGGAGTTGATTTCCTCGTCCTTACCGAAGCAGAATTGTATGCAAACCACGCCAACCGAAAAGGACGAAAGAATCCTATCAAAGCTGTCGGAAAAGAACAAATTAAGGCTCCGAATCCGACGAAACCACAGAAGGTTCGGAAGCAGACGGCGAATAACTTAGGAACAGCATCGAGATTCACTCGTGCTAGTCAGAAATCAAGGGTAAGTAGTAGCAAGAGCCCGAGGGCCGGAAAGGTACCGAAGGCGTCAAGATCCAGAAAGATATGACACATCGCCTGAATAAGAACATTGCAGAAGCTCTGGATATGGAAATTCCAGAGGAGGGTCTAATCGAAGATAGAGCCCCGCTTGTGACCGTGGAACCACATGAAATAATTAGTGTGGATAATCCAGATTTGCCTGACCTGAGCGACATCGAATACCGTTTAGTTGAGGGCGAAAAGCAGCTTGATGATTTTATTGGCAAGAGCATGGGTATGTTCCAGGAACTATACGAAGAACTACCCGAGGTCCAGCCAGACAAGCGCAATCGACACATGGAAGTCACGTCTATGATTATGGGTACCACCCTCGATGCCATAAAGCATAAGACCGACCTTCAGTTGAAAAAGAAAAAGCAACGCATGGAAGAGAAGTCGTTCAATGGTGGGTCTGGAAGACCACAAACGATCAACGCCAATTTCTTCGGTTCTAGAGAAGACATTATGAAGATGTTAAATGATGCAAAAAGGGCAGAAGCCCAAAATGGAGAACCTGAGTAAATATTAGAACCGACGAAGGATTTTCACTATGAGCAAGAAGTTTCAAGCATATCTCGCTGAACAGGATGAAGAGTTCACTTACAACATTAAGTCGAGCCGTCATATCCACAACGACGAGACATTCTACAACCTACAGCTAGGTCTGTTAGGTTATGATTTGCGCTCTCTTGAGAGAATTTCCTACAACCCACTTGCTGCCTATGAGCCTATGTTCCCACCAAGCCACGATGAGCCCGGTATCGATACCGTATTTCACGTGAAGGCTGTCCTGGGAACGGAAGTCCCAAATGAAGTATTACGCCAGAAGATTGCCTACTTCACCGATATTCATTGGGAGTGGATCGCAGTTTACCGTGAGGGAGAGAAGTGGGAAGGCAATGATCCACTAAACATGGCTGATGAAGAGGGTGGAGAGTATAAGAATCTTACACATACGGCTAAGGACTGGAATGGTACCCCAGATGATGGTGACATCGATCCAGACGCTCAGAAGTACGTAGGGACGGCCAGACTGGCTGATTTCATGAAGGAGCTAGAGACCGACCGCAAGACACGTGAAGCGGAAATCAATGATAGAAATGTGACTCCTAAACTATACGAATCTTTTGTTACTACTCACCTGTGCATGCATGACATGCTTGGTCACACCCCTCGCAAGGGATACTATCTACTGGAACGTTACACAGTAGATCCCAGCGTGGTCCACGTGTCGGGTCCGTTCAAGAACAAGCCAATGACCCATGAGTTCGTTTCTGATCTGTTGAAGCGTGGTCGTGGAACATTCAAGGTTCTTGATGAAAACAAGGTTAAGCTGGAAGGACACGACCGGGATTTTCGCTACACCAAGACGCTTCGTGAGCAAAACCTGAAGAACTACGAGGTCATGGTTAAAGACCAGGATACTGGTAGGTCTTATACTGCTTTAATCAAGGCGTTTACTGAGACTGATGCACGAGCTAAGGCTGTACGCCGAGTAGCACAAAAAGAAAAACTGGACGCTGGTAGACTGATTGCGATTGAACCCGAGGCAGCATAATGCCACGTTTGGCCGAAGACGAAGGCGGCAAGATCAAGCCGTCTGGCTATCAACAAGAGTATACCACTAAGCAAATCGAAGAGCTTCTTCGATGTGCCAATGATGCTGTATATTTTATTCGTGAGTATGTATACATCCAGCATCCAACTCGTGGTGCTGTGAAGTTTAACTTGTTTGATTACCAGGAAAGTCTAGTCGATTGCTACAATAGCAATCGACTTGTAATCGCTCTGCTGTCTCGTCAGTGTGGTAAAACCGCAACCGCTGCTGCTTACCTTTTGTGGTATGCCATTTTCAAGGACGATCAGCATATCTTAATTGCTTCCAAGGATCACGATGGTGCCAAGGACATCATGAGTCGTCTGTGGTATGCTTACGAAGAACTACCATGGTGGTTAAAACCAGGATGCAAGGTCAATCAGGTTCACACTAAAGAATTTGACAACAACTCCAAACTACTTGCTACTGCGACCACAGCAACGTCCGGTCGAGGTAAGTCCAACTCACTAATCTACCTGGACGAGTTTGCATTCGTTCGTCCTGGTATCGCAAACGAGTTTTGGACAGCCATTTACCCGACTATTGCATGCGTGTCTGGTGATACACTAGTTTTTACTCAAAGGGGATTTGAAAGAATAGGGAATCTACACTCTGGATGGAAAACCGGAGACTATAAGGAACGAAATGACCTTATGATCTATGGAAAAGAAGGAATGGAAAAGGTTTCTCATGGATACGTAAGTCCGTTTTCTGCTACTAAAAAGATTACAACTTCCAAAGGCAGATTTTTGGAGGCTACTTTAGATCACCCCCTATATGTTCCAAGAAGCTATAGCGGGGAAATGGTTAAGGCAAAAAACTTAACCACTAATGATTACCTAAGAGTTGATGTGGGGTTAAACCTATTCGGTAATATTACATTGACACCGGATGATGCCTACATGTTAGGAGGATACACCGCCGAAGGGTGGGTATCCGGTAACAACGGAAAAAAATCTACGGTATGGATCTCAAATACCGATTCTGAATTTAGAAATGTATTCCTGAAAAGAAAAAAAGAATCATTCAGGGTATCTAATTCAGAGCCCACAAAATTATATTGTACCAGTTCTAAATTAGTATTTCAACTTTCTGAGTGGGGAGTTGATTTACATGCCAAGTGTTACGATAAAAGAGTACCAGATGCAATTCTTCAAGGTACTAGAGAAACAATTACAAATTACCTATCAGGACTATTTGATGGTGACGGGTGTGCTTGTAATAAAGGGGTGATTTTAACATCAACTAGCCTTGAGTTATTGAGAGATGTACAATTATTGTTAACAAATCTTGGTTTCCTCCCGGATATTATTCCTAATAAAGAACAGAAATCAAGGGTAATAGCTGACAACCGAGCTATAACCGAATGCTTCCGTCCTTCTTGGAATCTGTACATACCGTTGAGTCAAACTCAAATGTTTCTTGATATTATTGGATTTAGAATCAACAAAAAAACGACGGCAGCCAACAGGGTATGTTTTATACGGAATCAGGATGATTCTAAATTGTTTACGATTCCTGTTCGGCATATACGCTCAACCTTAGTGGATCTTTTAACAGAATCAGGTAAATCCAAAAACTGGTGGAGAACACACGGTCGAAGATTTGACAAATGTTTGGATAATCATCCGAACAGACATGTTACCGTCAATTGGCTTCGTGGTGTTGAATCTATTGTACGTCATAAATTGTCTCACCTACTAGAGAAATTTGAGGTATTCTTTCAGGAGTATTGTAGGAATTCTACTTGGGAACGCATAGCTTACATTGAAGATGGTTCATGCATCACATATGATTTTACCGTCCCTGGTACTCATACCTTTGCACAGAATGGAATGATTGGTTCTAATACTGGTGGTAAATGTATTATCACATCAACCCCGAACACAGACGAAGACAAATTCGCCTCCATTTGGTTCAACTCTACTAGGCATCCAAGCTCAGATGTTTGGAGAGATGTGTTTGCTGAAAGGCAGATGTTGGACGTTCCTGATGAAAATACTGAAGAATACGATATCGAGTATGAAACTGAAGACGCTCGTATGCTGTATAGCAGCAAGGAAGAAGATCTGGACATCGGTGACGATGACACTCTGGAAGGCTTTATTGGTTTCCATGCCCACTGGTCTAGGATCCCAGACGGTCGTGGAGGATTTCGTGATGAAAAATTCAAGCGTCAGGTTCTTTCTTCGGGTTTGACTGAGGAGGAATGGCTACGTGAGTATGAGTGTGCATTCGTTTCCGGAGACTCCACCTTGATTTCGGCTGCCAAGATGGCCACATTTCGTCAGACTGTTCGTAAGCCTCAATTCATCGATAAATGGGGAATGCGTTGGTACGAGGAGATTCTTCCGAACCAAATCTATGGTGTGGTTCTTGATCCCTCAGAAGGTGTGGCTGCGGACGATGCGTGTATTCAGGTGTGGGAGATTCCACAGATGACACAGGTAGCAGAGTGGAACAACAACTACGTGGATCAGGTTGAGCAGACCAAAATGCTTCGTCGTACCTTGAAGCGCATCTTCATGATTCAGATGAATGATCCTGCACACGAAGGTGGATGCCAAACTTATTACTCTGTAGAGAGGAATGGACTTGGTATCGGTATCTTGAATGCCATCGAGTACGAAGACGAGATGACTTTCCCAGGTTTCCTCATTGACTCGACCATGACTTCTATTAACGTTCTTGGTGGAGGTATGGATACCAAGGTGACAAACAGGTGGCGTGGCCTTTTGACCAGTGTATCCAGTAAAAAGCGTTATGCTGTGGAGTTTAAGAACCTCGTGGAGAGAAATCTGTTTGTGGTTCGCTCCAAGCATTTAGCCTCGCAGCTAAAGACATTTGTCAAAAGCGGACAGTCGTATGCAGCAAAGGAAGGAGCCAAGGACGATATCGTGATGTCCTGTATTCTCATGTGTCACCTTGTAGATGAAATTAGGTACCATGAACCAGACCTGGATGACCTGATTCGCCCTGACATAGATGATTATGATCCCGACGACTTTGATCATCCGGATAATATCGCTTTACCGCCTACTGTATCGATATCTTGACTTTAGGTTTTGATGTACTCATATTCTGGAAAACATCGAACAGAGAGGGTGTTATGTCAGATAAGACGACCCGGACCCACGAAGAAATGGTTCAAGAAGTTGCTGCCCACTTCGGTGGCGGCAAAGAAGTCGTTGAACGTGCTCTTCCAACTCCAGCACGTGTAGACGCTACTAATAACTCGCCTCATGTGTCGATTCGAGTAAAGAAGCTTGGGCACTACGGTGATCTCCCCAATCTGAAGGCTGCCACGATTGGTAGTGCTGGTGTTGACCTTTATGCAGCAGTCTATGAGCCTGTTTGTCTAAATAATATGGGTGCGAGAGAGATTATCCCTACGGGTGTCTCGATTGCACTTCCAGTAGGCTACGAAGCTCAAATTCGACCTCGGTCGGGACTAGCAGCAAATCATGGTCTTACGGTTCTGAATACGCCAGGAACCATTGACTCTGATTATCGTGGTGAGATCAAGATCATCTTGATCAATCTGTCTACCAAGAAGTTCTTCGTTGAACGTGGTATGCGGATTGCTCAAATGATTGTCAAGCCGGTGCTGTTGCCAACTCTAGAATACGTTGATGAGTTGGATGATACAGAGCGGGGAGAAGGTCACTTCGGATCTACTGGCTTATAGAACTTATAGAACTTAATAAACCTTTGCAGAACCCAAAGGAACTGCACAGAACTTAGGAGAACTCTATCATGAGTAATATGCTTGACGCAATGAAAAAGCGTGTTAAGGAACGCCAACCATCCTTTGAGAAGGACAACTCTGTCTTTCCTTTTTGGAATTTGAACTTCGGCGCAGCCGCCACTGTACGATTCCTTCCCTACAACGATCAGTTTACCGGAGCATTCTGGGCTGAGCGTATTCTTCTTCCAATGAGCTTCACCAGTCCGGAGGATAGCACGAAGGTCTGGAAGTTCATGGCTCCATGCCGTGAGATGTATGATCGTGGCGAGAAGTGCCCTGTGCTTGCGCCAGTTCGTGCTCTTTATGGCGAGGAGAAGGAGCTACGAAACACTGGTCAAACCGCTGACGCCGACAGGCTAAAACGAATCGCCGGTTTCCATTGGAAAAAGCCAACCTTTTACTACCAGGGCTTCGTTATCAAGGCAGGTATGTCCGAGAACGAAATCCCTGAGAACCCAATCCGTGTCTTCCCGGTCAACAAGATGCTTCACAAGAAGATCTTCGACTCGATTTTTGAGAATGAGGAAGATCCGTTCGAGAAGCTTCCTACTGGTGAGTTCACCGTGGAAGACGTGGTTGCGCTTCTGGATGGTGATAACACCATTAATCTCGACAAGTTCGAAGGACATAACTTCATCATCAAAAAGATGCAGCGTGGTGAGTACGCTGACTGGACTGCTGGTTCGCAGTGGCAGAGCAAGATGACCTCGCTTGACGAAGAACAGATTGCGGCCATTGCAAAATACGGTCTTCACGATCTGACCAAGAGGCTGCCTGATCGTCCATCAGACGAGCAGTACGATATTCTGGCCGAGATGATGAAGGTTTCCATTGACCGAATGCTGCATGGCGAGAATGGTGTGTGGCAGAAGGAGTGGGAGGAAGCTGGCTTTAAGCCAATCAAGCCACGTAGTTCGTCATCCTCTGATGACAGCAGCGGCGATGACGGAGATAGCAAGTCTGTTACTTCGACTGCACAAAAGGCCAAGGCAGATAATAACGCCAAGAAAGCTGGCGGCGCAAGCGACGCACTTTCTAAGCTTCGTGCACAACGTGGTAAGACCAAGGACGCTGACGATGAGACAGTGGAGGCATCTACCGATGATATCGGTGTTGAGGGGTCCACAACGGACGACGCATCACCAGTGTCTAATGTGCAGGCTCTTGCTGATAAGATCCGCAGTCGAGTAAACAAGTCTGCTTAATGGGGAGGAACAGAAAGGGGGTGACTTTGCCACCCCCTTACTGTCTATCAAAGGAAATCACTATGGCAAAGAAAAAGTCCTTTGGTGCTGGCCTAAGAAGCGTGCTCATGTCAAGTAAGTCCGAAACCGTATCGGTTGGATTTGACACGAGTGAGTTGTGGGCCGACACCGGAAACTACGCTTTAAACAGAATGATGAGCGGACGCTTTAATGGCGGGTTACTTTTTGGACGTAACTACGTCTATTTTGGTAGTTCTGGGTCCGGTAAGTCTCTTCAGGCTGCATACGTGTCCGCTCACGCCCAGCGTGATCATGGCGCACACGTAGTCTGGTTCGATGTCGAGCGGGCCAACACAGGACAGGAAGGTACCAAGTTCTTCCAGCGTGCTGGCATCGATACCTCCGATGAAAATTTCAGTTATGCTAACGCTGCTACACTTGAAGATATTAACGACCTGATTTCTAAGACTGTGAAGTTTATGCGTGATGCACAGAAGGCTGGTGATGAAATTCAACCAATCGTGTTTGTTATTGATTCGTGGTCCATGGCTCTAACATTGTCGCAGTGGGATGCTGCACAGTCTGGTGTTATGAAGGGAGATCAGGGACAAAAGGCAAAACAAACGGGTGATTTGATCACCAAGATCAATCATCTTGTTGGTGGTCTTCCTATTCTGGTAATTGGCATCGCTCACATTTATGATAACCAGGAAAAGCATCCGGCGACTGGTCGTCCAATCGGTCACAAGTACAAGACTACAGGTGGACACAAACTGATTTTTGCTGCTTCTGGTGTTCTCATGCTGGACAAGAAGGAACTCTACTCTGATGATGTAGAAGACGAGGCTGTCTCCGAGCATTACGAGAAGATCAAGGAAAAACAGCTTGCTGACCAGAAGAAGAAAAAGAGAATTGCGGGTATCATTTCTCAGGCCGAAAACTTGAAATCCCGTGTATCCAAGCCGTTCGAGAAGGTGGCTATTCAGATCCCATACCTCGGTGGCATGGATCGCTACTCAGGACTGTACGACCTTCTGATGTCCGAGGGTGTTGTGTACACACCATCGCAAGGATGGCGTGCGTTCACGGATAAGGATGGTACTGAAGTGAAATTTCGTGAAAAGGAGTTTAGACAGCACGCAGAGCAAGCGATGTCTGTAGCTGATGAGGATATCTCCGGAGCCGCAGATTACGTTCATACCATGGAGGAGCCAAACGATGGCGAAGAAGGCGAAGTTTAAGTCACGAGTATTCTTCGAGCAGATCAGGGACAGTCTCAATGACATTTCTGATGATGAGAACATGAAGGAGTTCTCTGAAGTTATTCTGGCAGCAGCCGAGTATTGGGGTGACGCCGTAGAAGATGCTGAGCAGCATTGTATTCTAGAGGACAAGGAACTAAACACTCTGATCATGGAGACCCCAGGTTTGGCGTTTTTCTACCGCACCTTATACACGGATGCTCAACAAGTTCGTATCTGGTTAGACACCGTGTACGAAGGTCACACCGCTGATCGATACAAATGGTATATCACCGATCCTGATGCCAAGGCAGAGTATGGAAAGGTGAGCACCACGGATGCCAAGCAGTTCACCACAGCAGAAGAGAATTCCAGGCTTCTAGCGGACCTCATTAGATGCGTAGCCAACAAGCAGCATCAGCTTGAGAATGTAGTTCTATCGCTGGACCAAAGAGGAATGTCGTTGAGTCAAATCAAAGACCTTCGTGTGGCAGGCATTGAGGAAACATGGATCAAGAGAGCGTAACACCGGGGGATATGGTCTCTAAAGATGGAGACCAGTGGGTATACAATGGTGCATACTGGCAACCTCTCAGGGGGCGCAGTATGCACCATTCGTTGCAGACTTTTAGTGGAAGGTTTATGTGGCCTCTTCAACCACATGAGGACGAAATCTTTGTAGAAGATATTGCTCATGGGATTGCCTGTGAGTATAGATATGGAAATCAATCCCCGTATCCATATTCAGTAGCATGGCACAGTGTTGCATTGAGTTACGTTGTTCCAGATCATTTGAAGAAGTTTGCTCTGCTACATGATGCCCCAGAAGGTTACATTAAGGATATACCTCGAACTATTCGTAGCCAAGAACCATTCAAATCAGAATACGAAAAGATTGACCATCGGCTGCTAGAGGTCATATGTTCTAGATTTGGGATCGAAGTACAGATGCAAAAGCTAAGGGTTTACGATATTCAAATGAGTCATTCTGAGATGATAGTGTGGGCAGAAGAGAATCCTGTTTTCTTGGCGAAAATGAGAGCTTTGAATATAGATTTGACTCCAGCGTACAACGAAGAATGGCTTGATTGGGTTCGTCGCTGTCCCAGACATGATCATTGGAAGAAGACCGAAGTGGTGTGGTTACAACGATACGAAGAACTATTTGATGCCAACAGCAAAACTAATCATTGAAGATGAAGTCAACGTCAGGGTAAAAGGACTTGACCCCGAGGCTATGAGTAAAGCACAGGAGGCACTGACCTTCTGGGTTCCTGGCTACATTCACATGCCTGCTTACAAACTTGGTAGGTGGGACGGTAAGATTCGTCTGTTCAAGGCCAGTGGGGCTACCTATCTCAATTTGGTTGACCGCATCGTTGATCCTCTTAGTCAGCTTGGGTACGACATCGAGATCCAAGAGGATAAGAGGCAGACTTATGATGATCTAGTCGAGAAGATTGAATTTATCAATGAGTTGGTTGTTTCTGAGTACGAGAAGGATGGCAAGCCTATTATCCTCTGGGAGCATCAAGTCAATGCTGTCAATAAGGGTATTGAAAATGGCGGTGGCGTCTTGGAACTAGCCACGGGTAGCGGAAAGACTATCATCTGTGGTGTGTTGTCAAAAATTTATTCCGAGGTTGGTAATGTTGTTGTCATCGTCCCAAATATTGATCTTGTTGTTCAGACCCAATACACCTTCAAGCAAATAGGTATTGATGCTGGTATGTGGTATGGTGAAATCAAGGATCGAAAGACTGTCACCATTGCCACTTGGCAATCTCTAGATCATTTCCCGGAGTTGTTCTCCGGAGTGATGACAGTCATTGTAGACGAAGTTCACCAAGCGAAGGCAAAGGTACTGAACGAGATGTTGTCCGGTCCAGCAGCCAATGTACCGTTTAGATTTGGCTGCACTGGAACCTTACCCAAGGAAGACTTGGCACGTAGCCAAATCTTGGCCGTCCTTGGAGAGACCATCTTCACTCTTCGCTCATGGGAATTGCAGCACAAAAACATTCTAGCTAAAGCTCAAATATATCAGATGAGATTGAAGGACTCAAAGAATAAGTCCTATTTGGTGTCATGTGATCATCACGAAACATGGTCCGATGAATTGAATTGGATATTCACCGACAAAGATCGTGTTCTTTACATGGCCGAGACCATCCGTGAAGTAGCGAATAACATGGGTAACACGTTGGTTCTTGTTCAATACAGGAAACACGGCAAGATTCTAGCTGAGGCACTTCCGGAAGCCACATCTCTTGACGGAAGAGACAAAAATCGTACCGAGGTTTACGATAAATTTAATCAGGGCGATAACAACGTATTGATCTGCACGTTCGGTATTGCATCTACTGGTATTGACATTCCACGTATCTTCAATCTAATTATTATAGAGCCCGGTAAGAAGTTTGAGAAGGTTATGCAAACGCTCGGTCGTGGTCTTAGAAGAACCGATGACAAAACGCATCTCACCGTGTTTGATATCTGTGGTGATTCCGGTCTCTCCAAGAAGCACGCAGCAACAAGACGTAGCTTATACAAAGAAGCGAAACAAAAATTCGAAATCATTGAAGTGGAGTACAAGAATGTTAGTTCTGACAGTTGAAAACGGAATAATCAATACCGATAATATGTCGGTTGGTGATGAAGTACATCATTCGGTGCTGAGCTTCAAGAATTTGAAAGAGCCAGATTTCTTCTTTGAGATGATTCAGTTCCTCGAAGAATTTTCATCTGCTTCTGTAACATTACGAATTGGAAACCATGAGATTGTGATGCCGTTGCATTGGTCAGTCTTGTGTACCGACATGGAATATCTGCAATCTATTCCGCTGTCGGATGTGGGGGGAAAACAGTTCCCTGTGTTCTGTCTGAACCCACTTGACGGATATGCTCCAGAATTCCTACCTTTGAGAACAGGGACCATCTTTCCTCAGTCCACTTGGACGGCTCCACAGCTTGGCGACAAGGATTTGCTTGTGGTTCCCTTGGGGGAGGGAGATCGCCCAGGAGACAACAACAAGGGGCCTCTGTGTGCCATGTTCTCGGCTAGCAAGTTCGAAGTGTACAGGCCAATCGGTGATATCTGGTGAGTGGGAAGTTGGATCTATTTGCGGTGTTATCCTACATGGATGACAACAACCTTGGCATCTACGAAGCTCTTCGGGAAGACCCTGATATGCTGAAGGAACTAAGAAAGAACGTAATCTGGATGCTTCCACAGTGGATGACCGGATCGGATAATCCTGCGGATCATGCTGAATTGGTCGAGAACTTTAATCAGATAGGGAACATGGGGTGGTTTGATTTGTATGACCACCCGGAGTTGCAAGTGAAGTTGCTAGCATGTTGTGGTCTTGGTAAAAAGACTAGACATAGGTTCTTCAAACCGACAAAGGCTAGACAGGTATCCAAAATGTTGGATTTACTGAGCAATAAGTACGTGGACATAAACGAGAGTGAAACCGTTCTGTGGTGTAAAACAAACAGTAAGGCTGCCATGGGTCGTCTAGCTGAATCTTTTGGATATCAACCAAAAGATGTCAGGGATCTAGAGAAATCCTTTGACTCACTGAGGAAACAAGCATAATGGGACTCCTAGAGCGAAAGTATCGATGCACATTCTGTAACCGTGACTTCAAGAGGAAAACATGGTTCGAGAAGCACATGTGTGATAAGAAACAGCGCTTCATCGATAGCAACAACATCACTGTAATCCGAGCCCATCGCTTATTCAACCACTGGCAGCGTAGAACTGGTCTGCTTCGCAGTGGCAAGATGAAGAACATGGAGGATTTCTGCAAGTCCCCGTTCTACAGTGCCTTCGTCAAACTTGCTGATTTTTCTTCACAGGAATATGTGGTATCCAGCTACAAATATGTGGATTGGCTGGTGGATCATAATATCCCCGAGAAGGACTGGTATCGTGAAGATCGTTTGGAACAATTCCGAGAGTACGTTCGTAAGACTGAAGATCCAGAGTCGCAAGTAGAAACTACAATCAAGAACATCGCTGTGTGGTGTGAAGATCACAGAATAGAACAGGTTGAGTTTTTCTCCAGCATTACTCCTGGACAGGCTTTGAACATGGTTCGTGAAAATCGGTTGTCTCCATGGGTTCTTCTAGGCTATGAACGATGCTTGGATGAGTTGGTTGCTCGATTCAGTGGCGAGCTTGAGTTTGCTCTGGACGATCACATCAACCTGTCATATTGGATTGACAAGGTTCGTGACGAGAAGGAAACTAGTAACCTAGTACAGAAGATATGTCAGGAGTACTTCAACGGTGATACCGACAGCGACCGAACTGCCTGACGTAGACCTGGATGTCAGTGATCGGAATAAAGCTATCTCGATCCTGTCAAACTTTGTCCAGGCATCTCAGGAAAACAATGGAAGGTTGCTGCCACACAACACTGGCATCTACTTCCAGCAGCTTCCTATTGACCCAATAACGGGTCTATCGGCGTTTGAATACAAGATCGCAGAAGAGCTTGGCTACTTCAAGGTAGACCTGATCCCAAATCACGTGTACGATCTGGTCGAGTCCAACGAAGAAATTGACGAGCTTCTTGATAAGCCTGTGAATTGGTCTTGGTTTACTGACGAACGCTTTTTCTACAATGAAGACAATCGGTATCAGCTAACTCATCTTGCCAAACACCTTGGCATCTGCCAACAGTACCCTCCGCAGTCTGTGGAAGACGTTGCAATACTTCTTGCTGTAATCAGACCACGAAAGCGATACCTTATTGGTAAACCAAGAGAGGAAATCAGGAAAATAATTTGGACGAAAATAGACGAGGAAAATCCAGACAATGATCCAAAGCGTTACTTTTTCAAGAAGTCTCATGCAATGGCATTCGCTCTTCTAGTTATTCTGCACGCACAGTTGATTGCACGAAACTTGGATTAAGCGTCGTTGCCCTGGTCACGAGTATAGAAGATTTTGACACCAATCAGTCGTGCATCAGCAGCTAGGTTCGTTCCAGTTGCAGTGTTACGAGTGATCTTAAAGTACACAAGCTCATTATTGGTTGGTGTTCCAGCAACCGGAGTTGCGTCTGAAATAGCTGATACATACAGGTCATTAGCAGTTCCTTGTGCTGCATCAATGACCTCAGCAAATGAACCATACGCTACAGCGATTGGATCTCCATCCGCTACTGCTACTGCCTGAAGTCTCCACGCCACGTTATCAGTAGTTGCAGATACCGAAGTCCAGTATGCTTGCCAAAAGATGCTTCCTTTGTCCCATCCGTTTGGAATAGCAATGCTAAACTGAGCACTTTCATCAGATGACTGATCAAAGTCGAGGACTTCAAGTTCTGGTTGTCCAGCTATCAACTCAACTTGAGTTAGAGTAGCGCATCCTGCGGTTGTAGTTGGAGTCATATCCTTGGCCGGAACCCAGATGTTTATGAGTCCCGTGTGAGCACGATTATCCACATACAGCTTGTTTGGAATGTCATTGTTAGCAAGAACCAAGGATTCGTATCCAAGTGTGTTAACCGACAACGTACCATCGGACTCAATACTGACCTTCTGAGTGCCGCCGGTAGAGATAACTACCCCACCTAATGACAAGAACAATCCAGTGTCGGTTGCTGAAGAGAATGACATTGCTGGACTTACAGCGGACCCATCACCACCACGCCAGAACACGGTTCCATCGATAGCAATGTTATCAATGGCGAACGACGAGAACGAGTTGGATGAAAAACCGATTGTTCCTGAAGACAACAGAAAGAAGCCAGTATCCGGATCGGAGTTGAATGATAGCGCTGGTAAGCCTGATGTACCATCACCACCACGCCAGAACACGGTTCCATCGATTGCAGTTCCATCCAAAGCGAAGGAGCTTGATCCGTTGGACGAATACTCGACCACTCCGGAAGAGGACCAGAAGAATCCAGTATCCGGATCGGAGTTGAATGATATTGCTGGAGTCGCTACTACACCATCGCCTCCTCTCCACAGAAGAGTTCCTGATGCAGTGGTTGCATCCAATAGAAGGGTTTGTGAACCACCGGATGAAAAACCAATTTGTCCAGCGATACCGGTTCCAAATACACCTGTTGTGAGATCACCAGTAAAGCTGTAATCAGGAACAGCAGCGGTTCCGTTTGGTCCGACAACCTGATTGCCAATTCCGAGTTCTAGACCGCTTGGAGAAAACGTGGCTACAGTTGTTCCATTAGAAGAGATGGCAATCTCACCAGTAGCAGCAGGGTAAAACAGACCAGTATTCAAGTCACTGGTGAAGGTGATAGATGGGTTTGCTGCGGTACCATTAGAGAGAAGAGCTTGTGCTGATGATGCGAACGTCAAGTCGCCAGTCATCGTATCTCCAGCTATGGCAAGGAAGTTGTCAACAACAAACTTCCGATTCGGAATGTCATTGTCGGACAGCACCAGAGTCTCGTATGATACAGTCGTTGCGGAAAGAGTACCATCAGCTTCTACTGCAAATCTTTGAGTTCCGGCTGTGGAAATACCAATCTCGTCAACAGCGCTTCGATAGAATCCTGTGTTGGGATCACCATTAAAAGTAAATGAAGGGTCGGTAGCGGTAGCTGTGGAGTCACCAAAAATATGTGTTCCTGGGTTCATGGTGATGTCGCCTACAAACGATCCACCACCAACACCAACTTGCACCCATGTGCCGCTCTGTAAGAGCCAGATGGCTTCAGCGCCAGACAAGGTGCAGATGTATAGATCACCATCACGAAAACCATCAGTTACAGGCGTGGGTGGGGTAACTGTTGGGTTAGGGGTTCCAGTGTAGATTGTTGGTCCTACTAGACCGATACGAAATCTATTTTGGTTAGTGCCTAGCAGTGTTTGAAAAACTGACATCCGACTGTCTCATAATGGGTTTAGATACCCAAGTATTTAGGCTGTGGAGGCAACAGGACGATTGATGATTTCGATTTTCTTTTTCTTGATGCGCTTGAGATATTGTTCTTGTATGGAGAAAGAGGGGCCAATGACTTGGCAGATGGATTTTTTGGGATAGCCTGTCAAGGCGGGATGATAGCAATCAAAATCATCCCCGATAAACGAATCCACTGGCACGGACTGATTACTACCCCACCACCACTCATCGCCATATTCGAGGAATTGCTTGCGTTTTATTTTACCCCGAATCTTTTCAAAGTCATATAACATGACCATCTTCATGTTTTCGTTCTGGATGATGCCTACCTTGACTTCACCGCTTTCCATAATTAGGAAAGTAAGAAACTCATGTTTCGCACGAGTTTCTTCAATATTCATTCGGGTTTCTTCATCAATCATTGCAATTCGATTCCTAGTACGATTACCTCTACTACCAGTGACGAGAATGAACCGCCACCCGCTGTATCTACCTGAAGTTTGACTTCGGAGCCAGCGTTTGGTGTTTCAGCACCGTTCTTAGGTGCCACATGTACCGCTTGGTCTCCAGCACCAGCGGTTCCACCCCAATCCAATACTGTGTTATCGACCACGATGTTGTTGTAGTTTGGACCGCTTGTTCCAACAGAGATTTCTGGATTGGTTGGAGTAGGACCAGGAACATAGGAAGTTGTACGAAAGATGATTTGAGTAATGATATTCATGGTCGCTACTGGAACAGTGAATAATGAGGTCGTTCCTGTCACCATAAGGTCAACACCGGGCACACGAGCCAGAACCTTAACGAATGCTGCGTTATCCAAGAAATTCTTGGTAACAAGATCGCTTGGATCAGTAGGATCGTCAGCACCGGTTACTTTTCTACCATGAACATCAATCTCGTTAGCACCGGACGATGGAGCAATAGTCAATGCTGGGGAAGAAGCAAGCGACAACTGAATATTGATGCCATCCCATAGCATACCAGTCGAAGGACTAGAGTCAAAAGCATATCCTGGAGCAGCAGAATTACCATCATCAGCAAGAACCTGAGTGTTGCTATCCATGGTGATGTCACCAACCATGGTTCCACCAGCAAGCTGTAGGAACGGACCAGATCCGCCAAGGTTCAAAGATGTGATCTCGGTGTCAACGTAATTCTTGGTTGCTGCATCCTGAGCAACAGAAGGGTTTCCAAGGTTGATGATACGATTGGTTGCTAGGTTCAAGTTACCGGTAGCAGCCGTGGTGCCGTCAGCACGCAGGTAGTTTGAGTCTGCGTGAGCCAGTGTAACTGCATCTTGATTAGCAGTTGGGTTAGCAACGTTCTCCAGCTTGAATCCGCCAATGTTAGCATTAGCCAACATTGCGCTAGATCCATCCAAGCGGAAATATAGAGAATTAGCCTGACCAAGAATTACAGCCTCATCGTTTGCAGTAGCAGCGGCAAGGTTAGTGATTAGATTTCCACCTACATCAATGTCACCAGTCATTGCGCTGGAGCCATCTAGATTCAAGAAGTTACTATCAACGTAGTCCTTGGTAGCAGCATCTTGCGGATTCGTTGGGTTTGCAAGGTTGACGATCTTGAACCCACCGGCATCAAGGTCACCACCAAGAGGACCAGCCGGTCCCGTGGTGCTGATGTAGGTAGCATCCGCAAATGCTCTTGTTACAGCATCCTGTGGGTTCACAGGATCCAGAAGATTGGTAATTGCAAATCCACCCAAATCAATAGCGCCAGTCATCGTTCCGCCAGAAAGCTGTAAGAACGGACCAGTTCCGCCCAAGTTCAATGCGACGATTTCAGTATCAACATAGTTCTTCGTGGCAGCATCTTGTGCAGCAGCAGGATCGATTACGTTGTTGATAAGGTTCGTGCCCATGTCCAGAACACCAGTCATCGTTCCGCCAGAAAGCTGTAAGAACGGACCAGTTCCGCCCAAGTTCAATGCGACAATTTCAGTATCGACGTAATCCTTGGTAGCTGCGTCCTGTGGGTTGGTCGGGTTGGTGACATTCTTGATTGGCTTTGGGGTGACAAGATCGAGGCATGTATTGTCAACACGTAGGTCCACAACACCACCAAGAATGACTTCTAGAACATCATCCAAAGCAGAACCAATAGTGGAGTCTCCATCGGCATCCAAAATGATTAGATTTCCTTCCATGTCAATGGTGCCAGCCATGACACCACCGGCTAGTGGTAGGAATGGGCCACTGGTAGCAGCAGCAATGGCATCGTCCACGTACTTCTTGTTAGGAACGTCATCATCTGCTACAACAAGAGCTTCGTAACCACCCGTCTGCACACGAAGCAAACCACTTGGTAACATATGAAGTACATCAGAACCGGCTGTTGCGAATCCGATAGTGTTAGCGGCAGGCCACCAGATACCAGTATCCGAGTCACCGTTGAATGCTAGACCTGGAAGCAGAGTAGTACCAAAGTCAATAAGTAGTTGAGTTGCGGAATCAAAGAGCAAGTCACCGGTCAATGTCCCGCCGGTAAGCATGAGCTTGCCATCAAGCTGAGTCTGGATATTAGCAGTAACACCAGATAGAAAATTCAGTTCGGCTCCAGTTGCAGCAACGTTGAGTGCACCAATCGTACCGAGAACATCATCTAGCTTTGCATCGAGTGCTGCCTGAAGTCCAGTAATGTCACCGATAGCAAGGGTTCCAAATCCTCCGTTGATGTTTGGAGCGACAACGCTTGTTACGATGTCTGTTGGTCCCGCATATACTGGAATACCGGATATAATGGATACTGTCATTGTTTTTGTTACCTCATGCTGCGGCAGTTCTTCAGCCTACCGCCAGTATAATTTCCGGTTTTGCAAACCAACCTGATACGTGCTACCTCAATATCTGTTTCAACAAAGAAGGTACCACCCTCGGCATCAACATCGATGGTGAGCAAATCTACCCAAATGCTTTCAGCATTTGTACTGGAAGGAAAATCGTTGGAGCCCTGCAAATTCAGGATTGCAGTCAGCGGATCAAGAGGATCGCACTCGAAGACAAACGTCTGGATGCTGTCCTTGTCCAGTCCACGTGGAGAGTAATCAGTAGCTTGATTTATTTGCTCCCCGTTAATGCCCCCCAGATCTGGATAAGCACGTGCTACCATTGTTATTTTCCTCGGTCGAAGTCTCGGTTTAGTTATTTACCAGCTTATCTCAGGTTGGTGGACTTGATTAGTTCAGCTACTGGAATGCCCGAATCAAAATCTAACTGAACAGTTCCATAGCGCTTACGATTACGATTAACTTCCGCAGGAAACACTGCACCATTTTCGTTAATCATAAATAACCCCCAACGTACTGCGCCGGTCTGTTCCTCTGCCAAGCGGAGGGTGTCTTCCGCTGTGAGCAAACAGATAATTCTACCGACGTGTGGCTGGTCTACTATCAGTTCTTTCGAGAAGATAATCTTCTGCTGCCCCGGAATCTGCTCCAAATCCTCTTGAGTCTCCATTACCCAGAATACAATCTTGACCTTCCCCTTGTCTGTGAAAGGTAAGAGGTTGATTGGAACTCCATCCTGATTGCCAAATACAAACTCGATTGGTTCATCTATCCCAGGAATTAATTTCAGGATTCCATCACCCGAACGATTCTGCCGTCCTGGCAGGCTCAGATTGACCCGAGGGATGTTGTATTCTACGTTGTAGATAACTCTGTTGCTCATTTGGTACAGTATCCTTGACAGTCACCAGTATTTATGTTACCATTGCACATAGCCTATAGGACCAAATCATGGATATAGACGAGACATTACTATTTGATGAAGACGAGCTTGCGATGCTCAGTCGGGACTTTGTGAACGATCCAGATTACAGCCGTGCTGCACGTCACGTTTTATTCGTCTATGGAACCATGAAACAGGGTCATATCAACCACAACCGTCTTCATCAAGATGGTCGAACCAAGTTCCTTGGTCACGCAAAAACTGAAACTCCAGAATATGACCTGGGAATTTGGCACAAGAAGGATGACACCCGAGTTCCTGTTGCCCAAGACGGAGATCACTATCTCTGCGGAGAACTGTACGAAATCACCGGTCCAATGCTACAGATGGTAGATCTCTGCGAGGGGCACCCAACAACATACAAAAGGATACGCATTCTAGTCGGTGGGGACAAGGCGTGGATGTATTTCTTCACCGGATGGACAATTACACCAAGAGCCCCTGAGATCACGGAATACGCTGTGAAACAGGCTCGTGGTAAATGGATCAACAAAATGGAGTATCGAGCATGGAAGAATCCAATCAAATGCAAAATATGCACCAACTAGCTTGGCTGCGAAAGCTAAAGGAAAGCCCCGAATACGCCCAGAATGGACATCTGGTTTTCGTGTATGGCACCCTGAAGCGTGGGTTCTACAACTCTCCTATTCTGGAAGAATCAGAACTCCTGACGGTAACCAGAACCAAAGACAGCAAGTACGAAATGGTGTCAATAATGAACCTCTTTCCTGCTGTCATTCCTGGTGAGTTTCGTATCTCTGGTGAAGTCTACAGGATCTCGGGCATGGCTCTGTGGCAGTTGGACATGATCGAGGACCATGGCGATTTATATGAACGCAGAAAAGTCAATGTCGAAGGGTTGAAAGAGCCGGTATGGATGTATTTCCTCCTCGATATGAACATCTGCCCCCCGTCCCACATGTCCCCGCTAGTATTCACCAATTCGGAAGAATGGACCCAGACATGGATCTCGCTCGATGAGGAATATCTTTCTTGATGAATTTGACATGTAAATGAATGTCAAGCCGTATTGGGCACGAGGAAAAGCCTTCTGCGGTGTTTGAGGCACACCTTTCTAAGTAGGAGTCCGATAAGCCACTATTCCTCACTTGTTGGTGTAAATATAATTGCCAACCAACCTTGAAACGAGGAAACTTACAATGGCTTACGATTACGATACAGATATTCTTACTGGTCTATGGACTGGTGCTGAAGATGGTGCAGAACCATACGCATCTTTCCTAGCAGCAAACCCAACATTAACAGACGACGTGGCAGAGAATAGAATTCTTTCGACCATTGAAGCAGTTCGCTCCCACATGGAGTTGCTGGCAGACCGTGACGAGGCTCGCCTTTTCCACTTCTGCCTGAGCACCATGCTTGAGGGTTTTGGCTCCGGTGGTTTTGTCTATGGAAGCACTTCCCGCAACGAGCAGGTAATTGTAGAAGGAAACAAGCCTAACGCAGTCTTTACAGCAACCGATGATATCGAGTTTGCTGAGCTTGACGGTGTAAGCGGTGGTGCTTCTATCTCTATAGTTGCTGCTGGTGGTACCACAGTCGATGACGTAGTTACTGCTATCAACGGTGACGGTGCTCTAACTGCTGCTGGAATCTTCGCAGAGGTCACTCCAGACCGTCGTCTGCGCATCTACCAGGAGCCTGTTGCTCCTGCGACCGCTGCTGCTGGCTTTGTTATCACGCAGGCCGCCGGCGGTGCTAACGACCTTATCATTGCCAACGCTGGTATTTCCATTCAGGCTCCGGGCAATCCAAACGGATTGACTAAAGGTGGTCTGAACGGTGGTGTCTTCTTGGCTAAGGTAACCCAGGTTGCCAACAGGGCACGTGACCGTGCTCTACAGGTATTCGCAGGACAGATCAGAGAAAGCGATCTAACATAATTCATTGGCGAATGAAACGACAATGGGGTATGACAACGACGTTGACGTTCTGATCGCTTTGTGGACTTGGTTGTAACAGCCATGACCAGCGTTGAACTTACTGATGCTGTAATTATTCTTGGGTAAAGATCCAGCATACCAAAGAAAGTTGCCAACCAAGGACGTGACCTAGCAATTAACCACGTCACCAAACCCCGAACTGGTTCTCTAAACTCGCTTGAAAATGAGGTTCCATCCTGGTAAAATATCAGGATGGATACCTCTGTCTACAACTTTCGTTCTACCGGTCGAATCGTTTACGACCCAAAGCGTGGTGGCATGAAACGCCGCACAAAGTGGTGGTGCGTTTTGAACGTGGATCGTGAAATCACCCGCTACTATCGTTGGTGGGTTTCCCGTCGTTTTTGGGGCATGACTGCCATGAAGGACGACTGGCTGTGTCAGCCTTCTTGGGATGCCCATGTATCCATCATTCGTGGTGAAACTCCACGTCGTGAGTTCCGCTCTTTGTGGGGTAAGTATCAGGGAGAAGAGGTTGAGTTCTGGTATTCTCACAATGCTTGTCTTGCCGGTGACCGTGGCACTCGGTACGCTGAAGATGGAGACTTCTGGTTCGTGGATGTCTACTGTCCAAGGATTGATGAAATTCGTGACGAACTTGGCCTCAAGACTTTCTACAAGTACCACCTGACCGTGGGACGGACATACGATGGGAGATGACCATGGACGACGAGATGAAGAAATTCTTCGAGAGATGTAAAAGCGAGGCACCGATAGATCACAACTTCGAGTATGATACCGAGTCCAATGCGGACGGGGAATATGCTCTGGTTCGTGAGATCAGTGAGGATGATGATAATATGTACGTCCAAATCCTGGTTAGTGGAGACCTCGACGGAGTGTCCTGGATGTATGATCGAGCTTGCGAGTTCTTCCCAGAATTCAAAGGCGGAATCATGAAGACGGACGACTACTACCGTTTTGGGGAGAAAGTTGATTTCCATTGATACTCGTCATACATTTTATAAATGACGGATATCCTCGCTGAAATCAAGCTGGTAATCCCCGGCAACCGACGAGTATCGCCCTCGGGTTGGATTAACCTTTGTTGTCCAGCCTGTGGCGACCGTCGCTATCGTGGGGGTTTCAAATTCACTCCTACGGGTGGCTTCCGTTATTACTGCTTTAACGGTGGTTGCGACTTCAACCTACGTCCAACCGGTTGGGAGCCAGAGGAAGGTTTTGGTGGTCGCCCTCGTAAGCTCTTTGAAATGTTGGGTGGCGACGTTCGTAAGATCCCGCTGAAGGAAATAATGAAGTGGAACAACAAGAGGTACACTTCAAGCGGAGAGGTTGAATTCGTAGAAAAGGAAGCTGAGGTATCTTGGCAATTTCCATCAGCCAGATTGCCAAAAGGCAGTGTGCCACTTCTTGATGTGGCTCATATAGACCCTGCTGCAAACAAGGTTATGCAGTATGCAGCCAAGGAAAGAAGGTTGGGCTATTTGGTAAAGGAGCTGCCATTGATGTGGTCTCCTGAGCAACCATATTACATGCTGATCCCGTACATCCACTACAATGACAAGATCGTTGGTTACCTTGGCCGACACATCTTCAGGAAAAGCGGACCCAAACGTTTCATTCAGAAAGCCCCCAAAGATTACGTATTCAATCAGCATCTCATATCCAGTTATGACGCTCGATATCTGTTTGTGGTAGAGTCCCCACTGGATGCGTTGATACTGGGCTGTGTAGCAGTTCGTAATGACCGCATGACTGAGAAACAGGTAAACCTCTTGAAAGTCAGCGGAAAAGAGATAGTTTTAATACCAGACCGCAAAGAAGGAGAATGGGACGGTTTCTTTCAAATTGCTAAGGAAAACAACTGGTTCGTTTCTGTTCCTCGGTGGCCCGGACACGAAAGATGGGAGCGTGCCTCGGATATAGCTGAGTGTGCACGAAAGAATGGTCGTCTTTACACTATAGAGACGATCATGGATGCTGCCACACGCAACCTTAACAAAGCCCGTGAAATGATAACCCTGCAACAAACATGAGTGATGAAGACGAGTACATGTACGGGGAAGTCGATGGTCCTGACGAGGACGAACTTCAATCCGTAGATGATATGATCGATGAGGCCGAGTCGGACATTGAGCCGTCTGACTACACGCAGCATATGCTGTTGTCTTATCTCGTTTCCAACCCGTCGCTATGGATTAAGTGCAGGCCCATCATCAAGGAAAGCTATTTCGACCGAGAGTACAGGCCAGTTATTGATTTGCTTCGCAAACATGTCGATCAGTACAATGACCTACCCAATCCGATAATAATTCATGCCAAGACTGGTGTGAAGCTGAATTATATGGATGATGCGCAGAAGGACTCACGGGTGTCCTGGTTTTGCGATGCCATGGAAGAATTCTGTCGCATCCAAGCGTTCCACTCGTTTCTCATTAATGCAGCAGAAAAAACCGAGAGTGATCGTAGCGGAGACACCTTAGCCTCTCTACTCAAGGATGCAGAGCAGGTAGTACAAATCTCCCTACACCGTGATCTTGGCCTGGAGATTCACGACTCCACCAGGGATGTTCTTACATCGGCGCAGAAGGATGACAACATTACTACCGGGTACACAATGCTTGACCGAGCATTCAGCGGTGGTATCACACGACCTAGTTTCAACTTGGTGTCTGCTGCTTCTGGTGACGGAAAGTCAATCTTCATGCAAAATCTTGCAGTCAACGCTGCTGAAAATGGAGAGAATGTCATTTTTTACAGCCTGGAATTAGAGCCTGCCATTATTCTTAAACGCTTTGTTGCCATGATGACAGACACCAACATTAACTTGGTGTATGAGCATCTAGACTCAGTAGCATACACAATGTATAGCCGCAAAAAGAAGGATGGCGAAATCTGGGTGAAGAAGTTCCCAATGACAAACACAACCGTTGCGGACATCGCATCACATTACCTTGAGCTAACCATGCAAACCGGCATGTATTTTGGCTTCGTTTGCGTTGACTACATAGACGTGATGTACCCCATTACTAGTAAGGTTGATATTGGTAATATCCATCAGAAGGACAAGGCTGTTGCGGAGGAGTTGAATGACTGGACGCACAAACAGAAGATCATCTGTTGGAGTGCATCACAGCAAACCAAAGGGGCACAGGATGAAAAGGATGCACGACAGTCAGGTGTTGCGGGTGGTACTCCCAAAATCAATACTTGCGACAATCTCATTATCGGAAAGCGATCTGAAAAAGACAAGGAAGACGAACGTTGGTGGGGACATATTGCAAAGGCTCGTAGTTCCGGTGGAACAAAGGCTAAAGTTCCCTTCCGTTGGAACAAAGATACTCAGCGTATGTTTGACGGTGATCCCGAACTCTTTGAAGAAGCAAACCCCTTCCTGTTCGGAAAGAAACGTTCCCATCTATCCGAAGACGATGAGAGTGAGCGCATAAGCAATGATCCTTTGCTCAAGGGATCAAAGTTGCTAAAGAAAGAAGCCAAACCAGTAGGTAAAGAAGGAACAGGTAAAGCCACATTAGATAGGTTGGCAAAACAGTTCGGGAGCACCACATGACAAAACAAAAATCCATCCCTGGATTACACGAGTCAGGTATGTTCTTTGAGTATTACGTATTCGAGCCACGTTCCAATTTCAAGGAAGAAGACCTACATCACGTCCTTCGGTATTTTGATATCAAGTTTGAGGATGAATCTCTCATTCCCGTAAACGTTCGTCAACACTTCGAGGGACTAGTATTCAAACCAACTGACAAGTTGACTGCCAATGAATTCGCAGACATTCTCAAGGCGATGAAAATCAAGCTTGGTTCCGAGAAGTTGCTGACTCGTTTACCGAAGACTGTGCAGGAACATTTTAACGAGGAACTGGTATTCGATCCTTATGATGACTTTTCGTTGTCTGATTTGAATGAGTTCCTTCTGAAATTCATTCACTTTAGAATTACGACCAAACAATTCAATGCTTTACCCCGTAATGTCAAGAGGGAATTCATCGTGTTTACTCGTGATGGAAAGACTTGGCGCTATGGTGACAGACGCCCGACTTAAATACCTGTTATGTCAAAGAGCGTATTCGAAGAACTCAACTCCATGTTCTCGACCCAGAACGTTTCTGTCCGGGGAGAGAATGCGTGGGCCGTTGCTGTCAAATTCCTAAGCCTTCTGCAAGAGCAAGTTCCAGACGAAGATGAGCAAAAGAAGCTCATGTTCACCTGGATGCGTGCTGTAAAAGACAATGATTTTAAGAAATTCGAGCGAGCCTTGCGTCGATACCAACGTAAACTGGATAAGGGGTAAATAGGTAGGTGAGGTAATCTCACACCAGCACTATCTGTATCCCGCATCGCATTATACTACTGGAACGACTAATCCATAATCATGAAATTATCTGATCTGAGAAGACCAATAAAAGAGATGTCTAGCGGTGGAGCCGTTGGTGGTGGTGCTATTGCATCTACCAACGGTGGTCTTGGAAATTGGGCATCCACGGTAAAGAAGAGTAAGAAGAAGCGAACGACAAAGTATGGGCATACCATCCTACAACGTGAAGACCGTCAGTCTGCGGATGGTCTATTCAAGCAAGGATATGAATCTGGTCGGTATGATGGATTGAAGGCAGGGAAGAAAGATCGAGATCACGGCTTGCATAAACCTGAATATTTCGATAAAGCGAAGCATACTGGACCACACGATCCGTCTAAGCGTGGCCGTGTTACTATAGCTAACGCCTATGATAAGGGATATCAAGCTGGATATCAGGATGCTTACTATAATGCCTTAACCGGTGGAGTTGAGTAAGTCCTGAGTGATATGTTTCCAGGATTGACCTCTTTTGATCTTGGTAACAAGCGTAGTGCTAATACCATACTCTTTGGCAATCACCGCTCTATTCCTACTATCCCAAAAGATAGCTACCACATCGGTCTCAGTTAATTTGCTTCTCCCGTTCTTCGATCCACGAACACTATCCCGTTGTTTCATATTCCACAAATGACCATGACTGCCGATACCACCAATGGTCATGTTATATCCACTTGGATATAATGAGTTTTGTCGCATGATTAGAGTTTGCATCAATCTATATGCTTCTTCTTGAGTTTCAAACTCTGATATGATTTGACGAATGAATATATGTCTGCCATGGTTCTTTATCTCTTCCCTGATAAGTCGAGAACCATGACCGGAAAGAATTTGAGACATTCGTTTCTTAGGTTCTTTGGAGATTCCAATAAGAACTTTATTGTTGACCGTGTTCAGTAACCGATAAACAAAAAATCCATTGCTGCTTTTGGATTCAATGAGTCCTTTACTCGGTTTGATCAAACCTTTTGTTGCCTTCTTCCAACTTTTTCTCCTTTTGATGTTGGACACTGCTGATTGATCAATGTCATAATCTTTTGCTATGATACTTTGATTTCTTGAATCTAAAAAAATAGCCTTAGCATCCTCTTCAGTGATTTTTCTTTTATCGCTCTCATACACGGGGGCTTCACTTCGATTCAGGTGGGGCCATGTTATACCCTGTCTAACCTGATAAACAGTAGAGCGATGAACGTTGTATTTCTTGGTAGCTTTAATCTCTGAACATGGATCATGGATGATAGCTAATGCTGTTTCTTCGCTAAGAACAGAGTTGTGGTGTTTTTCACCGAACTTGGGTCCAGTGATATAATAACCTCCGGGAGTTTGATTGTATCCAGATACAAACGAACCATTTTCAGCAATGTGTTCACGTTCCTTTGCCAATGCTTCATCAATCGACAACCCAGATTCTAACTCTTTATACTCAAAGGCATCTATACCATGCTTCTTTATAGCTTGATAAATCCACGACCTTGGATTGTATCCTTGCATATGATGTCGTTTTCTAGCCAATGCATCTGATGTTAGACCAATATAGCACTTCCCATTAAGCTTATTCTTCCATTTGTAAATCACATAAGTCTTCACAGTTTTACCTATTAGTGCAGGAAAATCACCGATCATAGTAAATACTTATGTCAAACAATAACCCGACTTAGAAGATTGAAATATGACTCTACTAAGTCATTGATTTTTGAGGAAAATACTGTGAGCATTGCAAGATATGACGTTAACAACGCCAACGTGAATCGTGAAGTACGGTTTCACGTCGAGGCAGATGGCGGTCCTATCGCCAACACGTTCCTGGCTCTAAAGGGTCCAGCTAACGTATACCCATTCTATAATCAGGTCACTGGTACCCCAACTGTGGAGCAGGAGCTAGGTCAGCTACGTCTGAATTTAGTTCAGCGTGCTATGGCTTTGTACACCATCACCGTGGCTCTACAGGTTGCTGAAGATGGTTCTTCCATGGATCTCATCTTCGAGGTTGATGAATTTGGTGCGTACTTCAACCAGCGTGCATTCACCGTTGCCGGTGACTCCTGGCCTCTAGACCCAACTGATGACAAGCATCACGTTGAGGACATTACCGACTTCCTCGGAACCGGTGGTATGACTATGGTTAAGACCAAGCCCGGACTACAGAGCCTAGTGGACTCTCTGGCCACTGTCTCTTTTGACAGCGGAACCACTGGTCCATTCGGTACTCTATCTACTGGTGGTACCGTTACCCTACCAGATGGTCGTGTTGTAACGGTCGGTCCCGCAGCCCCTGCCCTACCAGCAACGACCAACCCCGCTGGTCTGACGGTGACCTGGGTAGACGTAGGCTAAGCTCTGACGTTTATCGTCCCATTGAGAAGGGGAGGCTTTGGCCTCCCCTTTTCTTTTCATGACATGTAAATATATTGGTATTACAGGATATTCATACATGGCACTTGACTTTGAAACCCTAAGAGACGCTTGGAATAAGCTTCGCAAAGACCGTGAGCAAGACTTGAAGAAAGTTGTGCCCGACCTTAGCGATCCCCAAGAAATCTTCTTAAAGAGAATATCGGAGGATGATTCACGCATTGTCGTGCAGTTTGCAGGACTAAGGCGTTCTGTTCAAAATCAGTATTCCATCCCACAGATCAAACGTTTGATCATGACATGGCTACGAAACTTCAGTCTCGATGCACAGCAGGCTCGAAGTGATACCGATAGCCTCATCGCAAGTATATCTAAAGAACTGAAGTTTGGGGAGGCTGCAATCAGTGTCTTCAAGCGAAATCCCAAGACCAACAAGAAGCAAACAGCTTACCGTTGCATCGGTGGCAAGAAAGATGGTCGTCGTGTCTCCAATCCGAATGCTTGTATCGGTGTCCCAGACCCTGGTAAAAAAATTAAGCTTGCTATAACCAAGCGTAGTAAATATGGACAAGCAGCTAAATCGAAGAAGAAGACACAGTTAACCAACATCACGGCTAAGCGGATCCGCAAGGCCAACAGTCGCTTAAAGAAAGCAAGAGGATTCTAAAGATGGCAGGGTATGAAAACACAGGAAAGAGCGCTGACGAGGCATATCAGGTAGAACAGAAGGCTGGTGGAGATTTCGCTATTGATCCAGCACAGCTAAGGGCTAGGGCTATGTCCCGTACAGCATCATTGGATGGTGCTGCTGCTGATAGCTATGCAATGGAGCAAGCTGATAACGAGGATGCTCGTAAGGCGTATCGTGCTATCGCAGAGACTGGTGGACTGTCTATGGCTGATTTGATGGAAGGCTTGAGCCCTAATGACTTTCGTGATGGCGAACAGCCTATGAGTCGTCAGGAAATGGCTAGGTTGGCTAGAATTCTAGACCAGGGTTTGAATGATGGTGCACAGCGTGTTGCTCGCAACATGGTACAAGATGCATTTACTGAGGACTTTCCTGATGAAGCATCTATGATGGCTGAGTCATATAGCGGTCATACTCAGGAGGGAAATGGAGACTGGATTACTGAGCAGCGTGCAGCAAAGCTACGTAGTGGCAAGGTTGTACCAGTATGGATCGTGGTAAATGAGACCACCGGAATGAAGATTGAAAAGCCATTCCGTGTGCAGGCTCCAGCAGAAAGAATTGCGACTGTTTTGAACATCACTGGTAATGTAAATGATCCCCGTATTCGCCAAATTCAAGAAGATTACGATGAACATGTTAATCTGATGAAGAACATCAGAAAGTGCCGACAGTTCATTTCTGAGGGACAGACAGAATACAAGCGCCAACTCTCCACACTTCAGATGAAGTTGGAGGGGGTGAACGCTAAGCTGGGTATCTGATAAATAACAAATACAACACGTGATTAGGAGTTGACTGTCCCATGGCGCTCGAATACCTGAATGATACACCACAAAGAGCCTACCGTAAACTAGAGCGTGATTTGCTATTGCAAGATCCACAGCTTAACATGCGTCGGTTCAAGAACATGACCCCACGCAGTTTGAGCACAGTCATCGAGTCTCTGGACTCTGAGATGAAGGGTATTATCAGCGAGGCGAAGTATGGTTCTTGGTTGACTGATGATGAGTACGTTCAGAAGAAGTTACTACGTGATGCATTGGATTGCTTGCGTGAGTACAAAGAAGCCCGCCGTAATTCAGAGAAGGTAGTTCCTGGTTTCACTTACTACCGCCGTGTAAAGCAGTTCGGTCCTATGATTGAGGGTGAGCGCTGCTATGTGCGTGAAAGTTCTCCTCCCTTATGGGCACAATTCAGGATGCCGTTGGCTATCGCCAAGGCTTTTGAAGTGATGCGTCATGGTGATGGAAACGATTTCAAAAAGATTTACGTTGAGATGGCCAACGGTCGTTTGAACGCTTTGAATGATGTTGCTATTGAGCACTTGACCGAATCAAGTGATGATGCTCTAGCAGACATCGAACAGTATTGTAACGAGCGTTGGGAAGGTCCATGGCCTTGGGAGACTCCAACCCCTTACGCATTGCGTGAAAGCATAGAGGATAGATTAGAAATGACTAACAAGAGCATTCAGCAGATGCAAGCAGACTTCGGAAGTCTAATCGTCAAGTTGAACGAAGACGAAATGGATAAGTATGAGGTTATCGCATCCGCCGAGGAGATGTCCAAAAAGATCGAAAACATGGTGCAAGATATCGCTCGTTTGGCTGGTGAGGGAATCATTAAGCTGAAGGATCAGATTCGTGTGACCATGGGTGACGAGCAAGCTGAACAAATCGAAGATACTTTCGTTGAGCCAGTTCGTGGTGCAGCCGATGCTCTTTCGAAGCTACGTGCAACCATCGACCAATTCGCTGAGGGTCTGAAGTCCGGAGACGTATCTAGTGGTGCCGAGATGGGCGGCATGGGCGATGAGCTTGGGGGTGACGATCTTGGTGGTGATTTGGGTGGAGACCTTGGTGGTAATGAGCTTGCAGGTGACCTAGCTGACGCCAGCGTTGATGGTGAACCAGAAGAGCGTGCCATGAAGGACATGTAAAATGCCACTACGTACTTTTGACGACGGTTTTTACCCAGCAAATAGAGCACGTGATATTGCAGTGGGCAATGGCTCCGCTGATAACGACGTGCTTTCCGAGATCAACTCTCTTCAGACGCTAGTTGATGCTGCTGCTCGTTCTGGAAACCTTGAGTTGGAAGTTGGCATCTCGGAAGGTAATGAGACCAAGTTTACCGACGCAACAACGGGTCCAATCTACCGTGAGGCTTTTGCAGGCACAGATGAGTCATTTGATGCTCTTTTCCCGACAGAGGATCCACGTCTCTACAGAATTCGTATGGAGCGTGTAATCGGTTATTTCACCCGTTTGGGGTACTCAGTGCGTCGTGAAGATCAAGTGGCTGCTAGCCCTACTACATTCAACTGGATTATTAGGTGGTAATGATGTTTGATTCAACTGATGTCTAAAGAGACTCATAAAATTCTACTATCTTTCTCATTTCATCTAAAGTAGCATTGTTTTTGAGACGATTGATTTTCCAACTAACAAACACTACATTATCTCTGGTATACCCCTTCGTGGAGTCAATCCTATCGATTGATAAACTGCTGTCAGATCGTTTCCCACGTTCTTGACGCAGGATAGTACCCGTGACAGGACACGTGAGAGGGACCGTCATACCCGAGATGTCTAAACGTGTGAGTTCGAACGGTATGCCAGCACGTTTCGCACGTGCCTTGGTGCGGGACCAAATGATTTCTACGTAGTCTTTGCTTAACATGTAGGTATGTATGAACAAGAGATTCCGGTACCGTGACCTTTCATATCCGACTTTGGAGAGCTATACTACGTCGAATGGGGAACGTGTTTACTATACTCCAATGGGTGCCGCTCCCTCTGTCACTACCATTATTAGTACCCTTCCCCACCCTGGTCTCGATGAGTGGCGGGAGAGAGTGGGAGAGGAGGAAGCAGATAGGGTATCGAAGGAAGCCGCAAGTATCGGCACGTGCATGCACGACATGCTGGAATCGTATGTTAGAGATGTTCAATACCCGGAAACGAACACACCGGAAGAAGCCATAGCGAAGAAGATGTTCGCTGCGGTTCGTATGATGGGCCTCAGAGACCTTCAGGAGATTTGGGGCATCGAAGTGGCTCTGTACTACGAAAACCTCTATGCTGGGCGTACAGACATCGTGGGGGTGTATTCTGGTAAGCCTTCCATCATTGATTACAAGACTTCCAAGTATTTCAAGAAGGACGAATGGATCGAGGACTACAAGCTTCAAACAGCCGCCTATGCAATTTGTCACGATGAGCTATTTCCGGACATTGAGCCAATAGAACAGTGTGTCCTCTTGCTTGGAACGAGACCAAATCCAGAGTATAGAGTGCCACCAAAGTGTCAACGGGTCATCATCGAGAAGGACGAGATGGAAGAGTACAAGGACAGGTGGCTTGGGGTATTGGAGGAATATCACGCTACACGGTAAATACTTGTCGTCGAATAGCGAGATACCCGCATGAAATTGTACGAAATCAAAGCTGCTAGTTTTGCCAAGCTCTTAGAGCAGGGCACAACTGATATCGAGAAGGATTTGGCGCAGACTGCTGGACAAATCAAGCGGGCGTCTGCTTTTGGTAAAGGCGATGAGACTGCCGCTGGTTCAGGGGCTGGTGATAACCTTGGTGCTGGAGATTTCGGACAGTTTCCAGATCCCGAGAAAGGTAAATCTCCGCTTCAACAGGATGAAGATGATCCTCTATCACCCGATGTTCCTCCTGGTGCGGAGCAGACGGATGATGAACAGGAAGAGCTATTGATGCAGAAGGTCGATAGCATCCTCATGTCCAAGACCAACAATCATCCATATACCAAGGGTTACCAACACCAGGAAAACTCAAAGATTCACCCGTACAAGATCCTTGGTATGTCTATTGATGAACTTAATCAGCTACGTACTATGTCTCGTAATAAAGCCAATCTGGAGACCTTCAATGGTGAGCTTGGAGTCTATGATAATCCTGATATGAAGTTCTTCCAAGATCTTGTATCGTTCGTTGATAAGGTAATCGAGATCAAGAAGGATTCGACCAAGGAATACAAGGACAACAGGGACGGCAAGACCGCAAAGTCCGACAAGAGAAGTGATTCCAAGATCAAGCCGGGTAAGGTCAAGAAGAAGGTCAAGTAACATGAGATGGCAACATCTACGTGAAGCCAAGCTACCTCGGCGTTGGCGTGGGAACGTAGGTAAGTCCATCGGTGGTAGCATCTATGCCCATATTATGTATGCTGATGAAATCATTCCTGAAGAACTTCTGAACGAAGCCAAGAAACAGCTTGGTGACTTTCGCTACAACATTGTAAAGTACACTCCAAAAACCGGGGTTATCACTTTCATTCAATCACCAGACTTCGATACCGCTGATGAACCAATGGTTGGACCCGCAATGCTGGTAAAGCCGGATGGAACCACTAGGTTGATGAACCCCTCTGGCGATCCATGGATCTATCATCATAAGTGGCTGTGGGTCAAAGATGATTACCCAGGATTTGATGTAGAAGAAGCCAAGCGCCGTTCTATGAAATGGATGTCATTGCCTAACATTGACTACTCCAGAATAGGTAAGAAGTCGTATTGGGAAAAGTTCGTAATACCAAGGATAGAGAAATGAACCTATTTCAATGTGGCGGATTCACTCTGAATTCAGGAATGCACAGCGTTCTGAAGATAGAATGTGATGCTCTTACCCGTGAGGACTGGAAAACATTAGCTCATTTGGTGTCCGATAAAATCAAATTCAATTCCGTGGTTGGTGTTCCACGTGGTGGTTTGATTTTTGCTGAAGAACTTATGCCATACTGTTCTGATAAAAAAGAGTTACCATGCCTAATCGTGGATGACGTTCTGACGACCGGGGGTTCTATGACAAGATTTCGTGATGAAATTAAAGAGCCTACTATTGGCGTTGTGGCATTCGCCTGTGGGGCATGTCCAGCGTGGATCAAACCTATATTCCAGATGTGGTGACTTGAAAAAGTTGCTTTGAGTGCCCTATCTTACGAACATGAAGTTTTGTATCATAGACGCTAGCAATCTTGTTCATAGAGCCAAACACGTTATATCAAAGTATGATTCCTTTGATGAGTGTGTAGGCTTGACGCTGACTATTGTCTTCAACTCGATGAAGAAATCCTACGAGAAGTTTGGTGCAGAGCATTGCGTAGCTTGTTTCGACTCTTCCTCCTGGCGTAAAGAAATCTACCCCGAGTACAAGGGAGACCGTGTAGCAAAAGAGAAGTCTCCTATCAAAAAGGAGGAAGATGAAATCATCTGGCAGGTGCTTAGTGATCTACGAAAGTTCCTGGATGAATTCACCAATGTCACCGTTCTACATGAGCGAGACATTGAGGCAGACGATTTCATTGCTCGATGGACTCAATTGCATGACGACGAATCATTCGAGCACATTATCATTTCCGGTGATGGAGACTTCAAGCAACTAGTGCGACCCGGTGTAGAGTTGTATGATCCCATTCGTAACTTTCTGTATACTGCTGATGGTATATTCTATCAAGATGGAAAAAAGCCACGCAAAGAACAGCCAGTAGCACAGAAACACGGTGAAACTTGGAAAGTCAAGCTTACCAAAGATGGTGACCCGGAGACATTCGAACCAGAGTGGGAACTGTTTCAGCTTTGCATTCGTGGTAAGAAAAACAACTTACGAACCGCATATCCTCGTGTACGCACGAACAAGATGCGAGAAGCTTACGATGATCGTGGTGGCCCGAAGTGGAATGATTTCATTAATACTATTTGGGGTCCGGAAGATAATCGTCAACGAGTTCGTGATAGATATGAAGAAAACCGGTTGTTGATCGATTTGCGACGACAGCCTGACGAAATCAAGTTCGTGATGGATGAAACCATCAATGCCTCTTTGGAGAAAGATGCCAAGACTATGGTGGGCGCATACTTCGCTCGTTTCTGTGGCAAATACAAGCTTCGGAAACTGGTCGATCAAGCGTCTGCCATTACCCAATTGCTATCTGCGCCCTATTGATTCCCACGTCTCGATGTATATAATAGCGGTTCGTCAGGAGAGAACCGTTCATGGCAAAGGTACAAGAAACATACAAGAAGCTGGATGATTACCAGCATGCACGCCTTCGTACAGAAATGTACCTTGGATCTCGTGAACCTCACACAGTCCTTACCTCACTTTGACGGTGAGGTATTAGGTATGCGTGAGTTTACCTGGGTATCGGCGGCTATCACACAGCTACTTGCATCTCCGTATTGAAATTTAGAACCCACACGGAATTTCCGCAATCCCATATTCTATGGTATCCCCGTTGTTGCATGATTTCTCTTTCGGTTAAAGAAGAATCATAACCATCTTTGCACAGTTTATGTTTTTGATATTTGATACGAGATTCTCTATTCAGTGGGTACGTTGATACGTACCAATAAGCAGGTTTGCTGTGATGACTTAATGTAAATCCCAAACTTTGATAAAGATCTCCATCAGACCATCTTCTATCTGCATAAGATACAATAGAAGATCCTGGAAATTTTTTTGTAACTTGCGATAGTAGTTTCCCTGCGCTTCCGACAACGGATGTATTAATCTTATTACAAAATCGAATCATTTCCAGATCATACTTCTTTGAAAATCTTGGTTTACAAAATGTCATAACGGAAACCAATTCATCATTCTTCCATAGTCCATAATTGATTGACGACGGATGTTCTCCCTGTAGATGATTGTCGTTCATGAATTTAGCAGCTAGTGGGTATGATATGGATTCAACACGGCAGTTTCTAGCGAATACCTTATCTGTAGTTTGTTTTAGTAAATGACTAATTTTTGACTTTACTATAGAACTCTTGTATCTCCATTCGTCTTCAAATATTGTTAACAACCTGACGTTTTGTTTTTTACATTGAAGTAACTTATCAATATGATAATTGCTATCACAGAATCCTTCGGAATGCCAATACAACCCACACACTTCCAAAGCTAAATTATGCTTAGGAACGAAAATATCTAATTCCTTGGGAGCAATTATTCCTCGATTACTTCGCTGGATACTAACACCCAACTGTGTGATGAAATCACCTATTTCTAATTCTGGTTTGGAAATTAATGTTCGGCACCTGGGACAACCGACTCCACGAAGATTAGCATTTGGTATCTGCCAAAATGCACCGTGCACGGGACATACAATCACGCCCTTTTGCTTACTTCCAGTATACACAAAACGGGAATAATCATACGTCGGGTGGATTTCACCCGCTTCCTCCACGAAGTCTTCAGTGCTTTTTAGTCTACCCTTTCTATCTACACATTTAGCGCATCCACTTCCGTTTTTGTGGTCATTGGCTATTTGCCAAAATACACCATGCTCGGGGCATACTATTTGTATTTTTTCGGATACACCCCTGTAGTTCACTAACGAATAATCATATTTTCCATCATGAATATCCGCACATCTGGACAAGAATTCCTTTTCATGCAACAACAAAGATTTAGATGATTTTTGCAAACCACATTTATTGCATCCTTTCCCGCTCAGATGAACATATGCACGTTGTTTGAATAACCCATGCGTTGGACACTTGATAATGACCATATCTCTCGATTTGGTATAATCAACCAAGGAATAATCGTAAAACAGTCCATGTTTAGAACGTGCTCGCCTAATGAATTCGTCAGTGCTGAGCATTAGTGATTTTGTGGTGTTTTCTCTCCCACAGTCAGGACACCCCTGATTTCTATACAAATGATTCTTCGGAGTCTGCTTGAAACTTCCGTGCTTTTGGCATATAATAGATATCGGAATATTTTTCCCCATGTAATCAGAATTGGAATAATCATACTTCATGCCGTGCGTCTTTACCGCACGAACAATAAATTCTTCAGTAGTGAGATTTTTAGGCATATGGCAGACACACTCAAAAAACTAAATGATTACGAACACACAAGACTTAGAACAGAATTATACTTTGGTTCTAGAGAACTTCATACTCAAAATATACTCCATTTTGATGGAAAGCAACTTTCATTGCGTGAGTTCACATGGGTTCCTGCATTATTTACAGGGATTAGAGAAATAATCGATAATGCTCTCGATGAAATGGTTGGGCATCGCAAGGGTGACACACTGCGTGTTACCTATGACGAGTCCACCATGGAGATTTCCGTTGAAGACAATGGCCGTGGTCTACCAATCGATGAGCGCAAGGATTTAGGCAAAGGTCCAGCCGCATCCATTCTCCTGGGAGAAGCCCGAGCAGGACGTAACTTCGATGAGCGTGGTCAAGTAGCCGGTACCAATGGTCTTGGTGCTGCCTGCACCAACTTTACCGCTGAATGGTTTGAGCTTGATGTGTATCACGGCTCAAAGCGTTTAAAGCAACGTTGGGAGGAAGGCACGTACGGTGGTAAGGACAAGCACCGAACCAAAGGACCAAATGTCATTCGGGGCTCTAAGGCTAAGAGCGGAACTAAGATTACCTACAAGCCTTCTGCAAAGGTATTCAAGCATTTGTTGCTCCCAACCGATTTTATCAAAGGTCGTCTGTGGGACATCGCAGTGTCCAATCCCAAGATCAAGGTCTACTTCAATGATGAGCGTCTGACTCCATTACCCGGACGTGATGCAGTTGCCGCCACGTATTTTAAAGATCAAGCCATCAGCAAGATTTCCTTTGAGGACGGCAACTTCAACAGCCACTTCTATCTGCTGCCAGACTTCAATGGCGACGAAGAAGTTGTACATTCGGTGGTAAACAACCTACCTGCACTACAAGGCGGCTCGCACATCGATGCGTTCCGCAACCTGTTCTATCCGTCTGCAATGAGTCATTTAACCAGCACACGTGGCAATGCCTTCACCAAGGAAAAACTGACGTTAACCCGTCCTGATATTGCTACTGGCTTGCTCATCTTCAACGTCACTACTATGGATGGGCCTAACTTTGACTCACAGACAAAAAGTCGTTTGATTACCGAAGTCCGTGGAACCATGAAGGCATGCTTCGATGAGTTCCAGGTCGGATCTGCGTTTCGTAGGAACTCTGCATGGGTGGAGTTGATCCTGGAGCGTTGCCGTCGAAGGACTGTGAGCAAAGAGACCCGTGAGATCAGCCGTGAGCAGAGGAAGATGCAACGAAGCAAGGTTGCCAAGCTCCGTGATGCAACGGGGAACCGTCGCTCGAAATGTACGCTATTCATCGGTGAGGGCGATTCTGCTCTGAACAACATGTTCACTGTGCGTGATCCAAATTTACATGGTGCACTGCCGTTGCGTGGCAAGATTTTGAATGTGCATGGCATTTCACCGAAGAAGGTCATTGAGAGTCAAGCACTTGCTGACATTATGACAAGCATAGGTTTGCAAATCGGCACAAAAGCAAACCGACCCAACCTTCGATACGGGAAAGTGTACATTGCTACTGACGAAGATGAGGATGGTAAGAACATCACCGCATTGCTGGTGAACTTCTTCTTCCGCTTCTGGCCGGAACTATTTGAGGGAGAACCATTTGTCTACAAATTCTCTACCCCGTTCATCATTGTGGAGAAGGGCAAGCAGCGAAAGTACATCTATGCAGACGCATACGATGAGTTCCAGACTAACCTGGAGAAGTATAAGGGGTGGGCTATCACCAGGGCTAAGGGTCTAGGCACTCTTACTCTGGAGGATTGGGCACATGCACTGGAGAAACCACAGGTCATACCGGTGATCAACGATGGTCACCTGAAAGAGACGTTGGATCTGATCTTCAACCAGGATAGAGCCGATGATCGCAAGGAGTGGTTGAGTCATGACTAATAAGAAGCAAGTACCAGCAGCGGTACATTTCCAAACGACGGGCCAGCTACAGCCAATCGATTACAACTGGCTGCACATTCTGCACGTATGTCGTGAGGCATTGCAACAGGAGAAGCAATATGTTATTCTGCCTGTCGAAGAGAAGCAGAATGACAAGCGCAACAAGATGCGGCTGGTGAAGGGAGATAAGAACAGCCCTCGTGGGTTGGTGATGAAGACCGACCGTGAGGCATTGCAACGATACTATCCGTATGCTGCCGTTCGTTTGGATGCCGAGGAATTGTCTACCTACGCTGCCAAGAGATTCAATGAGCTTGATCCAGCAGAACTGGAAAGGATGGCAAGTGAGCTTACCCAGCAGAGCTAGTTCCGACTACATTAGTCGCATCTCACGGGAGTACGGTCTGTATGTTTTGGACAGTCGTGCTATCCCAGCGATGACTGATGGTCTTAAGACGAGCCAACGCATCGCTTTGTGGCTAGTGAGAAACCGAGCCGACAAGATCAAGACTATCTCGCTCGTGGGTGAGATGATTGCCTCCAACCTGTATGTCCATGGTGACGCTGCGGCTGGTGATACTATCAGTCTCCTGGCGGCTCCGTACTGCAACAACGTCCCCTTGCTCGGTAGTGTGGGTGCCTTTGGTACGTTGGCTGACCCAACGAGCTTTGGTGCCCCTCGCTATACCTACGTGAAGCGCTCCAAGTTTGCTCAGGACGCCTTGTATACCGATATAGACATCGTGCCAATGGTGGAAAACTACGACGGCTCTGCGAGGATGCCGGGTACGTTCCTGCCTCTGATACCCCTGGTACTATTGAATGGCATCAAAGGTATCGCCCCTGGTTGGTCTACCAATATCCTCCCACGTCGATTGGAAGATCTGATACGTGCCGTGCAGGAGGTTCTTAGTGATGGCAAGGTCAAGACCAAGATTATGCCCCACTACGAGGGTCGCAATGTTCGAGTGGTCGAGCGTGGAGACAATCAATATACACTATTCGGACACCTGACCAAGAAAAACACCACGACCGTGATTGTGGACAGTCTTCCGCCCGACTTGACGCTGGAGAAGTTTAAGGAATATCTCATCAAGCTGGAAGAGGATGGTAAGATCACGGATTGGATTGACCATAGCTCGAAGACTATCTACATCGAAATTAAGATGCGTCGTGCTGACCTCGTTCCCATGGAAGAGGCAGATATCATTGAGTTCCTTCGTTTGCGCACTCTGGTAACAGAGAATATTACCGTACAAGGCATCGGTGGTAACAAGGTTGTGACCTATGAGTCTGCTGATAAGTTGGTTGAGGATTGGGTGAAGTGGAGGCTTGAACTGTACCTTGAAAGGTACAACAAACTTCTTGAGGACGAGTGTTATACAAACTTGTATTGGAAGTTGGTGATTGCGTGCTTCGACCACGAACTTGTTAATGATCTTCTCAAACTGAAGGGTAAGACCGAGCTAAAGAATCGGGTTTTGGAGATCGCAAATGCGGACAAGCTCGATGGTGTCACTGACGATATTCTGGAACGAATTGCTAATCTACCGTCATACCGATGGACGGTAGAGGGGTATGACGAAGCGAAGAAGCAACTCGAAGCCAGTTCTCAACGTGTTGTGGAATATGACAGCATGGTCAGTAGCAATGTCAAGCGCAAGAATGTTTTCAAGAAAGAAGTCGGTGCTCTAGCTTAATCGTAAGCAGTCAATAGGGTACGGAAACGATAGGAAATTGGTTCATGTTGACCAAACCTTGACTTTATCCCTGGCAGGGTATATAAATACTCTTACCGATTGGTCCGTAGCTCAGAGGAAGAGCGCTGCCCTTACAAGGCAGAGGTCGAGATTTCGAAATTCTCCGGACCAACCAATTGGCTCGTAGCTCAACTGGTAGAGCGCCAGTCTCTGAAACTGGAGGTTCTTGGATCATACCCAAGCGGGCCAGCCAATCAATCAGAAGGGGTGGAGCTAAAGTGTCTGGTGACGCTAGCGGTCTTTGAAACCGCCGCAACTGGTTCGATTCCAGCCACCCCCGCCAACATCATGCCCAAATTAAGTACCTCTCTTCCAAAAGACAAACCTTACTGTACGACCATGATCAAATTCTGATCTACGATAGTAACGGTTCAGCTTCTCTTAAACTATTAGCTCCCAAATGGACGAAGAAGTGCTACATCATGCATGATTCTGATGGCAACGCAGTTGGAATCTTTAAGGGAGCAATAGACGAGAGTAAACAGATAGAGTTTACCTTAGCTGATGAAGATGATGAAATTCATGTTCTGAAAGCCGAAGAGATCTCGAAAGCTGAATACGGAACAGTTATCGCATTCATACATTCCCTATACTCGAAGTGGATGCTCGAACGATGAGTGGCATACTATTGAAATTTCCTGACTAAACTGATATCATGCAAACGGTGTACGCTTCAATTCGTGACTCTCGTGATCATTTGGTGTGCATAGTTTGTGTGCCAAGGGATTCATCGCTGTATCAGCTTGAGCAGGCGCTGATGCAAATCTACTCGAAGCTGAATTTGCCTAGCCACCCGAGTTTATTAACGGAAACTGAAGCCAAGTCATACGTAGAAATGGGAGTCTGCGACTTTGTGGACCTAACGAAGATTGCGGACTCGTTGAAGCCCATTCAAGGCTGGAGTGATTAAAGCGGTAACCCGAAAGCTGAGGAATAAAAGGATGCTTCACTTCGTAATTCGACGTAGTTCAGACAAGGAGCCTTTGGCTCTATTCAGGATCAATACCAAGGTCGAGAATGACATGAACATAAGCACGTTAGTTTATCGTGGACGCTTCGGTCCTTTCGTGCGGATTTATCGCAACGCTTACCACGCCTACAATCTGATGCTGGGAAGCCACGATGATGTCATTCAATCGTTGTCTTATAACCCCTACACCGAAAAGGCTGATTTTTGTTTGGAACTGGTAACAAAATCCGAGTGGGAATCATGGGATGAAATGGAACTGTTCCCGAGGTTGAAGACATCGATAGTGGGATGATACTGGATTACTACACAGTCCGAAACAATAATGATGAGATCGTGGCCATCGTTAGCATGTCACGTCGAAATAGATTGCCCTGGTCAGAATTTGTTAAAAATCCGTGTTCAGCAAGATGGAGCCATTCCAACTCTCTAATGGTTTTTGAGGATTGAATGGAGCATTCAATCCTCAAATTCATCTCATAAGGTAAATACCGGAACATCTTTTAGAGAGATATCCTTATGGAAGTTGTGATCAAAAGCGGGATCGTTAGAATAGGAGAGGGTGGAATTCTTGTTATAGGTGATGGCATCCCTCCTCACACTCCTCCATCCTCAGCACCCGTATTTTCAGGAGAAGGTACAGACAGTGGTGTTGGTGATATCAACATCAATGTAGCTTCCACCTTTACTACTGGAGATTTAGTGTTTGCACTGATAAGCTCGAATGATGCATCCACTGGATTTACATTGGACACTCCTACTGCTGGTACGTCAGGTGCATGGACTACGCTATTCAATGGCACCCCGAATGACGGAACAGTGAAAGTGGCACTGTTTTCTAAGGTGGCTACAGCTAATGATAGCTCAATAGTGACATTCACTGGTACTGATGAGGTATCCCACATTACTACTGCGGAAATTTACAAAGTTCCAACAGCATCACACAATGTTATAGATCCATCTACTGATGTTACAGTAGAGAACGCATCCGGATCTTTAACTGCCACTGGTACATTCCCAGCTATCACTGTTCCAAATAGCAATCGACTTTTCTATTTGGCGGGATATATAGGAAATAACGGTAACGCTTTTACACCAGAACCACCACCAGGACTATCCTTGATCAATGTGAACGGAATTAGTAATGCAGTCGGTAGGGCATATGACGTTACTGATCAAAACACACCAGGATTAAAGCCTTCGTTTGACGTATCATTCGCCACGGCTAATGCAACGTTTGTATTCTTTGCAGTGGCATATCCATAACGGAAAACCTGATGACTAATAAACAAATGGAACATGGGTATACTGACCAGCAACGTCAAGAAGCGTTGAAAGCAGACCATATGAAAACCCCTTCACCATGGATGAAAGTGATGAGCAATCCCTGGCCAAACAAAAAGAAAAACCAAGCCGATTGATGTTGCAGTATGAAACTAAAAGATCTAATGGAAGGACACCAACGACAGATAGAAGGACTACGCCCAAACGCTATCATCGACCTTTACTATCCATCATCGGTTCGTACAGCTATTGAATTAATCAGGGGTTCGTATAGCGATGACGAACCTCTGTTGGTTATGAATAGCCTCAAAAATGCAGCTAGAGTCTCGGATGTCGTTATTCATTTTTGGACTCAAGGAAAATATCTGGAAGCCCCTCGTGAAATGCGTAGGAACGCCCAGGATAAGGAACTAGCAGCCAAGATCTATCCAGAGTCCTTCAAACCGTTGGTGAGCATGTCGTTGCTCTCACAGCGTCCTATAGCTTTTGTGAAGAGATACCCCACGCCAAACAATATCGAAGCAGTATATGTGAATGTAGACGGTAATCTGGAGAAAATGCACGGCGACCAGTTTGTTGGCTGGTTTGTCAAGTTGGTCCGTCGTAGCAGGGACCAAGGAAAAGTAATCGAATCCCGTCTGAACGAGCGCTACAATCGATCTGTTGCCAATCGCTTAATTGGTGCTTGATTCTAATAATTTGAATACATACATTGGTAACACCGGAGGTATAACATGGGTTTCTGGGACAATTTCGCATCAGCGCAGAAGAAGTCAGATTTCACGGTCGCAATTAGCGATTCCGATTGGGATTCTGACTGGCCAAGTTTGGTATCTCGCCAAACCGCCAGAGTAGAAGTCAACTTTGTTAACAGAACTTTGGTGTTTCACCTACGTCAAGCTGCCAAAGGCGTCATCCAGGATGTCATCTTCCATATTCTTAACAAAGATTACAAGAAGATTGATCATATCTGCATCACCCCCGGAAAAGACAAGAACAAGTACGAGTACCACTTCAAGGATGGTGAAGTTGTGAGCCACTATTGCGATTTTGCGTATGAGGATGATTCTCCAGCCGTCCACGTGCTTACCGTTAAGTTTCGTGAGGTAGAACTGAAAACCCCGGCTGCGGATCGTCGCACTTCGGTCATCCTGAAAGACGAAACCCCTCAACAACTAAACGGATAATGACTCCCCTAGAAAAGAACATCATAAAAAACTATGATATGGCATTCGTCAACTATAACGGATACCATCCGTTTCTAGATATTGTAGAAGACGATGGAGTGGTTGTTGGCATCATGCTTAAAGATGAAGGTGGCTCGTGGGACACCAAATCATGGTCTTATCACCGTATCGATAGACTTCCAGTATTGACTAATAATCTCGGTGAATCTTATCGAGAGATGATGAAGCAACGCACACGTATCCAGCTACATGGATTGCTTTTCAAGTTGGCATCTGTTGATGTCTCTACGATTATCCAAAAACCAGATGAAGAGCATTGATGACATCAAAACGTGCTAAGTTGTTAGAATTCGCTCAACGCTTTGCCTCGGTAAATACTTCTGAGGTAATGAACAATGGTTCTATTAAATGAAGCCAGGAGGATTCTAGGTGAGAGCATTGACGGTTATGGTTCTGGATGGTGGAATATTAATACCGGACAGAGATTTCAACAGCCCAATGTTGCACACGCCGAAGTTATCCTGGATAATGCAGTTGCATTTGGCGTACAACACCTAATCTCTGCAACAGTATGGGATAACCCTGATGAAATGGAGCGCATTGCTTCCAAACTCGATGGGCACTATGAAACGTTCTACGATAAGGGCTGGCTACGTTACCTCTGGGCTCAAGAGCATGGAGAACGCCTTCTAGCTGGCTCCAGCAATTCCGAAGTCTTAGTAGAAGCCTGGGACAAAGAAGTTATCCACGACTTGTACGACGAATTTAATCCTACATTCAGCTATTGGTATTCTTCAGAACATGGGGGAAGTCCTAAATCGCAAGCCATCAGGGGAATACCACCATCAATCGAAGACTGGTTTCTATCATTATCAGGAGAAGACGAGATAAATGATATCAGGAGGAGAGCGGGGATAAGCTAATGGCATGGTACAATAATCACCTTCGTGAAACCAATATGAGCTACTGGCAACACTTCCTGTTCGCTAGTAAAATGACTCTCTGGGTCGGCTGGGTTTTCTTCACTTCCGCTGTGCACACCATTCTCCCATTTGCATTTCCGTTCTGGGCCGAAAGAAACGTCATCAAGATGGTCAAGAAGATCGAGGAGCGGCAGGGGGAACGCTAATGAATTTCAAACACTTGAAGGAAGTGAAAGAAACGTGGTGGCAACACTTCTGCTTCGCCTTCCCGATGGCCTGTCGAATGCTCTGGGGTGGTTTTTGTATACTAGTACATTCATTCCTACCTTTCCTCTTCGTGACCAATGGGTCCGACATCATCCGTAAATGCAATCGCATTGTGGAGTCTAAATTTCCTAAATGAAAAGTCCTTGACTTGGGGAGTCCCGTGTGGTAAGTTACTACCTCTAACTTGGAGAACTGTGCCATGAGCAAGTCCCGTACATCGCAACCGAGTGCCAAGGCAGCAGTCATGCGCCCTGCGTATCGTTCTCGGGTAGCTCGTGACAAGAGCAAATATCATCGCCCCTCAACAAAGCGTGAGGGCTACTGATGAACAACATCACTTAAGGAATTAGACACAAGATTCAAGCGAATGTTGGAGGGAGCCGAAGAACTTCAAAAGAGCAAGGACACGGATGACCAATGAAAATTAAAGTTTTATTCAATGATCACACTAAAAAGTACCGGATTTCTTACCAAACCGGACGGCTGTTCACTCGTTGGAAATTCGCACAGCGAGTTCTTGTCTCGTCTCAAGTCAGTCAAATCGGTATGGCCAAGTACGTGGAGTCTTCCATCGAGATCGCTGAGTTCGATTCCATAGGCGAGGCTGAGGAATTCATCGCCAAGCACGTCGCCCCACAGAGCGAGTGGTACGATCCACGAAGTGATGCTTGGACCGTGGAGGCTGAGGTTGACATTCCTGGCAAGAAAGGGTATCATGTACCAACCTTAGAAATCGGAAAGTAAAATCTGATGCAAACATACCCGACCCTGTACTCTCGTGACACCATTGGCAACATCCGTGTCTGGTGGATGGAACGTGATGGTTTTCACTATCGCACCGCATCTGGTATCAAGGATGGAGAGATCGTGCATTCGGAGTGGCGTCGTGCGTACGTGACGAACCAAGGCAAGGCCAACGAACGTTCCGCCGAGATCCAAGCCGACGCCGAAATCAAATCGTCATACGACAAGAAGCTACGCATGAAGTACCACGAGGCTGAGGCTGACGTGGACAAGGACAAGTATTTCAAGCCGATGCTCGCCAAGGAGTTCGGCAAGGAAACTTCCAAGAAGGGCGTTTCCTTCCCCGTGCACAGCCAACCGAAGCTGGATGGCATTCGTTGCCTTGTCACCGCCGAGGGTGCATGGTCCCGCACAGGCAAGCCTATTCTGGCGATTCCGCACATCCTGGAGGCCCTGGCTCCACTGTTTGCGAAAGACCCCGATCTAGTACTCGACGGCGAGCTGTACAATCACGACCTGAAGGATGACTTTAATACCATCACGTCCGTGGTTCGCAAACTGGAGCCTAATCCCGAGCAGCTTGCTGATTCAGCACGCCTGATTCAGTATCACGTGTACGACTGTCCGTCCGTGGATGGATCATTTGAAATTCGCATTAATACTCTGGTTGCTCTGCTGATGAACATGCCCGAGTGTGTCGTTCTGGTGGACACGCAGTTTGTGTTGGATCAGGAGACTCTGGATTTCTTGTACGCTGAGTACATGAAGAACGGCTACGAGGGACAGATGGTGCGCCTGGGTGGAACCTACGAGCAGAAGCGCTCGAAGTTCCTATTGAAGCGCAAAGAGTTCAAGGATGCCGAGTTCGAGATCGTGGAGGTAAAGTCGGGGCAAGGGAATTGGGAAGGTTACGCCAAGACCCTGACCGTGCGTCTTCCTGACGGCAGAACGTGCGATTCGGGTATGCGTGGTAATCAGCAGTACCTGAAGGAAGTACTGGAGAACGCTGACTCCTATGTCGGCAAGCAGGCGACCATTCGCTACCAGGATCTGACTCCGGACGGCAAGCTTAGGTTTCCTGTTGCCGTGGCGCTGCACCTGGAGGAGCGCTGGTGAGCGAAATGAAGAAGCCTACTGACATCATTGTTGATATTCATCGTGAACTTGAGGCTCTTGCGGAGGCTGCTGTACAGGAACAGCATGCTGATGCCAGCCGTGTTGATAGCACACTCGACTACTACGAGGATGAATTTGCGAAATGGATCGTAGCCAAATTTAAGAAGGAAGTTCTAGATGAAAATTAAGGTCTTTCTGGACGACGTGCGTAAGGAGCCTGTTGGATGGGTACGGGCGCACACGGCCCAGGACGCTATCGAGTGGCTTCAGGAGAGAGAGGTAAGCCACATCAGCCTGGACCATGACCTGGGTTCAGAAGAGGCTGGTACTGGCTACGACGTGTTGAAGTGGATTGAGAGGGAGGTCGCCATGGCTGGTTATGAGCCTCCGCACATGACCATTCATTCTGCCAATCCAGTGGGTCGTAAGCGCATGGAGATGGCGATCCAGAGCATCCTGCGTCTGTATGAGGTAGCTAACATGGAGTACCAGGAGGATGGATATAGCGGCCCTGGTGAAGATAATTGGGACTAACCTCTTGACTTCTTGTTGGGACAATGATAAATATAGACTGTGCATTGCTTAGTAGCGGTCTACCACGGGATACACCGGGAGGAGTGAACGCAGTGTGACCGAGTGTGAAGATTCAGACGGCGACCTGTGATGTGTCAATTCTAAGCAGGAAAGCCCTCTGACATAAGACGTTTGTATCGGATCACTTGAAGAATTGACTGTAACTCACGGCAGCCAGATAAAGGCAGGTTCGTGAGCGGTGGGATGGAAGTTCCCGCCTATTACGGTTGTGTAGCTCAATCTGGTTAGAGCACTCCCCTGTCACGGGAAAGGTTGAGGGTTCGAATCCCTTCACGACCGCCAATTTAGAGAAACACATCGCCTGTCTGAGCTTTGTGTGGGGACCATACCACTAGGTTGATAGTGGACAGACCGAGACCACGGGCTTATGTCACGTGGGATGCAATGGAAGTTTGCAATTAATGGCCCGTTAGCATAGTCTGTCCTAATGCGCCAGCTTGTCACGCTGGAGATCAAGGGTTAGAATCCCTTACGGGTCGCCAAGTTTTTGGCCAACATGGAAGTTCCTTGTCAACGTGGTATCAGCGTAAATGACGGGTCGGCCAAGGGGAGTTGTGTGACTTCACTCTCGCCAAACTCTCTGGAAGGAGAGCTAATATTAAAAGGCCGAAAAGTGATACTGGAGTTCTGTGATTGAATACTCCATTTAACCATGGTTTTGTTTGTGAAGTTCGATCACCCGGTGCCTGGGGTTACAAGGCTGATTATGGTTTTGTTTGTGAAATTCGATCACCCGGTGCCTGGGGTTACAAGGCTGATTTTTGCTTTAAAATAGATATTATTTTATTATAAAAGTCACCGTGACTGCGACTGGATGAGGAAGCCATTTCGCAGATTCCTATGGAAGTTGGGTAAGTTTCAGGGTATAGCTCAGACTGGTAGAGCGCTCGTTTCGGATACGAGAGGCCGCAGGTTCAAATCCTGCTACCCTGACCACGACATGGCGTAGCTCAGTCTGGTTTCTAGGTGGATTATTACGGGAAGATTCCGAATGCACCAGCGTTATAGTGATTTAAAACCTCTGTTGGTGTGAGCACACGATCATAGATAGCAAGTTCATCCACAATACCTTCTAGTGCTGTAGCAGGCTGTGGTCCCTGCAACGATCCATTGTTATATTCGTTTCCAATCAAACCTCCTGGTGCTTGACCGGAGACTGGTGTGTATTTAATATCACCAGTCTTGGTATCACTGGCGTCGAGTACTCCGTTGACGTAGAGAATACGACTTCCAGAGGTATATGTTCCAACCACGTGATATATTGAGCCTGCCGGAAAGACATTTCCTTGAAGGTAAGCATTACCTGCGGTGTTTTGGTTAGGACCATCAACGGTACCGAGATAGAAACGGAATGTACCAACGTTAAATCCGTAAATTAATTTGTATCCAGAGAAATCCAAAGTGCTCCCTGAAGCGTATTGAATGAGCGCTTCGTTCACATTGGGTGGTTTACACCAACATTCGATGGAAACCGTCTTGGTTGGTTCCAAGATGGAACTCTGACCAAAGTTCCAATGGTCTGCTAGGGCGTTGTTACCCCCGACTGCTCCATCATTATCTGAAGCACCAGAAATTAATCCAGGCTCACCGTAACGCATAGGAGCACCATTCTCAGTAGCTGTGAAACCATTACCCGAAGAATCAGCCAAAGTAGGACCAGAAGATTCACCAGCACGCCAGTAAGCAATTGGACCATCTTGTAGAATCAGAGATTCATAGGTCATTGGGCCGGATGGACCCAAACTGAGTATACCGCCGTTACTGACAATAATTGAAGAACCGTTTTCGATTATAATTATTCCAGACATTTGAAATTTCCAAGTTCTTTTGTTATATTTACTGTTCCATCTTAACAACTCGGTCATTAGTCATGCAAAACCCAGATCCTCATAATCGAGGCATGGAAGCTGTCAAGCTTGCTCATCAATACACCTGGAGACAACAGAAGAGGCTGTTCCCGGTTACTGTTGGCATCCTGACATGGATGATGGGATACAGCTTGCTGACGTTCAGCTTTTTCCCTCTGTTTCAACTCAACATCCTTTCGTGGGTAATACTTATGGCCATTATGTTTTTGACCAGGAAAAAACTGAACGAAGAATTTCTTGAATACTTGAAATGCCAGAGAATTGGAAAAGAGATGGACTGGAAGACGGTCGTCTATAACGGATGGTTGAACTATGCTGCCACGCTAATCTGCCTGTATTGGGTTTTGATGATCGCTTGGATTTCGTTCTTTATGCCGGAAGGTGGAATCTATGAACTTTACGAGATGGATCCCACCAACAAACCCTTGACTTCCTAACCCTAACTACCTATAAATACAACATGCAACGACGGTATCCTGTCGCATTGTGTTTACCATCATAAAGTGTGCACACTTTATTGATGAGAATGAGGCTTTTTATGTGAGATTTTGCGCCTCGTGTTATGGACATAATAAGTTTGTCATAGCACACCAGACATTGAATCTGGGTAAGCAGCAACCTATTCATTCATTAATGGGAATGAAGTTGTACCAGCTTAATGGTGGAATGGTTAGACACATCTGGTTTAAAACTAGACACATTGCAGGTTCGAATCCTGCTTAAGCAATTGGATAAATCATCACCGTGACTGCGATGGAGGATACATACGCAGATATCGATGGAAGTTCGATAAAATTGCAGACACTCAGGGTATAGCTCAGTCTGGTCAGAGCGCTGGTCTTGGGAACCAGAGGTCCGCAGGTTCGAATCCTGCTACCCTGACCAAATCTTGTACTAAATGCTTACAAGAAAAGTCGTTAACCGAATTTCCGGATTAGGAGTCGATCCAAAGGGACTTATCAATCATGGTGTAATCGGCACATATTCAGAACTCATGGATATTCAACGGGAGATCCGAATGAACATTTCAATGCTACTCAGGGCACTCCTGGGCGCACTGCTTCTAACGACAATGTCCGTTCAAGCGGACGAGCCCAAGACACTTCATCAATACCTTCTGGTGTCCGAGGTTGACTTCGTTCTAAATCATAGCACTCGTGTGCTCATCGTATTAAGTCCTGGAACCACAGGATGGACAACTCCAACAGAAGCTTGTGCTGGCGTATCAAAGTTTGATACGATTGTTCGTAAGGTCGTCTTCACCGACGCCAGCACTACAACAGTTTCTACAGATCTTGTTTGGAATTCTGACACACGAACCCTAACCAATCTTGGTGGCCGTAATGAAGCTACCTGCAACTAAGGACCAACACATGAAACTTCAAGTATTGGCAGCCGCAGCACTAGCGGCAACAGCATTCGTCGCATCGGCTGGTGAATACCGCAACGACTATTCACGTGGCGACATGGGAATGGGTTCCGGAAACACCCAGACTATTACCATCACCGGGAACGGTGATGGTGGCGTTACAGTCCGTCCGATTTCCTCGTTCATTCTTCCGATTTCCCCGTTCATCCTCTCCAACCCTCGTCAGGCATGCCGTTACCCAAGCAATCTGTATCGAGCTGGCGATCATTGCCTCGTTCCAGGTGAACCAGAGGCACCGAAGACTGCGCCTGTAAAGGTAGAAGAGCCTCATCCTCCTGTAGTGGAACCGCTCATCCCTGTCGCCCCTGTAAAGCCTGAGAACGGCTAAGGATGTGTTATGCGGGCGCTGTTGGCTTTAGTGCTTCTCCTTAAGTGCGTCGAAGTAGCTGGCAGCGTACAGTTCCACGAGCGACCGGAGGTTAGGGAACACCTGACCTCCGGTCCTGTAATCATTGTAAACATACCAGAATTCAAGCTTAGACTCTATCGTGATGGAGAGCTTCAGCTTGAGTCTCGTGTTATCCTCGGCAAAGAAACTAGACAGACACCCGAGATGGTGGCCGAGATCCAGCACGTCATACTGAACCCGTACTGGAACATTTCGAACAAATTGGCTCGTGCCGATATCCTACCTCGATACGTGAAAGACCCCAAGCGTCTTGAGAGAGATGGATACCAACTAGTCAGTGGGTGGAACCCTGACTCCAGAGTAGTCGATCCACTGAAGGTTGACATCGGGGCTTGCGTAAGGACCGGAGACTGTTCTTTCAGAATCCGACAAACACCAGGGGATCATAATTTCCTTGGTGCTGTGAAATTCTCCATGCCAAACCCCTACAACGTGTACATCCATGATACACCAGCCAAGCATCTTTTCTCAAGAAAGAAAAGAACCTTCAGTTCCGGTTGCATTCGTACTGACTCTCCGATTGAGTTAGCTATTCATTTATTGGGGAAATCGAGAGCCGATGTAGAATCGAGAATTGCATCTGGGACTCGACAGGAAATCTACCTAGAAACTCCAGTTAAGGTGGTGGTCGTAAACATCATGACGCCCGATGGAATACCCGTGTACCCGACCAAAATGGTGTACGATCAATGATACACATTCGACCAGCGAAGAAGTTTGAGCGCAAGAATATTGTAGAACTTGCGAGTGAGCAATTCGGTGATGGCTACCTCGTCCGAAAGGAACTAGACATCGACCGGTACATCGTACTGTACGTTGATGACGATTTCTCTGGTTTTGTGAATACTGACTTCTACTCAAAAGAGGAGTGGGACGAGCCGGGTAATGAGGGTGCTGGAATGATTGAGACCATTGCTGTTAAGACAGCATACCAACGTCTTGGATTGGGTACGGCGCTCATCGGAGTAGCCAAGGCTGACTTAATCCTAGGTGGCGCAACGGCCATCTATTGCTACGCTGCCAATTGGTCCGACCTCGATGGGTTTGCTCCGGTTGCCTCGCCACTACAGAACAATGGCTTTAAGGTGAAGGACTTTCTACCCAGGATGTGGAAGGATGACCCACCCGGCTACAAGTGCCGTGCCTGTGGGTATCCATGTAATTGTGATGCTACTCTGTACGTTTGGAAGCGAGGCTAAATACATTTAATTGGGGAATGTAAATGCCGGATAAAGAGTTCGATCCAAACAACACCATCATCAAGAAAATCACCCACAACCGTGGGATGAACTGGATGGCCATCCTTGGTGGCATTGGAACTATAGGTGCCGCTCTAGTTGCTATCAACGCTTTCACCGGACTTAACCTTCGTCCTGCTTGGGGCTTCGAAGTAGACAAATTGATGCAGCAACAAGGTCGTGTGGAAACTATCTTGCAAAAGACTAACGACCAGCTAGAGGGAGCAGCACAACATCTGCTTCGACTTAACAAAGAACAGCTTCAACTGAAAATCAAGCAAATTGAACTGGACCGTAGGGAGGCTCGTCGTGAGCTAACCGAGCTTCAGTTGCAACGAGAAAAGCACAGAACCGCTGGAACATCGGTTCCTAATTTCATCTCTGCTGGAATTTCTGATACTCAGGAACGTATTCGCCAACTAGATGAAGATAAAGCTGACGCCCAAACCAGACTGCTTCAACTACAGTAACCAACGTGGACGACGCAGAAGAACTCTGGTGAGTCCGTTTGGAACATCCTCTTTGATGTCTTCAACCAAACAGAAGTGTTTACAAAGAAACTCGATATCCTCATTTGAATTTACATCAACGAGAACCATCGATCCGCTGTGAAGTGTGGATGCTATGGCTTTCCAATATTCATCCTTTGCAATCCCGGTCATCCAACTATCCGTGGCAATTACGAAATCGATTGATCTAAAGTTGGCAATGACTTCTGGTGATGGAGCAATAATGTTCAGGTGTCGGTTCTCAATGCCGTTTCGAAGCATGAAATCAGCTAGGACACGCTGGTCGTTAGTAAATGGAAACTCATCATCTTCACCACGGACTGTCAGCATATTATTCATGCCGGTAGGAGAGATACCATCAACTAGGTAAAGGATTGGCTTGTGATATGACTGTCTGTAGATAGACAGCCCGAATAGACCAAGCCCACATCCAACATCCAGAATGGTTTTGATGCATGGTTGCCCGCCAAGGTGATCAAACAAAATGCGTGCAGAACGTTCTACATATCCACGGAGCTTGTCTCGTGTTTGAGCGCAGAACTTTTCGTTCTCCATTACCTCTTTCTTGGTTGTAGGCTTTACATCAAAATAACCGTCACTGGTACCTTGCTGATACCATATGACGGCTGCTTCTCTCGGAAAGAAAAATGGTAACTGTAGAGACATTTACTTTACAGACTTCTTCAGGTTCTTAATCTTGGTTACCGCAGTATTCCAACACTTCTTCCAAAACTCGTTGAATGCGGTACCGACTACGATACCAACAATTAAAAATAGTAGCTCTTCCATGGTATTCTCAGGTAGGCTTTGATATTTCCAATATGGTATGATAACTCCTTGACATCAAGGGGCAATCTTTTATATACCTATTACGATTGGAGCCCAATATGACACACGATGATTTCTTGAAGAAACGTGGATTGTTGGTTGAAACTGGTCTGACGCACGACCAGCTTGCTGTGATGATGATTCGAACGGATGGTAGGTGCGTGTGCCAGTCGTGCGGGAAAAAATACCGTGAACATCCGTACGCTACCGAGGCTAGGAATTGGGATGGTGAAGTCTATCTACATGTGATATGTGGTGGGATGATTGTTAAGTTATGAGGTACTTGCATTTCATCGTTAGAAAAAACAAATATGTCCCGGAGGTTGGCGATCTGTACAGTTTCACCGAAGATGGAGTTATTGGTATTACAACGTTTGCGTTTGTGAAAGAACCACCTACTTATATGTCATTACCTACGGGTAGAGAAGGTCTTCTTGACACCATCAACTTCACATTTCAAGCATTGACACAGGCAGAGTTCGAGACCTATATTGAGTTTCAATTGTTTCCTCTAAGAGACTCAGACTACTTCGTGATTACGAATGGAACCCCAAGGCCATGAGTTCAACTAACCGTAGTGCTGCTCGAAGTAAGGAGCGAAAGGTTAATCAGGATTACTATGTTACTCCTAAATGGGCTGTACGTGAATTCATGTTGGCTTGGAATGAAAACACCCAGATCTTGAGCTACCTCAGAAATCCTCATGCTGAGGCGATGATCATGGACCCGTGTGCGGGTGGTGATATCAACAATGATATGACTTATCCAAAGGTTCTGGGTGAATGGGGTATTCAGCCTCTTACCATGGACATCCGTGAAGACTCTCGTGCCATGGTGATTGCCGATTATCTCGTTACCGATGTTGGCGAGCAGTTTGATCTCATTATTACCAATCCGCCATTCAATATTGCACAGGACATTATCGAGAAGGCACTAACAGATTGTGCTGATGACGGGTTTGTGGTTATGCTTTTGAGGTTGAACTTTCTTGGTGGTCAGGCTCGTGCCCCGTGGCTAAAGCAATACATGCCGAGTGATATCTACGTACATACAAAGAGGATGGGCTTCAATCCGGAAAAGCCAAGCGCAACGGATAGCATCGAATACGCTCACTTCATTTGGATCAAAGGCGAGACTCCGGGATATGCACGAACACATACCATCATCCATGACAGTAAAAATCATTCATGAAACGGGTGAGATAGGTATCTCTGCGCCTCAACGTGGTGGACCATTCCGTGATCAACTTCTAAAGGGATATCTTGAGAAAAAATTGCTAGAGCAGTTGGTTCTGAAAATCGATAGCGTGAAGTATGATGTCCCATACACTAGTGACGGAATGACTACTGCTGATTTCTTCAAGCATATTCAGGTTTGTATTGACCTACATGAAGCATTTTACAAAGATGGATTAAACACCTGTTGATATGAAAGTCATTATCAATGTTCTTGGCACGTCTGGAAAACTACCCACATAAAGAAAATTCTTAATATTTCCTCAAGAAAAAGCTTGACAGTGGGGTGCGGTTTTGATATACTGTTTGCGTCTGGTGAAAACTGGACGACGAAATCAACCGGAGATCCTACATGACCCCTAGCGTTGCCGAGATGATTGACCAGATCACCGCCCGCCGCAAGGCTGCGGCTTTTTGGGTTGCCGCTTGCGGAGGTTCCGAAACCCCGTTCACGTGCCGTGGTCGTCGTCTTCTCTACGTTTGGAACGGTCTCACTGGCGATCTCTGTGAGCATGCCTACCTGGATCTGGACACGGACATGATCCTGTCAGTCGAAGAAGAGGAAGCTCTGGGGCTCCGGTGATGAAGACGGCAAGGAATTTCGTGCATCGAGTCTTGTGAGACCGATTACATGAAATTCTACTGCCCGGACCTGTACGTCAGTGCTAACAAGGGTTTCGGCTACAAACTCACGAAGGAGTCTTGAACATGGGTGTCTACATCTACTCTCTCCGCAAAAAGCACAAAGAGTGCGATCTGATGGGCATCACGCCGATCAAGGTTATCTCTTTCGAGTTCGCCTATCGAGACTCCCACGTGTGGCCCGGTGACCCCGGACATCGTGCGTACGCAGCCCTGGTGGGTCGTACGAAGTCGAACGCTATTCGTGCACAAGCCTACTACTTCGATGCTGCCCAGGACGAGTATGGAACTTCCGATGTTCCTTACTACATCGTGTGGGGCGGCTTCGAGGACGGCAACACGGTCTACGAGACTAAGAAGGGTTTCCTGCCCACCATCCAGGCTGACACTCAGGATCTTCGCAACTCCAATGTGATCGGAAAGCTTTTCAAGGTGGACCGTCGCTGGACCATCGAGATGAAGTGTCCCGGTCACATCTGGAACTACGAGAGCGTGAAGATGGGCGACTTCCGCAATAACCAGGGTCTCAAGAACATGCAGCCGGCTCGTTCCTGCAAGCGATGTGATAAGTTCGAATACGCTGATCGAGAGCTTCAGGCGCTGTACGAGCAGCACTAGAGCAATGACCAAAGGGAAGCAGCATAAGCTTCAAGGTAGCATTTATCATTCGTGAAATGGAATATTAATCATGCAGATGAGAGTTTCCGACGCTATTGTTAACATCGTGGAGTTCGCTCTTCCGAAGTTCAGCGACAAAGAGCGTATGCTTCACGTGTGTGTGGACGCAAGAATCGTCATTCATGCATGCGACGACGATCTCCCGGAGCAGTACCGTGAAGACCGCTATGCGGATGCCCGCATTCACTTCCTGTTCCAGCGTCCCACCGCCTACACCAAGGTGTTCGTCGCCATCGAGGGCTACGAGTACGCCAATATCGAAGACGGTTCCGGGTACCCCAGAAAGGCATGGGTGCAGATTGAGGGAATGGACGCCTGTGACCAGCAGGTTTACCACGCCTCGGACCTGAATAAGCTGCGTTGGGAGATGACCAGCGACCACGACTCCTGCTGGCGTTCCGATGGAGTGGACAGTGTTCTCTTCCAGATCGAGAGGCAATTGATTGACCAGATCACCGAGGGCGACGACTTCCTTCTCAAGAAGATGCACTGCCATCACAACTTCGACACCTTCTCCAAGCCCAAGTTCGTCAAGGGTGAGGTCGTGGTGGACAAGGAGGCTAACGAGCGGGACGGGCGAGTGGGAGACAACTACCGCAAGAAGCCGATGAACATCGAGGAAATCGAATGACCAACCGATACCTCGGAAAAGTGAACTCCTTTGACATTTACGTTGACCAAGATGGTGTCGAAGGAGTGTTCATCCCCGTGAATGACGGGTGCACGGTGTTCAACTTCATGAGCCATCGACCGGTTCCAACGGTCTTGCAATTTCGAGTTACACTTACTACCATTCTCTCTGGAGAAGTTTACACAAGGAAACTCAATCCCGATGAAACTTAGTGAAATGATTGCTGACTTAGAGAGGCTGAAGGCAGAGCATGGTGACCTTGAAGTGATGATTACCACCGACAGCGGTACCTACAGTATGGAGTCAACCAGTACTGAGTACCGGTGTGCCGAAGATGATGAGTATCCCAAAGAATGGGAGATGCCGGGAGGTTTCGAGTTTATCGAAATCTTGGTCCTCGACTAATGGAACAGAAGTACGACAAGCTGTAAGCTTTCTGCATGAATATCTTTGTCACTGATTATAATCCTGCCTTTTCTGCCGTTTGGCTTGATGACAAACGGCAGAACAAGATGATCGTGGAAACAGCGCAGATGCTTTGCACTGCCGTTCGTATAATCACGGATAATGATCCAAATGTCTGTGAGGGATTATACCGAAAGACCCATGCCAATCACGGCTGCAATATCTGGGCTCGTTCTAGTCGTCAAAACTATGAATGGTTAGTTCTTCATGGTTTACACATGGTCATGGACTACATGACTCGTTCTAGTAAGATCCATAAGTCAGCGGCTGTCATTCGACAGTGTTTGATTCATATGAATCTTTTTCCTGATGACGAATTGCTTCCCTTCACCAATCATGCTCGCTCCCTTAAGCATGGTATTGACTTCACCCACCTTGAAGACCCACGTTTGGCTTATCGTAAGTATCTCATAGCTCGGTGGACAACCACCGACGTGCATCAGCCCAAGTGGACCGGATTCAACCGTTCTTGTCCTGAGTGGGCTCAGGAATCAATACGTGCCAAGTATGGAAATGACTCCGTTGGAGATAGTCGAGAGGCTATCCCAACTGAAGACAGACAAATCGAAGGAGAAACTGCTTCGAAAGATTGAACCGGAACACGAATTCTGGATTTCCTGCTATCACGGTCTACGTCCCTTTGTTCCTTACAACGTTAAGTTTGGCATTAGCGATCCACATCGCTACGGAGCCGGTGTTCCCCTTGGAGTTTTCTCCAAGATATTGAAGTCCATGGAAGATGGATCTCTCAATGATATTACCACCGTCGATGCCATTTCTGCATTCTGCTCTAGATGTACGGAAAAGGAATGGAAATCTTGGTATCGACCCGTGCTCGATAAGCGTCTTCGTATCCCCATAAGTCTCTCTCTGTTCAATCAGTTTTGTCCGGAGCAGTACCGGATACAGAACTTCATTCCGTCCGTTATGACGCCTCTGGAGGACGCTGAGGGCTTCCCAGAGAGCTTCTACCTGGAGCCCTACCCTGTAGTGCCCCGACTGTTCCTATTCCTGAAGAGCAAGCGCAGCTTTGTCTTTCTGGAAGACGGCACACCAGTGCATCGTTTAATTCCTAAACTATTCGAGAGATTCGTAACCAGGGAGGGAGCAGTCTTGGAGTTATACGACGAGAATGGTCGGTACACAGTACGTGATATTCTTCTCGAAGTGCAAATGCTTGACACATCTATCAAAACTAGTTTTGTTAACAAGCGTCTAGAGGTCTTGAAGACCATGATTAGTGAGTCCGAATCCGTTGAAGTCATTGAGCATGAATTCTTGGGCAAAGACAACAAGGAAAGCATTCGTGATGTGATAAGCCTGTACCTGGAAGCTGGATATTCTGGTGTTGTGCTAAGACCAGATAGTGTTGGCTACAGACACAATCATGCCAACATTGTGATTCACCCGAACAAGAAAAACACGCTGACTTGTACCGAAATTATTCCTGGAGAAAAAGGTAGTAAATGGGAGGGGCGTGTTGAATATTTTCGTGGCGTTGGTGTTCGACAGGGAAAAAAGATAGATACCCTGGTGTTTCATGGCTTGACTTTCGATGAGCGAGGAACATCTTTAGAGAAGGCGAATGACCTTATTGGTCAGAAATTTGAGGTTCTATCATGCGGAGTAACCGATGATGGATCTCTACTATTCCCTGTATTTCAACGTTGGAAGGAGAACCTTAAATGAGTGCAGAAGCCGCAATGGTTGATACCGAAAATCTGACTGCCACAGTTGATTCTGGTAAGTCGGAAGAGTTACGTGAGTTAATTCAACGCATCGAGAAACTAGAAAACGAGAAGGCTGCGATTGGTGAAGATATCAAGGCAGTCTACCAGCAGGCGAAGTCCGATGGCTGGGACACCAAAACGATGCGTAAAATCGTGAAGATTCGCAAGACCGACGAGCGTACCCTTCAGGAAGAAGAACTTCTTCTGGAGGCATACAAGACTGCTCTTGGGATGGAATGAACGCACTTGTAGTAAACTTGTTTGCAGGCCCCTGTGCTGGTAAGTCAACAACTGCCGCAGGGGTTTTCTGCAATCTGAAGAAGGCTGGTGTCAATTGTGAGCTAGTAACCGAGTTTACCAAGGAGCTAACCTGGGAGAGTAGGCATCTAGCTTTGGACAATCAGATCTACATCCTCGGTGAGCAATATCATCGTTTCTATCGAGTTGTTAAACAGGTTGATGTGATTATCACGGACACGTCGTTCGTATACGGATGCATGTATGCACCACCGGAATACTTCCCATCGTTTAAGCCTCTGGTTGTTGAAATCTTCAACAGCATGTACAACGCAAACTACTTCATCGAGAGGAGACACAGGTATAGTCCTACCGGAAGAAATCAGACGGAAGAAGAGGCATGGAAAATCGATCAAGCTCAAATGTATTTTTTACTTGAACTAGGTATAACATATACTCTTGTACCGGGTAACGATGAAGGTATCGAAATCATCATCGAAGACGTATTAGGAAAACTCGAACATGGCTGAGCGAGTATGGGTTGATGGACCTAACCATCCAGATCTATTCGATGGCGAAACTCCAATTCGCACTCGAATTCCAATAGAAGAGGTTGGCCTGAAAGTTTTCAAAGTCAAGCTTACATGGTATGAGACTGTGTTTGTAGTTGCTCTCAACGAGTCCGATGCTAAAGATAAAGCATGGAAAAAGGTCAGTACTTTCGGTGAAGAGACTTTCCTTGACCATGCCGAGGTAAAGGAACTAGATTGGGAAGACGAACTCAAGGACTGGCATCGTAATCTCAAGTGCAAGGATGGCAAGACCATGATTGCGAAAGAGTTACTGATGCAGCACCTAGAAGAAACCGAATGTACGTTGACGCAAAATTGATCGATGGACGTGTTCATGTTTCGTCCTACAATAATCAAGGTGAGAGGCAGATAACCACTCATTTACCTCCGTACGTCTTCTACTATGAAGATAACAATGGCACTCACAAGTCCATCTACGGTGACTCTCTCAAGCAAAAGAGGTTTACTGATCGCAACAAATTCTACAGGGAACTTGAACGTACTAAGGCTAGAAGCTTGGTATTCGAATCCGATGTTAACCCTGTCTTTCGTTTGTTGGAAGAACGCTTTCCAAACAACGACACTCCACCGTTGAATATCTCGTTCATTGACATCGAGTGTGATAAGGATCCATCACGTGGATGGTCCAACGTATCTGATCCATATGCCATTGTCAATGCCATCACTGTCTACAACAAGTGGCAAGACCAATACTACACCATCGCCGTTGCCCCACCGACATTGACCCGTGATCAAGGAGAAGCGTTACTTGCTGATGATTCCATTGATGATGGGTTTGGATCTATGACTATGGACGAGGGATACTTTGTTGTTCATAGCGAAGCTGATTTGTTATCCGCCTTCCTAGACCTAATCCAAGATGCTGATGTGCTTACAGGGTGGAACAGCACATTTTTTGATCTACCCTATATCATTCAGCGCATTCGTATTGTTTTGGGTGGTGAGAAAATCGACAAGATACGAAAGGAGGATGGAAGTGAAAATAATCCATTCCGTCCATCTGACCGTAGCAAACCACATCTGGAAAGGCTGAACCTATTCAAGTGTCAACCAGAGATGCGTATGGTGGAAAGGTTTGGTAACGCAGAGAAGAGCTTCCTGATTTTCGGTCGGGTGCATTTGGATTATCTGGAGCTATACCGCAAGTTCACCTTCGAGGAACTTCACAGCTACACACTCGATGCCATTCTAAAAAAAGAGGTTGACCAGACCAAGGTTGTTTACGAAGGATCGCTTGATCAGCTATACCGCAACGATTTTAGAACATTTGTTGCGTATAACCGCCAGGACGTTGCTGGTCTTCATCACATGGATGACAAGCTGAAGATGATTGAACTTGCAAACACGATGGTTCATATGGCTGGAGTAACCTTCGATAAGGTGTTTGGCTCCGTGGCCATCATCGAGCAAGCCATTCTCAAAGAACTTCATAGACAAAACATGATTTGCTTCGACCGTGATGTGACTGATAAGCACGAAACTGTCCCTGGTGCTTTTGTCATTGATCCTGAAAAGGGATTGTACGAATGGGTATGCTCGTTCGATATCAACTCTCTGTACCCATCGGTTATTCGTGCTCTGAATATTAGTCCGGAGTGTGTAGTAGGTCAGTTAGATTTGTCCGAGACTGAGGAGAAGTTATCACACCACGTCGCATCCGGAATGACAGCAACAGAAGCTTGGGGTCAGTTTACTGGTGTTTTGGAGTATCATCACATCATTGATGAAACTGATGACATGGTGACGTTGTGTCTCGAAGGAACAGATGGAGAAATCACAGCTTCGGCTAAAGAATGGAAGAAGAGGATTAGGCAGAACGGATGGGGCATCAGTGCCAATGGCACGGTGTTTGAACTGGACCGTGAAGGCATTGTTCCATACTGCTTGACTAAGTGGTACAAGCAACGTGTGGAATGGAAGAACGAGGCCAAGAAGTATGGTATGGCCCAGGTTAATGAGAAGGATAAGGACAAGCTTTCTGAATTGAAGGCTCAAGAAAAATACTATGACATGATCCAGTTGGTCATGAAGATCTTCTTGAACTCAACGTACGGAGCTTATCTGAACCGGTTCTTCCGCTTCTACGATCCAAGGCTAGGTAAGAGCGTAACACTCACCGGACGTGTGATCACCAAGCACATGTGTCGATACGCCAGCAAGCTAATGACCGGAAACTATGAATTCGATCAAAGAGCAGTTATCTATGGTGACACGGACAGCACGTATTGCACACTCAAGTGGTACATGTCCAAGAATGGAATTGAACCCACTGTAGAAAACGCAGTAAAGATTTCCGATTGTATAGGGGAAGAGATCAACTCATCGTTCCCTGACTTCATGGATGAGAGTACCATGATCGGAAGAAGGCGTGGAAAAATCATTGAAGCCGGTCGAGAAGTTGTTGGTCGCCGTGGTCTCTTCAAGGACAAGAAGAAGAGATACGCCATTCACGTTGTAGACCTGGAAGGCAAGCCCGTAGACAAGATGAAGATCATGGGCATGGAGATGCGTCGAAGTGATACTCCTGTTATCATCCAGGACTTCTTAACGGATTGCGTCACTGCTGTTGTTCGTGATGATAAAGACTACGAAGAAATCCGTAGTATGGTTGACGAATTTCGTGAGAATGTATTCCGTAAGCTACCTGAATGGAAACGTGGTACCCCTGGTCGTGTGTCCAAGCTTGCATTCAACTCCAGGCGTCTACGTGCATACAACGAAGCCAAGGCACAACAAATTGTCAACGTGGCAAAGCCCAATGTACACTACTCAGTGATTGCGGCTAACAACACAAACCTTCTGATGGAGCAGAACAAAGAGCACCGATGGGACATCATTCGAGACGGTGACAAGATTGAAGTGTTGTATCTAAAGCCTAATCCGTTCAACATGAATGCCGTAGCCATCAAAGTGGGAGAGACGTACGTCCCGAAGTGGTTTCAGGAACTTCCCTTTGATAACGAAAGGCATGAGAAAAAGATGATCAACCAGAAGATGGACAACGTTCTTGGCAGCATCATGAATTGGTCATTCGAACCTATCACAGATTTTCGTGACGAAGTGTTTAAGGAAGTAGATTTGCTAGCGCTATAGGACTATATTGAACGCTATGAAACTCAAAGACTTACTACCAGACGTTCTTACTGCAACGGAGCGGTTCCGTGATGTTGTCACTCATGTAATTCTAAAGGACCATGGGGAGAACTCCTTGATCGTCGCAAAGTCGATAGATGGTTCGATTTACATCGGTGGAACCACCACGAGTGAGGTTGAAGACTTTGAGGACATAGCTTGCCTGGGAAGCCTGGATTTTCTCAAGGCATCTCTTGATGCACCGGCTATGGAGGTTGGCAGCTTGGAGTTGAACATCGACCTATCTGCTGCTGGGGACGCCAGGGTTGTCCGCTCTATCACTCTATCCGGAAAGGATGGATACAACGTATTCTACCAAGCAGTAGACCCTTTCATCAGTAAGCTGAACAAGATTAGTGTAACCAAGGTATCCAGTTGGCCAGTCGTGTTTGCTATTGATCAAACTTTCATGACACGCTTCAACGAAACCATGAAAGTTCACGCTCGTGCTCCCAAGATTGGCACCGACGAGGACGACATATTTTTGCTCTCTTATGGCGACGGGAAGATTTCTGCTAGCTTCGGTGAGAAGGGACATCAGGTTTCAACAACACTGACAGAAGAAGTGGAGATCACTGGAGAAGCCGACAAAGTGACGGCTTTGTTCTCAATCTCGAAGTTCAATTCCATTCTAAAACTGTTGGGTAATAAGACTACCATTGGCTATCTAGACAGTAAGGCCATGAAGATAGAGATGAGTACCAAATACGCTGTTTACGAATTCGTTATGACTGCAAAGAGAATGAAGAAATGATGATGTCACTAGAATGGATCATATACAGCGTTTTTCTTCCGGTCGCCTTACTTCTTCTATGTGCGGTAATCCCTCCAATTCGCCGGTTCGTATATCAGAAGCCCTGGTTAACAATTCTGATGAAAAACCTGTATACCTTCTTCGGGAAACCATACTTCAAGGTGACCGTATTTCACCATCGTGAGATTGGTCAGGTTGGGGTAGACGCTCAATACAATATCCACTTTCTCTACCTGTTGGACGGAGCGTATGAAATAGCTGGCGTAGATTACTACAATCGTGGTCTCTCAGAAGAAGCTAAGATTGCAATCTACATGTATGACACGATGGGTAGCATCGCTGACAATTACATGCCTATGCCCAACATACTACAGGAAGGAATGGATGACGAATACATCCCATCAATGTCCATGAGTGATGAATCAATAAAACAAACTGTTGACCTGGGCAAACCAGACAGTAGCGGAACTAGCTTTGATATTGCTAGAGGTTAATAAATATTCGACAAGGGCTATAGAAAACAACCATGCTGGTATCAAAGAACATTATAAATCGTACACATACTCCACCGCAATCCCTTACTATTGGGGATGCAGTACGAGTAGTCAATACAAATCAGATTGGCACAGTGGAGTCATATCGTGGGGGTCGCTGGTCAGTTAGGTTGTCCGAAGGAAGCACCATTGAATGCGATCTAAGCAATTTAGAAAAAAGGCAACTTCTGGTGGAGTGAACACCCTACCAGGGTGGCGACTTTCCATACACAGAAAGGTACTAAACATGGCAAGAGAATATCATCCATTCCGCTACCAGAACGTCACGTTTATTCGTGCCATTGATGGCGATACAGTAGAGCTTGAAGTTGACCTGGGTTTCAAAACCCGCTATCGTGATAACTTTCGCCTAACGGACGTAGATACTCCTGAACGTGGGCGTGAGGGTTTCAGCGAGGCTACTGATTACACTCGTGCTTGGTGCGAGAAGTACCAGGATAGCGGTATTGAGCTTCATTCTGTTAAGCGTGACAAGTACGGTCGTTGGCTAGCAGTTTTGCGGTCTGTACAGACCGGTGCTGTTCTGAATGATGATCTTATCACTGAGGGTCTTGGGGAGGAATACCACGGCGGTAGGCGTTCCTCGTAACTCTTGTCTTGCATTTTTTACCGTGATATATTAGTTTCTTCTAACCAGAGAAAACTACCATGATGCCTTTGATTTTCGCAATTCTCGGATTTGGAGTAGCCGTTGGCGTGGGGTACCTCATTATCAAGGTTGCCAGTGCTGCGGTGAAACGGTCTCTGGTTGATCAGGCCAAGAAAGACGCCAAGACCTTCCTGAATAGTCAGAACTTAGAGTAAATAGACATATAGGGGTGTAGCTCAATTAGGCAGAGCAGCAGTCTCCAAAACTGAAGGTTGGGGGTTCGATTCCCTCCACCCCTGCCAATGGGACTCCAAAATGTGTGAATTTGGAGTCCCTTAATAGTAACCTATTTTCCGCCAACATGCAGGAGTTAACTTTCCTGAAGAAAGTTGATACCATGGTTGCCTTCGTCAGAGGAACCATCCATGATTTGGCATCACCTAGTATGCGGCCACCGTGGCGCTGGAGAGGCTTGCCGAGGGAGGCTGATCGGAGAGTCTTGACTTCCCTGATTTGCGTACCTACATTGCGTTCTGCAAAGGCTCAATCGAGTCTTCTTTTTTTGTAAACAATGTAGGAGTAAGACACACATGCGTTACGTTCTTAATTTCAATCCAGAGGGTTCCGCTACTCTGAGTGAAGGCTATAATGGCTCTATTGAGTTCAAGAAGCTCCCCAAGGGTCTGAAGAGTGGTGCTGTTACGGCAGTTCGCTTCGCTGACAGCGGCAACGGTGTTGCCCCCCTGACTCCCCGTGATGAGGTTGGTAACCGTCTGGGTACCGTCATCAACGAGAAGATCGCCCGTGAGGTTGGTCTGAAGGGTCGCAAACGTTACATGCTTAAGCAGGTTGGTCGCAGTAACTGGTACAACCTCATTCCTCACAGCAACATCGGCAAGAAGGCTCGTCGCATCGATGGCCCTGGCGTGTCCGTGAGCATCATCGAGCGATAAGCACGTAGTCCACCGGACTATTAGTACGGGACGGGGGCTGCTGCCCCCGTTCTTATTTCTATGCCTACAACTGTAGTTCATTGCAAGAAGGAACGCTACGATGTCTACATCGGTAGACCATCGAAATGGGGTAATCCTTTCAAAATTGGAAAAGATGGAACCAGAGAACAAGTCATCGAGAAATATCGAGTATGGCTTGCTGGTCAATGGGATCTCTTGGATAGTATTGACGAGCTAGAAGGAAAGGTGCTAGGTTGTCACTGTAAGCCCCTGGATTGCCATGGGGACGTTCTAGCGGAGTTGTCCAATGGCAGGCGAAAGGTTTGAAGTTCGCACATACACTGTGGATGAAGACAGAGACGACAAGACTATAGAAGAGTTCGTTTGTGTCCAAGCCCAATTCCATTAAGATGAAAAAGTGAGCCGATTACGTCGCAGGAGTTTCAATGAAAAGGCTTCAGTATAACACCACTACAGTCGATGAAGTCCTGGAGTGTGTCGTGAACGACGGCTACGCTCTCATTGAAAATGTAGCCGATGAGCAAACTCTTGCTGCGATTAAATCAGAGTTGTCCCCACTTCTGAAAAACACTACGGGGAATAACCCTGAACCATTTCTTGGTGATCACACCAAGAGGTTTGGTCGTTTGGTGTATCGCATGCCTTCGACGCATCCAATCATTCAACATCCGTTGGCTATGCATGTATGCGAGGACACCATTGGAAAGTACGCTTGCTCATTCCGTTTGTCTTTTACCGGAATCATGCACGTCATGGCAGGACAGAAAGCACAATCCCTTCACCGTGATATCACACCGTTCCCGTCTCCAGCACCCACGATGGCAATCGCAACTATGTGGGCTATCACAGATTTCACCCGTGAAAATGGAGCCACTGTGTTTGTACCTGGAAGCCACAAGTGGGACAATGAGCGTAAGCCAAAAAGAAAAGAGCTTACGTGTGCAGAGATGCCCGCTGGCTCGGTTCTAATCTACGATGCCGCTCTCATCCATGGTGCCGGAAAGTGTGTAACCGGAGAGAGAACCGGACTAAGCCTCCAGTACAAGGTTGGCTGGTTACGTCAAGAGGAGAACCAGTATCTAGCTACTCCTTTGGAGTTTGCCAAGACACTACCAGAGAGCATGCAACGTCTCATCGGATACGACCTTGCGGCACGTCATTGGGGTGCAGTTGACCAGCAGCATCCCCTGGACTTCTTGAATGGTGACAATCGAGTTGGTACACTGGAGCCACCTGGATACGATTACGAGAATCGAGTGGTGGAACTAGAAGCCAAGGAACGTGGATTGTCTACCAAGACACGTTTCGACGTAACTCTTGACAATGAGTAAAGAATGGTAAATAATATCATTGCTGTAAACGTGGGCAAAAGCAGGAGCCTGTCGAAAGCGGGGAATAAACCCTAGTCTATCACGAGCACAGGGTGGCCATGCGGTGCGAAGAACACGTGATGATCCAAGCGGTGAACCCGAAGGGTAGCGTGACCGACCGAGCGGAGCCGGAAAACTATACGTAAGCCCGATGGCGCTGACGGTAGGCAATCGGTAGAATCGTTGCCGGGAATAGTAGATCCGGTACAGCAATGTTGCTCCACAGGCATAGATAACGATGTAAAGCCAATGCCGATGTAGTTTAGTTGGTAAAACCGGGCACTCGTAACGCTCAGTCGTCAGTTCGATTCTGACCATCGGCTCCAAGTAGAATTGTTGAAGTCAGCAAAGGCGAATCATGGCACAGGATTGACATGATGTACCTACGTCTCGGTGAACGAGTCCTATCCCTACACATATCGCACATCGGATGGTATAAAGATTGTGGACGTTGAAGCGTAACAGACATAAAGCCCAGGTAGTGGAAATTGAATCGTATCTCCTGACATGCCCAAGATTACCGCATACCTCAGCATCTTCGAGCAAAAGCTTGAAAAGATTCGTCACGATATCAAGAAGGCAGAGAAAGAGAAGAAACCCGACCTTGAGCGACTTCGTAAAGAAGCCAAGAAGCTAGAAGATCTCGTGGGTGAAATGAAAGAAAAGAATAGGGTCAATATTGAATGTCCGAAGTGTGGTGAGAGATTCCGTACTCCAATCGAAAATGTGAAAATAAAGTAATGTACCCGTATGAATCCCTTGATGTGGAGGACAAAGGTTACGACGGTTCACCTATTCGGTATCTCCTCTGCCACAGCGAATTCTGGCCATCCACGGACAACATAGATCAAGCAGAGTTTGTGGTCAGGGTGACACCGGAACAGGATTTTTCTTTCCAGGTTTGGGAAATATCCACATATGTGTTTTTCTCCGAGATACCTGATGTTAAGGATATCCCCTTCTGTGTCACGGAACTAAAAGATTATCAAATAGGTTTAATAGAGGCATTCGAATTGTTGACGATCTATGACGTTCGGGCTGATAAGATGCAGGGTAGTGGTTGAAATTCTTGACTTCTTTCTGAACCAGTGCTAAATATACTGCACAGTATTTGCCCTTGTGGCTCAAGTCCATTCATAGCAGGCGTATGGGGTTGTGGTGGAATGGCAGACACGGCGGACTTAAAATCCGTTGACCGCAAGGTCGTGTGGGTTCGAATCCCTCCAGCCCTACCAATTAGATGATATGGTTTCAGAACCTATTGACATTGGATGTAAATAGAGTTAATATACTAACATATTGGGGGTCGTAGCTCAGTCTGGTAGAGCGATAGGTTGAAGCCCTGTGCGACGGTGGTTCCTACCATAAAGGAGAATATGCATGCGGTACTCGGTGGCTTAGAAGATATTGAGTATGGTTCATGGATACTGGCCTCATCCGAGGTTAAGTCTGTGAAAGTAGAAGCGGGATAAACTCCGTGGAATGAGTGATACACAATGGACTACTGAGTTGCCATCCCGAAAGGGGGAGGAGCATGCCGCTACAGATTGTCTAGATGCAAGTATGACGCCTGTAGTGTTTAGATTAGGACGTGACCAAAATTGAAATGCGGTTATCTCTTGAGTATGGATTCACGTTGCTTACAACTATGCTCGGGAGATAATATCTTAGCCATCATGGCGCAATTGGAAGCGCAGTTCCCTTGTAAGGAAAAGGTTGTGGGTTCGACTCCCTCTGATGGCTCCAATGCCCAGGTGGTGGAAACAGGTAGACACGCTGTCCTCAGAAGGCAGTGCCATATGGCGTGAAGGTTCGAATCCTTTCCTGGGCACCATTTCATTTTGAATCGTAGGAAATGAAATTATGGACCCGATTATTATAATGGGTCTTTTGTTGACCAAACACCTAGTGTTTGATTTCTTCCTTCAAAGTCCATTCCAATACCTCAATAAAGGAACCGACGGGCAATCCGGGCGGGATTCTTCACGCTTCGATGCACGGCTTCTGGTCGTTTCTTCTACTTGCAAGCATCACGGTACACCTAGATATTCCTTCTGCTATGCCTATGGTTTGGTTTATATGCTTCTTAGAAGGCATCATTCACTATCACATGGATTGGTTCAAGATCTGATGGTGCAAACGACAGAACTACAAGCCCCATACTGACCTCGGTTGCAACCTCAAACAAGCTCACTGGTGGTGGGTAGGAATTGATCAATAAATGCATCTGATGTGCTACTTGGGAATGACCTGGGCTATGGTGAAACTTCTTAGCCCTTGACAATGCGCCCGTAAATAGATAGGTTATTAACAATTGGAAGAGTGCCGGAGTTGGTCAAACGGGCCTCCCTGCTAAGGAGTGCGTCCTTCGGGGCACGAGAGTTCGAATCTCTCCTCTTCCGCCACATGTGAAGAAAACTACACTGAAGTGGGTTGCAGGAGATAGGACAAACTGGCCTCCCTGGAAAGGAGTGCGTCGGTGAAAATCGGCACGAGGGTTCGAATCCCTCACCCACTGCCAACAATAAGGAAGGGCTACCGGATAGGAGACCGGCGCAGTCTTGAAAACTGTTTGAGCCAGCAACGGCTTTGTGGGTTCGAATCCCACCCCTTCCGCCAGATGACTTTCATAGAAGTAACTCGTTGACAAGCTGAACAAGCGTTACTACATTCAAATTGCATTGCGAACGTGACTTGAGCAACGGTAATGACAGTCCATCCATATGACCATCTGACGACTTCCATAGCACAAACTCGTTATGCAATGGCAGCAAACTTTCTTAATGACTGTCGGTTGGTTCTGGAAATTGGTGGTAGCAGGTACTGTTCTATTGATTCTTTCATGACCGACGAAAGAGAACGAGTCTTAGTCGTTGGAAATGACATCCTCGATATGGAAGTCTGGGAAGATGGAGTTCGCTACTTCAACAATTCTGTTGAAGATTTCCCATTCGGCCAACATCTAAACGGATATAATGAGGGTAATATTGGACTCTGTATCCTTGGCTTAGAACTACTTCCCAAGCAACCTGACACCGATCCTTTAGCGGTACTCATTAGTGAGATCCATCGTTTTGACAAAGTGGTAATAGACTACGTTACAACCAACGAACTGGCTTCTCGACAGAGCATTATCTTGTCCGGTGCATTACAAGCTGCGGATATTGAGTTAGTAATCGATATGGTGTTTGAGTGGCAATTCGACCGTAAGTATTTTGTAACCAAAGAAGCTCAGGGTTTAGAGCCTAGCCCGAGCTTCTTCAGGCAACGCAGGCTCATGGTATTTGAACGATGAGACATATACTAGCACTGATACTACTAGCTGCATTTTGTATTCCAGCACAAGCTGATGAACCAAATCTCACAGTCTACGCATTAGGCAATAATCGATGCGAAGGATGTGGAGAATTCTCTTTGTTCGTGGGTCGCTTCTACGACGAAACGAAGTGGGCAAAGCTAGCCAAACTGGAGCGTGTGACCATAGACCAAAGAACTCCGCAATTAATCCCGTCCTGGTACAAAGAAGCATTTCTGGATGGCAGAACTTCGAAACCAGGACATCTACCGATGTTCATGATTTGGGCCAAAACAACCAAGTATCCAGAGAAAGGACGTGAGATCGGTCGGTTCTATGGATTCGAAGGTGGAGCCGGTGAATGGTACATCAACCTCGAACTTATGTTGGATGCTATCACGACACGGATGAAGGATGGGGTTTTTCAAGAATGAGTGATGAGCTAAATCTGGAAATTCTTCCAGATAGCGATCCACGACTGCATACTAAGAGCGAGGTCGTGAACATTTACAAAGAGCCAGATCTTCGAGCTATCATCGAAGAGATGTTCCGTTTGATGCTGAAGCATGATGGCATGGGTCTTGCTGCGCCACAGGTTGGTATCAACAAGCGATTCTTCATCATGTTTCATGAGAACAAGCTACACGTATGCATCAACCCATCCATTATCAAGAAAGCACGGGAACTTGAAGTGGACAGAGAAGGGTGTTTGTCGTTCCCTGGTTTGACCCTAAATATCCAAAGGCCCAAAGATGTCCGTGTAGCTTTTCAGGACATCTTGGGTCACCGACAGAAGAAAAAGTTCACTGGCATCTTAGCCCGATGCTTTCAGCATGAACTCGATCATCTGAACGGCATTGTTTTCACGGAGAAAGCGAACGAGTAAAATGGCTGTGTTCAATATCATAGATGGACGAACTAATGAATTTAATCCCAACTGTGATGTTGTCTTCGAAGTTTTCGCTGATGATTGGACAGACTACAACCTTCCCGCTAACACAAAAGACTTCACCGAATGGGTTACAAACACTAGTATCTACAGCGCACTCATGGTTGGAATGAAGTTCTCTGGATGTGTTACGATCTACTTCTATGACGAAGGTATGGTACCTCGTGATCATGGATACCTTGCCGCCGTTCATCCCAAGCTCAAGAAACATCAACTGAACATGGTACGGTATGATCCAAAGCTATTGAGAAACTATTGATGCTAACGAAAGTCGAAGTTCATAACGACTGGATGTTCATCGACTCTGTAGCAGAGAGTATCGAAGATTGCCTGGACAACGATTGGGCCTCGGAAGGAGTTGATTACACCTGGGTAAACCCTAAAGTTCTACGATTGTTGATTCCTCCGAAGGTATCCTATGCCGAGGTAATCGAGGACATTAGTAGACTAATAGTTCAACACCAGGATTCTATGACCTTCATTCCCATTCGACTCATTCGACCTTTTTCCATCCAACCCCTTGACATCCTACCCCTGGAATGGTAAATTACCCACGTCGCTCGGGACAATAACTCTCCTGGGATGACACATAGATTAACCTAGACACGTAGATTAACTTAGACAAAGATATTAACGGAGACAAAGAGAAACACGACCGGAAACATTGAATTCAAAGCGGTCTCCTATGCGTAGATGATTGGGTAGAGACCGGCCCGTAGAAAATGACAAACAGGTGTTTCCAACAAGGTCGTACCCCGCAATGGGAGGAGTGGGTGAGGAAGCCGGGGGGGTAAAACCCCCGGCGACCTCTAACTGAAACGAAACAGGCAAAAAGCCAAAGGAGGACGCCTTCTAAACGCAAAGCAACGTGAAAGCCGTTATTTTGATTAAAGAAGTTGTTTGAAACAGGTGAAGCCGGGGGGTAAAACCCCCGGTGGATCCAAACCTTGACTTTTGAATGAGAAGGTACTATAAATACTACCATGAACATTCGACGCCACAAATTTCATAATAACCGCATTAGCATCAGCTAAGCCACGGCATCGTCTTGCCCTGGCTCAGCGAAGTCGGGGAAAGCCCTCACCAACCTCCCTCCCAGACTATAAACCCAACATGGTGACCCCTTTCCGGGGGTAACAGAGTGGTGATGACATAACAATGTCCCTGTAGCTCAACTGGACAGAGCACCGGTCTACGAAACCGAAGGTTAGAGGTTCGAATCCTCTCAGGGATGCCAAGAGAAAAGCCTGGGGTGGCTCGTCTGGTAGAAGGCACCCGCCTGATAAGCGGGTACAGGAAGGTTCGATTCCTTCCCCCAGGACCAAACAAGCATTGCTTGAACTGGGGTTGAAAGTAGGCAAGGTAAGTGATCATAGCCGTGCTGAGGATAGACCGGGGAATGACCCTCGTTGCAGAGTCGGCGTTGGAAGTACAGAGCCCCCACCCAAGCATTATGCCTCCGTAGCTCAGTTGTATAGAGCGTCTGGCTTCGAACCAGAAGGTCGTGGGTTAGAGTCCTACCGGGGGTGCCAAAACGGCAGGGAACGTCGCCGTAAACAAGACGTGACAAGCGGGAGAGACCGCAGCAATGGTGAAGTTAAGATAGCGGTTAATCCTCCGCACTGTGACTGCGGCTACACCGGTTCGAATCCGGTACTTCACCCCGAATTTGGGATTGTAGCAAATGTTGGCTTGCTCCCGGCTCTTAACTAGTAAACAGTTTAAGACACAGAGGAATTCGATAGATACAAACGCCAGAGACGAATAATCGTTCCTGGGAAACAAGTAATAGAAATGGACTCGTAGCTCAATTGGCAGAGCACCCGGCTCTTAACCCGGGGGTTGCAGGATCGTTGCCTGCCGAGTCCACCAAACATGGCTCTGTAGCTGAGATGGATTAGCGCCTGTCTGAAGAACAGGAGAGGTTGGTTCGATTCCAACCGGAGCCACCAAACATGGGTCGATTGTGACTGATTATCGTTCTCACAAGGCCGTGGTCGTGGGTTAGAGTCCCACCTTACCTCTACAATGGGTAAGGTAGATCACGTAAAAACGTCGGTTACGCCCACTTATCCGTGTTTGATTTGGGTCCATAGCTCAATTGGCAGAGCTGCTGACTCTTAATCAGTAGGTTGGAGGTTCGAGTCCTCCTGGACCCACCAAGGAGATGCAATGCTGACTTGATCAATTGGCACTCGGTTATGCAGTGACGATGGGATCGTAGTTCAACGGTAGAATACTGGACTTTTACACTTCGGGGTGGCAAATTTAATTGGATGCGGCTCCGTCTAATCCAGGAGATGTGGGTTCGAATCCACGCCGGTCCCACCAAAGCTCAATGGGCAAAGTCATGAGACACTAGTAGGAAACTGCCCGAGAAGCGTATGTGAGTCGTAGCGGTCTCTACGAACAAGCGAGTTGCGCTTGACTTACAATGGTGAACGTAATATGATTTACTTGAACAGAATTCGAGCACGCTGAGGTAACATTCAAGCAGGATGTAGAGAAGAAGTTCTACGGTAAGTGCCGCTGTCCTGAAGCTCACATTCCAACCGAGAGGGTAATGAAGACGTTGTGTGAGAAGCACAACCTTTAGGAGAGAACGATGGCAAAGAAGACTGTCCGTAGAAAGGCTACCGATCCAAAGATGCTTACCATCAGGAAGGACATCGATCTCAGCCATTTGAATTCCAGTCCGTTATCCCACGTCATCAAAACACTTCAGGAACTTGCGGACAGCGAGGGTTGCGATCCGGACTTGTCTCACGTAGAGTTTGAATACGAGCGTGGATACTACGATGAGTTATCCATAACACTAATGGTGCACGCAGTACACGAAAGATTGGAAACTGAGAAGGAAGTGGAGAAGCGGATCGAACAGGCACGCAAGACTCGTGAGAGTAGGAAGAGAGCCAAGGAGGAGCAAAAGGCCAAGGAGATCATGGAACGTGATCGACTACTGGAAAGGTATCCATTGGACACTGTGCCACCTGTGATGGACTAATAAATATACATCACACGAATAGGAGGAACCCAGAATGGGAAGTACACGATTACAGATTATCTCTGGTGTCTCCTGTTCCACAGGAAGTACCACCGTCGTATTGTATATCATATAATGCCCGGGAAAAAGCTTCGAGTGAGTGAGTGCAAGAAATGTCATGCACAGTTCTTGCGTGAACGAGTTGAAGATGTAATCTAATGCGGTGAAAGCATTTAAGTAATTATAAATACAACTGAAGGAAGGTAACTCAGTCGGTCAGAGTTCTCGTCTTATAAGCGAGCGGTCGTGGGTTCGAGTCCCACCCTTCCTACTATTATACTGATTTGCATTCACTCATTTATTTGGGTTCGACTCCTCGGGGGGCGTACCACTTGACTGAAGCAATGGAAAAACATATCTTCACGATATGATAGTCATCAAAATAGAACTGTGGCCTTTAGGATTTGAGTCCCGCAAAAAGGAACTTGGTCGCATGCACATCATCAACAAGGGCAGTGGGTCACTGATTCGTGGTGACTATAGTGTCAAGGTGATGAGGCGTGGCACCAAAGATAAGGTTCAGCGAACTGGTGAGGTTACCAGCTATCCTCGTGAATCCTATAGCGTATGGCGTCTTGTCATGCGTGCTTTGAAATCAGCATTCCCGGAAGAGAAATGAGCAAAGAAATAACCCGAGTAGAACTACCCGTAGGTAATTACCGGCTGAGTCGTGAAAGAGATGGTGCTGGAGATTCTGGTCTATTCTTGGAAGCGTTCGATTGGGACAACCCAACCGCCGATCACGAGAAAAGAGTAATCGAGGTTGGAAAGGGTGTTCGTTGCGGATCGTTGTATACCAGAACGATGCAAGAACAGGATTGGTGGTTGACCACTGCTGTCAAGGAAATTTTGGAAGTTTCCGATGATGGGAAGATGGTCAAGTTCCTAACCGAAAGCCGAAACAACAGCACATATATCGTAACGGTAACCTAAGATTTACGAGATCGACGAAAAGTACACTACCCAGACTTGTTCGAGTTGCGGAGTGATATCTGACAACAGTTCGAAAGGTAGAGCAGGTTTAGGAATAAGAGAATGGACCTGTTGTTGTGGAGCGTTGCACTGGCAGTGCTCTGGGCACTGGAGAACGGATACATTATTAACGTAGGAGGATAGACATCATGCCAGCACGTGTAGGACTCAAGCCCCGGCATCACGGTCGTCGCAAGAAGGGTTCTCGCAAGCGCCGTCGCAACAGCGCTGCCGCCCGCAAGCGGGGTCGTTAAGCCAACCGAGATTTTACGAGTTCTCGTAGTAGAACGCATTCGGCTTCGAGGGCTCGTAATCTCCGATTCTCTTTTTCAAGTTCCTTTACTTTCCTATCGAGTGAATTCCGCTCCGATAAGCATTCCCTGAGTATAGCACCGATTCTTCGCAGACGTTCGTTTTTTGTCATTGCGTGTTGCTGCCTGGATCGAACCCGGTAACGTGCATTAGGTCTTCCCCGTCAAATTGCGTTAACGGGTGATCTTCTATTGGTACACCATAACCCCCACGTGTACCTCTGCCGATCACGCTAGCGCTTGCGGTCAGAGGCTCTTCACGCATGCTCTGAAGAGCTTGTACTACGATCTTGTAGATCTTCTTCAAAAACTCCTGACGATATGCATCCGGATTGGTGGCGATGTGTGTAATTACCAGCATACGCAATACTACATCACGTATCTCTGGTGCACGCTTTTCGTAATCCGCATTTCCAATAGCACGAAACTCGATGTAACCAGAAGGCAGTGTGGAAAAGTTGACGGAGTAGGACTTACCGTGTGGGTTGATTTTATCCAGTAGCTTGGTCATTCGTTGGAAGTCGCTTTGGTCAATATGAACATGAGATATCAACTTTTGCGTGAACTTGACCAACACTCCAGTAGAATCTGATGATATCGTCTGTAGCTTGCCAGCACGATGAATGCGCTTCTTCAATTCACGAAGAGTTGGCTCGGAGAACTCATTCATCTCACGACCGAACTTCTTCACGATGTGCTGGTCTCCGAGAAGAACCAGCATTTTCAGCGCATCAATTTGCTTGCCCTTGACTCCAATGTTGATGTGCAGTCCTGTATCCATTGTAGTAGCAACATTCAAACCTATGATCTTGCCATTCATGATTTGCAAGAAGTTCATCAACTGGTCAACTCCCTCCTGAGCCTGGAAAATTGGAGAAATTGTTTCTACGCCAGCAGCACCGGATTTTGCAGTTTCATCAGCTAGAGATGCATCGTATGTAACCGCCCAATTTTGATACTTTTGTGATAGTTCGTATGTTCTAGTTTCATCAGCAGTAGAAACCACATTGCCACTGACTTTTCCCTGAAGGTCTCTAGCAACCATGTGGTACAAAACATCTTGAGTAGCTATATTCATCGCAAGGTCATACTCCTCTTTCTCGAAGCCAACAGTAGACGTGGAAAACTCCAAATCGTTTAGCTTTCCGAACGGAGTAATCTCTTTCACATCACCATCATACACAATGTCCTCTAAAGCTTCTTCTTTGCGAGGATCAATGTTCAGGATTCTATCTTTAGGAAAAGCACGAAGCATTGCCATAAGCTGATGCATTCGATACTTCTCCTTCAAGGAATCCCAAATAGCAGCCGTAGACGTAAACGTTCCATCACCACCAGTCTCTTGTTCGTACAACTGAATTAGTCTTTCTTGAAGGATTTCGTGGTTGTCTTTTAGATTGTCGCTATCTACACTAAGAGGAACCCAAAAATGGAGCAGGTCTGAATAGGTTGTGTCACCGATTTTCCTAGTATGGTAATTTCCGTCCGGTGTTTGTCCCATGCCCTGAGTCAGATAGCTCTGAATAGCTTTCTGAGCCCCGATAAGGAAATACTCAGCCTCGAAGCCGAGTGTCATACCTGGGTCGTTTAGGGCTGCATTGATGAGCCTCTGACTGGCTTTTACGCCTTCGGTGATTTGCATGGGATATCCTCTTGACCTGTCAATATTTACTCCGTACATTGGAAGCACCATGAAATACAAATTCAAGTCGGTCCTGGTTGTATCCCATTCGAAAGATGAGGAAACCTACCCCACGAGGAATGGGCGCATCTAACCAACGCTCAAGTTCAAGAGCTATATCAAGAAACCTATGATCGATGGAACTTTGAGACTGGAACGAAAGACGACCTTATCTTGATGAAGAGACTGGAGTATGAGCTATATGGTCGTAACTACACGGTCGTTCAGCCAAAGCTTTGGCCGAAAAACTCAATGAGGAAGTCTTGAGGATGTTCACATGCCCAAAGAATTAATCTGGTCAGCAACCAAGAAAGACTTTCATGTGGACTGGTTCTCTGGAACTGGTGCCGGTGGCCAATATCGAAGTAAGCATCAGAACTGTTGTCGTATCACCCACATTGAATCCGGTCTGGTTGCTACCGGACAAGATCATCGTGACCGACCATCTAATCAAAGGGATGCATTCAACAAGCTGGCGGAAATGCTGGTTGATTACTATAAGCTACGTGACTCTAGGATACAAGTTGAGATTAGCAACGAAACTATTCGTACTTACCATGAACCACGCAACGACGTGAAAGACCACGCTTCTAATCTTCGTCAAGAATACAAGTACGTGGTGGAAGCAGCAAATATTGGAGAGATGATCGAAGAACGAATGAAGACTAGGGAGAAATAAGAATCGGAGGCCGACGCTCAGTCTGAGCTAGAAGAAAGGGGGGGGGGCGTTACTCCCCTTTCTTCTTGAAAATACTCCAACACTCTGATATCCTTTGCTCTCGATAAGTGTTAAGGAGACATCATGACCCTGAGTGAAAAGCCTGAGAAATATGTCATTCTGATGTACGACAAGGAGAGCAAGCGCCGAAAGAGGGTGGATGTTGCCGAGAGCGAGGATTCGGCTGCCTATCTCATGGCAGAGTACCAGCTTGCCTTTGGCAATGGCTCCGAGATTACGTACCAGATTGCTCATCCACAGTCGTGATCTGGTTCGCATTCTGAGAGAAAATGCTTGACTGATATAGCATCTGTTGGTACAATGGCATCATTCAATCGGAGACCACTCATGGCACTCGGAAACAAGACTGGCGTGACGACCGACGTGGACAGCATCACCAACAGCGCCGTGATGGCTTTGGATGCCGTGTTCCGTCGCAACAACATCCCGTTCGGTCACCGCCACGACGAGGCTCGTGAGATTCTGCGTGCCGTGGTCGCTTCAGTGGTTGCCGACGAGATTGCCGGTCAGGTAATCGAAGAGACCCGTGACGAGCGTGGTGTGGCATGATGATGCGTAGTCCATACACCAAAGGGTGAGGAATGATGATGAACGATTTCGTGGTTATCGCCGTGTAAATCGTTCGGGTCGTTGGGATTGCAATGACCATGCGTTTGAAGCTCATGTAGATCCCATTGTGGACAACAAGCGTCCCGTGGACAAGGCTGTGCGTGAACTTATCGAGTGGGCAGACCGTCAGGCCAAAGAGAATGCGGACTGGCTGGAGAATGCTTACATTGGTGAGATGATCAAGGACGAACAACTTTAGCGACGTGTCGCTTCCTGATGCACGTCTGCACTCCATCCTTTAGTGCGTCTTTAAAGTCAGGGTCAGCAAATGTAGTGAGAACACGAGCGTGCAACTTGACATTTCGTAAATCCTGAGCACCAATCCAATCGGCTGACTCTACTTCATCGTGTGTGTCACCGTTAGCAGACGGAATGCACTCGAATTCTTGAGCCACGGTAAGAAGGAAAATGTGATAGCCGCCCAATCCTCTTTTTGGTTCCTTTCCATAGACCGCCAAGGGATACAGGGACTTTTCGTCAATCCAAATACCACCTTCTTCTCCTAGCTCACGTCTAGCGCCTTGGCGAACATTCTCACCGTCATCCACACCGCCACCGAACCAATCGTGCTGTCCTGGGTCAGTGATGTTTGGCCCTCTTTTCTGAAGAAGAAATCGTCCCGTGGCTGGACAAAAGATGCAAACACCGGCACCTAGCTTCATGCCTTGCTTCTTCTCGGTAAGCGTGATAAATTCGTGGAGCTTGAGCATGTTAATATTTACTTAGGAGCAAAATTCATGTATGCAGATAAGTATGTAAACCAGAGCGGGGATATTCCCGAGGAGCCCCATTACATGATTCTCAAGTTCGAAAGCGTTCACATCCCCGGTGATGAACGCTCCAGAACACATCCTGGTCATGGCTACCCGGCTCACGCAGAAAGTGTTGTCAAGTGCGAAGTCTATAACACCGTCTAAACACTACAAGTGGCTGTGAAAGAACTGGAATCGACCGCTGGTCTCCGCAATGACTATCGAGTATTTCGTGTCACCCCGTTGAAGGTTCAAACGGAAATCATGGTGAACTTCACTGAGTAGACCTTGACAATGAATTCGGTTGTGACTATAAATACAGGAGAAGCGGGTGTAGCTCAGTTGGTAGAGCATTTCGTTGCCAACGAAAATGTCAGGGGTTCGAGTCCCCTTACCCGCTCCAATCATTCTTATGAATGATATTATTCCATCTCCACAAGCCGAGATTGTTCGAGAAATCAAATTCGCTACCGGACACTCCAACGTGTCCTTTGTTGGTGACTCCTACGTTCTAGCATTTGAGATAAAGCAAGCTAAGCTCATCAAGGGCTTGAGGATGTGCAAAGATGCATTTTCTCTCGACTTCGAGTCCTTTGAAAACCTTCCCATCTCTTTCTTAGTTTCAATCGGTGATGCAGCCCATCAATACTGGACAGTGAATCGCAGATTGCATCGGGCCGGTGGTCGTCCATCTTACGTTGCTTACGATCCGAAGACCAATCGAGGAATCAGGCGTTGGCATTGGAATGGAATGTTGCATCGAACCAATGGACCAGCCAAGGAAATGATTACCGGATTCAAAGTAGAAACTGTTCTCCCAACTATGGACCATCATTACAAAGAATCATGGGACAGCATGAATTACGAGTGGTGGACCGAGGGGATGTCAGCAAAGTACCCATATCCACAATGCTGCACCATATCGAATGGATGGAGAATAAAGAGGAAGTCTGATAAGAGACTTGACTCTCCCCGTGAGGATTTGGCATCATTCGGTATGTCCATGTTGGATATGCGGTGGGACATCAGTAATCACGAGGACACTGATACTATACTGCCAATGCATCTCGAAGCTGGAGATCTGGTTGAATGGTTTCGTGCTGATGAATACCTTGATCGGACTGCTGCCTTCGTTGATATCACATGGTCACGGGGAGGGAAGAAGCTAGGGGACTTATCACAGCTTAATGAAGTTGTGAGTGAAAGACTAATCAAAGACCTTGGACTATGGAATGCGCCGTTCTACAAGGATGAAGAAGTGGAGTTCCTAGTGCTATCCGAATATAACAGACTGGAAGTTGAAACATGATAAAAGATTGGATTGATATCATCAGAAGCGCAGACTACTTCAACCTTGTACCAAAGAACCAAAATATGATGCTTATCACCGACCCTCTGCACGGTGGAAGAGGCGCTGAAGGAGTAGGCACACTCGGAGTTGAAACAGAATACGATAAGGTGTTTTCTGTTGATAGTATCCCCGAGGAGTTCGAGGGGTTGCCACCCAAGTTCATTGCGATGACTAACGCACAGTCATTGGTAGACAACAACGATCTTCCGCATGCTGCCGATCCCGCTCCCGCACAGCGCTGTGGTAACGTAGCTTTTGTTTGGGGCACACCCACAAATCGATCTGAAATGACGAGAATCAATCGGATTTTTTCGTTTGCAGACCGCATTTATCTTCATCGGGAGGATGGTTTCCCTGCTCTCATAGAAGCGGTTGGACTAGCCAAACATTACTATCACGGTAAGCTACACCGAAAGGGTCAGCATCCGGCAATCAAGGCTGACTATATTTTTGCTCACTGGTATTACAGTGGAAAGAACTTCCGCAACAATGGTCCAGCAGTGATCTGCATCAAAGACTACAAAGAGTATTGGAACGATGGCGTTTTCATTGGCCATAAATGGAGTTCCATTAGTCCCTTCTGGAAATGCCGTGACTTGATAGGACCAGCAGATGAGGATACCTTAAGTGTATTCTTGGAAAATATTAGAGGAAAGACAAACCTGTTCTCCAATACATACTTCACAGATCCGGAGGACGAGGTTGTATACATGACAGACTTTACATGATTTACTCCTACCAAGACATACGCAAGGTACACTTAGAACCATCGACACGGTGCAACGCCGCTTGTCCAATGTGCCCGAGGTATGTCGATGGTGGTGCTGGATTGAACCAGCACATGCCGCTAACAGAACTGACTCTGAAGGATGTCCAAACCATCTTCCCCAAGTATTTCATTTGGAGATTGGATGTATTATACTCCTGTGGCAACTTTGGTGATCCGGCAGCATGCCGTGAACTTCTGGACATTTATGATTACTTCCGTACTGAGAACCCGACATTCCGTCTTGGATTATACACCAATGCATCTTTACGAACCAAGAACTGGTGGGCAGACCTAGCACGAACCATCAAGCGTCGTTCAAATTCACACGGCTGGGTGACATTCAGCATCGACGGTCTAGAAGACACCAATCATCTGTATAGAGTTGGTACCAACTGGCAGAAGATCATGGAAAACGCTCAGTCATACATCGATGCTGGTGGCTATGCGGAATGGGAATTCATCGTATTCCAACACAATGAGCATCAGGTAGAAGAAGCACGTAAGCTGGCACACGAGATGGGTTTCAGGGATTTCATAGTCAAGAAAACTCATCGATTTCAGACTCCTGAAATTGCGGTACGAAATCGTAAGGGTGAAACCACACATCATATTTCACCACCATCAACCAAAGACTATCAGCATAAGTCGGTCAAGCAAACTAGTCATGTTCCAGTACAAACAGAATCAGTACAGATTGACTGCAAGGTCAAACCGCAGGGCAACATATTCGTATCCGCCAGTGGTCATGTATTTCCTTGTTGTTATCTGGCTTCCAATTGGTGGACTACACAAGATGAAATGACACCCCTTATCAATTCTGCCGGTGGACCTGATAGGATTGATGCCAAAAAGTATTCCATACAGGAGATAGTCGAGGGTCCGTTGTTCAGGAGCATCGAACAATCTTGGTTTAAGTATGAAATAAAACCTTGCGGTCGTCTTGCCACATGCACACAGGTATGTGGTTTGAAGCACCGTGTGACCAGAGTGTCAGAACTGAACCATGACCAAATATGACTTGTTTAACCCCATGAACAGAGAATGGAGAATACGAGTCTCTAGAGATGCCAACGATTGGGACACCAGACACATCGGTGTGGCCACTGTCGATGAAGCATTCACGGCAGACAGCAAGACAGAGATCGAATACTATTGCGAGCATATCTCTTTCAATCCCCTAGTTGATAGTCCAGTTTATATCAAAGGCTGCATGGATTTCTTACAAACGATCATGGATAACGATGAGACGTTTGTTGAACCAGAAAAGTGGAGAGTTCGGCAAGTTGATATGACCGAAGATTCAATTGTCCGCAGATTCGTGGGTGTCCCTCTTCCATACTTCTGGAAACTGTGGCGTCGTCCTCTTGAACCAAAAAATATCCAATTCGACCCGGTGTTTGATGGTTCGACTATGCTTAGGTTCTCCTACTACGAAGATAATGATCCATTAATGTCTATGAAATTCACAATGTACATCGATTGGATGAATCTATTTGATGATATCAAAAAGCATAAATGTTATCATCTCCAGACCATAATGCCTTGGATTCATAAACATTGCCGTGGCAGGTTGTATCTGTATTCTGATTATGATACCATCTTTGAAGATCCCGAGGATGAAGCTACCTACATAGCAGATCTGGAACTATGCAAGTAATACATCAAAAAGTTACTAGGAATAGGACTATCCGTGCCATACCAATAGCTGGAAACTATCCTGTGCGCAGGCCAGATGGCATCATTGAATGGGCAGAACCCAATGATGCCTGGAGCATCTACCACAACACTGGTGGGAACAGCCAAATCATTTGCAATATTAGACGGGACGATACTGAACATTCCGCAGATCTGTTTCTGTATTCCAATCTAACTCTTTCTGACAAGAGAAAACCGAGCACCCAAAACACAGCCAAAAAAATCATTGAGGAAAATCGTCTGTCATTGGACCCGAATCGCAAGTGGTACATCAGGCAGTTCATGCAAATCGACCGCATTGCATGCCGTAGATTTACTGGCTTGCCTTTAGATTCCTTTTTCGATCTGTGGCGTGCACCAATCGATCCACAGGACATTCACATGACCATGATGGGAACTGGTCAGTTCAAGTTCTCATATCGACAGCATGAGTTCCCGGTGTACTTCGTATGGCCAGAGCTTCAGAAGGAGTATATGCTCACGCACAACACATCTCAAAGAGTGCTATCATGGATTCAACAATACTGTAAGGGAAAGCTATTCCTATTCTCGGATTATGATACCATCTTCGAGGATGAGTACGACGAGTTCCTGTACATCACAGACAACTGTTGACAGAGTTGTTTTTTCCTGATAAAATTACAATACGAATAACTGGGCTTGAATTTCATGATCAACAACATCCTAGAATACGTGGTGACGACAGACGTGTATTACCAGCTTTGGATGGTGGCGCAGGCCACCATCCCGGAGAAAGCTGCGCCTTTCAAGAGGGGTATTCGTCACAATAACGACAACTGGCACCCGGCACTGGTGGGCCAGTTCAACGACGTTCGTGATGTGCCCAGCACCATCGAGATCGAAAATGGCGAGCACCAACTTGACGGCGAAGCCCGATTCCACACCGGCAACAATAAGCCAACGCTGAAGGCTGACCGAATCGAGATCGCCTGGGGCAGTAATAACATCAACACTCGTGCCAACGGTCCCTGCAAGATCGTGCTGTCAGGTGTCAAGTTCTGGCATCACCAAGGTGAGCTTCATCGTCGTCGTGGTGATGCCATCATCATCGAACAGGCCAAGTTCCAATGGAACACTCGAAACTCTGCTGGGCTGTACCGGGAGTTTGGCCCATATCAGATCATCATCAGCCGTATCACCGGCAAGGCTCAGGTAAGCGGTACCGAGGGTAACTTGGTGAGCCACATTAAGGGCATGAGCTTCCGCAAGCTCCAGTCGTCCTGGGCAAACTCCAACGGAGTCAATCTCAGCGAAAGCCGGGTGAAGCAGATTCTCACCAATCACAACATCAAGGTGAACTATCTCCTAGCTGGTGAGTCCGTATTCGCAGACGAGGGCGAGGAGTTCATCTTCTGGAATGAGCTTGGTGGGGAGCTGTGACAAACGAGTCGTTGGTGATAGAGTCACCAGAAGATGACGGGGAAATTCTGGGTTGGGTTAAAATACTAACCGATGACCAGCTTGAGGCCACCAAGCAGCACTACTACGATCTGTGGACCTGGGAGAGCGGTGACCCGAGTCATCGATTTCTCTATGAGGTTTTGGAGCACGAAAAGGAAAGGCGAACAACCCAGCATAGAAATCTGAACGAACATCTCAATCGTATGCTGGAATTCATAGAGAGTGGAGATTTGTCACATATTGATTTCAATGTTCTTGATATGGATGAAGACATACGTGGCATTGCCACGAAGAGATATTCGAAGAGAACAAGAAAATGCCAAGTGAGCAGTTCGAGAAAGACATCCGAGAACTGATGAAAGTAACCTTCAGTAAGAAGGCTTTTATTGCCGTGTGTCGTACTTCCAGAGATGTCAACGACCTCCATTGGGCTGTTGGATATGTTTACGATTACTGGAATTTCGTCCATCCTCACCCCCTGGCTCGTGAATATATGGAAGGAATCGAAGAGCTTATCGAGATTGCCAACAAACTTCCTACAGAATGAGAACAAAAAAGAAGTCTAAAACTTAATGAAATCAACTAAAATAAGCTGAAGAGGGGAAACAGGCTGCCGGTCAAGACTATATGTAATCTCAATTCAATTGCGAAATAGATTTGATGCACTCGCTAAATACTTCAATGCTTTAGGAGTATTGAGATGGCACTATCTGCACAGCAAGCTAATGATTTCACCGCCCTAGCGCTTCAGAATGCGCTAGACCGGGATGTTAACGACGAGATTCGAAACGCCGAGCAACAAATTCGTTCGACAATTTCTATTCGTCAGGCTTTCAAGACCTCCTTCTTCGGTTCCATTATCGGAAACCCTCCTGGTGATCCAAACTTTGTGACGCTATCGATTCGTCAGCAGCAGTTTTTCGATCACTACGTGAATCAGGGCTACTTCGTGAACATTGACCCTGAGAATGGCAACTGGCTGCTTGATTGGTCTCAAGTTGGTGGCACTCCATCTACCGTGCATCTGTACAGCATCCGCACCACTGTATCTCCTGGTGCTGTTTCTGTTGCTACAATCAATGCTATCAATGATTTCTTTGGTTCTCTGATCCCAGCAGCCATTTCGAACACAGTTCTGTCGGACACCACGCCAACATCCGGTGGTGATATTCCAGAGGCAGACTTTGGAGCACCCGACAGCGTATTCTATGAGTATCTGAGCGTCGTTCAACAACAAGACGATACTGACCATAGCTTGGCACTGAAGGACGCTATCAGAGCCTCTGGATTGGGCTACGTGGATGACACACGTGTGACTGGTGTGGGTGGTGCAGGAAACACAACCACCAACACCAATACGTTGGACATCAGCAATGGTGCTACCACCGTTACGGTGGCGGTTGGTGGAACTGGTACAGCTACGGATTTGGTGACTTCTATCAATAACAACCCAACACTACAAGCGATTAGTATCGTGGGCGACATCAATGGCCCAGATGTTCTAATCAAGAATACTTTGGGTGGAACACTTACAGTAATCAACAACGTGGGAGATGTCCTTGGTGATATATTCGGTCTCAGTTCTCCGCAAACAGGAGTGGTGACAGATAACACCGAAGTCTACAAGTTCATATGAGATGGTGTAAAACCATAAAGCGATCATTAGAGAAATCGTCTACTGTTATCTGGCTAGTGAACCTTAATCACATACTATGGGGTGTTTTTTTCTTGATTGAAGAAACACCAATTCCTTCCAACTTCGGTGCCACGATAGCATTCACAAATCCAGAATATCAGTCGTTGTTTGGCCTCATGTTTATATTAGTAGCTCTTTGCTCAGTTATATCAGACTTCTTTGATGGTATTCGAGGAACCATATTGTTAATACCACAACAACTTGTTGTCACGTATGGTTGTACTGTGCTGATGTCTGCCATATCGAATGGAGCCGTTTTCGGTAGTGAGTTCATCTTGTCTGCGTGTGTGATTTTACCTCTTACAGCTATGCACACCGTAGCAGTAATAACTAGATATGCACGTGAGCATCACGCAAAGATCATAATTAAACTTGATGAAATGACAGAAAGGATATGAAATCCTTATGCATTAAAGAGCAATTCAAAACGCATCTACATTTAGACCAAACCATGCAGCCGCAGCACCCCAGATAGTGCTAGCAAATGTCACGTGCTGCGTGGTTACTTGTTACCACTGTTCACATATAGACCAAACCATGCAGCCGCAGCACCCCAGATAGTGCTAGCAAATGTCACGTGCTGCGTGGTTACCTCTGCACCCAAGCCAGTGAACCATTTGAAAACTTCCCAGCAGATGAAAGCGTAAGCGATAAGCATAATGCGAGGAGCTATTCGCAGACGGTTCATGCATTCTGCTATCTTAATACAGGTTATAACTGCCTTGCTGTTGGAAGCATCGATTTCTGCCAGTTCCCTAGCTCGACGCTTAGCGCACACCGGGCAATCATGAGTTTGATTATCGTCCATATTGGACCTCACTGTTGTTATTATGCTGGATAGATAAATATTTATCATGAACTGGATAGTAGACGAACTCAACAAGTACCAACTGGACGAGAAAGCTAAAGAAAGCGAGACGACCGGTACGGTGCACAAATTCGAGGTAAAGGTTAGCCTCGATGGAACCCTCATGAAAACCGCAGTGTTCGCAGAAAACCTATCTCGTGCCACCAAGATTGCCGAAAAGTTGTACGGTAAGAAAAACGTTAAAAGCAGACCTGTCAAGAAATGAAGATTACAGAACTCACAAAGGGAGTGAAGAAAGGTAGTCAAAAGCGTGCTAAGCACCCGACTGCAACCGACGATCCCAGCAAGTACATTGGCAAGTGGGAGGAATATGACGAACCCCAAGGTATAAACTCGCCTGTTGGCAGGAGGGTAACTAAGAGCAGTCCTAGTGAATCTGTATATTCAGATAAATCCAAGTTCAAAGCCAAATGGACACCTAGCTTTTTACCTGACCCAAAAGATGCTCCGGGTATAGCACCATACAGCGCCCCACGTGAAGGAAAAGACGGGATTCTTCACATCATAGATTTTGGTGTGAAACATGATATGAAGAATAAGGCACACAAGAAGGACAACCGAAAGAAGTCCATAGAAATCAACGAATCCTGGGATCATTTGCTAACGGAGAAGTTTCACCCAGTAGAGCTTGAAGGATTATACTGGTTCTGGGCTAATCCTAACAAGGGTAAAATTATACATGCTAATAATTCCAGCCACACGTTGACCGCCGTTAATCACTTTGGTCTGGATCCAACCGTTTTTGGCTATGAGCCCGGAGAACAGATTGATCTGGATGATGAGCAAATCTTGTCGTACATGATTAACAACGGATGGGTTCGTGGTGGTTATCTGGAAGATACCAAGCATATTATTCTTCAGGGTAGTGATGCCGATCATGTGTTTGATGCGTTACAAGCTTTCAAGGATTCTGGTGTAGAAATCCAAAATGCATCCCTCGGTGGTATAAATGATGGTTTACAACTAGAGCTAAACCAAAATAACATCAAGCAATACCTCGGTGAAATTGATGGTACTGCTTCTATTCAGGGTGGTACTGGTGTATCAAATGATCTTCGAGCACGAGATCGTGATGTCATTACTCTGGCCGATTTGGAAAACACAGATCCAAACAGTGCAGAGATAGATAATGCCGAGGCTCCCATAAAGCAGACAATTCGAAAGGGGCAGAAGCTCAACACGGATACTCCGGGCTTGAAAGAATCTCGTATGGACGAGATGGTTCGCAGTAATCCTATGCAGTTGATGAATGCTGAATACGAGCTACGCAATGACGAGGATACCGATACCATTGGTATGGCTATGATCACTGATGGCGTCATTGAGACTCTTGCTGTTCGAAACGATTTCAATAAGGAATACAATGGGTACATCCTTTCCAGATTGATGAGTGCTATTGTGAACGATGCCGATCTATCAAACTCCAACCTGTCCATTCGATTGGAAGACCAGAACGACCTACAACAAAAAAGGTTCCTAGAACGATTTGGGTTCCGTCACATTCAGGATGGAATCATGAAAAGGAATGCTGGGGCTATTCGTCCAACTTCTGTTCCTAGCGCTCGCATTTGATTCTTGACAAAAGACTTCCGGCGTGATATAGTGCTTTCCATCACTAACGTGGAGATTAACCATGCACGTCATCGATGTCAACGAATTCACAGTAACCACGGGTCTGTATCGTGGCGACACTTACGCTTTCGTTACTCACCGACCTTCGGGCAATCAGTGGGTTGCCAAGCAGCCGTTCGACGGCGAGCCCGCCAATCTGGGCATGTTGGCACTCGGTATCGAGTGCGGGTACATTACGTTCTACCCCAAGCGAATCATCGCCTCCTGCGATGCTCGTTTCTTCGAGCGTATCGAGAAGAAGGACACGCCGCCCATGGCTCGCAGCGAGTTCGACTCGCTCTGCTTCATAGGAGACTGAATTATGCTCATCACCTTCGTCACCATTCTAGCCTGGATCGGTGCTATCGTCGGCACCCTGATTTCCTTTGCTGGCATGTACCTGGAGAACCAATACAACCAGCCGGATAGCTTGGATCGCATGTTGGATAAAATCGAAGGGGGTCGCACTGAGTACCACTACGGCAAATATATCATCATCGCTATCGTGTCCTGGGCCTGGGTCATCACCACGTTGGTCGTCAACTAATACCGATACCAAGATCATCCCGAACAAGATATCCAAGTTTGATGACATGATTATAAAAATCGTTTCCCTCCACCCGGTGCACGCACCGTCTATAATTTCTTGACGAATATTCTTCAAGAGGATGCTGGTGATTTGCATGACAAAATTACCAAGGGCGACATTAATAATAATGTCGTTGTCCTTGATCCGAAGGAAACCGAGAAACACATGGTTGATAAACTGAAGATGGGATCGGTGGGCATTTACCGCTATCACTTCGAAGTTGACAGAGACATGAACCAGGGATATCTTGTAGGTACCAAGTTATGAAAGGTACTGTCGAGATGTCTAAAAGGATTCTTCTCACCAATGGCGGCTACACAACCGTAGACGACGCTGATTACGAATTTCTGTCGCAGTTTTCTTGGAGAAAGAAGCGCAGCGATGGCAGCAAGAACTTTCACGCCGTGCGTGACGTTGATCTGGGTCGCACCAAGGTCACCGTACGTATGCATCGTCTCATCGCCGAGGCTGAAACCGACGAGTTAGTTTTCCACGTCAATGGTGATGGCCTGGATAACCGCCGACGAAATCTTCAGAAGCGTCAGATCAAGCCCTGGACCGGTAGAGCTGACGAGTCCGGTTTCTTTGGCGTCCACCGCTCTTCTGGTGGCTATGAGGCTCGTATTAGCTTCACCGGTCGCAAGTATCCTCTGGGCGTCTTCGAGAACGCTACGGACGCTGCTCTTCGCTATGACCGTGCTGCTCGTGAACTATACGGTGAGAACGCCAGAACGAATTTCGGAGCATCCTAATGTCTAAGGATTACTACAAGATCCTTGGAGTGTCAAAAGACGCCGATGAAGGTGAGATTAAGAAGGTATGGCGTAAGGTTCGAACCAAACTCCACCCAGATAAAGGTGGAGACGAGGCGAAGTTCAAGGAGGCCAAAGAAGCTTATGACGTTCTGACCGATCCTCAGAAGCGTGCCGCTTACGATCAGTTTGGAACTCCTGATTTGAATGCTACCAGACAACGACAATATGATCCTAACATTGAGGATATTCTTCGTGCTGCCGCCAGCGCATTCGGTTTTGGAGCAGGGGGAGGTTTTGGTCCTGCCAACGTAGATATCATCAACGGCGAGATCAGACAGAAGATCAGTGTGCCAGTCGATGTCATGCTAGGCGGCGGAACATTCAACTTCACATACGTGGTTCCGGTTGCACATGATTCTGTTTCTCTTCAGTTCCGTCATAGCATGGGAAGCATGACCATTGATCCAGATACTCCTCTTGGTCATACTGCTACCAAAGAAGAGTTCGGACAAAAGATGGTATTGATTTTGATTCCAGAGTCTACTAACAATTATGCTTCGCAGGGTTTGGATGTAGTGACTCAAGCTGAGGTTGATGTTCTTAGGGCACTTGCGGGTGAGTCATTTGAAATCACTCACCCAAATGGGACAAAGCTCAAAATAAAGCCTCCTGCATCCCTCAACAAGACCAACATGATTCGTATACCGAACAAGGGATTACGCTCGACGAGGGGGGCACGGGGAGATTTTCTAGTGGCTCTGAAGCTGACAGTTCCATCAATTACTGATGCTCAAAGGAGGAAGTTACAGGAGTTATTAAAGACTTGAAGATAAGTTTGTTCGTGTCTATCTTAGCTGTACAAAGGGGGTTATTTAGGGTGGGTGTGACGAGTAGGATCGCCGTCTAAATACCCACCACTCAAGGGTCACCCGGACCCGACAAAATATCAAATCAGACACGAATAGAATTAGGAGAAACAGACATGGCTAACCCCCGTGATTACCGTCCATTGCATCCTGGAATGGGGCAAGCAGTAGCAGAAAGAACATATCTAAGAAAGAAGGATGATGGAGAGTGGGAGACCTGGGGTGAAGTAGCCGACCGTGTAGCACTCGGAAATTCTCTTCTGTGTAAGGACAAGAGTGAGCAAAAAAAAGAGCAAGAAATCCTCCGTCGTCATCTTGCTAATGGATCTTTGCTAATGAGTGGCCGTCACCTTCAGCACGGTGACGAGAACCAACCCACCCGTAACATGGAAGTCTTTACCAATTGTCTGGATGGGGATACTAAGATTCTCACGCTAGAACACGGACCTGTGGCTATCTCTGAGGTTGTTGGCGAAACCGTCACTGTTCGAGCACGAGATGGAGAATGGCGTCCTGCGCTCGTATCTTCCCACGGCGAACAGCAGTTGCAGGAAATTCGATTCGGTGCGTCTAATGGAACTACTGACCAATTCAATTTGGTAGTGCATGCCACCCCGAACCATCGATGGTTCCTTGAGTCTGGAGAGGTTACAAACGCTATTAGCGTCGGAGACTTTATCGAACCCATTAAACCCGCTTCGGTGGAAGACATGGATGCGGTGCGTCATGGACTGGTGTATGGTGATGGCACTGCACATAAGTCTCGGGTGCATTCCGCAAGACTGGAAGCCCAAGGTATTCAGAATTGTTCCATTCGGCTATGTGGGAACTCTTCCGAGTGGGTTTCGCTGTTTGAAGATGACTACACGATTACTCACCCCCCACATGCGAATGGTGACGCTGTGGTGTATGTCGGACGCAAACTATGGAAAGACCTTCCGCATACCACTGACCCTGCATACATCGCCGGATTTATTAAAGGGTGGTGGATGGCGGATGGCAGTAAGACGTATAACAGAAGCAACGGAATCGAGATTGCTACCACCAACATCGATGCAGTATCGTGGCTAAAGGATTATGCAGCGTATGCCGGATATGTCATAACCGAAATTTCTGAAAAGTTCCGCAAAGAGGGGGATGGCTCGTTCAACAATGGTCTAGGAAAGACCTTGTATTGTGTTCGGCTGAACAATGCCGAGATTCGACGCAAGGTTCTCTCCATTGTACCCACGGTCGTGAAGGAGGTCTTCTGTGTCGAAGAGCCGGTAACAACTGGATTCACATTAGCGAATGGTTTAGTGACTGGAAACTGCTCAACTTCCGCATCCAGCTTCGTGCTATTCTACCTTCTATTAAATGGTAGCGGTGTTGGTCGTTGTTACGATGATGATATGATGCTAGTGAATTGGGACTATGCTCCTAATGTTCGCTGCGTAATCGATCACGAGCACAAAGACTTCGATTGGTCTGCACACGAATCTCTACGTGATGCCAAACACAAATATGGAACCGGCAAGGATGTGATGTGGTTCGAGGTACCCGATTCTCGTGAGGGCTGGGCCAAAGCTCTTGAGATTTGGGAGAATGCTGCTTTTCAGAAAGTTCACGCAAACAAGCTCCTCATCCTGGACTTCACCAAGGTGCGCTCGAAGGGATCTCCAATCGGTGGTATGCAAGATCGTCCCTCTTCCGGTCCTGTTCCGTTAATGAATGCGTTCCATAAGGCCGCAACTCTGAAAGGTGCTGGTCTTGAACGCTGGCGTCAATCACTATACATCGATCATTATTTCGCAGAATGCGTGTTAGTGGGTGGTGCCAGACGCAGTGCAAGAATGAGCACAAAATCATGGCGTGATACTTCAGTTCTTGATTTCATTACTGTAAAACGTCCAATCGAATATGATGGATTGAACATGGATGAGATTGTGGAACTACGTGCTGATAATCCATTTCCACCGACTGGTTTCTTATGGTCATCCAATAATAGCGTAACTGCTGATGAAGAATTTTGGAAACTTGTTAATCTAAAGAGAAACGAAAAGGGTTTTCACGATGAATTGGCACAACATGCCCGTCGTGTTATGCGCAAGCTTTCTGAATCTTCATATGCTGATGGCACAGGAGAACCAGGAATTATCAATGTTGATAAACTCGTTCAGAAGGAAGACGGTTGGAATACGTTGACCACTGGTGATTACGTCGGATCGGAGAAGTATCAGCTTGAGGAGGAAACCGAGTTATACATGAGCCGATTGGCACGTAAGGCCAAGCGCAAGAAGCATCACATAATTACTAATCCTTGTGGTGAGATTGCGCTTACTATACTCGGTGGATATTGCACAATTGCTGATGTGGTTCCATTCCATGCAGACACCTTGGATGAAGCCGAGGAAGCCTTCAGAGCCGCTACACGGGCTCTCATCAGGGTAAACACCATGGACTGCCTGTACAAGAAGGAAGTCGAGCGTACGAATCGCATAGGCGTCGGTATGACCGGTGTTATGGAATTCGCCTGGAAGTTCTTCAAGCTTGGGTTCCGTGATTTGATTGATGAGGAGAAGTCCAAGGACTTCTGGTTGACCCTGGCTCGTTTCAATCGTGCAGTCTATGAGGAGGCAGTAGCCTACTCCGAGAAGATTGGTGTATCGGTGCCTCACACTATGACTACCATTAAACCATCCGGAACGATTTCCAAGCTCTTTGGTTTGTGCGAAGGTTGGCACTTGCCTTCGATGAAGTGGTATGTGCGCTGGGTTCAGTTCCGTGATGATGATCCATTGATTGCCAAGTACCGTGCTGCCAAGTATCCAGTGCGTGAGCTAAAGCAATACCGAGGTCATGTCATCGTCGGTTTCCCAACTCAGCCAGTTGTGTCTACTATCATACCAGAAGATAAGCTGGTCACTGCTGGTGAGGCTACTCCAGAAGAGCAGTATAAGTGGCTCATGCTTGGAGAGAAGTATTGGATTCATGGCACCGATGAGGAAGGCAATCCGGTAACTGACCGTAACATCGGAAACCAGATTTCCTATACGCTCAAGTACAACACGGATAACGTTGACTACAAGCTCTTCAGGGAAATGCTGGTGAAGTATCAGAGCCAAATTCGTTGCTGTTCTGTAATGCCTCAATCTGATACATCTGCTTATGAGTATCAACCAGAACAGCCAGTGAACAAGGCTGAGTATGAAAAGATTGCTCATGCTATTCAGATGGAACTGGAGGAGGATATTGGTAAGGAGCACGTTGATTGCGATTCTGGTTCTTGTCCAATTGATTTCAATACCGGAAGCAAGGACAACTCCAAGGCCGCATAAGCTATTGCGGGGGCGGGTTTACAGTTGTAAACCCGCCCCTTCTGCGGTAAATACTTCTTGTAACGAGAGGTATGACCATATGGCTGCACCACCAAACATCTATTCCGTTGTTGTTTTTGACCTAAAGCCAAAGGTCAAGGATTACATTGACAAACTCAATGATGCGGGTCAGATTGACTTAGACGAGAATGGTTATCCATATCTCGTGAAAGTCGAACAGCAAGGACCAAATCATGTGTGTCACATCGTACGCAATGGCAAGATGGAAAACTTCATCTTGAACACCCGACGTAAGTCCGATCCTATTACATCGTGGAATGGTGCTGACGGATACAAGCGCACTGGTGGTAAGAAAGTTGTGGTTGTTTCGACCAACTCCGAAGAAAAGCCCCGTGGTGAGAGAGCGAAGAGGCGTTCCTTCGAGTCTTTTCGTCGTTTGACCAATCAGCTTCTACAAGGATAACACCATGCACCCCTCCCTGGCTAATCAAGATGAACCACGCATTTTCTTCCAGGTGATGGTTCAATACGAGAATTGCGAAGCAACCTCAGCGATTCCAGAAGAATCAAGACAGTTAGTATCGGAGGCCATCAGGGATTTGCCTAGAGCCAGTAAGGTGGCGCAACACACAATTCAGGCTATACAAATGAAGTTCCCCGGTTCAGAGCTAGTAGAGATATCACTTGACCAAGCAAAAGATGGGTATCATCTTGCTATTATAGACAATGAAAACTGTTTGGCACGAGTTGGCATCGTAGCTGTAGATTACAGCGAGGAGACTTTACACTAATGGCTAAGCGTCGTAAGAAGGTATCAGAGGAGACATATAATGTCACCAAGCATCGTTCTAATGTAGGTGATATGGATACCGATTCTGAAACTGTTGATGCTGCCAATAGCGCCGAGGCTGCTGAGAAATCGATTGCGGATGATCCACGTGCTGGCCGTTACCAGAAGGTAGAGATAGAAAAGTCCAAGGGAGGAACGAGTCGAGTTAGAACTGAACCCAGAACGACATCTGCGATTCAGTCCAAAACCGAACCTATGAATACTAGCCTGGAAAGTATTAGCTACCCGTATAACATTGGTCTTCCGAAAGAATTCGAGCCATTGATTGAAGCTTTAACCAAAAAGACAAAGAAATCTCTTGATATTCGGGAGCGATATTCAAGACTACATATAACAGTGCCAAATGCCTTAGCAATGAAGGAATTGGTGGAAGAACTAGGCAAGAAGTCTCGTGGCCGCACCAAGGTGAAGTCTATTGCTGGTGTGATATACGAAGGCATAACTAAATCAATTTGATATGACAAACCTAACATTATCTGGATGGAAAAGGTCTGTAGCTGCGGGAGTCGTAGAGACTATCCCGTTGCAAGATTTCGAGTCTGCATTTCTTCTTGCCGAAGATTTCCTCAGCACGCAGGGAGGATGGAATCCGGATGATGCTGGGGATCCCACCGGACCCGGTGTACCGGTATCGGGGATCACTACCGAAGAAGCCATAATTCTCATTTTCCAACAACAGACCAATCGCATCTACAAGGTGGTTATTAATGGTACAATGGAGTTCAGTGTCATTCTTAACGAAAACCTTTCAATTGGTCTTTCTGACAATGATGTAATAAGCAGCGTTACCACTGTCCTGGAGGATTTTGTAGAAGCTCAGCTAGAGAACACCAATATCGAATTGGTCAGCATCCCGAGCTTCACTGGAACAGTCACGAGCGGTCCCACAACCGCTTCTGAGCGTGTTTCTCTGCAATCCAGCATCACCGGGGGAGGTAAGTTAATCGATCCCAAGGCAATCGCCCTGGTGGCTGCACGTGCTAGGTTCAATCTTGACAATACGCACAACGTGCAATATCTATACACTGAGAGTGGAAAGGATATTTTCGTATTGGTAACTAAATATCTAACAACTCAATACACGACGATTGACACGTCTGCTGACAGTCGTTATGGAATCAAACTTGATACCGATAGTTTCCGAGTTACTACCGGTGTCACTCTCCCTAACTCGTGATCTGTAGGAGTTCATAATGGATTACAAGAAAATCGTTGAAGGTAAGCAGATACTGTTTCTCATTCCAGTGACCGATATCGATAACGGAAGTGTATATTTGGACGTGACCCGACTTGCTAAGAATGCAATCAACAAGGATCGTCGCAATTTCTATGACTCAGAGAATGGGCCAAACTTCTTCATTGAAATTCAACGTGCTAGTGAATACGCCGAATACATTCGGGAGTGTGGCGTCACAAGCTACAACTATCACAAGTTCAACACACGACGTGGGTACTCCCTATTCATTCAATCCGATGTATAACATCATCTACTCTAGTGAAGCTGATCGAAATAGATTGCAGGTATTGCAAGAACTACTTCCTTTAGCTCAAACCGAATACGAACAGAGTAAGATTCTTCAAGAAATAGAAGAGATCAAAGGCCGTCAGAAGCCATTACACGAATGCACATTAGAGGAATGCACTGAGCTTAGGACTACCATATATAGTAAGTTCGAGAAGTTAACCCGTATTGGTAAGACTGGACATGCGATAGGTTTCAAGCGAATGATGGGCGAGATCGAACGAAGGATGGCTACGATCCAAATGGAGATGACGAAGGAAGAGTTAGAGAGGAAGAAGACCAAGGTCGAAACCAAACCTGAACAGCAGGGCAAAGATGAAACCAGCAAACGTAAATCTCCAGCACGGACAGGTTCAAGTCGTTGGACCACTGGTGTAGGAAAACTAGACTGATGAAGATTCAGTTAACCTTGCTGCTTCCGAAGTTCACGATCAAGATTTCATCACACTGGATACCGTTGTATGAAACTAGCAAGCATAAAGCTCCAACACGGACAGGTTCAAGTTGTTGGTCCCCCTGAATTGGTAGCTTGGATTAAGTTGTTGCAAAACACCAAGAAAACACCCGAGGATAAACAGCATATATACAATGAACAGATGGCTAATTGGTACATCATCTGTTCAGTGACCGGTGAGCAAATCCTGCTGTGTGATCTGCACTACTGGAATGTGGAGACTGGTGCCGTGTACAAGTGTCCGCAAGTCATGCCATTGCATGACCGATACGAAAAGTGATCACTACATGTTGTGGCTTGACTTCAAAGTCATACGACATATATTGATTGCATCCCACGATGAGGAGATGCCATGAGCAAGAATACAAAGAACATTCGACATCAGAAACCAGACATTCCAAGTTTGATCGAGTCGAAGGGTGTCGAGTACAGTGCTCAAGATTGCATCGATGAACTCATTAAACTAGCTGATGACTTCCCTGAAAGAGCTATCACCCGTGATTTCTTCCGAAGAAACTCCAACCTGCCAGAATCGGTATACACCGGATTCTTTGGTACTTTCCCCGAGTTTCTTCGTGCTGCTGGATTGCAACATTCCCGAGCAGCAAACAAGATTCGTAATCAGATCGCACGTCATGCTGCTATCGATGAACTGAAAGAGGTCAGTTATACCCGAATAGGTCTTGATGAGCTATATGTTCGTAAGGACAAGAAGCGTTTCAAGACGATGGTTGCTTGTTCTGATTTACACGATGAAGAATGTGACCCATTTTACCTGAGAGTATTGATCGATACGATCCGAAATGTCAAACCTGATGTTGTATGTCTGAACGGTGACATCTTCGATGTTCCAGAGTTTGGCAAATACAGCATAGATCCACGTGAGTGGGATGTAGTTAGCCGCCTACAGACTGGTCTTGAAATCATTGCACAGATCCGTGAGGCAGCCGGTGAGGCACAGATTGACTTCATCGAGGGTAATCACGAAGCCCGTGTCATTCGCCATCTACTGGAGGCAGACCCTGGTTTGCGTGCGGTACTATCTGGCTTGCACGAGTTCGATCTACGGAAGCTCTTCAAGCTGGACCAGTATGAAGTCAACTACGTTGCCAACTGCGATCTGTTCACGTTCACTGATGCTCAGCAACGCAAAGAAGTTTCCAAGAACTACAAGCTGTATTGGGGATGTGTGATGGCACATCACTTCCCTCACGGGAAACAGTATGGTACTCCGGGTTTTAACGGACATCACCACAAGCACCAGGTATGGTCTGAGCACAACATGAACTATGGTGCATACGAGTGGCATCAGACTGGTGGTGGTCATATTCGTGAGGCAAGCTATTGTGATGGTTCGAAGTGGAACAATGGTTTCCTAGTGGTAGTTGCTGATACTCAGAACAAGAGTGTTGTGTTCGATTATTCGTCAGTCGAGGACACATTTGCTATATCTGCCGGAAAGATTTACTCCCGTGAGCCAGATGAGTTCTATCCTGCCCTATCCAAAGAGCTTGATTTGCGAAAGGCTAACTCCTGAACCTGTCTAAATACAGGTCATGAACAAACCAAATCTGCTCTTCGAAGGGCTCAGGATCCCCAGAAAGGTGTTCGATCAGTTCCTCTCCAAAGTGGAGGATGAGAAACTATTTCGACTTGGGTTCGAGGTCGAGTTCTATGCCGATGATGATTCTCTGAGTGGTAATCAAGTTGCCGACTTAAGTGAGCTTTCCGTTCGGGAAGCCATGGAATACTTCTATGAGCACGATATCAATATAGATAAGATGTATGAGTGGGCATCCGACCATGAGGAAGAATTACTAAGAGAAGCCGGATACACCCGTGAAGAGATTGAGAAAGAAATCATTGATGACTGGTTTGATGATAATCCCGACTGGTACCAGGAATATCTAGAAGAAGAAGGCGAGTGGGATGACGAGGAGGAAGAGCCTGCTGAGGATGCCACTGATGAAGGGACTGCCAGGGAGGAAGTAGAGCTTGATATTCGTAACGGCAGAAAGGTCTGGTCTCGATACGATAACTTCGATAGTAAAATCAATGATAGAATTAGCGAGATTTTTGATAACGTTGATATCGCTCAGGCATGGTGGGAAGATAACCGCTGGGAACTTATGCGTGAAAATAATTGGGAGCTAAGTGACGAGTATCGCCATGATGAAGTGGACGAGGACATCATTCGTGAATATGGTGGCGGTTTAGAAGGCATCGCTAATGATCTGAATGATGTAGTAGATGGTTATGTGTCTTCGGATGAAGGAGGATACTCTTCGAGCACCGAGAATTGGGTAGTCAAACCAGACGGCTCGCTTTCTGAAAACGGTGTTGAGATCGCATCTCCGATATTTCCATTCTTTGCTGGCATCGAAGAAATGGAGAAGGTGTTTGATTGGATTGATCGCAACAGATATTACACTGATGAATCCACGGGACTTCACGTTAGTATGTCCTTCACCGAAGAAAAAGCATTCGATGATATCGATTGGGTGAAAGTTGCCTTGCTATCCGGTGAAGAATATATGCTTCAGTTATTCAACCGATCTACTAATCAATATACTACGTCCCAATTAAAGAACATGCAGGTTGCTGCTAAGAAAGGCAAGTTGGGCGATTTGAATAGCATGCGTTCCTTCCAAGAACTCAAAGATAAGTTTGCTGATGGCATCGCAACCGGTGAAAAATACAGTTCGTTCAATCTATCAGACTATGGAAGCGGTGGTCGTGTGGAGTGGAGAATCATAGGTGGACATCAATACCATCAACTGTTCAATACTGTAAAGGACAATGTTTTGAAGATGGCATTCGCCATGTACATAGGTTCGGAACCCGAGTTGTTCAAAGAACAATACTTGCGGTCATTAGGGAGACTGCTTTCTCGTGTTACGGCGACTAAAGATGATCCTTTGAAAAGTAAAAGCGAACTTCTATATGGTAATGATGAAGAGGCTGCAATCCTATCTCGCAATCCATTGTACAAGTATGCCGTCCAGCTTTTGAAAAGTGACAAATCTATGATGACCGCATACAAAAACGTTACACTGGCTGGTGAGAGAATGCGAGATGAAGATGCTAATGCAAAACAGAGATTCGAATTCACTAAAGCCATGGGTGTCTTTGCTATGCTAGTCAGTAAAGTTGAAGCTACTGAATATACTAAGAAGCTATTCCCATACTTGCAAGAAGAAGCGTACACCGAAAACCTAACGGTCCAACGGATAAGAAAAGTAGCTAGAAGAACTGCCAATCACTACGGTTATACTGGTGCGGACTTCAAGGATGATTTGCATGTGGATCCCGTAACTGCATTGGCAACTCATTATCCTATAGCTGATCACATATCCGGTCTTAATCTATTAACTCGTGCTGCGGTATTGTTTGCTGATATGGATGACACTCACCAGCAACGAAAGATGGAGTTCATGAAGTATGTTCCTGGACTTCGAAAGTTCACAGCACAGTCCACCACTGAACTCATTCTAGCAATTGCTCTTTCTACCAAGAAGGACCAACAAGAACCAATGGCAGGATCTATATCTGACGCTATTGTATCATCAGTTGAATCCAATAATCTGGATGAGAAGAACTTGCAATTCATCAAACAACTGATGGATGATATTGGTGTTGATGCTCAGGATGTTATGACCAATACGAACTATGACAGAAAGAAGGAAGTTATCCGACAGGTACTAGGTTATGACATTGAGAAAGTAGCCGTCACAGCCGATAATGCATTGCAAGCGATCTCTCCTGAGTTGATTCCAGAAGTCAGTCTGGCCAAGATCATTACCGGACTTCAACATAACGATGCAGACGAACAATCGGTGGCGGCTTCATTGGCTGCTCTTTGGATTGGAAGGATCTCTGATAAATTAGAACGTGGAATATTCATCTCAAGTAGAGCCGTAAAAGGATTAAAGATATTCATAGTGACCTATAATCTAATACAACGTTGGAACGAAGCGGGAATCTTCGATGCACCTATTGCTAAGAAAGTAATGAAAGTCCTAGATTTCGTAGACCCAGAACTAGCCATAACAGTTTCCCTATCCAGGATTAAGGCTAGATTGGGTCCGGAGCAACCTGTTTTCCAGACCCCTCCGAGCAATCCTGTGGCCAACGTTACTGCGTGGACTCCGGAAGTGGCAGCACGTGGTACCGAAAACCCTTGACTAACTCTAAGTGATAGGGTACCTTATAGACCCATGAGCACTGAAAACGAAAATTTAGATGATGACGGATCCCTGGTAGTGGATCGTCCACCGGCAGAAGAGCGCAAGGATCTTGCGCCCCCGCCGAAGTACGCAGTAATGCTACTAAACGACGACTTCACTCCGATGGACTTCGTAATGGCAGTCCTCGTGAAATTCTTCTCGAAGTCTCAAGAGGAGGCTGAGAAGATCACCATGGAGGTACACGAGAAGGGGGAGGGGTTGGCCGGTATCTTCCCGAAGGATATCGCAGAGACCAAGGCGTCTCAGGTGTGTCACATTGCGCAGTCCAATGGACATCCGTTTAGGGCCGACGTGAAAGGTCTCCACTAAACCTATTGACTTTACGGAGAACCTGCCCTATATAATACACAAGACCTGGGTCGAAGCTGTTTCGTTATCGTAATTGGTACATTAAAAGCGGAACAGCAGAACCTTATCCGGGGCTTAATTTTTGAAGGCTGCGAGCCGAACGACAGATCATTATCGTTCATGTATAAACGGCGAGATGGTTCGATTCCATCATAGGTCTGGCGACACGTTAAAATTGGTCTGGCACCAACTTGTTCGCAACCAAGAAGAAAAAGCCCGGAGGGGACGCCCAGCGCCCCTCCGGGCTTTTTCGTTTCTACAACATACCCGATTGGACATCGGGGAGGAATACATCATGGCAAACTACGCAAGAATTTCGGGCAAGACCCGTCGAAACACTCATCAGACTTCACAGACGAAGGCAATCCCTGGTCGTGAAATCGAGATGAAGAAAAATCCGGCTGGAGGCGTGAGCTTCAAGTTGGACGACTTCGCTCGTCTACAGCGATTCATCATCCTCGGAGTTGAGGGGAACAGCTACTACCAGAGTCAGAAGACCCTGGTGAATCAGAACGTGAGTTCTCTGGAGCGCTGTCTGGACGCTGATCCGTTCCGTGTCATTGACATGGTTGTGGACATTAGTGTGAACGGTCGTGCCTTCAAGCAGGACGCTGGACTCTTCGTGTTAGCTGCTGCCGCTTCTTTCAAGGGTGGCGTGCGCTCCGGTCGCAAGAGCCCGCCGAACCGCAATCGATTCCAGTACGAGGAGAACTACCAGCAGGCTCTAGCCGAGTATGAGGCTTCCATCGTCATCGTGGACGAGGAGCACGCAGTCAAGGTTCGTCAGTACGCACTGGAGAAGCTGCCACAGGTGGCTCGTACCGGTACGGCGCTGTACACGTTCGCTGAGTTTGTACGTGGTCAGCGTGGATTCGGTCGCAGCCTGCGTCGTGCATTCGCAAAGTGGATGACTGACAAGCCGCTAGACAAGCTGGCCTATCAGGCATGGAAGTACAAGAGCCGTAACGGCTGGACGTACCGTGACATCATGCGCCTCACGCACCCGGTAACAGACGAGCGTGCACGTTCAGACGTGTTCGGATATATGGTGAAGGGACAGCTACCGGAAGGTGCTGACCTGAGCAACCCGGCCCTGGCACAGATCGATGCGGCTGAAAAGCTGCTGAAGATCATGACCAACCGTACTAACGTGACCAAGCCGGTCGTCAAGGAAGCTGTCAAGCTCATCGTTGACCATCGCCTGACTCACGAGGCTGTTCCGTCCGAGCTTCGCAAGAGCCCAGAGGTTTGGGAGGCTCTGCTGGAGAACATGCCGCTTCAGGCTGCTGTCAGCAACCTGGGTGTCATGACCAGCACTGGTCTGGTCAAGCCACTGTCGAAGGCAGAGCGAAAGATCGTGGAGATGCTTACCAACGTCGAAGCAATCAAGCGTTCTCGCATGCACCCGATGCGGTTCTACCTTGGTTCCAAGGTCTACGGCAATGGTCGTGGCGTGAAGGGTAGCCTGTCCTGGTCGCCAAGCCAGAACATCATGGACGCTCTGGATGGTGCGTACTACGCATCCTTCGGTAACGTCGAGACGACTGGCAAGACACTGGTCATCGCTGTCGATGACTCGGGTTCTATGGACTGGGCTAACACTTCGGTTCCGAACACTAGTCCATCGGAGATTGCTGCGGCAATGGCGCTGGTCACGTACCGCACTGAGCCGAACAGCGTGCTGATCGGTTATTCTGATGGTGTTCGTGAGATGAAGGTGTCTCGTACACGTTCTCGCATCGACAGCATCATGAAGCATGTCGGTCATGGCGGTGGAACCAACACCACACTCCCGGTGCAGTACGCCTGGAACAACAAGCTGGACGTTGATGGCATCGTGTCCTACACAGACAACAACACCTGGGGCGCATGCTCTCGGGGCTGGAACAGTAATGGACATGTTACCCAGTGGGTGAATAAGTACGTGGATCGCTTCGGTCCAATGCGCTTCATCAACTGTGCGATGGAGGCAAACAGTATCACTGATACTGATGCCAAGAATCCGTACATGTTCGAGCTTGTCGGTGTTGACGCCAATACCCCACGCATCATTAGCGAGTTCCTTGCTGGTAACCTGTAACCAGTATCATAAAGTAGAGGGGTAGATTTACTACCCCTCTACTTGGCTTGATTTTCCCGAAGAGACATGATATACTATCATTTCATTCAGAGGAGTGAAAGGTATGTCCAAGAAGACCTCGAAAGAAATTGCAGCCGAACTCAAAGCCCTTGCTACCAAGTACGGCTGGACGGTGACGGTTCGTGGTAGCATTCTCACCATTACCAAGCCAATTTCCGGAAACGATGAATTCGTTACTGCTGACATGGAGTACGGAAGCATCCTGAGCCTTCTCCCGTCAACCAGCCCTGGTAGCATCTGGGGTACAGATGGTGGCGGAGTTGGAGCACTGTCTGCGATGAAATCTGGCGTGTTCACGATGAACAAGTCGGGCGGTAGCAAGCGAGTCCTGAACGCTCTGAATGTTCTGTCATGACTAAGATGCGAAATTTCGATAGCACAGATCCATCGCTACTGGAAACAGCGGCTCACGATCACATCGTGACTGCGTATGCCGTCGTTTACGCCATGGAGGCTAAGCTGTGGACAATAGCCCACGACTTTGATGCCTGGGAAGACCCCAACGTTCGTGTCGTTCGTGATAAGGTGGTGGCTCGGCTGAAAGCCATCCGCTCCCTCTACAACACTCGCTTTCCCTGGAAGTGCCACAGCTATAGTATTCGTGGCAACTTCAGCGAGAACTACTACGGTGATCTACACAACCATGACGTGGACCACGCCCTTAAGAAAGAGTTTGGTGAGAGTGTGTTCTGCGACAGTGAATCCGGCTGGTTCGTGGTGGATGTGACTCCGACCAAGGTTGAAGAGGTCAAGGAGTTCATCAAGATCAACTTCCCGGACATGGAATTCACCGTGGACAAACTGGACGAGAACGAACTGAATATTCCAGGAGTCAGTAACTGGCTCAGCGCCAATCTCTGGTTAAAGGAGCGTGAAATCACGGTGGACATGGAATTTCCCAAGATTCAGCCCAAGACTGGTAAAGAGCTTGAGAAGCTTCTGATGATGGCTCGTAAGGCTCTTCACAAGACTGGTTTGCCGAAAGAGGAAGCAATCAAGCTACTCTGAGGATTTGCCCATTATAAATGATAAATATGGGTTTAGTGTTTATCATTGTAGGGATATAACCATATGGACATAAAGGATATACGTAACCAATCAGAAAAAACTATGAGAATTCTTGTCGTTCAGGGTGGCACTAGAAGTGAGAACTCTTGTCCTGGCAGAAATACAAAAATTCGTTCTATGGTTGATTTAATATTAGAGTCTTCTCCGGATTACGTTAATGTTGATGTTCTTGATTTAGCAGTAGAGGGTGATGGAAAAAGAATTATTCAGCCGTGTAAAGGATGCGTAGGTACAGCAGGAGGTTTTCATTGTCATTGGAAATGCACTTGTTATGGTCCCAAATCAGATAGCTCAGACCTTAATGATATAATGCACGATGATAAAGTATATGACAGATTAGAAATGTCGGATGGTATCATGTTTATGACTCCCATTCATTGGTTTAAGCCCAGTGGTCCAATTTTAGCTATGCTTGATCGATTGGTATGTGCTAGTTTAACTATAACAAGAGAACAAGCAAAACGTCTAACTGATAACGATTTAAAAAATCCAGAAAAAACGATGGCATTGGAAAAGTCCGGCAAATACGACAATCTTAAGAAGAATCACTTAGGAGGTAAAGTAGCTGCGGTGTTTGCTCAAGGTGATGACGGTGCTGATGACTATTACAACACAATAAACAAGCCAAATACAACACCTGGAAACTTTATGGAAGATGTATATTCTAGTCCCATAGATGCTGTTATTCCTTTGGTTAAAGCTCTAAGATTTATGGATATCGAAGTTCCTGATGATTTAATCGTAGGGGTTAACCGGGGTAAAGGAAAGGATTACGCTGTAAATGACGAAACCTATAAGTCAGCCGAAAAGTATATGGCTATTCCCGTGAACCTCTTTTTGAAATTAGTCAACAGAATTAATGATCTTCGTTGAATGTTAGGATATCTATAAAATCGTTGCCCGCTACCGATGATATACTCCTGAACCGGATAAATACTGGTTCAGGGGTATAAACGTATGACAATTAGAACTTACCTACCTGCTTTTGGATTGGGCATGCTGCTCCTTACGGCTTTATCCTTAGCAACAATAGCCGCATATCAAAGTATCATAGGTCTAGCAGACCTTTTCGCTGCACGTAAAGAAGTCGTTGTAATCATGGCTGTCTTTATCGAATGGGCGAAATTGCTATTTGCCGGTTCACTTCATATGTTTTGGAATTCACTTCCCTGGTGGAAGTGGATTGGTATAGCTATTGTGGTTATCCATATGGCGGTAACCAATATCGGAATTTACTCCTACCTGTCTTCTGGCTATCTTCTCCAGGAAGCTCCTGTAGCGGCTCTAGAGCGGCGCATCACTGGGATTGACCAGGACATCAACCAACAGAAGAAAATCGAAGAGGAAGCATCCAGGCAAATCTCAGCTATGGATACAGCCTACCAGCGGTACGTTGAGGGGCTATACATCCGTCGTGCTGAACAATACAAAGCTACTAATGCAGAATTACGTGCACAGTTGGAAAAGCAACGTGATAAGGCCAGAATGGTAATTGATGGTCTTGAAGAAAAGAAGCGTGGTCTAACAGAAATTAAGGTTGATAATGCTGCCAAGCTGGGTAGCATTGAGCACATCTCTGCTTTTATTGGGTCTGACCAAGAGAGCATCATGAAGATGGTTGTTCTGTTCACTATCTTGCTTATGATGGGTCTTGATCCTGCGGCTGTTCTGTTGGTCGTAATGTTCACTCATTTATTAAATAAATGGATGGGGGTTAAAAATCCAAAACCGGTTTTAGAAGTGGCTGAGAAGGCCAAAGAAGAGCCTAAGCCACTGGATAAAAAAGCTGAAGAGCAAGCTTACCAACAACATTTGAAGGACATTGGATACATGGAAGGATCTCCTGGGTGGTACCGTAGAAAGAAGCTATGAAACTAGTGCAACTGTTTGAACAAGTCAGTCTGTTTGAGGCGGCGAAGGATCGCTACATGCAGCCTTTTACTGGTCTATTGTCAATTGCCGAACAACTAGGTTTGGATAACCTATCTGAAGGAATTGACAACGCTATATCTTGGGCAATGCGAACTTTGAAAAAGGAGGATAAGATTGTCTGGTTTCTTCGATGGATGAAGCTTGAAGCTCTTCGTATTCTCAAGCTCAATACTGAAGGTGAAGTGCGGGAACGTGTACACAAAGCATGGGACAAAGCTGCAACTAAAATATCCAAGAATTCTGGCATCTCAAAAGAACAGATCGAGTCCTATGCCAATCAATTTGTTAGTGGTGGATTCCGAACTCAGATGAATCATTACATGAGTCTCGGACTACCAGCCATTGATGACTATGTGTTTACTTGGCAGACTCCAGAGCAAATTTTTAGAGACTTTCAAGTAATTGAGCAGGAATGGCAAAAGAAATTGCAAGAACTTGTCCCAATTGAGCGTGACGAAGTTGAAACTGTTATTAAGTTCCCTGATGGCTCGGAATGGATTAACCTCAATAAGCCGGCGTGTGATGTTGAAGCAAAAGCCATGGGTCATTGTGGGAACGCTGATACCTATCACCCCGATGATACCGTTCTATCGTATCGTACCATCGAAAAGAATAACAAGGGAGAGGAGATGTGGAAGCCACGTCTCACATTTATTTTGGATACCAAGAATGGTATGCTGGGTGAGATGAAAGGACGTGCTAATCAGAAGCCCGATGCCAAGTATCATGGTGTAATCATAGATCTACTAAAGCACCCATTGATCAAAGGCATCAAAGGTGGAGGTTACAAGCCTGAGAACAATTTCAGCATCGATGATCTACCAAAAGAAGTTGTCGAAAAACTAATCGATATGAAACCTGGATTGGCTGACATTCGATACGATTACAATAAGCGTGGTATAACCCGTGAGTTGCTGACTAGGATGAATCAGAAGTTTGATGATGAAACCGACGGTGCTCTTGAACTACCAGAATACGATAATAAGCGTAAAGTATTCCTCGGAGAAACCATGGAGGGTTCTGTAGACGACTTCGTTAAGGAGTATGGTGGGGATACAGCCAACTGGGTGGTCAATATTCTTTCTGGTGAAGAACACCTTGATATCTATCATACTGCTAATGACCCCGAAGACTTGTGGAATATACTACCAGACAAGATAACAACCCGAGTTGGTCATTGGTTATTGAAGAACTACTCTGATGCGGTTGAAGAATGGAAAGAAGAGAACGACGAAAACTTTGATCCATCTGACGCTAATGCTGCTTGGCACATCATTGAAGAGCATAGCATAGATGAAGTGAAGACTGCACTCAATAGTGCTATGCTGGATGCAGAGTATATTGGTACTGAAGCAGAAATGCTAAACTCCTTGAAAGATTGGCTAAAGAAACTTCCCAACCGAGATGGATTTGATATCTCCTTATACCCAGGACACACAAAATGGGATGCCAAGCAATACGTAGTGATATCAGAAAAATCGATGATCGATATTGTGACAGATATGATGGATCAGGTGGCTTGGCATGGAAGCCTGATATCGTTTTTTGAGATTGAAGACCTTGAATCTCCTTATCATGGATGGCATGGGTTTGATGAACAAGTCGCCATCGAACAGGCGGAAGAAAGGCTATCCGTGGAAGGTATTCTATAATGCGCCTTCTTCAGTTTCTCGAAGCTACTAATGACCGTTGGCTGCGATATGCCAAGTCTCATGGCGAGCACAATTTCCCTCAAGGTACTAAAGCTGAGGATTATGATTGGCAGTTTATCCCCAAGCTGATGCTCACCACCATGACTAATATCATGAACCCAGAACAATGGGTGGATTTCTTTCGTGACGAACATGATGTAGCAGTTGATGATGGACGCATGGGATATGAAGACGAACTGAAGAATCCAATACGAGAACCAGTGGTATTGGTGAAAATTGGCAAGGTGTACAATGTGGTCGATGGATGGCACAGGATTGGCGCTTCGTTTGCCGGTAATCGCAAATCAATCCCTGCCGTCATTGGTGTGCCGAAGGTTCCAATGCATACTGGCGAGACCGTTGGAGGCAACGAGGGTGAGGTAAATAGTGATGATGATACGCCACGTCCTCCACCGCAGCATGGTAACGAAGAAGGCAATGCATCCTGGGATTGGACAGATCCATACCATTCCAGTGGTGCAGAAAACGCAGTGATGAGTAGAACACCATGAAACTAATTGATTTGATGCGACACACACGAATTGATGAGGCACCGCCTCTAAAGCGTTTTGATGTGTTACCAGATGCATCGAAGCTCCCTGGCCCTAGCAAAAAGTTACAGCATTCTAATATAAAAAATATTCCTAAAGATTTACAAACAGTAGTTTCTCAACCATTTCAAAAAGCTCTCAAAAAGAAAATGCAGGATATTCCATATCCGATATACATCTATCAAATGGCTATTGCAATAGCAGCAGATAGTTACGACAGACATCTACTCAAATTACAACATCAATCTGTTAACCCGGAATTTTATCACATGATTGATAAAAAAGCATTAATTGAATTGTATGGGAGGGATATTGCTAACAAAATTAAACTGGATCCTGCTGGAGTAACATTGGTTTATAACTACCAAACCGCTTTTCCATCAACTGTGTGGGGATTCATGCATGATTTTGTTCACGCCATCACCCTATCTAATATTAAAACAACCGAGGAGTTAGAAAAAGTAGATACGATAATTGAAAACATTGTAATACATGCACAAAAGTCTTTTCCTGATTCACCTATTTTGAGAAAAGAAATAGGGAGGCATGGAATAGAGAGAGTAGCATATTCGATGCTAACAATGAAATCTGCTAGGACAGGATTCCTATCCAACCGACCAGAAGAAGGTTCAACAGAGTTAATGACTCAATGGCTTTTCTCCAAGAAAATAGAATTCGATTGGAGCAAGATATCTAACAGCGAAAAAATGGATGAAGTGTTTTCCGAATTGGTTAATAAAGCCATTCCAAAAATTGATGCGATATTTTGGAGAATTTTAATGAGCGCAAAAGGTAAGTCATATTTCACATCATGAAACTATTAGATTTGATGCGACACACACGAATTGATGAGGCACCACTCGGTGACTATCAGCTTGTTGGTAATTGGGGGGACAAGGAGAAGTCCCACGGATTTCGACATGCCGCTGATCGTAAGATACTTCAGAATCCCACTGCTGTTCGAATAGCTCAAAAGAGGTTTGGTAAGACCGAACATATACTCAATCTCTACTTCGTCAATCTTCCCGGAGCTTCTAAACATTCTGAAACCGGATTCATGGAGCCAGAGCAAATTGCAGCAGCAATGCCCAAGGCATGGCCAGAGATTGCAGCCCGTGCCGAGGAAGCAAATCACAGAGATGCAATCAATGTCATCTTCGTTGGAAATACTGGATTCCAACGAATGAACATGACCCCATGGATCATGGCACATCGTATCGGTCACGCACTTCGGGCATCCGAACGATTTGGTCAGCGAGGATACTGGAGAGATTACGAGGAAGATGCAACCGAATTCTTTTCTAACATTCTGCAAAGTGTTTACGACATGAATATCAGCCCCCGTGAGATCTGGTTCGGACAGAAAGATAAGATCATAGCCAAGTTCTTCGAAGCAATCGGTGGTATGCGTAGCGCTCGCAAGAGTAAGCTCGGTGGACGACCATACGAGTTCTTGTACGAGATGTTTGCGCAACACGTTGTTACTGGTTCTCTAAAATTTCGTAACCTTCCACAGAGCTTCGGAATGCGCAACGGTCCCTACTATCGCATGCAGGATGAAGAGACAGCAGACATGTGGAACCACTCACTAAACAGTGATGTTGCTGACCATCTTGGATCCCGCATTGATAATACTCTCTACAATGCAGAAGGCAAATTCTTAGTTATGTAACTTGACTTCATTATCTTTCATGACGATATTTTAGAAGCCCGGACCACCGGGCTTTATCGTTTCTGTGCTCATATTTTCAAGTTCGGAAACTGTACATGGAAAAACTTATATTCCATAAATACTTCCACATCAATTTAGCAAATATAGGAGACCCGAACATGCTAAACGAAGAACAGCTTCAGGAAGAGGTTACTATCACTGGTGGAACCGCACTTATTCTACTACAGGTTGTGGCTCGTGTAGTCAGTCTTCAGAATGGACTCAAGGACGTTGAGCTAAAGCCAGTTGGCGACGCTCGTGAGAGCGTTGTGGCTGCGCTAGAGGCTGCTACTGGCGTCAACTTCGACCGTGCTCGTGCTCAGCAGCAGGCAGAGCTACAGCAGCGTATGGCTGCCGCCCGTGCTGCTCAGGCAAGACAGGAAGATGGTGACGAGGAGACCGATCCAGCCGCCGCTGCTGAAGAGGCAGGCGATGAAGAGACCGTAACGGTTAAGTAAGGTTCGATAACCAACGGAGACAAGACAATGATCAATCAAATTCCGAGGCATTTCGGACAAGTACGAGGAGAGGAGATAATAATCGCTGGTTACCATCGTTCTATGAACTCCTGCCTTATTGTCCGTTTGTCAAATCTACCACAGGATGAGGCTGCTAACCTACGTCAGATCGCAATGTCCAGCACGGCACAGAACCTAGACTATTTGGTTCCCACGCTACGAGTGGAGGCGCACAAGTCTGGACAGGACTGGTTCACCTACCTTGTGACTAGACTTCAACGTGGAGACGGTTCTGTAATGAACATGCCACTGAAGGAAATAGAGGCGATGAATGAGAGCCAGAAGAGCTTCTTCAAGGGCTATGGCGAAGGAGTCGAGCCGAAGGGCGGTCCATCTCAGCGTGTGGGTAAAGACACCGAGTTCCGTACTCCACTGGTTGATATCAGAGGACAGCTTGTGACTGCCGAGGAGGAAGAGCAGCGTCCGAGGGCTCCAGCCAATTTGGCAGAAGCCCAACAGATTAATACAGCACCTACACCAGCCACGGATTCCGAAATGGCTCGTATGGTTGCTCAGCAAGGCGGTGGATCCTCATCCCAAGATCAGGTGAACCTAGCAATTCTGGAGACTCTGAAGAGTTTACAGGCTGGAATGCAGGAACTGTCCGCTGAGGTAAAGAAGCGTCCACGTAAGACCATTCGTCGTAAGACTCCAGTGCGTCGTAAAGCGGCTGCTTCTTCTGAGGAAACCACATCCGAACCACTAGCTGCTTATGGGGCTGAATCTGCTTAAATATGGAAATATGTTGTGAATAGTGTGTTATTGTAATAACACACTATTCACAACAATCGAGTAAGTTCAAAAACTTATGCTTTCCAATCATCGATTAATAATAGACTTGTCTAGTTGATTGATTGTGTCAGCACCAGCAACTTGAATGCCGCTGGTCGCTTGAAGGTATGCCTTCTCGATGCCATCAACTGGCTCGTGAATACCTATCACATGACGAAGATCAAATTTGACCTCATCCTTTGGATGGCTGAACGGACCACCGTACGGTGCAGCGTTTAGCTTTTGCTGAATGGGGTTATTTGGGGAAGGTCGAGAAGTTGGATCAGCAGGCTCTGTTACGATTTGAAAAACCACTGGTCGGCTCACACTGACCGACCTGTCATCCACGGAGTCTATCTCCGCAGTTACCTGCAAACCAGAAACAAGATCGAGTAGAACGATCTTGCCTTCGTACTTCTTTACGTCCGATGAGTACATGTTACTATCCTGTCAGTTAGTGGGACAGGGATAATTTAGGACTTCTTGCTTTCGTTTTCAAGGCTTTTGAACAGCTTGAACATTTCTTCTTCAGGAGATTTTCCGGTATTGATTACCACGGAACGAGCTTTGTCATCCCATATTACTTTCATATCCGGAGTTTTTCTGTTAGTGATTTCCAATCCACCTATTCCATGTTTTTCTAACCATTTAGCAATAGGAGGGATGTTTCGTGAGTCATGAGCACGGGCAGTGAAAATTTTAACTGTTTTTCCAGCATTCAACCAATCTTTGACTTTATTCAGCATATCTGGAACTGGCTCGCCAATAAATTCAGGATCAAAATCTTCTTCGTAATCCATGGCCAGAGTTCCATCCAGATCAACAGCGATAGATTCGTCTTCTGTGAGAGATTGTTTATGAAACTCTTTATGATGTGTCATACAAGGTACCATTCTGTTTATAGGTTCGAGCATATAGAGGGAGATATGGCAGAAGCGGATAGCTTCAGTGACATGCACATAATGAATATCAAGTATCAGCTACAGAGACGTTGGCTATGGTCTTAACGCTTTAGGCTAGGACGATACTCAGTAATCTTTTTTGCTGGGATCTTCTGACCATCAACAAATACCTGCACCAAGTCAACACCAAATCCATACTCTTCCTGGATCTTGTTGCGAACCTGACGAGCAGCCATCATTTTATCTGTTGCCTGAGTGATAATCTCTAGATCAACAATATCCTCGTTCACACGCACACGAGCGCTGCAATCAAAGAACTCAAGTTTATCGAGATACTTGTTCTCGGCTAACTTCTCAATTTTCTTGAATGCGACACCCACGGTTTGAACGAACTGCTCACGGCTTTCGTATAGGCGATTGTAGCTCTCACGGCAAAGCTTACCGAAGCGCTGCATGGCAACCTTACGAAATTTCTCTGCTAGCTTAGGAGCGTGATTGTGACGTGCGTGAATAGACTCACGCATCAAGTTGATAAACTGACGGTCGCTTTTCCAAGCAACATCAGGAGTACGAGAGAACTCGACCTTGTATCCATGCTGCTCGTAGCTCTCAGCCATCTTCTGTAGAACGGAACGGCTAACAACCTCGAAGGCTGCCTTCTTCTTGCCATTCAAGGTAACGAGAACACCGGACTCAACTCCCTCGTATACGTTGGTTGCTCCATGTGTCTCCTTCTTAAACTCATGGGATCCCCACTTCATTGCGTCCTTTGGGGAACTTTCCTTACCTGGGGTACCAATCTGTTGGACCTTCTGGGAGTCCTTATTCCTAGCACCAACTGCATTGTTATTGGTCTTTGCAGAACGCTTGCCACCAGCACGAGTTGGGCCACCGGCCATCTTATCGTATGAACGCTTCTTAGGAGCGGCATCGCCACCTTCTTCATTGGTTGTACCGCCAGCACGACCGTGCTCCATGGAGTCTGTGTATTCTTCTGCGTAGTCTGCCTGTGGAATAGTAAAGATATCCTGGTTACCATCATCCTCAGTGTTGGCAACCTTACCCCAATTGTCACCAACCTGCTTTAGCTTAGTGGTCTGATTTGGCTTCATGCCAACTGAAGATGTAATCTTTGGAGACTTCTGATTTTCACCCTTGCTACCCATACCAGCAGTCTTACCGTGTGGCATAGAGTCAGTGTACTTCTCTGCAAAGTCTGCCTGTGGGAACAGGTCGTTGTCCTTTGGAGTAGCTACATCAGCGGTAAATTTTGGATCCTGAACAATCTGAGTGATTTGGTCATGGCGCTCGGAACGAGAAACAGCGGAAGTTGGATTCTTGATTTCCTTCTTCCCCTTGTTTCGTAGCTTGAGCTTTGCTACAGCAGCCTTCTTGACTTCATCAGCCTCCATCAGCTTGCTTTGTACTAGTTCTACAGACAGTCGGTTCACTTGGATAACTCCCGGATTCGTGCTATGTTACAATAAGCAGTCAATCATATTTACTGCTCAGTGAATTTCGCCGGAACACCTATGACTACGAAACTGTACGAACTTGAAGACCGCATCGTAACCGATAAAGGTGAAGTAGTCGCCAAGTACGAACTTTTGGTCAAGAAAGCTTTATCCGGTGAAGTATTTACGGAACTACCAGCAGCACCCCATCCGGATATTGAACGCTACAATTTGCGTTGCCCAGACAATGCCATTCCTCTGTGGCAAGATACCGGTGAAGACACACTAGAAGGTCCAGATCCAGATACTCATGACTGGACAATTCCTCAAGAATACATGGACCTCGATATCATAGAGTTAGCATCCGCTTGTTTGATTTCCAGAAAATTGACATCGGATCAATATGTAGAGCGTCTGACATGGGAACTCAACGAAATGGATAAGAGGGATATGTTTCCTTTCATTCGTTGTCTTTTGTATGTGACAGAAGTGTTCAGACAAAATAACATAGTGTGGGGCATTGGTCGTGGTTCTTCCTGTGCATCTTTGGTGCTATACCTGCTAGGGATCAATAGGGTAGACCCCTGTAAATACGATATACCAGCGGAGGAATTCTTCAAATGAATGGCCATGATTGGATGGTGCAGTTCATGAAATAACGGAGATTTTCAACGCCAGATAAAAATTACCAATCTCTGTGATGTTCCAGAGATATACATTGAAGACTTCTTAGAATATGGAGCAAAAACTATGATGAGCGCAACCCAAGAAGCCAAGATGAAGGCAGCGGAGATTCTAGATAAGAACCCTGGAAAAGTCTTCCGGGTAGCAATTTCTGGAGGGGGGTGTTCCGGTTTCCGTTACGGCTTTGAACTAACAGATCGTGAGGATGATGATATCATCGTAGCTGAAGACGGTGACCATGCTATCGTAACTGACACCATCTCCATTCTGTATCTGGAAGGTGCGGTACTTGACTTCAAGAATGACCCATTCATGGCGGCATTCACTATCAATAACCCAAACGTCACGACCACTTGCGGCTGTGGCTCTAGCTTCGGAGTATGAAAATATGATTATCGGTGGATGGGAAGACTAAATAAATGGTGCATCAACTCTAGGAGTAAATGATATGCCACAAGGTTTTGTAACAACGGCACGAGGCGAGATCCTTAACATGGATCAATTGAAGACTCAAGCCAATCAACCCCTAATCAAGAAACGTGAAAGGGGAACTACTGTAAAGAAGTCTGTCCCTCCTCGTAAGCCTATCAATGTTCGTGGTTATCAACCACAGGCTGGTGAGGCTCAAACTCCAGAAGTTTCTGATGAAATTCTTGAGGCAATGGAGAGTAGGAAGGAGAAAACACCAAGCCGTACCATTCGGGCATCGTTCCCGGAGGACGGTGAGGCGAAGAATCTTGCTGATGTTACCGGAATCAGAGTGAACAAGCCATCGGCTGCCACAAAAGCAAAGGTCAAAGCTGCATTGGATAATAATCAGCGTCCTGCGGAAGCATCTACCGAAGCTTTGGATGAAATCCTAGGAGATTTGGAAGAGACCAATCCAAAGGTAGTAAAGGCCGCTGAGGAAGAAGCGAAGACCACGGTACGTCGCACTCGTTCCAATAGGGAATAATCATGAGCAATATGATATTAGCTGGTGGGGAAATAACGATGCAACCACAACAGCAGATGATTCAACAAACCGGACAGTCCCATCAGCCAATTATCATCCAGCAAGTACAAGATAATACCGTGGTTTGGGTTACCGGTGTAGTGGTACCTCTGACCATCGCCATCATCGGATGGTGGCTCCAGCACAAGTGGCGGAAGCAAAATCCTGGAATGACTTTGACCTGGAAAAACATCAAGAAGTCCAAAGAAAAGTGATCTAGTTCACAGTCCGTGCTTTCTTAAAGAAAATGCTTGACAACCCGCTCCTGAATCTGTATACTTGTCTTTGTCAGGTGATATAACGATTCAGGAGACTATACATGGCCCTTTCCGACGCAATGATCAAGACCCGCACGGGTCTTGCTACCGCCTCCGACTACCAGATGGATATTTTCCGTCATGGTATCGAGGCCATCGAGGCATTCACCCAGCGCAAAACCGTGACCAACGCCGTGGTCCAGGCTGTCGCCGGTTCCGGCAAGACCACCACCATCGTGGCTTTCGCTAATCTCATCCCCACTTCGATGCAAGCGATCTTTCTCGCCTTCAACAAGTCCATTGCCACCGAGCTTCAGCAGCGTCTGCCCCGTCATGTCGGCGCTCGCACGCTGAACAGCCTGGGCTTCGGCATCCTTCGCCGCTACGTCGAGGGTCTGGAGCAGTCGGGCACCATCACCGGTCTGGAGCCGGTGCGCTCCTGGACCGATGCCCGCAAGACCTGGAAGGTCATGCGTGACCTCTTCGACAAGAAGACTCTGAAGAACCACGGCAAGGACGTTGCCTTCCTGGTCGCCAAGGCCAAGAGCCTCGGTATTGTACCGGCTGAGCTTGAGGAGGCTGGCGAGATCGATGGCGTCGAGTACCGCTCGGCCAACGGTCTGAAGGACACGGACGCCACCTGGAAGTCCATTCTCCTGCACTTCGGCCACACTGTACAGGTGCCGGATCAGACGACCGTCTTCGATATGGTGCGCAAGACCCTGGTCGCTTCCATTCGCATGCTGACCCTGGTGGACTTCGATGACCAGAAGTACCTTCCGGTAATCATGTTCCCTAACGGTCGTGAGATGCTGGCGAAGAAGTTCGATGGCATCATCATCGATGAGGTCCAGGACGTGAATGCGGTGGATATCCTTCTCGTCAAGCTGAGCCTCAAGAAGAACGGTGTGGTCATGGGCGTCGGTGACACCAACCAGTCCATCTACGGCTTCCGTGGCGCTTCTGTTGATGCAATCGAGAAGTTCTCCGATGCGTTCAACTGCATCGAGCTTCCCCTGAGCATCACCTACCGTTGCGCTCGCTCCATCGTGGAGGAGGCTCGTGCGGTGTACCCGACCATCGAGGCCGCTCCCAACGCTCCCGAGGGCGAGGTCGTGTACCAGAACGACGAGTACGACGCCACCATCTTCTCGGCTCGTGATGAGGATATGATTATTTGCCGCAACAACGCCCCCATCGTGGACTTCGCCTACAAGCTCATTCGGGCTCGTGTGCCGGTCTTCGTCAAGGGCCGTGACATTGGCAAGGGTCTCATTACCCTCATCGAGTCCATGAAGTCCGACAACGTGGTGGACCTGAGCAGCAATCTGATGCTCTGGCAGGCGCAGCAGACTCAGATCATCCTGGACAACGATCCGGATGACCAGGAGGCTGTCCAGCGCATCGATGACCGCTATGAGACCCTGATGGTCTTCATCCGGGAGAACTCGGACGGTCGTGTGGACAGCGTGGTGGCCGAGATTGAGCGTTTGTTCAACACCAATTCGAACGACTCCAAGGAGAAGTTCGACATGAAGGGCAAGGTGGTGCTCTCCACGGTCCACAAGGCCAAGGGTCTAGAGGCTCGCCGGGTCTTCTTCCTGGACAGCCACCTTCTCTTCCCCCGCTGGGTGCAGCCGGGTACGTGGCAGGAGACTCAGGAGAAGAACCTGAAGTACGTTGCCATCACCCGTGCGAAGGAGACGCTGACCTACATCAACAGCAAGGGGCTCAAGGACTGAGCCCCCAGGCTCCTCTAAAATCAACAGCAGGGGGCTCAAGGACTGAGCCCCCAGACTCCTCTAAAATCAACACGAGGAACACTATCATGACCACGTTGACTCGTTTTACGGCACGCCGATGACGCAGACGACCTGAACACCGAGGATTAAAATATGAACTTTGAAGACAAATACATCCTGGATCTGTGCGTGAAATATGGCGGCGCCCAGATGAAGTGCCTCCGAATCGAGAGCGAGGTCAAGCGTCTGGCTGCCGAGGGTAACCACAAGAAGAAGAACAAGATCATCCATACGCAGGGTCAAACCGCCAGTACCGCCAGAAATGAAGCCCTGCGAAGGTTGGTGGAGCTACTGGACCAAGAGGCCGAGAAAATCCTGAATCATATTTCCTGACCGAAGTCTCGCCTGACAACTTGACTTCGACTTGACGGGGCCTCACGGCCCCGTCCCTTTTGGTATTGACTAATTATTTGTCAGAGCATATCTTCTCCTTATCGACACCGATAAGGAGGTATCATGACTGATTCACTAGTAGGCATTCGTGCCGTCCAGGATTACATTCTGGTCATCATCTATGATGATGGTAACAAGGAAATCACCCTGCCCGATGGACGTAAGCTCGTGGTCGGTCTCACCGATATCAATCTCGACGCACACAACAGCGCCGACAGCACCCACCCCGGTCTGAGACCTCGCTGGGCGCTCGTGGCGAGCGTAAATGACCGTGCCAAGCAGTTGGGTATTGAGCTAGGAGATAAGGTGCTCTGCGAGCAGCTAGAATGGTCTCGTGGCTTCCACTTCGATATGTCTGGTCGCCGTTTGTGGAGAATCCCTGCTGATAAGATCTTGGCCATCGATAAGGACGGTCTGGATGACGATGAAGCTGAAACCGTGGGTTTGTGGTTCGCAGCCGATGAGCGATACGAGGACAAGATGCTGGAAGTTCTGGCAGAACTTGCTGAAGAAAAAAGTGATGAGTGACAAAGCTCTTTGGTATGAAAAGTACCGACCGCAGAAGTTAGACGAATACGTCTGGACCGATGCGGAAGTACGTGATCGCATAAAGTTTTGGGTCAACGATCCAGACAAGATGCCTCACATGATTCTGGAGGGTCCACCGGGTACCGGTAAGACCAGTATGGCTCTACTCCTGATCTCAGAGCTTAGGCTTGACACCTACGACTACCTGTTCATCAACACGAACAAGCATTCCGGTGTTGAAGCTATTCGAGAGACCGTGACCAACTTCTGTGAGACCGGAGGTTTCTCAGGAATGAAAATCGTGGTGATTGATGAGGCTGATGGTTTGAGCATCGCTGCCCAGGACAAGCTGAGAGGCGTCATAAACGACTATGGTGACTATGTGCGGTTCGTGTTCACTTGTAACAAGATCCGGGCTCTCAGTGACGCTCTGAAGTCCAGAGCACGGGTATTCACGCTACGTGCCCTAGACGTGGACGAGTTCATTGCCAGATTGCTCCACATTGCTCAAGCCGAGAAGGTGGTGGAAAAGGATCCCACCGAGAAGGAATTCGACGTGTTGGGTCAAATCACTGAGGATACCTATCCAGATCTGCGTCGGGCTATAGATTTGCTTCAGGACTGCACTAGTGGTAAGGAGCTAACCTCTCCGAAGAAGGTAAACAATGATAGTGCAGAGTGGCAGAGTTCTATGGCGAGCGTCGTTCTATCCAGTGGCGATGCAAACCAAGTGCGTGAGCTTGTTTCTTCAATGCGTAAGGATGAGATCGAGGAGGCGTATAGATACCTCTACGAAAAGTCCAACGATTTATTCGAGCAAGCAAATAAAGAACAAGCTGCGGTCATATTGGTAGCCGAGTACCTTGGTAGACATTCCACATCGGCTTTTCCTGAAATCAATCTAGCTGGGTTGTTAAACAAGCTGTCCATGTTACAGGCTATGGATAGTTGAGGTACGTGATATGAGCAAGCCAGGACAGAACAAGGGAGAGCATAATTTTAAGGCGAAGTTGACTGAAACTCAGGTCAAGGAAATCTTCCTTGATGATACTCACACGCAAGAGCAACTGGCGTTGAAGTACAACGTAACTCAAAGCACCATCAATCATATCAAGAAAGGGAGGACTTGGGCATGGCTAACGGCAAAAATAAAACAGTCCTAGATGTCAACGTGCTAGACGATGGTAATACATTAATGGCTGATCCTACTTCATATGTACCAACCTTTACATTCTCACCACGGGATCCGTCGATAGATGATATTGTTTTCAATAACGGTAATCAGGAAATAGCACGGATCGAGCACAAGGATTACAAGCCAACCAGAATCATCCTGAATGAAGAGGTTTGTGCTAATACGACAATTCAAAGCCAGCAAGCCATTGACGTGAAAGCTGAAAAAATACCTGGTGGATACAAGATTATCAAGAAGATGCGCCGTTGGATTCCACAGGACGTGGACGTGGAGGAAGAATTCTGCCAAGGTCCACAAAATACCATCACTGAGTTCCACCAGTGGGTTGTAAATCTTAACAATGATGACCTGGAAGCTGCAATCCAGGTCTACTATGATCGATGGAACTTCGAGAATGGTGACACAATGGATCATATGAGATATTTGATGCTGGTTGAGGAAAGGGAGTTTCGTGGTCGTGTCCGAAAATGAAACAATCTACGGCGATGTCCTCCGTGATCACATTACTGATTTTGATACGGAACACCTGAAGAAGCTTGCTGTGATGTTCTATGATCGTTGGGCCTGGGAAACCGGACATCCAACAGATCGTAAGCTGATTGACACCATTGATGAAGAACTACGAAATCGTGGTGATACTTCTCCGGTGATATCGAATGGTGCTACTGGTGAACTCATGTTCACCGCTGAGAAGATCACTATATGTCATCCATTGAATGGTCTAAATCAAGAGCTATTCTCCACTGAGTTTGGAGAGCTTGAGATTGGCGATGCTGCCAAGAGAGCTATGATTAGGGCAATCATGACCGACCTAGAGTTAGAGCATAGCGGAGTCTTTCATAACGGCAAAACTCTGAAGCAGTTGATTACCTACATAGTTAATCAAGCATTGAGTGTCAATATGGAGCACAGGATTAGTAATTTAGAGTTGAAAGTCGATGGCTTGGAGAAAAAGAATGAAAACCGGGATTAAGCTCATCGATGATTTGGTAGGAGGTATTTCTCCGGATAACAAGGAACGGGTGAAAATCAGCTTGGCCCGTCTATTCCAAGATGATGCCGAGTTATATACCACGGCTGATATTGTCCTGGAAGATGGCACGCATGTTGCTAGTGCGAAGAGAGATATTGACCCTAACGACTTTAGTCCCCGTCTTCGTATCATGGTTCCAGTAGAACATTATTCCAAGATTGAAGTGGTATGTGATGGAAATGCGCTCGATATCCACACCGAAACGATGCCTGACGGTAGATACCGAATGAAGAGGAAGCTCAGGGGATATACCCCAGCCATCACTGAAGATGAGCAGACTGTTGAAGTCAAAGAGTTCGATTCCACAAAAGCCTTTATGGAGTGGATCGAGAAACTTCCCAAAGACATGGTGGAAGCGTATCGACAAATATACTATGACAGGTGGAACTTCGGCAACGGTAATCAAAAAGACAGAATTTACTATGAGCTATTGGATGAAGAGTACAAAGGCCGAGAATAACAATGACCATCAAGGTCTTAGAGTATGAAGGTTTATACACAGCATATCGTCTCATCATACGCCGAGGAGACGATGGGAGACTCTTTGAATCCGTAAAACAGGTAGACATTCCGTTTCCACCAGTTGAAGGCAACTGGACTGGATGGGCCGAAAAGCTCGATCAAGACCAACTCGAAGTAGCTCTTCAAGTATACTTTGATAAGTGGAACTTCGGTAGCGGCAGCGATGGAGAACAGGTCATCTATATGGTCCTGTGTGATGAGCAAGAGAAGCGCCGTATACTCGGTGACAAGACTGATGAAATTATCAAGCCACGCAAAAAGCAACATAAGAAGACATGACATATTCCCCGGGTGATGTGACAGTAGAACACACGGCTGTAGAAGGCTGTTATGTATCATACCAAAAAATCGGTAAAGAACGTATTCCAATAAATGTAAGTTTTCCTGAAGAAAACGAGACAGCTCTTCATTGGGTTATGGAATTGGGAGATAGTGAACTGGAAGCTGCTATTCAAATATGCTATGATGCTTGGAATTTTCAAGAAAGTATGCCACGCTGTCGGGAGTTATTTGAGGCTGCGATCTACGAGAGGGACCGTAGGTCTCTCCATCCCATTTTACGTATGCACCGGGGGTATTCCTTGGTTCTCTTCGAGTAGAAGATGATAGAATGATTGCCGATGGAAGCATATCTCACCGGATATCGAATGATGGTCTTTGCAATGCTGAATGATCCAGAGAAAATTGCGTTTAAGATACTTGAGAGAGTTATCAGTCATGATTGCGTGACCCAAACCCTCATGGATGATTCTTTTGGCGATGTCCACGTGGAGCATATCGAAGGCATGGTCTATCGTGCTTGGGTTGAAACAAAGAACGGAGCTAGAGAAGTACACGTTCCCAGGTATCGTGATAAGCCAAACAATATGCCTATTGCGAAATGGGCAAACAAGATGTCCTTCGAGGAGTTGGAAGTTGCTACCCAAGTGTACTATGATATCTGGAATTTTCAAGATGGTGCACCATTGTACAGAGAAATGCACGAAGCTTTCGATGATGCATTGAAACGTAAGCGTAGGGGGGAATATTGGTCAGATGAGACTGGTAACGGACACCATGTTGCTTCAAGTTTTTGATGGTAAACGTTGGGTGGATATGGATGTGCCTCATACTGCTGGTATTGGTAACGATGGTACACCACACGTAGAATTTGAATTGGAGAAAAGTACGCTACAGGTGGTCCCAGAAGGATTCTGTTTTAGATATGACGGACATCATCTTAAAAAAGATTGACGGGAAGACCCGTGCTTTCAAAGAAAAGCGTGAAATACCCATCCCTCAAGACCCCAAAGGGTCGGTATGTTTGAGTATTTGGTGCTCTACCATGAACAATGAAGTGGTGGAGGCAGCCAAAATTTTCTACTATGATCGATGGTTATGGGAGTCCGGTAATCCCCGAGATGAAGAGTTAGCAAATTTTCTTGACAAAGTAGATGCATGGCGCAAACACATGCGATTGCATCCAGAAGAGGACCAGGGCAGAGAAATCCTGAATTTCCTGTAGATCTAATCAATGACGCATAACTCCTGGTCGTCGGTAAATAGAAATATAACCGACTTGGAGTTAAGACATGTCATCTTTCAAGCATTTAGTTGATTCCGTGATGAAACACGGCGATACCGTCATTGGCGAAAAGTCCCCACCTGGATTCAAGGGGACCGTTAAGGGCATGAAGGATGAGGGAGATATCGACAATCCGTATGCCTTGGCATGGTGGATGAAGAACAAGGGTTACAAGAGCCACAAGAAGTCTTCTGGTGCCAACAAGAATGAGTCCATTCGTGTGTGGCATCCCACTCATGGTCAAGGCGTTGTGAAAGAGATTTCCGAATCCTATATCAACATCTCCTGGGACAATCTACAGAATCGTATGACTGCGCCGACTGTTCTTCCTTTCTCAGACGCTAAATACCTCACGTTTGTTCATGAAGAATACTCCAACAATCCATCTGACGTTGATTACGACGATGATAAGGATGCTGGAGAAAAGAAGCGTAAGCACAAGAAGAGAAAGCGCATGAAGGAAAGCAAGAAGAAGCTTGATGAAGGCATGGTAGCAATCGGCATGGCTGGTATTGGTGGTACGCACCGCTCAAGCATAGCGGACGATTTAGATCTGGGCCATCTGACTCTAGCAGACCTAATGCTAGAGGAAGAAGACAACGAAGATAGCGATGACCGTGATAGCAAGCCAGATTGGGATCGTGGTAAGCGTTCGCATGACTCTTCTGATAAAAGTGAACTACGCAAGTCTTCAGATAAGGGTTCCGACTATGTGAACGTTCCACGTCCAGCAGACTCGGTTCTGACCAATCAGGAAGACCAGCCAAAGTATCATCCTGAGCCTTTGTCAACCATGGCTGGATATGATGAAGCTCACGACGAGATGGAGCCTGATGGTGATTACGGAGAAGACCTACTTCCTGTTGATGCACCAGAAGTTCCCAAGGTTCGTGACATGGAAGATTCCGGTACAAGACACAACACACGTAAGTCTGGTGAGGGTGAAGACACTAACGAGGCTGACGACAAGAACATCGATTTAGAGGGCGACAAGCCTGAAGATGAGGACAATCAAATGAAGAAGTACGAAAGCAAAAATTTCGACCTGGATGCATCTGATCTCGGGCTTACTGAAATGGAGCATGGCGAAAGCATGAGCGGTTATGGCGAAGGCGAAGGCGAAGGATACATGGATATGCGAGAGCATGAGATGGGTGCTGGTGAGATCGCATTCACTAAGGAGTTTCTAGGAAAGCTATGTTCCGCATTGTCATCGCAGTCCCCAGACGACGACAAGTGCAAGGCACTATGTGACGGTCTCGCTGCTGCTCAGCAGGAAAAGGGTGACATGGCTCTAGACGTAGCCGATTGGGATAACGTCAAGGCTAAGGCTGCCGAGGCATACAGCAATGGTTACGATGGCATGGAAGGCAAGGACTACGCTGAAGAAGGCATGAAAGGCGATGACTATGACTATGATGAAGAAGGCATGAAAGGCGACGACTATGACTATGATGAAGAAGGCATGAAAGGCGACGACTACGACAACTATGACGACTATGATTATGACTATGATGAGGATCGTGCCGAGGGTGATGGCGAAAAAGCTGGATCCGAAGGTGGCAAGGAGCACGAAGGCAAGATCAAGATGATGGACCGCAAAAGTGGTTCCAGATATCATGATAAGGGCCGTGAAGATCCAAATCGTGGCAAGGAAACTCGCATGCGCCAGCGTCGTGACAAGCGTCGTGACAAGCAGGCAGGCAAGTACGCTATGGAAGATGGCTCCGGTACTCCAGTTGGATCTGGTAGCACGTCTGGCCCAGGTGGCGGCAGTACTAAGGATCTAAGCAAGCCTAAGAACTACAAGGGCACTGCTGTTGGTACTCAGACTGGTTCCGGTCCTGGTGGCGGAAGCACTTCAAACGATGGCCAGAAGCCAACGAAGGATGGTGGAAGCAACCTAGTTCCTGCCAACGATAAGGGTAATCAGCTTGGTGCGGCAGAGAATCCATTCTCCAAGGGTAAGCCAAACCCACGCAACCAGAAGGCTCTAGCTGCTGAAGCTCGCAAGCGCAAATCCAGTAAAAAGAAGCTGGATGAGGCAATCATGCTTGGTATGAGTTCCATTCCACACATCGGTGGCGGTGGACGTGATGCCAAGATTCCAGATGATGCCTTCGATGACGACGATGAGTTGAAGATGATCAAGCGTCGTGCTGGTATGGACAACTGGTGGAAGTAACACTATATTCAGCTTAGGCTGAAAGCAGAAAGGGGGCCGATGGCCCTCTTTCTTTTTGGAGACCTGAATGTTACCTAATCAAGTTCGTGAAATCATCGGTGAGCCACCATACATGACGGTAAGCGATGCTGAGCTTATTTTCAAGCTGATGAACAATGCTAATCCCAAGCCACGCTCTGTACTTGAGTTAGGCTTCATGTGTGGCACTAGCACATGCTATTACGCTGGCATGATGGAAGAGCTTGGTGGAGAAGTAACATCAATCGATGTTGAAGAGTCCGCAGAATATGATCCACTGTCGGAAGACCAACTGGGAAAGATTGGTCTGCGTGACAAGGTAACCATCTACCGAGAGCCCCGTTGCTATACTTGGAGGCTGATGAAGTTCCTACGCAAGCCTATTCGTCCAGTGTTCGATTGGGTGCACATCGACGGAGCACATAAATGGACCGAGGATACTGCTGCTGTTTCTCTGGTTGAAAAGCTAATGCCGATTGGTGGATACCTGCTGGTTGATAACATCAATTTCTCGTTTGGCAACTCCGCTCGAAACCCAAAACGCATCGCTCGTTGTGCTGCCAAGTACACGGAAGAAGAGATGATGACTCAACAGATGCGAGCGGTGTGGGAGCTAGTCGTCCAGGAACATCCTAACTTCGGTGAGTTCAAAGAGTATGACGTTCAGGATGGTTGGGGATACGGTATAGCCAAGAAGGTTAGCCAGTAATCACCAACCCATGTCCTCTTCCTTGCCTTCATAGTACCCTCGTCTATAGGCAACATTCATACAGTTCCAGCAAGGATGAAACTCCAGTACGATACCTTTCTAGGGCACTTCCTGGATGTTCACACACAGTTCTTCGCCGCATGAGCATACCATGATAAACTTGGTAGCTATGTCGTCTTCTGTATCCAGGATCAGCGAGTTACCGAGAACTCTGTCAGAAGCCATCTCTGATTGTTCGTCCTGGAAGGTAGCAGAAAAGGAACTGTCTCTTCCAAAGCTCGTTGGCATCGGTGAATTGAAATTCACCGTCAGCACGAGACGAGTTGCGGCGGTACACGTCATTGACCATGCGGACCACATCAACGTAGATATGGTGCTTAGGCTTCTCTCTCTCATATTTTTCTCTCAGAAAATCCAACTGTTCTTCCAGGGAAATCCCTTCGTCACGGTCTTCCATTGTCGTAACAGCAAGTTTGGCTTTTAGATTACAGACAGATATCCTCTTATCATCCTTGAAATGCTCCAAGAATTTCGCACGTATTTTGGGATTGGACAGGTCGAAAGATTGCTTCTTTAGAACATTGCCCTCTTTGAGATGGAAGGTGATTGGTGCCGCTCCTGAATTAGTCGCAACCAACATCAGGAGAACCATGAGCATGTAACAGGAGCGGCACCAATCTTTCATTGCACTGAACCTCATTTGTACTTACAGATTACTCCTTTTTGCCAAGCGCATGAGCCATGACTTCGGCAACCTGGAGGGCGCTCTGCTTGCGTTCCCGGTTCTTGCCCAGCCAGGACGACTGAATGCGGGTGTCGTCGTTGTGACCGAAGGCGTGGTCGAAGGCGTGCACCACGGTGTTGTAGTAGCCCCAGGCAGTCCCACGGCACGAGGACAGGTCCGAGCCAGGGTAATCGTCCACGAGGTCAGCAGCACGCTTCACAACACGGTTGGCGTCGGAGGCGTTGGACAGTTCGTTCAGCGACTTGGGCAGCGGCATCTTGTCCAGCTTGCGCTTGGCGATGAGTTCCGGGTTGAAGACCTGGACCAGATAGTGAACGCCAGCAGCCTCATCGAACGTGGTACTCGCCAGAAAGCTTGCCTTCTGCTGGAACTCATCTAGAGCTTTCTCTGCCACGCCAAGAAGCTCCTTGATCTCCTGGATGCGGTCTTCGTTGAAGTAGCGAGCGTGCGACATGGTATACGTTGCCTTGCCGCCGACACCCTTCAGGCTGATGTTTTGCACCAGGGTGTGACCGCCAGGATAGCGAACCGGAGTGAACAGTGCCTTGAGAGCGTGTCCGTAGGCGTGCGACTGAAGCAACAGGAAGTAGCCCCGAATGACTTCACCGTTGGCAAGCTCGAAGCCCTTGCCAATGTTGGCCATGCCCCAGATGTGCTCTCCACCGCTCAGAGAGCCAGCGGTCTCCATGGTCATGCCTCCCGCCTGCACGAATTCCTGGAAGACCTCGAAGGCATCGGTGTTCTGGACGGGCTTGTAGCGGTCGCCCATGTAGGGGCTGAGCACACGAAGGTCGGTGGAGCGCACGAGACCATATGACTTGGGGTTCGGAACCCGCACGATGATCTTACCGCTATCCTCAATGTACTGCGTCTCGTAAAGGTGGGGAAGAACGACACGAATCTGCTCGAACTCCTCCACAGTCATCTCGACTTCGATGACGCTGCGAGCCTTGATGACGCTCCAGTCGAGGCCAGCCGCATCCAGAATTCCGGGAACGTCAGAACCAGAGGGAATCTTGTTGCCCAGCTTCTCCCACGGGGTTCCGACGAGGGAATCGTGCTCTACCTGAGCCATCGTTTCCACTCGATTCGGATCTACTAGTGTTGCTACTGTCATTGTGTGTCTCCTTTCCTTATCGAATTTGGTTCATTTGGTTGCTGCGGAAGATGAATGTGCGGCTGACAGACTTCTGCCCGCCATCGTAAAGGTACAGAAGGATCTGCACGTTGATCGTTGCAAATCCTCCGTTGTCCATGCGAAGATGCATATTGTATCGGCCATCCAAACCAGGAAGCTCTGCTATCATGACGTTATCGTTCTTGGGAGGAGAGCCGATTTCGTCTTCGTCACCGGGGGTCAGAAGATCATCCATTTTGCCGTCATTGTCCACGGCGATGCCAGTGATAGAAAGCTGAATGCTCTCGAATGCAAGAGCACCAGGGTGTTTGATGTTGGTCGTCCTACGAACATCCGTGACCATGCGATAGCTAATGTGGTTCTCGGGTGCCTCACCGCCCAGGCGACGAAACGATGAGCTTTCCACAACGAACTCGATGCTGGTTTGACCGTAGGTCCACTCGATGATTTGAGCGACTGCACGGTTGAGTTTTGTTGGTCGAATTTCCATCGTTCTACGGTACTCTGTTTTCCTCACGAAGTCAAGGGTTTACGGACATGCTGGAGAAAACAGGATTTCTACGGTAGTGTTGCAGTACCAGGGCTTATCGAAATCGCTGAATATAGCATGCCCGATAGCCAGTATCAGGATGATTGCGAGGAATAAGAATACTGCTAACAAATCCGAACGCATGAGACTGTCTCCAGTTTGCATGAAGACATTATGACGGTCGTAACGAAAAAAGTCAAGAGTCTAGCAAATTCCTGACGTATTCTCTGTGTTCTTCGTCACAATACACGAAAACGTCAATTACACCATTCTCTGTGTAGCAGTTGACTTTAATTCCTGCGTCCACGAATCTTTGGAATTTGAGATGTCCAGGGGAATATTTGGTGCGAGCGTTGTTGGTAGCCCCCAGCTTGACGCCAGTAACCCTGTCATCGCTCTCAAGCCTCCTGAGCCGTCTATTAGCCTTGGGGCATGCGCTGGTGTGTCTTCCACGTTTGCTCATGGCAGCCTCAATCTGATGAACTCTGAGCGGACGTACAGCGGACCATCCGCTATACTTACCACGCTGCTAATCTCGGTCACCACCGGTATATCAAATTCTTGGTAAGAAGTAAACTGAGATTCAGTCAGCTTGATGTATCGTGAGGGATGGATTACAACTTCGTCATCCCGCCCCTTCAGACAGAATGTGTACAAAGTGCCCTCCACATAGGAATGGCAGAAAAGGCAGACAACTTCGTTATTTATTTCTATTGCATAATATTCATACACGATCTTTATTCCAATTTTCCTCATCAAAAAGTGTGGTCTCGGTTCTGCTTAGTTTTGGTGTGTAATAGTCGTACACTTTTTAAATACCTATGCCAGTGGGGGCAGTGCTGCCCCGCACTGCCTCCCCTTTATCTAGGAGGCTATAAGAATATGGCAAAGAGAAACAAGAAGAATCAACAGTCCTTTTCGGAAACTCGACGTAGGGTCGAGGTTTATCCAACCACCGCAGCACAGCGAGCATACGTTCACGCAATCAAAAACAATGATATCACATTCGGAGTCGGCCCAGCAGGTACAGGAAAGACCTTTATGGCAGCTTTGATGGCGATGTACTATCAGACCGAAGGTTTGGTGGACCGCATTGTTATTGCTCGCCCAGCGGTCAATGCGGGTGGGGAGGACATCGGTTTCCTACCTGGTGGTATACAATCGAAGATGGACCCATACGTCCGACCAATCTTTGATGCGTTCCGTACCTATTGGTCTCAACAGACCATTCAGGATCTAATGGCACGTGGTATCATCGAAATTGTCCCATTGGCATTCATGCGTGGCAGAACGTTCCGAAACACATTCATTGTTGCGGATGAGATGCAAAACGCCACTCCCGATAATCTACTGATGTTACTCACTCGCTTGGGTGAGGACTCGAAGATGGTTGTGACTGGTGACCCCGTGCAGTCTGACATCAATGGTCACTCCTGCTTTAGAATGGCGCAGAGTTCCTTACGCCTTGTTGATGAGGTAAAGTTCGTCACCTTTACCAATTCTGATATTGTGCGTCATCCTACGGTGGAGAAGATCCTAAGTGTTTGGCAGTTCGGCAAAAACAATAACGGGGCTGAGGCTATCGCCGTTGCAGTAGCATAAGGTGATGCTCACATAACGCATTTCGGTGCGATAAAGGGGGCCTAAGCCCCCTTTTTCTTTAGTAATTCGTGATCATGTTTTGTTAGTCCCCTATATCGATTACTGCATACTTCAGTGATTATGCATACCGTGAGGAGAAAACAAAATCCTCCCCCGGTAAGGATAGTTATGAATATTCCAACCCAATGATTGATTAGTGCATCGGCATTCTGCCAACCAATACCAGTGAACATTATCACAATTCCCCACAGCAAGGCTGGAATCGCAAATATAGTCAGCAACTCGTAAAAGAATTCGCTATCGTAGCTTGATATCTTGCCACTGATATTTCTATAGGATACTTTCAGTTTTGGGAGGGATTTGAAAGTCAGAAGCATATCAAAGTCAGAAGCATCGATGTTTTTAAATCGATACCACTTGCGAACTTGACCATTCGGCATGTGTATCCAATGATACCCTTTGTTATCGAAAGTTTTGGACCGGTCGATTACAACAATACCGACTTGCTCTTCAGACTCATCACTGAGCACTAATCGATGTTCTTTCTTTTCTGAATCGTTCATATGGATGTTGAAGCTTAGGGGGAGCTAGGCTCCCCCGTCCATTACGGCTCAAGCTGCACTGGAGAATGTATCAGCCTCCGGTTCCACCGTCAAGAATTCCAGAGCACGCTCACGAACCTCGTCAAGAGTGGTCTTCATCAAAAGGTTACCGTTCATGTAAACCGTCTTGAGTTGGTTGGCACGTGAGTCTGAAAGATCTTCCTCACGAATCGTCTTGTACTCGCCATCCTTTTGGATGAGAGCCAAACGCCCACGCTTGGACTTCTTCGTGCTCTGCGTGATTGGATCCTTGTAGACATCCCTCCACTGACCATCCACCCTGGCAGCCGAAGCCTTCATGGCAAAGTTCAGTGTGTCACGATTGACATGTTGAAGCATGGCACCGCCCATTCCGAATGCAATGTTGTCCGTGCTCAAATTTGCAGCCTCCATGGCTTCCAGAATCTTGACGATGCTGTAGTAGTTGATACCGTCGCCCTGGATCACACGAACGTAAGAGGGGAGTACCTTGAACCCCTTGCTGTTGTACACGAAGCCAAACTCATGCATCAACTCCTCGATGACATCGACGACGACCTTGGGAGGATCACCCGAATCAGGGCGAACCACAAGGGTGCCGCCACCCTCAATGATCTGGTTCTTCAGGCTTCCCCACTTACGGCACGCAGCCATGATATCGTACGAGTCCGATACGGTAGCGTACAGCTTGCCCTCACCAGCGAACTTGACAATCATGTTCTCGAATGCCTTGATCTCCTGATCAGGACCGCCCCACACCGTGATGGTGCTGTGCTCGGCAGCGGGGATGGAGAAGCCAGCCATGTCCGCACCGTAGTAAGCACGAGCATAGCGTAGCGACTCGACCGTATCCGTGCCCATAAAATGGACAAGATGCGCAAGACCACCGATACCAGCAGACTCGTTGCTGGATGTGCCACGAGCGCCGAAGTCATGCAGCTTGAACATGGCATCCATGTTCGGGTTCTCGCTGTCAGACGTACGCTTCAGCGACTGCATGATGGCCTTCTTGATGGCCATGTCCTGCGTTGCGACTGTAGTAGGATACCATACGGCACGCAACAGCGCCGTCTCCAGGTAGCTGGTCAGCCACGGAACCTCCGGGTCGGTGTTCTTGATCTGAACCATGACGTTACCCGTCTTGAGGCTGAATCCCTCCGGGATAGCCTGGATGCATACAGGCAGCTTACCGTCGTGCGTGTCCAGGATGTACTGCCAGCCTTCACGATTGAATGGCTCGCCGTGCGCCGTCAGGATTTCATCAGCTTCTTCGATGTCCTCCTGGGTGAATGGCTCGGACAAATACTCCATTAGGAACATCTGAAGCCCGAAGAAAGTCGTGTGCGTCCATTCCGGATATTCCGAACCACGGCTCTCAATGTAGGACGAAACGATTTCAGTACCGTGAGGGTACTGAAGGAAGTGACTCGCCTTGTACGAGTCTGTGTTAAGTAGAATATTCTTCCTCATAATAGAACTCCTCTATTTTAAATGCCTCGGGTCTATTCCCAAGGATTGTTCTCGGGAGAGTCACACCGTTATTGGTGCAACCCTCTCATCGATTTGATGTTCCCATTTGGCTAGCTTCGTTCCAGACTATTGGTATGTCGAACGAAACCACCAGTCTTCTGTATGTCTTTAACATGTAGTACGCTGGATATATGGTTTGCATGGTTTATCCCATCGTGCTCGGACTGATTCTTTGCTCATTACAGATCTCCTGTCATCTTCTTGATGATGTGATAGTGGTCCTCGAAGAACATCTCTGGCTTGATGTCCGCAAGCGGAATCCAATATGCCTTTTTGGCGTCAGATGAACCCTTGACCTTGGGCAGCCCCTTGGGATCTGGCGGCAGCACAATCAGAAATGTATAGCTGAAAATACGCCCACGTCCAGACCGGTGAGGATCATCGAATACATCACGCTTCTTGATATTTCCACGAAGCACCGGGGAAGGAACCTTGAGCTTGGTTTCTTCACGAAGTTCACGGAGCATGCCATCTTCCAGTGTTTCCTCGGGATTGATAAATCCACCCGGCATTGCCACCAAACCCTTGCCAGGATTGGCACCACGCTCGATCACCAGGACGTGACCAGACTGCACAATGCAAGCATCCACCGTCGTGTGTGTGGCGGTGTGATTCACGCCCCGGAAGCTGTGATCAGCACGGTATTTTATCACGTACTCATGCTCGTCACGCATGCGCTCGAAGTCCTCGGACTTCTGAAACTCTGCCAAGAAACGAACGGTGGCATTGGGGATACCCTCTGCCAGTTCTCTGCTGATCTCTTTGTTGAAGAAAGCATTTCGGATTTCGGTGGCGTTCACCATGTGACGGTCGGTGAACGCAGGAACGTCGATGGTTGACCAATGCGGAAACAGGGATAGGTAATAGCTGGTGTGGTCCTTGTTGTGACCAATCAGAGATACCCTGGGTGGATTATCCGTCCACCCGAATTCACGGCGGTCTACCTCGATGGCTGTCTTGACCAGCCTCTGAACCTCAGTGATCCAGCCTTGGTTGTTGTACATGTGATCCACGAGGGGAACGATGATGAGCCGGTTGGCGTCGAATTGGCTGACCTCTTCCAGCACCCAGTTATTGATGACTTGCTTACGCTCCTCGAACGTGAACGGGTTGCGCCAGCTACGTGCCGCATCAGATGAACCCACGAGGATGATTACTTTGTCGGACTGCTCAAGAGCCTTCTCGATGACTCTAGCATGTCCATAGTGAAATGGTTGAAAACGGCCAATGAAGACCGTGTAGTCGTACTTTTGCATGATAAGACTCCCTTATCTATTATGCAGCTACCAATCGATTCGGTAACCTGACCTTAATCCACTGTTCCTGAATTCTTCCTCCAGGAAAAAACTTCTGCTCTTTGACCTGTCCGGTCTTCGGGCAGTGACCCTTAGTGACAGGATACGTGGTGCTGACCTCGCCATTAGCATATAAGTTCACGCTCTCCACTGCGACGTAATGAACGTCCCACACCGTCACTCGGACTCCCCTCCAATCGTACGTAGGCATGCCCAGGATGTTCTCAACTTGCTGAGCCCTACCAGACAACGGATCACCAATGTGGGGCTGTCCGTAAGGTTCACGGAGATTGACGACCGGAATGCCAAGTTCACGTGCTGTGTCCAGTGTACGGAAAATATCACCAGAGTCAACAGTCTGAGGCGTCATGACCACGTTCAGCTTACCTGGACGCTTCTCCATTAGCTTCAGAATGGCACGAACATCGGGTGCCTTGCCCATACCCATGGTCTCGGCGTACAACGCATCATCAAAGCTTGTAATCGACAAACTGTACTTGTCGAACAACTTCATCACATCCGGACGCTTGAGGGCTAAAACTCCATTGGTACGGAGACCGAAACGAAGACCAGGGATGTACTTGTCCAGGTACGCACGCAGCTTGTCCATGTGAGCATACATCAATGGATCAGTGTTGGAACCAGTGACGTTGATTTCCGTGATATTATGCTTGCGGCATTCGAGCACAAAACGATGCAGATTCTGTAACGGATAGGTATTGAGATTGTTGTATGGGTCGAGTGCCATCATGTGCTGACCGATGCAGAAATAGCATGCACGGTTGCATGGCCCTGAAAGATGGATGTTGCCAAACCAATGGCTAAACTGACCCTGTGAATTCAAACAGCCCATAGGAACCCCCTATGTTATTGGATTGCCGTTGGTCGATCCAGCGGACCTCATTTATATATATACCAAAGGTTCAAAAGTCAATACCCTAATAGAAACTTTAACGCCCCGTCATCAGAGGTTGGTCTAGTCCAGACCGTCCCGGTCGTATCGGCGAAGCTGGGGATTGATCTCAGCGTTCTTTTGTTCCTGCTGGAGCGCACCACGCCCGTCACCGAAGGGAGACCAGTAGACCTCTTCGTACATACCGTTTTCGACTCGGAACGTGAACGTTGACTTCTCGTGTTCAGCCAGCAGATACTGTTCTGCGTGCTGACCGTCACGTAAGGTCTTGGGCAGGAAGACATAGCCACCCTTGATGGTATCCAGGTCGGACAGTTTTTCAGGCGGCTCGGTACCAGGAACCCACAGATGAGAATGGAGTTCATACCGAGTGAAGTTCATCTCTTCGATCTTGACCTCGGTCGGGTTCAAAAGAACGAAGATCACCTTCTGCTCCTCGGTCGGCTTGTGAGCGTCCTCCATCGAGGATGGAATTTGCACCATGGCAATCTCGATTTGCCGCTCCAGGTCCACCAGAGAGGCATACAGAGATGATGTAGCAGTGGACTGCCCCGAAAGAATTATCTTGCTCACTTCGGTTCTCCTATCGCTGGACGAAGTATGTTCCTACCGAGTGCCATGTACACGAACATCGTGAGTTGATGATCCTCAGTGTTGTTGGACTTAGGCATACGAATAAACCATTCGTTATGTCTCTCAGCCATTGCCAGGAACTCAGTATACTGCAATTCCCAGTCGAACTGAATACCCTCATCCTTAAACCACTGTGGGAATGACGGCAATGTTCAATTGCCAACGAAATTCGCCCTTTGGCCCTTTTGTCAGGTTGAGCACCATGAAACTGGTCATCGGTATGAACCTCATTGGAAAATTTTGGCGTAAGTGCCTAAATAGAGGGTATCACAGAGGACTCCAGAATGTCAATAGACGGCTTCCGACCAATCGTAGACGCACTAATCGAGGGCGACGACGCCAAGGCCACAGATTATCTGCTCATGGAGAACAGTGAGCAGCAAATTCTACGGTCCCTAGGCGGTGACCGCATGCCCATGAACTATATGTTGAAGTTCGAGGAATATCTGGACGACCATGATATCTACCTATTTGATGGTTGGGATTCCGACGAATGCCACATCGCATACACCCCCAAGATTGACAAATTCTGGTGCACCTTTTACCTGTTCTGCCCAGAGGGCACTGACCTTCGTGGTGCATCACGTATCACAAACGATCAGGAAGGCCAGAATCAAGTGAAGGTCAAGAGGGTCGAAGGCGGCAGCATCGTCATGTTCAGGATTCTAAAGCGCTATTTAGATCAGGTCGAAGCCAAGAACCGAGAAAAAGCAGAAGAACTTTCGAAGGAAGAAATGGAATTCATGTAAAAAACAATGACCGATGCGACTATCAGAATTTTTCGTATTATTGGAGGCTAAGGATCGATTGACATATATCGCATCGACCCTTCAGAAAAAACTCCTCAAGAAATTTCAGAATGACTATGAGGCCAAGAAGCTTCGTGGCACGTCTGTTAATACGATCTTGAAAAGCGTCAAGCAAGGCGATTTTGTAGAAGCCGCCAAGGACATGGTGGAATTTTTCGCAGCCGCAGATCCCTCACGTAACAACAAGTTTACAGACTGGATTGTCCGTCAATGGTTAACGGACAAGGTTTTGTGGGAGGATGCTTATAAGCTGAAGGACTTGTTGGAAGAATTTGATAAGCATCGCAAAACCCTTGAAATCAAGGACATTAATGGGTTCAAGGATTATCGTGATCTGGAAGATGCTCTCAAGCCACATATTGGTAAAGCCTCTGCCGGTGTTCGTGTCAAGAACTTCATGGACAAGGACCAAACCAAGTCTCTGATGAAGAAGACTGCTCCGGATCCAGAAAGCGATGATATCAAGGTGGCATACAAAAAGAGGCAGGAAGAGTCTACCGATGTACCTCAATGGTTTTATGATGCCGAGGTTGAAAATGTCACTCACATACTGGATAATGAAACAGATTCTGAAATCTTTTACGATGAAGCAGAGAGTTACTTAGACCCAGACGAATTCACAGATGAGGATGGTAATCGTGATGAAGAAGCTTGGGATCTAGCACTAACAGATTATGCAGAAGATTTGAGGCAGCAGTATATCAGGAGCAAATTAGAAAATGAAATTAGTGAGCTTTGGCAGGAATATCGTGAGAAACAGGATGATGAATTCAATCGTGAGTTAAAATACGCACCACAAGTTCCTGAGCTTGTTCCTTTCTATACAACTGATCGTCTGGCTGTCCTCATCCCGAACACCGAAGAAGCAGCTTGCTACGTAGGCTCAGGTACGCAATGGTGCACGGCTGCGACCAATGCCGAGAACTACTTTTGGGAGTACCGCCTGGATGGACCGATATACGTTGTACTGACAGACAAGTTAGGCAAGTATCAGTTCCATTTTGAGTCCGCTCAGTACATGGATGAGAAAGATCGACAGATTGGTAATACCGGTGTCTTACAGAAGTTAGTCTCGAATTACCCAGAGCTTCAAGAAGCATTCAAGGAGAAGGCCAAGCAGTTCTACGAGCTATGGCTTATGCCAGTAGGTGAAATTACGGAAGGAATGTGGGCAACCTTGTTTCAAGCAGGATTGAATTATGAAAATGCAATAGCCCAAGTAGTTGCTGGGCGTGATGATGAATATGACTGGAATCCATCAGACACTACTGAACTAATTGCACGTGCATATGTGGTTCACAAAGATCGCATGCCAGACAAATGGGTTGGAAGGTACAAGGACTACTTGTTGAATAGTGCTAAGAACAAAGCTTTCGAGAATGGGTGGCTAGAAAAGGATGAGTTGGACAACAACGCTCTTAATTCCATGATGAGAAACTTCCAGAACGAGTCACGAAATAACAAGGAGGAGTTTATCAAGTGGCTAGTGACCAACGGAGTCGATATCAATCGTGAGACCTGGGCATACTTGGTTAGAATGTTACCGAATACTTTGATGTTTATTCCAAACGAATTCATTACACCAGATATGGTAGCCAGAGCACTATCAGCAAATGTAGAAGGAAGTCGTTCCATTCCAGGAGTCTATCAAGGTAAGTCCAAGATACCTTTGTTCAACCTACTGCATGAATATAAGAGTGCTCGTGATACAACAACACAAAATCCCTTTAAGCAAACTTACATTGACAATGGAAAGAAGATTATCTCCATTGTCAATGAGCAACAGATAAAGGAAGCTATTAACGGTGAAGATGCGTTAGGGTTCTTACATTTGATGCAGGACCATTTTGGTGATTTCCCATGGGCATATGCCATCGAGCGTTCACCACGTGACAGCCGTGAGCTTGCGGTCATTGCACAACAGTTGGCATTCTACCTGAATCCAATGTTTAACTCTGGTATCAAAACCAAACTGAATCGTGATCAACTCATCAATGCCATCATATCCAAGCGCCCGGATACCATTCAGGTTTTGAGTAAGTTCATAGAGACTCCTAATGCCCTTCATGGTTTCCATGAGAGAGTCAAAGAAGCGGTATTGAATGCAGATAACTGGCGTCGTGGTGAAGCCATTTTGAATGAAGTGTCCGATTGGATCACCAAAGATCTTCATGACGAATTATGGGCTCATTTGAGACAACAACGAGATAACGAAGTGAACATTGAACTAGCAAAGAAACGTGCATACGCTGATTCCGCTGGTAACCAGCCAGAAAGATAAATATAACCATGAAAAGCATTGAATGATACCATGGCTAGACAACAGGAATTGCTGAGCCATTTCTAAGGCGTCATGCAGATGATTATCCTGCTGGACACCCAAGACAACAACCAAAATTAAAATCCATGAAAGACGAAGAGATACTAGGATAAACACATGTGGCTGCTTGAAAATCGATATCGAAAAGGCGAACGCATCTCTCGTGTATTTTCTTCAAGAAAAGATGCCGAACATCAACTAGAACGTTTGGGACCGATTATCTCTGGGCACTATCGTGTCGTTTATGAGTCAGGCGATCCAACGGTAGATCGCATGTTGACCGAAGGTTTGGTTCGAGGAGACCTGGAGAACATTCTTCTTCCACGTGTGTCCATCGATGAGTACGTTCCTGCTGACCCGGATACTGATAACGTAGTGGTGGCTTTCTTCATCAAGGGTGAGCCAAAGGCCACCATACCATTAAAGAACTTCGTAGAGCATTCTTCCGGAGTTCTTAGTACAGACTATGGTGATTCCGAGACCATCGTAAACACTCAGATTGTATACGCCGAGTTCGACCGTGAAAACCTAGAACTGGATGATATTCATGGCTTAATGGTTCAGATAGCCATGCTATCCGGGTTGGAAGTCGATGATTTCACTATGACCTTCCCACATACCAACAAGAAGTTTCCCTACGAAATCAATCTGATGGGCCGATACTTTCGCACTCGTAATGAGCGTAAGAACCGTGAAGCTCAAAAGCGTGCCGAGATCGAACGCCAGAAGAAGATTGACAAGGAACTTCAGAAACTCCATCAGCAGGATCAGGAACAGCCTTCGAAGCCTGAGCAAGCCCAAAACCAGGGGACAGAGCAAAGAGAGCCTCAGACGCCCGCTGAGGCTCTGGGAGAGATGCCTGTGAAGGAATCTTTGATCAATAGGCTGGCACAACTGCCAATCGTCTAATGCAAATCACGCTCAACAAGTCTTTGCTTCCTCACGAAGAAATGTTCATGAGGCAAGCCTTGCATAGTTTGGAATCAGACAAACGACTATCCACCGTATCTGATGTTTTGGGTCATCTTGTTTGGAGCGTGGCGAAACATAATCGCAAACAATTGCATCACATGGTGAAAGCCGCACTCATGGACATGAAGAATGAAAATTGGATCAGAGGATATGATTACATCCGTATAGGTCCAGTTCTTGTTGTCATTGTTACAGGTATGAATGGCAAAAAACTTGCCATACGTTATCGTCTCCTATGAGCTAAATACCCGACTATTCAGAGTATCTGGTTTGAGACAATGAGATTACTACAATTCTTTGGTGCTATCAGTGAGGAACGCAACATACCAGACCTAGAGGTTGGTGATGAGTTGATGAACCAGGAGAATAGTTCATGAGATTGTATGAATTCCTTAAACTTACTGAATCCAATATAAACCTATCTGGGTGGTACAACGCAAAAACTGGAATTTTTTTGCAATTAGATCGTGGTGAAGATGAGATGTATCACCACTTTGATCTTGCTTTCGATAATCCAAAAGAATTTGGTGGTAAGCGTGTTCTTGGTAATGTCGTGGATACTACAGACCTGATAGCAAAGGTAGCGAAGGACGGGTGGGTGAGAACCAATCATTTCGGTGGTGTTTTATATCTAGATGTTACGCCAGAAACCGCCAAGCCTGCTGTAGCGTGGGGTGCAGAATATACTAGTAACATCGTAGTTGGTATCTGGCCGGTGGGCAAGAGCTTTGGTGAAATCAAGGAAATCAAGCTCAATAACCTCAAAGAGATTAAAGCGTTTCTGGAAAGTAAATTGACCGAAACTATCAATTCACGTTCTTTTGACACGCTGGTTATCACTGATCCATTGCCGGGATAAGACGATGAAATTACAAGAACTCATTCAGCACTCGCAGACCAAAGCCGGTAACATCACTTTGGACTACAACGAGGACGTTGAACCAGAGAACCGTGGCTTTGTGATTGATCGTATTGATGCATATCAAGATGGTAGACACATTGGCTATCTCAAGATCTCCTACGTACCAAAAGAACTGTTCCACAAGTTCTTTCCATCTGTACTGCACTTCGAGTCAATCCTGCACGGCAAGAATTACATCCCATACAATATCATTCGCAATGGTCCACCATTCCAGCATTGGTCAAAGTACGACGAAGAAACACAACGTCAAATGCTAGCCAGCGTTATGGTATCCCATTACTGGAGTAAACAAGGCATCGCCAAAACTCTACCAATCGATCAAGTCAGAGCCCTGATTCGAAAATTCGAGCGGGAAATGGCCAAGTCTACACGTCCAGGATCATACAGAGATTTCTATGCACACTTTGTAAACAAGCCATTCGTGGATTACATCAAGGTAGACAGCGGTGATCCATTTGATGCCGAGTCATTTGGACGTGAGAGAGACAGCGAAGGTGAGGACATGCGTCGTAAAGGAATCGGAACTACGTTGTATAGAGCTGGTGCGCAATGGATGAAAGAACGTGGAATGAAACTTCATGCTTCTGGTACGCAATCAGATGAAGCACAGGCAGCATGGGAGAAATTTACTCAACAAGGTAAAATTGGCAAAACCAAATCCGGTCGTAAATACTACAAAGAACAAAGACGATGAAGATCCTTGAGTTCCTACAACCAGGGTACGATTACCATTAAAACACTTTGAGAATACTAAGTACTTTACAAAACGGTGTCTGTGGTAAATGCAGTTGAGATTGATGGATCGAATGCTCTGGAGTGGATCATGTTGGAGTCCATAGGATTCAACAACCGTTCTTATGATGAACAAGGATCCATACACTAGCAGTAACATGGAAGCACGTCTGTTGAAATTCTAATTGGACTACTCATATGAAGACAATCGTAATTAGCCCGGAAAACGTATCTCTTTTTCTTCTAGAGGATTCTGTTCAGCTTGATGTTCAGCCTGACCACATCTATTCGGCCAATCACAATGCTACGATTACGTTTCTGAATGCATCAAACTGTGCGATACACGAAGACGTGAATGCACCAGTAGATTGGGCACCGGAAAAGTATCTGTTTGATGGAGTCACCTGGAGTGCTAATCCAGACTACGTGGGATAAGAAAATGACTGGAAAACTCATAATAAAAAGTGGAAGCATTATAACAGTTCAATCCGGAGGACGGGCCATCATAGGCCCAAAGGAAGTTGTTGGTTGGGCAGAATGGGATGGTAGTAGCGACAGTGTTAATCAAAGTGTTATAAGCTCTGGCATTGGCGGATATCCATTAAATGCCAATCTATACAACACCGATTCGATTTCTTTGCTATACCGGAATGCTTCTTTTAACTTCACTGCTACAGCGTCTACTTTGTTTCTATCTGGGAATACCATTACCCAAGGTTCGTCTGGTGAGTTTATATTCGGACCATCTCCAGGACAGAACAATTCTGACATCACTAATGTAGACAGTAATACAATCATCTTTACCAATCGTAATAACACTACCACAACTAGCGCATGGCAAGGAACCGCATATAACATTTCTGCTGCCCCAGTAGGAACATATTCGAGTGGTTCTACACGTACGTTGTCTACTAGTGGATTTACGCAGGGTGGTAACTATTTTCAAGTCAACCGATTTGCAGTTGGTGAAATAAGCTTTACGCAACGTCTAAAGGCAAACAACGGATCACAACAATTTGTTCGTACTGTTTCTAACAACTCGTTGAACAGTGCGAATGCGGCATCTGGTTCCGATTTTAGTGCATCGGGGAATACGTTTTTGAGAACATTCGGTGGCGGTGACACCGGAGGACATGGAGACGTTGGAAATAGCCGTGTGGCAATCCTACGTGATGATACCGATGATGAAGAGCTATTCTTTACATCGTTTTCTAATCCTACTCTTAGTGTTGGAACATTATACAACACTAGCAGCATTGACGGGCCATCTTCTAGTTTCTACTTGCATAAAATCATTGATGAAGACCACGTTTTGGTGACATACTCTGATACTACCACCGGTGATCTGTCTGGTGTAGTATTGACATTGAGTGGTAACGATGTTATTGCAATCGGTACTCCATTTACTTTGCGTTCTGGAGAGGAATGGTTGACCGTGAAAATAATTTCTACTGCGGCGAATCAGGTTATGATTATTGGTGACGTGGAAGAAGATGCAGATCCAGGAAACCGAGATATCAAGGTAGCCGTTGTTACCTTCGCAGACGTAAACACTCCTACAGTAGAATCCGTAATCGATATTGATGCACTACATAGTGCTGGTGCTGGAAATGCTCATCCGCAAATACTTCCGTTAGATGCTAGCAGGATTCTGGCTCTATGGAGTGACGGTACATCCAATCTTCAAGGGCGTGTGCTCAACCTATAATGGTTAAATACAGGGTATCTACTAGGAACCCTGTAAATGCGTCTTGTTGAATTCTTCGAGCTTCTGGAAGCCAAAGACAGACTAGAATATCTTGCTGACAAAAATGCCAGCAAGATCTTCGCTCGTTGTATAGAGCTGGTGCGCAATGGATGAAAGAACGTGGAATGAAACTTCATGCTTCTGGTACGCAATCAGATGAAGCACAGGCAGCATGGGAGAAATTTACTCAACAGGGTAAAGTTGCCAAAGGTAAGCACGGACGACGCTATCTGGAGAAAAAGGATGAAGCTATTAGAATTTTTAGATGACTGATGATTTACTGCTGTAATCCTATCTCGCAGAACAAACCAAATGCGGCATCATGAATGCTTTGATACACTTTCTTGAAGAAATAGCAAGATCCAAAAGGGAAAAAGAGGTATGAGAGATTATTCGTCAACTGGCGACCATCTTATGTCTCGATCCGCTAAATAATTTGTAATGACACCACAATCCGGATACACCGGAATCTCAGAGTAACAGGAAAAATTTAATGACTGGTATAATCAATATCAAAAGCGGAAGCCTTCTTACTATCCAATCTGGTGGGGTGCTAAGCACCGGCCCATTGCCACCACAGCCTCTTTGGGGTGGCTACGATGGCAGCAACAATGGTGCCTCTAATAACCTTGGAGCGCTTGGTACTAGTGGAATATTGAGGTTCTTTTCTCTTCCAATTATGGACACCGACAAGGTGATGCTGGGTTATTTTGGATCTGGAGAAAGTAGTTTCCCACGTGCTATAATTGCGTCCAGGAGTGGTGATACTGTTTCAGTAGGTAGCAGTCTACTGCTTAATAGTATCAACACTAGCAGTAACAGATTTGGTATTGCAGGATCGGATACCAACCGTGCTATTGCGTACTATCGAAATGGCGATGCCTCAGACGGTAAGGTTCTGACCGTATCCGGCACCACAATAAGTTCTGCTGGCACAACTTTTGGTGTCATTGGTTCTGGTCGTCCCAACAATCTAGAGATGGCACAAATCGATACAAACAGACACATCATTACATGGAACACTTCTACTGGTGGGTTTGAGACCCGTGTTCACGCTGCTACCAATACTGGTGGAACAATTACCAGTGGTGGCACTGGTAATTTGATATTCACCAATCACGTTGCTAATGACAACTCCAGTGCTAAGTTAGACAGCACTCGTATTATCAATGCCTATCGACAGAGCCTTAGTGGTCAACCGGACAGCAATGACATCTTTATTCAAGTACATGAGAACACTTCAGGAACCACGATATCATCCGGTACTCCTGTGAAGATTGAAGAGTCTGGTAATAACACAGAGAAAATGTTGTGTGTGATTCCAATCACCGCAAATGCGGCTGCTGTTATCTACGGCGGATCGGTTCCTGACAAAACCTTCATTCAGTTCTACTCCATTAACGGAACCACGTTGACCGCAGAAGGTGGAGAACAGACATTGGATAATAAATTCTGGTCCGGCAAGAACCCATCCGAATCAACCTTCAATTGCACCAAGCTAACAGAGACAGAGTTCATGGTGTCCTATATTACTAATTCTGGTGGTATCTTAGACTGGGTAAGTCGTGTAATCACCTTTCCAACGACTACTACTTTCTCATTGGGTAGTGAGGTATTGCTACTACCAAGTGGAACATTTGCAAACGAAAGAGTTATTCAAACATTGAATAGCACCACTGTCCTGGCTTTGTACACCGAGAATACATCCACTGACACAGCACGAGCAATCGTAATCAACGTCTAAGGCGTGTCCTCAACCTACTGTAACGGTTAAATACAGGGTACCATCAAGGAACCCTGTAAATGCGTCTTGTTGAATTCTTCGAGCTTCTGGAAGCCAAAGACAGACTAGAATATCTTGCTGACAAAAATGCCAGCAAGATATTTGCTCGTTGGAAACAAAAAGTCAATGACGAGGGAATGACAGGATTACCCCAAGATTGGATCGAAGCAATAGCCGATGGCATCATCCCAGATGCCATGACCATGGAACAATTCAAGGATTTGAATGACCTCGCACAACGTCACCAAGATATGCCAAAGTGGGTAGTAGATTTCTTCGCCCAATTCGATCCATCCAAGAATAACAAGTATACCGATTGGATTCTACGCCAGTGGCTCTCTGACAAGCTGTGGCTAGAAGACACCTACAAGCTCACCAGCACGCTTGAAACATTCGAGGAGCACCGCAAGAAGCTAGGTAACATGGACATCCTAGATCGTAATGGAGACCCATTAGGACCGCCCCCAGAGCGCCGTGGAGATATTAACGCCTGGAAAGACTACCGAACCCTCTTCCACGCTCTTAGGCCGCTACAAGGCACTACAGCGGCTGGTGAGAAGGTATCAAATTTCTTGGCAAAAGATAACATTCAGAAAATGATGCACATTCCTGTTCCAGATCCAGTGAGTACATTTGGTCCAAATGGTGAGCATGACATTGATGAGATCCAAAGCGATTACGCAGAATGGGCTGGAAAGGACGGTGGTGAGTTTGATACCCATGATTGGTATGACTTCGTTGGTTCGGATGAGGATACCGAATCTACCACTGAAATCAAGCCAATTTACAAGTCCGACCGTTTGGCAGTTCTTCAGCCAAACACACGACGTGCAGCTTGTGAGCTAGGACGTGGCACCGAGTGGTGCACCGCTTCTACGTCATCCCACAACCACTTCTGGAATTATGCACCGAGTGGCCCGCTGTATGTCATATTGACTGACAAGATGGGCAAGTATCAGTTCCACTTTGATTCGGGGCAATTTGCCGATGTACATGATAATATGCTTAGCGACGAGCAGAAAGCAGAATTGGCGAATGCATACCCCGAACTACGTAAAATTTTTGCTGATGAAGCTGTAAAGCATGGTCAACTATGGTTGATCGATCCAGCAATGATTACTTCGGAGTATCTGGAGAACATTCAAAATGATCCAGACATCTATGGTCCTTATAGCCGGGAAGCTCGAAGTCGTTTGGAAATGCTGATGCAGAAAATTCCAAAGGCATTTGATGGCAAGGCTGATGAGAAAGCATTGCGTATGGCTGAGGAGTGGCTAAGGAAGAATAAACCAGAAGAGGCTTGGAGGTATGTACGTAAGCCAACTGAGCAAGACTTCTTGGATGGTATTCAATCCATGCCATCTGATGACATTCGTCAGGTGACCAATACTTGGAACATTATGAATTTTGCAAGGCAAAACAACATTGAACTTTCGGATGAGGTATACGAGGCTGCGGTTGCGTCTGACTCCGAATCTATTCTATCGGTCACAGTGTCTGCTATATCCAGGAACCCACAGTGGGTTCTGGCCGCTGTTAAGGACCAGCCACGTTTCGTTGAGATGATTTATGCAACCCTATTTGGTGATTCTCAGTATGACATAGAGACAGAGCGTGCTCAGGTTATGCACCATGCACTAATGTCCCTGGATGGCGGTAAGGAGTTAATAATGAATGCACTATATAACCGTCCAACTATGGTGCGTTGGTTAGGTAATGTATTTGGTATTGACCCATGGAAGCACGCCTTCAAAATTGCACATGTAATATGGAATGATCATAGCGTAATGAACCAATTGCGTAAGATTCTTGAGACACAGAACTTCAGTAACGAAGAACTAGTCGATTTGCTGATGTACCTGTTTGATATTAACGCAATCAATTTGTCACTGGTCAAAACAATCGAGCACAAGCTTGGTGGTTCTCTTCCATTGCAGTTACAGAAGAAGATTGTTCAAGAGAATCCACTGAACATTCAATTGATAGGAAATCCGGACCCAAATGTGCTGAAGATAGCACAAGCTATGGTCAAGGGTAATAGCGAGCTATCCTCGTTGCGCAGAGCGCAATGACGTAGCACGCCACCGAAGAGGAGATGACAAACATGATAGCTGAAGTAATGGAGACATTAAAACAAAGATTACATGGTGATTAAAGCGATGATACCACTAACAGTAATCATGAACGAGGAAGAGTTGCTGGAGAATCGTTTGGAGTTTCTTCAGCAAAAGTTCGCTGAGCCTTTGGCTGCCAGAGCAGCACAAGACCCCCAGGCCAAATCTGTGGCCGGTGGGGACGTATTCACGTTCTTGGTGAATGCTGACCCGTCTCCCAACAAAAAGTTCGTCCAGTGGCTTATAGGGCTCTATCTGAAGGGAAACCTGATGCTAGAAGATGTGTACAAGGCCAATGAGTATCTTCAGTTGTTCTTGAAGAACGTGAAGAAGCTTCCTGGGCCTATGCGTGATATCAATCGTTACAAAAACATCAATGACCTGTACGACGTGATCGAACAGTACGAGGAAGTGCAAACACAGAGTGAGATCAATCTTAAGCTTGACCAGAAGATGCATGGCCCTGAACATGTGAACATCATCTATAACAGCCCGACGATGAAGGTGTTGCAATTGAAGAGCAAACAGGCAGCTTGCTATTTTGGCAAGAACACCAAGTGGTGTACGGCTGCACGTAACAACAACATGTACGATACTTATGCCAAGCAAGGTCCAATCTTTATTGTCCTGGTAAAGAAAGAGAACGTGCGTTTCCAATTGCATTTCGAGTCCAATCAGTTTATGAATGAGAAGGACCAAAGTGTTGACATGATGGAGCTTGGAGACAAATACCCAGAACTCAAAAAGGCGCTTGGTTTATTGTATAACAAGGCTGTGGTCACACAAGACCCATCGAATATTTTCCAGTTGGAGAATCCAGTGGATGAGGTTGTGGAAACAGCATTCTATCGTAAACCATCGATGATTAAGAACATAAGCGATCCAAGCATGCCGATGATTATCGGTGCAATAAAAAAGGAACCTGAGATCATAATAGATTTGATCAAGACTGGTGTTGAGGTTCCGGATGAATTGCAGACGTATGCTGTGCAGCAGAACTTTTCTTTGTCAAGAAAGATTCCGAAGTTTCAAGGGATGTATGAGCAGGCTGAGGAGATGAATAACGACCCTGATGGATTATCATTGGAGGAGCAGGCACAGCGTGATGGGTACACGATGGAAGTGTTAATGCGTGCTGTTGAGGCTGGTGATGAACAGGGGTTGAGTCTATACGGATTTGACTCCACACATGGCTTTTTTATTAATAACTATTACAATAGGCATGAGTTTATTTCGGAATGGATTCCGGAAGATAATAGAAATAATGTTGCTCATTGGGCATCCAGCGTGTTGCACGGTGAAGGCGAAAATATTGAGATCTATGAAATTCCAAGTGATACTCCGGAAATAGTGCTAAAAGAATTACCAAAGTATCGTGCGGCTATTAGTCAGTACATTTTGAATCTCATCAACGATCCTGATAATCAAGAGTTGCTGGATACGTATGAGGACTTTGATCCAACCAATGAAAAAGAAATCATGAGCTTCCTTTATGATGAAAAGAACTACGGAGACGCAGAGCAAATTCGAATTGCTCTTGTTAGTGCTTCTCACAGCGCCATTGAATATGGCATAGAAAATGAGATGGCTAATGATTTTTACAGGTGGTTTGATAGCTTGGAGGGTACATCACCGATTAGTGTTCATGTTGTACAAGAGAAGGGTGTAATGGTGTATGTGGATAAAGAAGAGGCTATTGACATTTTATCCAAGGGAATTAATGAGCAGTACCCTTTGATTAATGATTGGCATGAAATTGCGGAGTTTCCAAATTTCTATCAGCCACGGTACGGTTGGGATGGGTTCAGCAAAGAGGCTGCTGAGGAAAGGCTATATGATGAGCTTCCTGTGGAAGTTAAAGAGCTACTTGACCCAAGCGTGAGAGAACCGTTCTAATGAAATTGTTTGAGCTATTTCAAATCACTGAACTGTCTGGCAGCGAGCTACGTCAAATTCGTAATTTGGAGACTATTCCATCCCCTGGCGATTTGCAACAGCTTCTAATCGATCAAGGTATGGAATTAATCGCCTCTGGTTCTTATAGCCAAGTCTATGGTCATTCTGGTAGTTCATGGGTTGTCAAAGTAATTGGTCAACCCTTGAACATGTCGAATGAAAACGAGCGGTGCGGTGTACAATGGCTTCGTTATTGCAACAAGAACTGGAACACTAATACACACATCATGCGTGTTCCATTCGTCAGAACTATCAGGCTCTCCAATGTAAGATCGGATTCACCAGAGCGTATCTATGTGGGTGTGTTGGAGAGATTGGAGCCCATCTCCGAAAATGAAATGCGTGCTATGCCACGAATCATGTTGAAAAACGGAGAGATAGAGAAGCTAGCCGAAATAGCATATGCCGGTATCTTTAGTGGTTACATATCTGGTGTATGGGATGGATTTGCAGAACAGGTATACAAAAGGTACCCGAACGCTGTGCGTCCGTTGATTGATGGATTGTTGCAAGATTACATCAAACATCAAGACATAGATACACAGGATCCCGATGAACTCTATATCAACCCAATTCCAGAATGGCCTTATGACCCAAACGAAGTGACAGAGATTTTAGGCACGGTTGGTGGCTTTGATATCATGAAGAGCTTGGCACGTATTTTCATTCGTGAGTCAGGCATGGACACTCCGCTCATTCAAGCAATCCGTGGGTTGAACAAATTCTCATGTACGAAGGATTTGCATTTTCAGAACATCATGATTCGTCCAAGCACTGGTGAACTGGTAATCACTGATCCATTCGTGGATTTTTAATAGAGGATAGCCCCATGAGGTTGTATGAATTCTTAAAACTAACCGAGTCACGAAAAATTAGCTGGTTAGCTGATGTCATCTATGACCAACTGGTGCATGGTGATTGGACCGATGAAAGCGGGTATCAATTATCACCAAGATCTTTCCAAAAGTAGTCTTCTTCGATCTGTTCCTTGTTGAGTTGGATGGAAAGTATAAATTTTGTTTCTTTCTCATGGATGGTGATGTCTCCATTACTACAACTACCTTTGATATGGCGTGGGTCTTTGCTTTCTTCGAAATGTATGTTATCGAAGAGTTCAGCTACATGCGTGGGAATTACCGAGAGAAGCTGTCGCCTTCTCTTGCGCATTTGGTGGATTTGGTTGACACGCTCATTGTAAGGGAGAATTTCCCCCTTCACAATTTTATTGTGTAACCGGGAAATGTAATTCTCAGCTTCCTGGAGGTTGCAGAAGAAAAAAGGGGATTTATAAACGTATTCAAGGGACACCCAGGAGTCATCCAGGTGAATCTTGGGAAACCAGTTTCTAATTTTTCCGGTGAGCCTGATAACACCGTACGTGTGCAGGCAACGAGCTTGGTACAATCCTTTCCTGAGCTTTTGAAGATGTTTCTGAGTATTCATAATCACCATGATATCCGTTTCCTGACAAATGTCAATAGTATGGTGGTATGAGTAAATATGAACAAGAGGAAGACCACAATAAACCATGAGAGCTTATACTTTTGAACAGTTTGCCAAGGAGCATGGTGTATCTGTGAAAAAGATCGATGCTGAGCTACCAAACTACTACACGAGGATAGAGAAGATGAAAGAGTCAGAGGTTGAGAAGATTTGTCGTTTAGCTGGATTAAACGAAATGGATGAACAAGGTGGTGGGGTAGACCAGAAGAAGCTAGTCAACGGTTTGAAGAAGATTAGGGGTCATCTGATTGCTGGTCAAACCGAATCTGCTCTGACTATCGTGAATATGATACTACGTAGTTTGAAGTCTCAATCCTGAGCCAAGTCCCCCGACGGTTTTATAGTGCTAAATATAGCATAACTGTTAGCAACAAAAACAGAGAGTTCCTTAATGGCTCAGTTTAGAGATCACTTCTCGGGCACTGTCCGTACGACAAAAGACGACCTACGTTATGGTCCATTGAAGTGGAGACGTGTCAATACGCTTCCCGCTGATACATTTGGACGTAATGGCGATTTTGTCATTGTGGACAATACCGCTATATCAAGCGAAGAAACCGCTATAACAGCGACTCCGGTCGATGTATCCTTGTGTCAGAAGATCCCGTTTGTTGTTACTGGCGGCACATTCACCATTACCGCAGCCTCTGGTGTCTATGTCATTACCATCGCCACGATGAATGACTTCGTTGATCAGGTCAATCGAGCCAATATTCCAGAACTTCGAGTTGAATACTCCAATCCTAAAACCCCTGATGGTGGTAACAACTTCATTCTTCACGCAAACTCGGTAACGTTTGCTGACGGCACATCTGACTTACCGAGCGTGTTGGGTATTGCTGGTTTACAAGTTGGCGATGTAGTTGTAGCTACCGGAACATGGGAATGTTTCACGGTAGGAACCACGGCGGTTGATGTTTTGTTTGGTGGTGTACCGGTAATAGGAGCACCATTCACTGATTTGAATTTTACTGGTACTGGTGTCACATCGGTAGTCGATGCTGGTTCAGGCAGAGTTGATATAACGATTTCTGGCGGCGGTGGTCCTGCTTATGGTGTGATCATTGGAGACACGGGCACGGCGACTGCTACCGTGGCTTCAGAGACCATCACATTTGGTGGTATTGGTATTGATGTGGTAGCGACCGATGCTGGTGCTGGATTGGACACGATCTTGTTCAATTTGGACATTTCGGATTTGCCCGCTGGTGGTGGTACTCCGGTCGGAACGGACACAATTGCTATCAATGATGGTGGTACCACGGTTTCATATCCATTGTCAAGTTTGGCTGGTTTGTTTGGTGGAGTTGGATACGGTTCTATTGCTGGTGGTGATGGTGGCACAGCTACAGCCACTACGGCATCTGAACTGATTACGTTCAATGGTACTGGTATCAACATCACATCCATGGATGTTGGCGCTGGTGCTGATACGACTAACTTTGTTCTAGACATTGAGGACTTGCCCGATGGTGTTGGTCCGCTTACAAGCACCGATGAGATCGCTGTAGACGATGGCGGTACGACCCAGAGATTTACTCTTGAGGAAGTCAAGGAGGCTGTGCTTCCTGGCATAACCATCACGTTCATCAATGGTCAGCCAATGCTGACTTTGGAGGACACGACCCGAGGCGACAAGATTTTGAGTGTTGCTGAACAGTCAATGATATTTTCGGATGCTCAATTGAGTCATTTGAAGTGGTTGGAAATTGGTGATGCCAATGATGGTGACTCTGGATACATCATGGATTTCGATGGGACGTTAGTGTATGCCACAGGTCATTGTGAGAACACCGCAGCGAATAGCAAGGATATTCATTTATTCATTAATGGGGTGGACAATGGAAGCTTGGGAACGCTGTCTGGAGGAGCCAACTCCACATTTACTGATGTCACTTTGGACATTGATTTCAACCAAGGTGACAAAATTAGATTACAAGCGCAGGGTTCCGGAACCGGATCAATTGAAGATACAGTTGTGAAGATTACCGTAAAATGGCGTGGATGATGAACAATGAAGAGAGGCGGGCTAAATACAAATGCTCGTTTCTATAAGAAGAATAATTGGAGATAACTAAACATGTCTGGTTTTAAGGTAGAACTACAAACAGCAGGTCCGCACGTTGTTACCGATTTGGGATTGACGCTTAATGGTGCAATTGGCACCGTTGTGGATTTGACTGCTGAGGAACCAAATAATATTGCTCGAAGTGCGGACCTCGAAGCTTTGGTAACTAGCGGTGACATTCTAGTAGTAGATGCTAGAGACGACACCGACACTACGATCATGACTTTAGCGAATTCCCTGGAGGCAATTCGCAATCATAACGACACCCACTTTGGTATCACTGGCGGACGATTTGGTGGTGTTGATGATCCAACGGTTACTCCAACGGACGGTTTCATTATCCAATATGACTCTGGTGGTGATACCGTTGAATATATTGACCCTGCCACTCTGGTAACTCAGGCTCCAGTTCAGGAAGCCATCGAGGATATCGTTGGTGGTATGGGTATCGACGGTACGGATACTACCTTCACGTATGTTGACGGCGCTGGAACCATTCAGTGGAACGTAGATGACGTATTCCTGCGCAACACTGGCGACACTCTTGATTCCGGTACTTTTACAATTGCTTCCGGTGCTACGGTTGATTTCCCAACAGGTTCTAATCTCACCATAGCTGGTGATGTCTCTTCTGCTACCATCGAGACTCCAGTAGGTGGATTCGTTAATGACAATGACCTTATCAACAAGTTATATGTTGATCAAGTTGCTTCTGGTTTAGACTGGAAGGAATCTGCACGAGCATCCACCACGATTGCTGATGGTGATATCACAGGTGGATCGTTTGGTGGTACCTATACTGCTGGTGGTGGTCCAAACGCCTCCGGTGAGTTCACAGGTGTTGATCTGTCTGCTGGTACTGGCGGTACGATTGATGGTATCAATTTTACAGGTACATCTTCAACTGGTTTCGTAGTTGGTGACCGTATTGTCATCAAGAATCAGACTGACAAAACTCAAAACGGTATCTACGAGATTACGGCTGCTCCAACGGATGATAATGTAACACTGACTCGTGCCGGAGACCACGATGGTACTCCAACGTCTGAGATATCCGGTGGTAACACGATTTTCATCGAAGACACGACAGCTATTAATGCTACGTCTGTTAATTCCAACACGGCTTGGTCCGTAATCTTTGATGGCGAGGTCACGCTGAATACGGATGATATTGAGTGGACACAAATTTCTGGTCCTGGATCGTTCATCGCTCGTTATGGTTTGTCCCGTGATGGTGTCATCATTGACTTGGATTTGGACGACCTGTCTACTGCTACCATTACTGCATCGGATGAAATTGGATTCCACGATGCCGATGGTACTGCCAACTCCTCTGGTTCGCAGACTCGTAAGACGACGATGCAGAGTCTTATGGACGATCTTGAAATCGTTAATGCTGTTGGTACTGGGACCGGTATCATCGTTAAGACTGCTGATGGTCCACCTGACACGTACACAACCCGTGCTATCGAAGTAGAGGGTGTTGGAGATCTAGATGGTTTGGCCATCACCGATGGCGATGGTGTTACTGGTAACCCAACTTTGGGACTGGACATTGAGGGATTGCCTGTTCGTTCTGACGCAATAGACGGTACTGATCGTGTTCCTGTTTGGAACTCGTCCATTGATGCAAATGAATACTACACGATTTCTGAGATTGCTAGTGTTGTTGGTGTTCCCGACTCGTTTTCTACCTGGGCACGTGCTGGTAACGGTACTGGTGCTGATGTAATTGCTGATAGCTCTGCTGACACTGTTACTATCACCGGTGGTATCGGTATTGACATTAATACGGTACCTGCTACTGATACGGTAACCTGGAACTTCACCAATTCTGGTATGGCTAACACAGCTATCGCCACGACTGATGCAATTCCATTTTTTGATGCATCTAACTCTGATGAAGCTGAATTTCGTACAGTATCCGATTTGATTACCGATCTGGGTCTGTTGACCTCTGGTAACCAAATGGTATTCACATCCGTAACGGGTGACACTGGAACGGCAACGGCTGATACAAACTCTGATACTATCTCTCTGGTGGGTGCTACTAGCGGTGGTATTACCACAATTGCAACGGATGGTCCGGAAAGTGTATTGTTTAGCATTACACCAATTGATTTGGTTACTGGTACTGCTACGTTGGCTCTTAATGACTTTATCATTGTCAGTGACTCTACTGATACGGCAACGACCATTGCACAGAAGTACACCTTCACTGATGTAATTGATGATCTTGGCATTCTGACTTCTGGTAACAGCCTGTATTGGGAGGATGTCGCAATTGGTGGTAACCAGCTTGGTGACGCCACGGTATCTCCTGCAACGGCTGCTGACACGCTCACACTGGCTGGTGGTACAGGTATCACTGCAAGTGGTTCTGATGCTTCTGATACCATCACGTTTGCATTCGCCCGTGTAGGACTTGCTGACACTGCGATTACTGGTGCTGATACGGTTCCGTTCTTTGATGCTTCTAATGCAAACGATCCTGAATATCGTTCGTGGTCGAATATCATCACTGACCTTGGTCTGAACACCACGGGTAACACGTTCTTCTGGGGTAATATTAACACTACTGGTAACACAGTTGGTGATACTACTCCTGCTGCTAATCCGGATGCTTCTAATGACACGTTAACCTTCAACGCTGGTATCGGTATTACGTTGACTGGTACGGCTGTCTCGGACACGTTGTCCTGGGCATTCAGTCGTGCTGGCATGGCCGACACGGCTGTGGTGGCTGCTGACACGATTCCATTTTTTGATTCGTCCAACACGAACGAGCCAGAGTTTCGTTCGTTCTCTGATGTCTTCGATGACTTGGATGTACCAAATGGTATTGGTACGAACGGAATTATCGTACGAACGGCTGCTGACACCTACGCATCTCGTACCATTGTGGCATCTGCTGATGAAGATGAGCTAGGAGCAACAGTCACGAATGGTGACGGTGTTGCTGGTAACCCAACCATCGGCGTTGACATCGTTGGTCAGACTGATCCAGACGATGATATGGCTGCTGCGGATGAATTCCTGGTTCATGATAAGTCGGAAGGAACTGCTGGTGCCAACCGCAAGATCACAGGTCAGAATATTGCTGACGGTGTTGCTACTATTCTTGGCTTGGACAATGATCTCGCATTCAGCACGATTAACGGTCAGGAAATTCTTACCTTCACCGATCCAAATCGTTCCAAGACTCTATCCATCGATTCACACACGTATCAGTACAGCGATGACTCTTTGGATGATGGTTCTTGGATTGAGATTGGTAACGCAATTGACACGGATGTTGGTCACATTATGCCATTTAATGGAACGCTTGTTGGTATTACGGCTATGTCTGAGAATCCAGGCGGCAACACATTCGAGATTGATCTGTTCATCAACGGTGCACTGAGCACGGCTGGTATTGCAACTCTTACGGGAACCGGTGTTGATATTGATGTAGATATGACATTGGATATCAACTTCTCTCAGGGTGATCGTCTACGACTACAGGTTGATCGTACCGCTGGTACTGGAACCATGGGTGATACGGTTGTTAATCTGATTGTTCGCTGGAGAGCATAAGCATAGCGAGACTAATACATGGCACTCAACATTGAGAATACAAGTGGATCACCACTGGCGATTAACGACTTGGGTATTGAATTATCGGTTGGTCAAATTGTTGACCTATCGTTGGTCGAGAACCCATTCATCATTGCGAATAGTGCCAATGGTGGAGACCTTGATGCGTTAATCACTGCTCCTTCTATCAGCGTCAAAGATCCAATTGACGGCATTACAGCTTTGTCTGTAGCTGATGGTTTGGAAGCAGTTAGAACCATGAATGAGACCCACTGGCGTATGCCAACTGGTTCTCGCATTGGTGATATCTCTGATGTTGACATTTCTAGTGCTTCTCCGGGTGACGTTCTGCGCTTGGGTAGTAGTGGTGGTTGG